TGCGCGTAACTAAAAAAAATACTGAGGTAAAAAAAAATCGAACTCGCAAAGAAAAAACTCCAGTTAAGGAAGCTGAAAAAACTGCCATCAAGGCAGCAAAAGAAGCCGAAAAGGCAGCAAAAGAAGCCGAAAAGGCGGCTCAAAAGGCAGCCAAAGAAGCTGAAAAAGTCGCAGCTAAGGAAGCTAAAAAGGAGGCTGAAAAGGCAGCCAAGGAAGCTGAAAAGGCGGCCAAAGAAGCTGAAAAAGCAGCCAAAGAAGCTGAAAAAGTCGCAGCCAAAGAAGCCGAAAAGGCTGCCAAAGAAGCTGAAAAAGCAGCCAAAGAAGCTGAAAAAGTCGCAGCCAAAGAAGCCGAAAAGGCTGCCAAAGAAGCTGAAAAAGCAGACAAATATGAATATGTCGAATTACAACCAGATAAGAAAAAGTGTCCGACTGGATATTCGGCGGTAATGCAAAATGGCATTAAGGTTTGCCGAAAGAAGAAGGGGGAATAATATTTGTAGACAACACGGTGACGCCTTCTGTAACCCGTTCATGTAACGACAAATCGACATTTGTTTCGCCGTTGATTTCCACGACCGAATTCCAAGAAGGCAACAAACATATATCTCTAGATTCTAGCAGGTGCGAATAATTTATAAGCTTTCGAGCACCCAATATGCTGGCGATCATAGAGAACGACGAATACTTGACACCTTGTAAAATCAACTTACATTTACTCAAACAAAACATATCCAAAATACTGTTTGAATTCCTGTCCTCCATATAGATAGGCGTAAGTATTCGTATACTCGCGCCCATTTTCTGTATAACTGATGTCATCTCCATCTTCCATTGATCGTCTTCACTTGTTATAAAAAACACAGGATCGCGTTCCCTAAGTATTATATTGTTAACATCATCTAATAAATTACTTATGATTATGTTAAATTCATCAATGGAAGATACATGTCGAAGATCGCCACCTTCTGCAATAACCTTGTCTGTTTTTCTCAAATGAATTCCATATGCGTTCTCGATACCTTCGGGTATTCTAGAGTCTATTATTTCCGATGGCTTGAATATATCCCTTGCGTATAATACAAACCGTTCCGAAATGTCACCAAATGTAATTTCGGGTAAAAACTGTGAAACAAACATATAAACCTTATAAGGACATAGCGTAGACGATGGATTTACCGAACGAATGTAATAGTGACATTCTTCAAAATCTGAAATTATAATATCGTTAAACTCAAATAAATTCAGATCGTACGTAGTATTACTTCCAAACCCCCAATCAAATTCCTCTACTAGTTTATTAAATCGCACATATGATTTGTAATTCAAACATTTACATATCACATAGAATCCGAGAGTATCCAATAACTTATCGCCCAATCCATTTCGCAGTGTTATAATCGCGTTATTTTTGTTATCATTTTCCATTTATATAATAAATATTTATAAAAAAATAATAATAATTGAACTTACCATCTACGCATATACCCTTGTATCGATCATTCTCCTGGAACATATCCCATCGTCGTTTAGAAACGAGAATATTTCACATATGACATCATCGCATAGTGGTAGCTGTCTCAATAGTTTTGTACGTAAAGCGAATCGATTCAGTTTCTGTGGAATAAGATATGCCTCAACATACCTATCGATAAATTCACCTATGTTACCGGTTTTCGGTAGTGTAAGCGCTAGATTATAGAAATCATATTTACATTTGTCTAACTCGCGTGAGTCAAGATAATACAAATATAATAATCGCATGTATAGATTCTGTATATTATCCAACTCGTACGCAGATAATATTTCGTCTTTCATGTGATTTTTAACACGTTGAAACAAACCCATTTGTAATTCGCCATTTGGTAGCCGAGTGTGTTCGTAAACGTGGCGATTAATATCATGTGGTGTTGACGTATAGTCAGCAGTCAACTTAAAATACGCGGTTTTAAGACGTGTTCCATTTTTTATTTCGAAAATTTTTGACGGATCTGTCTCGTGAAGTAATTTAATCTTATCTTTTAAACAATCAATTTCATATTCGTATTCACGTCGATTACGATCCGCTATACCATATATAATATCCATATGCTTTGAATCACCGCCTACTCTATTTTGTCTCTCTACCGCCTTTTGAATAAAGCCTCGCGTAGCCAGATGCTGTTCTCTACGTTTGACCTCAATTTGGCGGTGTAATTCGTTCTCCATGTTGGTTTTATGCTGTATTATATGGAATATGTATTTATACAAATCAATTTTTAGAAAAACAATATAGAATTTTAGACATCTATAATATAGAATCGATGTCGTCTCCAGGAACAATCATGGAACAGGAAATGCGCGTAACAAAACGTGATGGTACGCTGAAGACGGTAGAGTTCGATAAAATTTTGAGGCGCGTAAAGATTCTAGGTAATGAAGCCGGAATCAAAATCAATTACACCGCACTCACAATGAAGGTTATCGACCAGCTATTTGATGGCATATCGACCGCCAAAATCGATGAACTCAGTGCGGAACAGTGCGCGTCGATGTCTTCCATGCACCATGAATATAATACACTAGCTGGTAGAATTGTCGTATCAAATCATCACAAGAATACTTCGCCTTCCTTCACAAAGGTAATGACGGATCTATATGAATTTACTGATACGCATGGAAAGAATTCACCCCTCGTGAGTGACGAGCTATTCAAGGTTGTAACATCCGATGTTAGTGGGGAACTCGATGCGATGTGTGATTATTCACGTGATTATTTGATTGATTATTTCGGATTCAAGACCCTTGAACGTGCATATTTAATGAAGATTGATGGAAAGACCGTCGAACGTCCACAGCATATGTGGTTGCGTGTTGCGATCGGAATTCATGGAAGTGATATGGAGTCAGTAAAGGAAACGTACGAATATATGTCGCGTAAGTATTTCACTCATGCTACCCCGACGCTTTTCAACGCTGGTACTCCCCATCCACAGCTCAGTTCGTGTTTTCTCCAGGCGATGGAGAGCGATAGTGTAGATGGTATTTATAATACACTCAAGGATTGTGCGCTGATTTCCAAGTGGGCTGGTGGAATCGGACTACATATCCATAACGTCCGCGCATCGGGAAGCCATATTAGAGGAACCAATGGTAAGTCAAATGGTATTGTGCCTATGTTGAAGGTGTTTAATAACACTGCTAAATACATCGATCAAGGTGGTGGAAGGCGTAATGGTAGTTTCGCGATCTATTTGGAGCCATGGCATGCTGACATTGAAATGTTTCTTCAGATGCGAAAGAACCATGGTGATGAAGAACTCAAGGCTCGCGATCTGTTTTATGCGGTATGGATTCCCGATCTCTTTATGGAGCGAATTAAGGAGAATGGGAAATGGACGTTGATGTGCCCGGATGAATGCCCTGGTCTCGCTGACGTTTATGGCGACGAGTTCGTTGCTCTATACACAAAATACGAAGCGAGTGGAAAGGGACGTGTGACGGTGAATGCCAGAGATGTATGGTTCCAGATATTGGACGCCCAGATGGAAACCGGAACGCCATACATACTTTTCAAGGACGCATGTAACAAAAAATCGAATCAGAAAAACATCGGCACCATAAAGTCGAGCAATTTATGCACGGAGATCATTCAGTACTCTGATGAAAATGAAACGGCGGTTTGCAATCTTGCTAGCATTGGTCTTCCAACATTCGTAGATGCTAACGGTGTCGTTGATTATGCTGAGCTCCATAAAGTGACGAAGGTGGTTGTAAATAACCTGAACCGAGTTATAGACGTTAATTATTATCCCACTCCAAAGACGCAGCGAAGTAATTTAAGACATCGACCAGTTGGCATCGGGGTGCAGGGCCTTGCAGACGTATTCATGTTAATGAACGTTCCTTTCCATAGTGACGCAGCCAAGCTAGTAAACAAGCATATTTTCGAAACTATATACCACGCCGCCTTGGAAAAGTCTTGTGAGCTCGCCCAGCGCGATGGTCCGTATGAGACGTTCGCCGGTTCACCTGCTAGTAAGGGAATTCTACAGTTTGATATGTGGAATGTGGATCCAACCAACGATAGATACGATTGGACTGCACTCAAACAGCTCATTATGACACATGGAGTCAGAAATTCGCTTCTTCTGGCACCGATGCCAACCGCATCCACATCCCAGATTTTGGGTTTCAATGAGTGTATTGAGCCTATCACGAGTAACATTTATAACCGCAGAACCTTAGCAGGTGAGTTCATCCTTACTAACAAGTATCTCATGAATGATCTATTGAAGTTGGACCTATGGAACGAGAAAATTAAGAACAATATCATTTCGAATAATGGTAGCGTTCAACACATTGAGACTATCCCCTTGGAGATCAGAGAAAAATATAAGACGGTATGGGAACTACCGATGAAGCATCTGATCGACATGTCTGCTGATAGAGGCGCATTCATTTGCCAGAGCCAGAGTTTGAATCTATGGTTAGAGGATCCGAATTATAACACACTGACATCCATGCATTTCTATTCTTGGTCTAAAGGACTTAAAACTGGTATCTATTATTTGAGACGTAGAGCGAGACACCAGGCACAGAAGTTCACTATCGAGCCCGAGAGGAAACAGAGTGGCGGCGGCGATTGCGAGATGTGCGGTTCTTAGGACGACAATCCTTAAATAGTGCTGGTATATATTGGTGGCGCTGAATCATCTCAATGTCTTTCAATAAAAGACGGCGTCTCACAGTAGAATTACACTTACCTTTACAGTATCTAGATACACTCTTGTACCCTTTACCATTTTTTATGCTAACATTTCGCACTTGTATTTTACCGCCAGCCATGTGGGTTTGTACGCTTTCATAGCTAAAATCGGACATTATATTATATACGTACAAAAAAACATATATAATATATATAATGGAACTAATTCATATAATTCATGTTGCCATAATCGGTGCCCTCTTTTTGTATGTTGGAATTGTGAAGACCAATATTCCTTTGTTCATGTATCCAGTTTTACTCGGTTTAGGCACGATCGTCGTGTTGTATCATATTTACAGAGCCTACACTAAGAAGTCCGCATGGGTGAATTACATCCATATATTTTTAGTCGGACCTCTACTTATGTATATTGGATACAATGGTGTTGCAACAGAGCGCAAGTTTTTCGAGCTACTTATGATGTTGGGATTCGCTACGATCGGCTATCATGGGTATTACATATACGATGAAATGAATATAAAACCAAATACACAATAAATACAACCATGGACCGTGCAACTGATCTATGTTTTATAATGAATTATTTTGGTAGTGACAAAGGTGACCCTATTGAATCCGGAAATCATAATTACACGCAAATATACGATCAACTATTCAAAGATATTCGAAAAGACAAACTACGAATTTTTGAACTCGGATTAGGAACGAATAATCCAAATATTCCATCAAATATGGGCGCAAATGGAAAACCGGGTGCTTCTCTCAGAGGATGGAAACAATACTTCAAAAACTCGGAGATTTTCGGTGCCGACATTGATACGGGTATACTATTCGAAGAAGCCCGTATCAAGACATTTTATTGCGACCAAAATAATGGCGATTCCATACGTGAGATGTGGGCTAAACCGGAATTGGAAAGCGGATTCGATATTATAATTGAAGATGGACTGCATATATACGAATCAAACGTGAACTTCTTCGAGAATAGTATACACAAACTATACGTCGGAGGCTATTTTATTATTGAGGACATTATGCACTATACACTAGACCGATGGACCACAAAACTAGACGAATGGCGTGTAAAATACCCAGAATTTTCATTTCGTATGCGTGTTCTCTCACACCCAACCAATCCTCACGACAATACAATTTTAGTTTGCAAGCGCATTTATTAAGGAAAAAAAGGTTTTTTCCAAAGAACAACCGATTTTCCCCTACTCCTCCACAACCACCATATTTTTACCTGGATGCTGATTTTGGTGCCACCGTGTACGCAATTCCACATATGGACTCACCTTCGTTTGGCTCCTTTTTATTATTAAACGCCCATGAGGGCATACGGTCGATCCCCCATTGGTCCTCCTTAGTTTCACAGTACCAAGAAGTACCCATCTTCCAGTTATAGTGTGGCGCTATGAAAACTTCTTTCTTCCAATTGGTCCTACTATTTCGGTATACTTCGCTATCAGCTTTATCAATTTCGTCAATAGCCTTACGCATGAGGATTATGCTACCTGGTTGTAATAGAGAATCGCGGATTGCATTCTTAGCACGCTTTATTGTTGATTGTACTGTCATTGTTGTTGTTTGTGTGGTTTATAAATTGATCCGTTGCCGCAGTTTCAATTTTATAAAGCTCAACACAAATTGATCTCTAGTAATAATATAATGACTTTCAAAATTATTATGTTAGGTGACACAAACGTAGGTAAATCGTCGTTTGTAATGAGATACATATATGGATGTGTTTCGGATACGAATACTCCAACAATAGGTTCAGCAATGTTTTCTAAATATGTAAATATACCGGAATTCAAAGGACACTTGAATATATGGGACACTGCCGGCCAAGAGCGGTATAAATCACTAATCCCCTTATACTATAGAGGTACACACATCGCGCTAGTTTTATACGACATAACCAACATACATAGTTTTATAAATGCCAAGACGGGTGTTCTCAAGGTAAAGAACGACAATGTAATTGTGGCACTGATCGGAAACAAAACTGACTTATGTGTATTCGACTATACGGAACGAGCGGTAGAATACAACGAAGGAAACGATTGGGCGAAAGAGAACAACGTATACTTCTTCGAAACCAGTACTAAATCAGAATCAGTTGATTATGTATTTAACCAGTTACTCGCACTACTTCCTAAGCCAACGCCACCAGAGACACCACCCGTATTAAAAGCACCAACTATGTGGAACTACTGTTAACAAAAATATATATTTTTTAAAATACAATATATGAATAATTCAATTTATTCACATATCACATGGCCCAGTCACAGATAACCGAGTTCAATAATATTTTTGACCGATTATACCGTTTTCAGGCCAATAATGAAGACATAAAGTCGGCCGGTTTAAAGATTATATACGACCCAGGTTATACAATGGCAGTTAAAATAGATATAACATATAAAATGCTGGTAATACACCCAAAAGACGTTTATTTACATTACGTTATGGGCTGTATGTATAAAGACACACAACGATTTGCTGCATTGTCGTGGTTCAAGAAATGCTATGAAATCGAGCCAATATTCATTGAGAACCTAATAGATATGTTGAAAATATTATTCGATACCGATTGCTTTGTTGCCATACAAAATATTAATAAGGAACTTAATAACTTTCTATATACATCAACAGACGTTCGACTAATGTTATTAGTCTCGGCAGTTGAGGCAAAATTGCGTAATTTCGAGAAATCAATTGAATTACTAAAGAAAATATTATCGACGCCCGATCTGTCAAATGATATTCGATTCTTGTGCCTTTCTAATATTGGCGTGACGTCAAATGATGTAGGGGATTGTCAAAATGCAGTCAAATATCTTGTCGAATCAATTCAATTGAACGAGAGACTCAAGTTAAATGCCGGAGTCGAGAGAAAGAACGCATATGATAATTTATTCATAACTCATGATTATATGTATTACGAACATGAGAAATTGAATAAAATGTACGAATCCTTTAATACAGCAGTAGGAAATCACAAGATGTTCTCGCATGATAAAAATACATCTGGTAGGCTTCGGGTCGGATACGTGTCTGGTGATTTTAATTTTCACGTGGTATCCAATTTCATATCTCCTATTTTATTCAATCATACAGCCAATTTTGAGATCCACTGTTTTACAATTACCACAATATACGATACCACATATATGTTGAATATGCCGAACGTGTCATTCCATGATATTACCGGAATGAAAGACATCGATGCAGCGACATTGATTCGTAGTAAAAACATCGATATTTTGATAGACCTATCGGGGCACTCCGCTCGTAATGCACTTGAAGTGTTTGCGTTTAACCCAGCACCTATTCAAATGACGTATATTGGATTTCCGAATACAACCGGGATGTCGGCGATTAAATATAGGATCACAGATGCGGTTGCGGACAATATAAATACTATACAAAAATTCAGCGAACAATTGTATCGACTACCCAAATGTTTTTTGCTATATAAGCAGATTTACGAGAACAGTACCGTTAATCCTAGGAAAACACCAACTGATTGTATAATCGTTGCGTCGCTAAATAAGGAAACAAAAAATACACCGGAAACATTGAAAACATGGAGTAGGATGCTTCTAACATGCCCTAAAATTAAACTCATGATGTTACTTAAATCTGACACGGAAACGCGGCGCAAATTCTATTATGATAGACTAAATACTACCAGCGATCGTATTATTTTTGTACCGTTCTTGCCTAGTGAGGGCGAATACCTTCAGATATTTTCTAAAATCGATATTATGTTGGATCCATTCCCATACTCGGGAACAACTACTTCGTGCAAATCTCTAGACCACTCGATACCGATTGTAACTAAGTATCATAAGGATTATCATTCGCATAATGTAACTGCCTCTCTTCTCGTACATTCCGGGTTTCCGGAACTGGTTGCGTATTCCGACGATGAATATATATCAATTGTCAAAAATCTCTCTGAAAATCCAACCAAGGTCGATGAATACAAGATGATGGTAAAAAAAGGGTTTGACAAACTGATGGAACCTAAACCATTTATGGAATCATACGAGAATATGTTGAGGGATGTTTATCAGGGAACCTACGGTTCTTGAAAACTACGTTTTCATCTGCTACCGGCGAAGCCGGTGTTGCGACTTCGTCTAGCTACAAAGTCGCAACCCGACCCCCTCCCTTTAATCGTATAAAAAAATAAAAGGGCTGGATAAAAGTGGGTTTAAACATAATAATAAATATGTTCGGAGTGTATTCGGGTTGATATTTGATCTGTAATAAGATTTGTGCTATATTTTATAAGATTTCTCGGTCCACCATGAAACTCGGCGGTTGCGAGTTCGTAATATTTATTATTTTCACCTGGTATTTGCAGGTGAATATAATAATCGTATGTTGCCATATTGAATCCATCTCCGTCGTGCATATCTACGAAGAATTTCATTTTCTGGATAGGCTGTATTTTTTTAATAACCTCAAACCGTGGATCGTCGGCGCGTAACCTATACACGAACCTCTCACGTAACCTACCTGCTCTCCAATTTCCATGCCCGCTGAACTGAAGTATTTCATAAACCATATCCTCGGGAAGTAGCGCACCCAGTTCATTATTGAATTCCTGTTGCATTGTGTTAGTTTGTTTGTATCTTTTGCTTTTTATGTTTAATATTGTTGTATTCAATTTTATACCCGATTATCATAGATACGCGCGAACCCCATCAACATTTCAAGATACTGCGTGTCAGTCTTCTTAAAAACACAGCGAAGATCTCTTAGGTTTACGTATGTCTGGCGTCCAGCGGATACCATACTATCCTCTAGCTTCTTGATTTTGCCCTCAATTCCAGTGTGGGTAGTGTGTTTGCCGTTTCTAAGTTGCATGATTGTACTGAGTATTGTTATATGTATTTATATTGGTATTTTTACAATCAATTTTTATTAATGCGATGACGAGAATGCTCCGTTTTGTGTACCCTGTGTAGCAATAGTTGGCTCACACCAATATACCGAACAATTCGCATCTCTTAATGCGATATTTAACCACCAGTCAACGGGTAAGTTAATCTTATATGTTAGATTGTCTATGTATTCACACAGTTTCTTCGCACCTTTATTACTTACTACATAACTATCTGCACATCTTGTTGCGCCAAACCCACCACCCTCACCCCAACTAGCATGACCCACAAACTTCTCATATACAAACTTGTTATGAATCAACTCTTCCCTGGGGATATGTAAATTACATCCATCACCTATAAACATCATATCATAATTGGTGGGTAAATGTGACATATACATACTCAAGATATCCGAGAAGGAGTCACATAAAAATACATCATCTTCTAGAATTAAACCATTCTCGAGTTTTTCGGATATTTCGCGATATGCTTTAAAATGCGACAAGGAAATTGCAATCTGTGCTTTATTATAACCGCTTTCGAATATGTCCGTATTTTCGTTTACCAATTCATCTCGATCAATCTCCACAAACTCATAATCAGAAATGTTGTGTTTTGCAAATTGCGATATAATATGTTGTTTTCTATCGACCAATTTAGCGTAATGGATAACAAAAATCTTCATTATACAAAAATATACTATAACTCTAAATTGTTTATACTGAACCAATCTTTATTCAACGGTCGAATTGTTATCTTCAAATGGTGGTATTTTTAGATATTCATAAAACCGTTCTCTAACAATATAAATGAAAAAAGTATTAGGATCCCAATCACTACACCAATTATTGTCCTCATTCAATGGCCGCAAATGCGGATTGAATTTATCATAATAAGTACCAGCTCCCTGTTTTGTTCTGAAAACCTTATTCATATAACCAATATGTTCGCTTTTTCCATTCCATTCTGGGTATTCATTATGACCGTCCATGTTAATTTTTTGTACTTCCAGAATATAAGGCATTTATCCTTGTATATGATATTGCTTCTATGTTTTTTTTATTTTTTATAAAGATTGGTTTTTCAACCTTTGAGAAAGGTTGATCCAAATCCGTTATAAAGTTGAAAATTTAGTATGTACTGTAAAGGTTTGGTTCAACCTTTCTCAAAGGTTGAGTTGAATCCCATGCGGATGTACTCCTCCACTATATATTTTTCATAGATTTCGTTGGCATATTCGATTAACTCTGGTTCGATGTATTCCGCCCATTCGCACGGTATCGTATCACGACCCAAACATTTACGGTGTAACAAAGCCAACATATCGTCTTCGGTTATATTAGAGGAAGCACCAATCTCGTACATGACACAGCGACCCGCCATAATATCAAATGCTGTAATCGCCGTCGCCCAAGCATCCGCAAGAACAAGATCCGTTGGTATAGACTCCAACAATTCGGGAGATCTCCAGAAAATGGTCTGAACGTATTGATGGTTTTTTTGTAGCACTTGTATCTTTTCAGACAATCCGAAATCAATTATTTTCACTACTGGTTTCCCTTCAATTATATCAATCATAATATTCTCAGGTTTTATATCACCATGGACGTATCCAGTTATCGTGTGTATTGTATTTATTGCACCGAATATGTCTCGTATGATTTGTATCGTATTTTCCGTAGTATTCGCGTAATGTAACTTCCAGTCTAGGGATCGTATATAATGTCGCTCCACTATCATCTGCCAATTATCCAAATCCCATCTAGCACCATACAATTTTCCGACAATGCCTGTATTTTGTAGTTTACTTAAGATCGCGAATTCTTTCATAAATATACACCATTCACTATACCATTTACCGATCTGTTTTTTTTCTATATTACAAAACGTTTTTACTGCTACATTTTCGCCATTTACCTTACCGGCTATCACTTTACCGAACGCACCAGATCCTAATTTTTCGTTTGTAATAACAAGAGTTGTTATATCTATCGCTGGTGCCAGATTTAATTTACAAACTCGCCCGAAAAACACATACTGAATTATTGTGGTATCTTTGAAAATACACTCGATTTTACTACTCTCGGTCTCTACAAGAGAACTCACTGATCGAATATGTCGCTTGTTTTCTGAAAAGTCGGATATGTATTTCAACCAAACTGTAAATATAGCGATTGTATTATATGTATAATCAGGAAACCGTTGTTTAATCAGCGCCACCACCCGTTCATTTTGTTCTTGATCTATTTGCATTTCATTTGAATCCATCACTAGGTCACTCTATAATAAATCAATTTTATAAAATTGATTTATCTCGGTGTTAAAATAAAGACAAAGACAAAATGGAAAATAACAAGAATACTATGGAAAATAACATTATTGAGTGCCCTCACCCCGAATGCAAACAGGTGATCGAAATCGTCGAACTGAACTGTAAGATATTCAGATGTGGTATATTCAAGCATAATTTCAAGCAGATGGATCCACATTCACCTAAAGACGTTTGTATGAAACTAGTCGAGACCGGCGCTATTTATGGATGCGGAAAGCCATTTCAAATCGTTCAGGATATTAGTGGCGGCATGAAAGTTGTTATTTGTGAATACATATAGTAACTACAATCAACCACATTGAAATCTAAATCAAAGCAAACTGTATCTTGATTCAATCCTTTGTATAGATCAAACAACTCTATTGTCTTCTCAAAATATTCATTCTGCGAAAATCCGGTCTGCATTGCAACGCATGTTCCATGTTTCGCCCATTCGTGTTCGTATAGTGTAATTGTATCATCCATCGTGCAGTCATACCAGTTTTCCAGCATCCGTTCATATTTTTTAGATTTTTTTAGTTCTTCCAAATCAAATGGAATTTCGCTACAGTAACTTGGATAGCTTGTCGCATCATAATCCGGCCATAAACCATGTATTTTGTAATCAACCGAACACCAGTCTTGTAGAGCTAAACAATAAAATGCATATAACTTCATCTGTATATAAATTGAAATTATAAAAAATTGAAAAATACACAAACCGTTATATGGAATTCAAAAAAGAAATAAACCCAATGACTCCTAGTGCCCGGTTGATTAATGACTTGATCTACTATTATAATAACGACCGTGTTGAGGTATTATCGCACACAAGAACTGTCATCTGTTATTACACGAAAAAACCGAAACTGAAATCTCATTACCGAGATCGCTTATGTTCGGACGTTCTCAGTTTTTATGAATATTGCTTTCCGGAACCCGGAATGGAATTTATAGAATATAGGTAAACTTTAATCATCCCTGACACATCAAATGCAAGCAAGTTTCTTTAAGTAGGAAAACCAATAAGTGTTCGAATTGTTGGGAAGACTAACATTATTAATAGGTCCAAAACTTTTTTGGACATTTTATAAATGTCCAAAAATATATTTACAAGAGATCTATAAAAACTCGTTTTCTTGAAAATCGGGTTCGCAGCATTATGCTTTGATTTGTGATTTTATAAATTCCAGGTCAAAGCATAGTATTTTTGCGTATAAATCATTTAGGGGATTTTCTCGTTATCCATTATAGGATAAGAATGGATAAAAAATTATCCCAAAAAATCCCATTATCATTTAATTGTTTTAAATGTAACTATATATGCTATAATAAAAAAGATTTTAATAAACATTTATCTACTCGCAAACATGAATTGATAAAAACGGATAATGAAAAGTCCCCGGAAATCCCCTCAGCATATTCATGTTTACTTTGTAATAAAACCTACAAATATCAATCTGGTCTATGTAAACATAAAAAAACTTGTACTAAAACTACTATTGAAGATCCTCAATACAATGAACTTGTCAATAAATTATTCAGTGACAATTACGAACTCCGTAATTTTATTGTAGAACAATCAAAAACAATAGAAAAAATAATGATACAAAATACAGAGGTTATGAACAAGACAATTGAATGTTGTAAACAAACTAGTACAACCATCAACAACAATATTAAAAATGAGAATAAATCATTCAACATCAATGTGTTTCTCAACGAGCAATGTAAAGATGCAATCAACTTCACCGATTTTATAAAAAACATCGAGATTTCTCATCAAGACCTGGAGAACAACGCACAACTCGGTTTTGTAAATGGGATTTCTAAGATATTTTTGGATAACCTGAAACAACTGGGAGTCAACGAGAGACCATTCCACTGTACGGACGCAAAACGAGAAACAATGTATATCAAAGATGAGAACAGCTGGCAGAAACAAACAGATGATGAGAAACTCCAGAAAGCGATACAAACGGTTTCCTATAGAAGCATGGGAAAATTACAAGAATGGAAACAGGAGAACCCAGATTACCAAGACGTAGACTCCGAGTTCTCCAAGAAATGTATGGATATCCATAAGCAGTCCATCGCTGGAAGCGACCGCGAGGTTTACTACCCGAAAGTGATCCATGTGCTAGCAAAAGAAACTATGGTCGATAAATAGTCGTATGATTTGCAATTATTTGAAAGTCATCTATCCCAATTGTTTCATACCAGTTTGTGAAATCGCCAAGTATACGTAGTTGCTCGTGTTTATGTAAAACTTCTATAAAATCCTCATGAGATGGCACATTCCATGATAAGAGCGTATTACCGGGGTCCATCAGCCACTTCGTTCGAACTATAGGTATCTCATATATTTTGAATCCACCATTATAAGGATCGGTCGACAATGGATATATTATGGTAGTACCCTTACCTCTACGGCAAACGGGACATTGAATGGAAACCAATGGTGTATCCGGCTTGGATTTCAAAGAGAAATCACCACTGAATGAACCGATTTTAAACCGAATATACCCTTTGTGTGCGACCCAGAGCCCAGTTATTTTTGGTATAATAAACGTCCAAGCGTCCCCACCAGATCCATAGATATATTGGCTTAATGGACCATGGTTTGCATTCGAGTGATGCACGGGTAATCCATCAGACGTTAGCCATCCCTCAAATGAAGATGAAAACACAATATTTGTATGATCCAATATAAATACACGTCCATCAACCCCAGATTCCGAAGTATATTCAAAATTCTGCGCAACAAATCCATGTTTGTAGTTATATTGATATACAATTCGATCCACTGGTAAAGTAAATGGTAATTTAATTTCTAATGACGGTACGGTAACAGGTCTATATTTATCACCGTGCGTTAAATAATTGGCCGTCGGCATAGATAAAGTTCCCTTGTCTGGAAGTGATGTTATTATCGAGAGCTTATTTAATTTTATGATTGCAAAACCTTCGCTATTTATTTGGTAAACGTGACAAAATACATTCGAAATTAAGGATAATAACAAAAATATCCACATAACAATAATACGTCTAGAAGCGATTTTTTATATTGTATAAGAAATACTTTTCCAACTATATTGTAATGAGACAGACGCGTAAGAATACAAAGACTAACTTTAGAAAAACGAGGCGCGTAAAAGGCGGAGGTCAAGGACAGAGTATTTCTACACGAGATAGATTACGAGAAAAGATACAGAAAGAACAAGCTGACCGAATGAATATTAATTCAATACTTGCCAAGCAAGCGGAAACAGACAGAGCCAAAGAAGCTGTTAGAGAACGAGATAGAAAGAGATCCGAAAAGATAAGAATTGAAATTGCAGAAAAGAAAGCTACAGAGGAAGCCGAAAAAGCGGCGATCGAAGCAGCAAAAGCTGCAGCGAAGGCCGCAAAAGCTGCAGCGAAGGCAGCAGTGAAAACAAAAACATCATCTTCGCGCAAACCTGCTTCAACACCCACGCCGAAATCTCCAACGCCAAAATCTCCAACTCCACCGAAACCGCCTACGCCAAAATCTCCAACGCCTCAAGTCTCGGTATTAAAACACCCATCACCGATTCTATTGAAACCGCCGACTCCTCCATTGAAACTGGATACAAAGACAGCATTGAAGCGTGAGAATAAAACAAAGAAATGGACGTCGACTTTAAACGTACCTACATCGGAATTCTGGAAAGAGTTTTTCAAAGATGATGAACTACAACGTTTACGAGTAGAATTAAATAAACCAGACTTATGCGAGTGCATCAAACCAATATTTTATGTGCCGACCGATGCGACCAATCCAGTGGATATGGCTTTATGTAAACTCTTTGTAATCTATGGAATTATATCGGCGAAGTTAGAATTCCACAGATATATTTATAATATATTGTGGAAAGGCACTCGAGCGCTCTATTTGAATGATGCAAACAAATCATTGGAAACTCGTGATTTAGACATTGCGATTGTTGATAGGCATGGATATGTTAATGAAGACGTTACAAATATGAAACATCTTTCGATTCATATTGGAAAACTATCAAAATTGTTATTGGATGATGCGCATATAGAAATACAAGATCCGTCTGATCCGAGAGCTAAGAACAAAGAGATTGTAAAACTATCATACAAAAGCGAGTCTGGTGAATATATACCACTATCGGACATCGGATTTAAACAAACTGAATATCAAGGACAAATAGAATACTTAGAAAAAACCGAACCCAATTGTGTAGCGGGAAACGACGTATTGTATTTATACCAGACGATACCATATATGAAAGCGGAAAAGGAATATTACTTGGATGAATACCAACGACGGTTAGCGACTTCTTCAGATGATAGCCAACTTAAATACAATATAATCCGAATGAAAATTGGCTTGAATAAAATAAGTCAAATCGAAACTGGCGCCGACGTATATGATATAGAAAAAGAAAGGGGAAAATATGCCGAATACGCCAAAGAAATATATGAGACTGATAAGGCGGAGCGATTAAAATTACAGGCGATAGTTAAAGAAGGAAAACTCACAAAAGAAGAATTACAGGCAATTATTAGTTCGCGATCCAAACGGGTATAAAGAAAAAATATAAATATATTGATGTGTCTACCCTGTAAATATAAATTCAAACTCAGGTGGCCTTCATTCGTAAGTAAATCTAAGCCAATTCCACTTATACCAGTGGACTATTTCACCGAAGATACGCACCACCTGGTCCCAACAACACTCACTTCAAATTACATGATGTGTGATGTTTAATCTAGAGGCATATCAATACCAAATGTCAGCTTCAAATAGCATCGCATACAAATCATAGTGTCAACTAGTGCGTCGTGTAAATCCTGAGGCACATAATCGAATAGTGCGAAATGCAACTCGGATAGCTTCGGCGATTTCTTCCACCTACCACCCTTTTCATTTGTAAGATAAATATTACAAACATCCTTACCCTTTGCCATAGTACAGATAGTTTCAATGTCGTTTAAATCATTGAAAGTATCATTAAACATACATGTAATATCCGGGATACTACGAAACTTACCGATGTTGCGGTGCACCTCGATCTCAATCATCTTCTTATCAAATGCAATATTATGCGCGATAACGCGGTCAACCGACATGTACGCACGATGGAAATCGGCGAGAGCACGTGTAATCGGAATTCCACGCACCCTGCATATTTGGTGCGTAATACCATTAACTTCTGTAGCCTTTTCGGGAATGATAGCATCATCTGCAATCCGAATATACTCATTATATTTTTCTAAAATAGTCTGCGTATTCAAATCATAAATAACAAAACTCAGTTGTAGAATCAGTGGGTAATCACTGATGACGGGAAGAGGTAGTCCGTTCGATCGGTTTATTTTTGGTATGAGACCCGTTGTCTCAGTGTCAAACGCCATAAGCAAGTTACGAGGATATTGGTTCATGTTGTATGTTCTTTTTAACAATAAATAGATACATCAATCTATCAATCAATTTTTCGATATAAAAATAAGTCAATATACAGATTAAAATGTGTATAACATTCGTTACAAGCTTTTTCCATATTTACGACCAGGAGTATGATGCAACGAAGACAGTGGAATGGCGGATCGAGCGTTTTCACGAGATCGCGAGAACCGGAATCAAAATATGTCTATATGTCAGTCTAGAATTTATCAATTTAATACCCCAAGAATATGCAAATGTTAGTATTATAGAGACACCCGATTCGTTTATATGCAGTGAAACCGCAGAACTACCACAACAAAGGTCCATTCATAAAGACACTGCGAAATATATGCAGGTTATAAACTCTAAAACCAATTTTATGTCAGATGCAATTCATCGCAATGTATGGTCGTCAACGCATTTTGCATGGATCGATTTCAATATATCACATGTGTTCCGTAACAAAGAACAAACGTTGCGATTCCTGAGAGAACTTGATCTGTATAAACTACCGGATAAGTGTATGCTGGTTCCAGGTTGCTGGTCCAAATACGATAATATAAATATAGGTCATGTAACGGAGTGTATAAACTGGCGGTTTTGTGGTGGGTTTTTTATTGGTGATAAAGACTCAATTCTTAAATTTGATAGTTTATATAAGACCAAGTTCCCTGAATTTACACAAACGTACAACAAACTCGTTTGGGAGGTCAACTTTTGGGCGTGGCTCGAAGTCAACTCAGACTGGAAACCACAATGGTATGGGGCGGACCACAACGATAGTATATTAACGAATCTACCTTGTGCGGCTATTGCGATGGTTCTGAAGCCAGATAGCGAACAGACGTATTATGATTATCCGGCTATCCCTCTATTTAACCCGAGTTCGGGATCATATTTGTATTTTAATGGAGAACATCTATTGAATACGAGATATGTGAATTACTGGTATTATGATAATGGTTCATATATGTTCTATGATGGTACAAATAGGATCCAAAATAAGAATTATTTCTCTCGACTTACTGATACATTGATACCAATAGATTACCAAGAGATGAAAGAAACCGAGACGATCACTTTACCGAGATATAATATGTATTCGAGTGGCATTGAGGATGTCCGCTTATACGAACATAATGGTAGGGTGCGATTTATTGCGACAACGGTGGGGTATCATACGACTGGTGGGAATAGGATGGTTATTGGAAATTATGATTATAAAACATTGACATATTCGGACGCCCAACTTGTCGAGTCGCCGGTGGATGCATATTGTGAGAAGAATTGGGTTCCGATACCATCATCGGATGGCGCAGAGCGGTTTATTTATAAGTGGGATCCCATCACTGCGGGGGCTGTCGCCCCCCGCACGCCCCCCACTAACAGTACCGATGTTGATATAGAAGGGACACAAACTCACAAAAAGTTTATTATAACGCATACCTATCCTATAACAGAAAAAATACCATTTTTCAATAGAATGAAGGGGTCGTCACCATTTATAGAATACAAAGGCGAATTGATTGGAGTGACGCATTTTAGCGAAGATGCCATGCCTAGGCGATATTTCCATATGTTGGTTGTTTTAGATAGAACGACTTACGAACCCATCCGATATAGTAAACCGTTTGTGTTTAATAAGGTCGGCATAGAGTTTTGTATAGGATTCGACGCACGTGATGACAAATATCGTTTCTGGATTTCACAATTTGATCGAGACCCCGTATTATTCGAAGTAAACATGCATATTATTTCTTTTGTGAATATATATGAGTCGGAAAACTAAAAAGCTTCGTATTAATAAGAAGAAGGGAAATAATAAAAAAAAGAACAAGAGGAGAACACGAAAGATATATGGTGGCGTTACGTTAAACAATTCGTTGCAACCCAGTGATACATTATATAAGTATAATCCGCTTCCTTATAATGAAACTTTTACTGTTAAAATAGTAGGGGTCGCTAGTAATATTACAGGTAATAAAAACCTGGCAGATACAAACAACCCGGATGTATGGTATTTGGTTGCTTTTAAAAATGGTGTATATAAAAAGGAGATTTCCGGCCATACGTTAGAACCATCAAAAGGTTGGTTGACATCTTGGTCTATAGCACCCGAAACTTATAACCAAAATAGCATAGACGCAATTAACGAATTCTTTGGAACCGGAAATACAATACGTAAATTGTATAACGCAGAAGAGATTGATACTGATTCAAAATTACAATTTATTAATACTGTAATTAAAAATAATAGTGCTGGGTATCTTAGTGATACTCTAGATACGATTGTAAGGAAACTAGAAGCAAAGCGGGATGTCGAAGTAGCGCAATTTATAGCCGAACCACCTAAAAACCCTTTTGATGAAAACGGCGAAGATGATTCGCTCGTGAACGAAGATGATTCACCACCGGACGAAGATGATTCGCTTGTGAACGAAGATGATTCTCTTTTACAGGGCGAGATTGTGGAAGAGGAAAAAAAACAATCGGAAGCGAATGATATTCGAATTAATGAAGGTAAATCAGATGAAAATACGACCGCACAGCTATTACCAGTGTCGAGATTTCCGAAATTACCAAGTCTGCCAAAATTCTCGGGTATATCTTTTCCAAGTCGTAACAAAACATTAAAAAATACACCAGAAGTTGACATTAAGAATAAAGTGCGCGAATTAGAAGCCGCTAATATTAATATTGAGAATAAAGTACGTGAATTGCGAAATGCGTTAATGCTACCATTACCAAAAGAACCACAAATGGAAACAATCGTAGAAGTAGATGAAACAGAGGAAATTGATGGGGGTGCGAAAAACGACGAAGAATTAAAAACAATCACGACCATTAAGGAAATTATAGCGCAGACACCAGGTGTTTTAACTGATGCTGACATAACAAAAATAGAAGATTTGTTAAAAAATATACCCGGAGATTCATTCAAAGAAGAGGTTGCTATAATAAATGAGATTGTATCCGAATCTAAAAAATACAATGTAAATACCATTCAAATTGAAACGCTTGCTAAATCTGTCGCCACGCCAATAATAAATCCCAAACCATCTGCTGACGCGACGGTTGGACCTCTCCAATCAGAACCCGTTAAAGCGCCTTCATCTGGTTTTTTTAATAAGTTAAAAAACTTTACGCAAAAAAAACGACCTCTTAATACCGCCGTTCCTTCTCCTGTGGAAGATCATGTAGTGCTTGCTAGTTCATTTGTAACCCTTGCTAACGCACTAAGCCCTGACACCACCGATAAATCCTCCGATACCATCGTCCAAGTACCTGAAGGGTCTTCAGTGGAGAAAGACCTTTTAGAAGCAATTGATAAGATTATAGAAGACGACTCGTGTTTCGTAGATGAAAAAACTGGGACGTTCTATAGCCAACTCGAAGCATATAAAACAACTTATGCGAAATTAACTGTTGATAATATGCGCACATTTGGTGAATTAGAGCCAGGACTTAGAAAACGAATACTCGAATGTAGTGTTGAAACAAAAAAAGCGGCACAAATAGTACTCGCCGATTATGAAAAACGATCGTCAGCTCTATTATCAACTAAAGATAGACTATTTAATCGGTTCACGCGAAAAAATTCGGGTAAAGATTCGGAAATAAGTGACATACTAGATAGAGTAAAAGATGTGTCAGGAGACGAATTAGAAACAATCATATATACATTAAGAGATGCCTTATCAAAACCAGATGATAAACAAGCACGATTTAATGAGTTAGATACACTAATTACTCAATATAAAACACGCTTGACTTCCGAACAAAACAACCTATCCGCAGCAACTGATGAGACTGAAAAGGAGGTAATAAAAAAGAAAATCGCTGATATAGAAAAAACTATAGCGGAAAAGACAAAAACGAAAGATAATGTTAAGAGCACGATCGAAGAGAATGTAGACCTTATATTAGATTGGCTTAGATCAACAAGACAAGACGCGGAAAATCTCATAAAAGCCAAACAAATAGAATTAAAAAAGGGCAAATCTCCAGCAGAGAAAGTTGTTATTAATGATGATATTAAAAAGTTAACCGATCGGATAGCTCTTCTCAAGAAGAATGAAAGGGATGTGTTCTCTATAAAAGGTCTTAAAAATATAAAAACTGCAAATAATAGAACTTTGAAGCAACGACTATTTGGTGATAAAGAGAGAGATTCCGAAGCGTCGGATTCAGGTGAAAAACTAGGCTTCAACAACAAACCAGAGGTAGTAATAAACCCATTCAATATTTTAGACCAATCAAAGGAGTTTGTACCAATTGTAATTGAAGGTGACGAAATATACATTAATAATATCCGAATAGATGGGTCCGAAGAAGCAAAAAGGCAAGAATGGAATAAGGCAAGGGAGGACATATTGGGTCTACCGGAACAAAAGGGTAATACATTACCCAGTTTTGATGCGGGTAAATTGACATTTAAGGTTTATAAACGAGGTAAGGTCAGCATCCAGTTAAATGATGGTCCTGTAGTTTACATAAATAACAAGGCTGAATTAGAAAAGTTCAAAGATGATAGTAGAAAACCAACCCAGAAGCCTTCTCTGTTGTCTCGCATAAGCAATCCATTTAAAAATATGTTTGGATCAAACAATAGTAGCAAAAAGGAGGAAGAGGAACAGGAAAATGAGGAACAGGATCAGGAAGAAGGAGGTGTTGAAGGACTGTCTGAAGAAGGAGAACAGGAAGAAGGAGGTGTTGAAGGACTGTCTGAAGAAGGGGAACAGGAAGAGGAAGAGGAAGAGGAAAGAAGCGGACCGGTGTTTATTGATAAAGGAGTAGTAAGAAGCGAACAAAGTGAATCAAAAGACATGATGTAAATTAAACTGGTCCAGTCCGTTTGTAAATATATCGATTATAAATAAGAGTTTAATATACCAATATTATATACATAAAATGTGCTGGAATAAGGATGTCTCATTAAATACATTCTTATTTAGTGGTTTTGTACTGCTATTAGTAATATACAACAATAACTACACACAATACAAGTCATGGGGTCTGGATAATTTCTGGATGTATGTGTTTTTCGCGTCGTTCATTCTCATGCAGTTAATCGAGTATTTTATATGGCTAAATATAGACAACGCGTTCTATAACAACGTGTTTTCGGTAATGGCAACCGTCTTAATAACGCTCCAACCCGTTGCGAGCCTCATGTTATTAAGATCAACTGACCTGAGGAATACTATGCTTGGTGCATACTCCACACTAGCGATACCATACGTTATATATAAATTATTCATTGTAAAAACGAATCCACACTCCGAAATAACTAAAAAAGGCCACTTACAGTGGAGGTTCTTGGATACAACACCTATAGTACCAGTGATTTGGTTCGCCTTCTTCTTTTTTAGTTTTATTTACGAAAAGATATGGGTAGGCATAGGACTCGGATTGTCAGCATTCGCGCTTTCGTATTATAACTACAAAACAGATCAATCTATGTTCTCAATGTGGTGCTGGATGGTGAATACGGTTATGATTTACTACGCAGCCAACCTAATTTTCTTCTTGCCCTACAAAGAACTCTTTGCTCTATAATGTAGTATGTCAACACGACCAACATTCGTCGTAGGAAATTCGTCAACTCCATACGCATCTTGCATCAGTAACCATTCGAACATACCACCGGCGTAAACATAGACGTCTATGATACCGAGAGCAAGCAGCTGCGTTTGTTTTTGGACGGCCGACAAATCACACGAATTTCGCCCATAAACTATTACCGGTAGGTCGGGTGAAGTATAATCATTCAATTGCGTATTAATCACGGACTCTTCCTTATCAGTAGGGGTTGTGCCTCGTATTAAAGTGTCTTGTTCTCCAATTGGAAGCGTATTTATTATAATATATCGTGTTGGATTCTTTATTGCAATTTTCATATCCTCAAATCCGACAAGTTTTTTAGGAGGAGTTTTAAATAAGAACATTCAGTTGTTTATTATACATCTATTATTTTTATATCCTGATACTCTATAAAAATAATGTTTTTCAGTTGTTTCAAGACTATGTTCCGGAAAACTAGGAAATCCACGAAGAAGACAAAGAATAAGACCAGACGTAGACGTATGAAGGGCGGATGAGGCGATTCCGGAGGGCAGAGAACCAAACCCTCTCCTTTACAGATATAATGAGTTTTGTTTGAATATTTCCATTGCGTGACGACTAAGGATGCAACCGTAGGTTTCCCATATTCTGATAAATGGATTTGGCTACACCTTTCCAAAGGTGTATTGCAAACCAATATAAAACTAAATTGCTATACATTACATGTCATCTATAGCAATTCTTACGGCCGTCGGGTTTAGTGCGTTGCACTTATTCTCGGTTTTATTCACACCCCTATTATTTGCCGTGCGTTCATTAGGTTTGCACTATTATATTGTACGAAATGACGATGAAAAGACGCGGGCGGTCACTAAGGTTCTCCAGGCAACAGCCATAAACTCAATTACAATATTCCAACAAGGGAACTATCAACCATCCGGTTGTTTTATAAACAGTAACTGCATGGGATATTATGTGTATTCTAGTTCATATGGCGGTTCTTCTGTAGAAATACACTTATTTGCGAGGGAATCATATTTCAAGTCATTGGTGGAAACTGTAAAATCTCCAATTTCATTTGCAAAAACACAAACACAAACACAAAAAACCCCAGTGTCGAATTCAATAACGGTGTTTTCACGCATGGGGTCTTATACAAATATATACTATAGTCCCACACGAATTGAAGTCCACGATTTTGAACCACGAGGCCAGCAAGGTGAGGTAGTTGATAGTATTTGTGATTCATTCGCAAAACATAAACGTGGCGTATTTTTTATTCACGGAGTGAGTGGAGCAGGTAAAAGTACAATTGGTATGCTCATAGCAAATCTATTAAAAGGCACATTTTGTCACACATTCAATCCTACAGATCCGGGCGACACGATCCATCATTTATTACGTGATTCGGAACCATCGGAAGAACGACCTACTATTATTTTATTGGAAGAGGTGAATACTATGATTCATGAGCTACATGAAAATCGGATTCAAAAGCATAAGAATGTGACGACATGTATTCATAACAAGAGTACATATAATACATTTATGGACGATTTAATATTATATAGAAATGTGATGATTATCATGACGAGTAATGAGAGCAAAGAAAAAATGGATGAACTTGATCCGTGCTATCTGAGGAAAGGACGTGTTAGTGAATATTATTCAATTATGGAACCGTTACCGATCTCTTAAAATTTACATTTTCATATACTCCTTGATTTTGTTAAAATTGAATTATAACGATATACTTTATATATAATGACAATATGAATAAAAACACATTTGCATCGCACGAAAAAGCACAATACTGGAGTGTAAAGAATGGAGACATTAAACCAGAGGATGTTGCCGCGCATTCGAAAAAAAAATTTTGGTTTGATTGTTCGGATTGTAAACATACATTTGATATAACATTAAGCGACGCATCTCGTGGATATTGGTGTGGTTATTGTAGGAATAGAAGGCGTTGTGAAGATGTGAAATGTCAGTTTTGTTTAACTAATTCATTTGTATCGCATGAGAAGTCTAAATATTGGAGTAAAAAAAATGGAGACGTCAAACCTAGGAATGTTGCTCTAAATTCAAACAATAAATTCTGGTTCGATTGTTCTGATTGTAATCATACATTTGATGCTACTCTAGTTAACTTAAATCGTGGAAAATGGTGTGGATATTGTCAAAATAAAAAGCGGTGCGAAGATATAGATTGTGTCTACTGTTATAATAATTCGTTTGCATCACACGAGAAGGCGAAATTCTGGAGCTCAGAGAATGGAAATGTCAACCCAAGAGATCTTGCTATGAATTCAAATAAAAAATTTTGGTTTGAATGTCCTGACTGTAACCACACGATTGAGATGTCACTAAACAATATAGCACAAGGTAAGTGGTGTGACTATTGTTACAACAGAAAAAGATGCGCTGATATAGCTTGTAAAAATTGTCGCGATACTTCATTTGCTACACACGAGCGGGCTAAATACTGGAGCGCAAAGAATGGAGACATAACCCCGAGAGATGTTTCTCGGAGCAATGGCGCAAAATTCTGGTTCGATTGTCCGGATTGTAAACATACATTTGATGCTGTATTGTCGAGCGTAAATCATGGATGTTGGTGTGGATATTGTGCGAATGTTAGACGGTGCGATCATCAAGATTGTCAGTTTTGTTTTGTAAATTCGTTTGCGTCACACGAAAAATCAAAATACTGGAGTGTAAAGAACGGAGACGTTAAACCGAGAGATGTTGCTAAAAATGCAAATGAAAAATACCTGTTCGATTGCCCTGAGTGTAATAATACATATGAATCATTATTATCAAATATAAACAAAGGACAGTGGTGTGGTTGTACGAAACATAAAACCGAGACTAAATTATATAATGCACTACGGATATACTACCCAACTCTTGAAAAACAATTCACATCGGAGTGGTGTAAAAAAAAACATAAATTGCCGTTTGACTTTTGTATTCCAGAATTTAAAATTATACTTGAATTAGATGGTCCGCAACATTTTTATCAGATACAAAATTGGCGATCGCCGGAAGACGAATCGATAAATGATGTGTATAAAACAAAATGTGCTAACGAAAATGGATATTCTGTTATTCGCATACTACAAGAGGATGTATGGAATGATTCAAATGAGTGGTTAAATGAGATTATAAAAAATATAAAATATATTATAGCCGACAACACTGTTATTCATAACATATTCATTGATAATTCGGACAAATATGATAATTTAATGGAATTGCTATAGAACAAAAAAGAGTTTGTTGTTATTATATTTACTTACATTTTTTTTATTTTTATGACTTTTTTAAACACAGCAAGCTTCTTCCGCCTTCCACTGGAGGATCGCACCGCCAATATCGTTAAGCATCCCCAAGTTATAGTCACCTATCCACGCCCGCCCGAAATTCATCCCACCCGCCTCTATCAACGCACACAAGTCGTCTACGTGGCGCTCAATCTTTACACTATAGCCCTTTAGTTCAACCATTGTGTTTCCGCACGACAGTAGGTAGATACATAGTAGCGACGGCACACAGAATGCATCCTCAATCTTCGGGAAGTGGTCCTGCAGTTCGGCGAAATCGCCTTCGTCGCCCATCCGAATCTCTAGACTCGGTCCAATATGGTCCCCTTCGAGCCAGAGACGCATTGTCTGTGCGTCGTAGGGACCGGCGATCACGCCCTTGTTAGTATAGTACCAGGTTCCCTGGAGCGCCTTGCGCTTTTCCAGGTTTCGGACGATAGGCTTCGCCTTCTTTATTTCGCCGAAATTTTCGGGCTTCGTGTCGGAAGCAAATGATAGACGTCTAATGACTGACATGTTTGGTTGTTAGTTGTTAGTTTGGTTGGTTTTAGTGCTATAAAAATCAGTAACTCGACAACTAAATTCAATTTTCCCTGCTTTTGTGTTGATTTGACGTTCTCGAAGATTAATTTGGTGATTAGACCTTTGGGAAAGATTAATTTGGTGATTGGACCTTTCCCAAAGGTATAAAAGGAGGGGTTCGGGGAACCTTGGTTCCCTGATAAAATTGAAACAATATAATTTCCGTTAATTATATAGTAAAATACAATCTATAATGGATCTCAAACAAACCAAACTCACCAAAATCGAATGGAATAATACAGAAGTTCCAGTGGACCCCGACGAAATGCGTATCCTCCAACTCATCCGTGATGGGTATCATGACGTAAATACCAAGTCAAACGTAAACCAATCAATGTTTCAAGTTGTGAAAATCGAAGTGTCTCCAGAGAACGAGTCACATCTATATCAATTATATTTCGAAAAAGATGTAAAATCAACAATAAAAAAATACGGAGATGCTATGGTTACCTATGTGCCCGCACTAGCTCAAATGAAGCAACCAAAGAAGGTAGATACGATTCGCCTACAAAACATGGATGCAACGATCGAAACAAAACGCGATATTATTTTCGAGTATGTTCTGTTGGATTTGGCACGCTCGATTATGAAGGCAATTGTAAACAAAACATCAAAATATGCTCTCGCCCTTTATACGGTGATTCAGCTGAAGAAGTGCACGATTCCGAACGTTAATAAATATGTACTAGAGTTTGTTGATAAAGTCGCCAAGATTGCGAATGATATGACGTCTATTGCGAGTGTCATTCATCGCGCGTACGAATTCATTGAGAAGAACCCAACACTCCTTAAATACGAAGATGCGGCACTGTTTAATCACCAGAAGCGGCTGTTTACGATTTTTAAACAGAAACCGACCACACCCAAACTGGTTCTTTATATTGCGCCGACGGGAACTGGAAAAACATTGTCTCCAATCGGACTATCCGAGCAATTCCGTGTCATATTCATTTGTGTTTCGCGCCATGTCGGTCTGGCTCTCGCAAAATCATCGATTAGTATGGGTAAGAAAATTGCCTTCGCATTCGGTTGCGAAACGGCGTCAGACATCCGATTGCATTTCTTCGCATCGGCGAATCATACGAAAAATACGAGAACCGGCGGTATTTGGAAAGTGGATAATAGTATCGGTACCAAGGTCGAGATTATGATATGCGACGTCCAGTCCTATTTGACTGCAATGCATTATATGTTGGCGTTCAACCAAGAGGAGAATATCGTCACGTATTGGGATGAGCCGACGATTACTATGGACTATGAGGAGCATGATCTCCACGCGCAAATTCACCAGAACTGGATTGAGAATAAGATATCGAAGATGGTCCTATCATGCGCTACGCTACCCCAAGAGGCCGATATTATGGAGTCGATTTGTGATTTCCGAATGAAGTTCGATTGTGCGGACATTCACACGATCAATAGTTATGATTTCAAGAAGACGATTGCGGTTGTAAATAAAGATGGTATGTGCGTTCTTCCCCATTTGTTGTATGCGGATTATTCGGATCTTATGAAGTGTGTGCGTCATTGTGAGACCAATCGGACACTATTGAGGTATTTTGACCTATCGGAGATCATCCGGTACATCAAGTATGTTTCTAAACACGATCTATTGGATAGCGAATACAATATCGATACGTATTTCACTAGTATCGCGGACATTACTATGAACTCATTGAAACTCTATTATTTGGAGTCGCTGAAGCATTTGGACCGCGAAAAGTGGTCTGACGCACACGAGAATCTTAAGAGTACACAAGAACTTAAATTCGATTCTGCAGGTGGTATTAAATTGACAACGAATGACGCACATACATTGACGGATGGACCTACGATATTCTTGGCAGATGATGTCGAGAAAATCGGAAAATTTTATATACAGAACTCGAGTATTCCAGCGAGCGTGTTTGATAATATTATGGAGCGCATAGAGATAAACAATGATCTACAAGAGAAAATTACAAAACAGAGGCAATTGTTAGATGATAAATTAGGAACATCCAAAGACACGACGGATGACAAGGATGTGGATAAGAAGAACGCACGACGCGAGAAATTGGATCCGGAAATTAGTAAAATCTCCAAAGATCTAGAGAAGCTCCGCGAACAGATAAAGAGTGCGAACTTAGATTCGAAATACATTCCTAACACGAAAGAACATCAGAAGGTATGGACGAAAACCCACGTAGACAGTGCATTCGTTCCACATATCGAGGAGTCGACAGTTAAAGAGATTATGGAGTTGGACGTACCAAATTCCATGAAAATTCTGCTACTTCTAGGAATCGGGATGTTTGCGACGAATCCGAACACACAATACATGGAGATTATGAAGCGACTCGCATACGAACAACGACTATTCTTGATTATTGCATCATCGGATTATATTTATGGAACGAACTACTCGTTCTGTCATGGGTTTATTGGGAAGGACTTGACGCATATGACACAGCAGAAGATTATTCAGGCGATGGGGCGCATCGGGCGTAACAAGGTCCAGCAGGAGTACACGATCAGATTCCGTGATGATGAGATTATGATGAGATTGTTTCAGCCGGTGACGCACAATTTAGAGGCGATTAATATGTCGCGATTGTTTCAAGGGGGGAGGTGAACCTACGATTCAAGGGGAACCGGCGGTTCCCCTTTAACCCCTCCCTTTTACAAGGAAATCACATCCTGTCCGGAGCCTCTTGGATTGTTGGACTTCATACGAGTAACTATATTTCTGATTGGTATGCGAAGTGATAATGCGAAGTGATAATGCGAAGTGATAATGCGAAGTGATAATGCGAAGTGATAATGCGAAGTGGTATTATATTTTTTATAATCGATTTAGCAAAAGTAAACCCACCATACCATATATATATATATTATATAATGCCTCAATTCGTATTAAATAAGACGTTAAACGAAGACTATGGTAGTGTGAATTCAGTCGCATTCAGCCCCGATGGGATGAAAGTCGTCTCCGGGAGCGGAAACAACGTCAAGATATGGAGTGCGTCTACAGGGAACGTCGAGCAGACCTTACAGGGAAACTCTCGTGGTGTGTATTCCGTCGCATTCAGCCCCGACGGGAAGAGAGTGGCGTCCGGAAGCGGAGACTTTACTGTCAAGATATGGAGTTTGGAGACAGGGGAAGTCGAGCAGACGTTACGGGGACACTATAGTACTGTGCTTTCCGTCGCATTCAGCCCCGACGGGGCGAGAGTTGTGTCTGGGAGCGCAGACGAGACTGTCAAGATATGGAGTTTGGAGACAGGGGAAGTCGGGCAGACGTTACAGGGACACTCTGATAGTGTGAATTCCGTCGCATTCAGCCCCGATGGGGCGAGAGTTGTGTCTGGGAGCAGAGACGATACTGTCAAGATCTGGAGTGCGACGACAGGGAAAGCCGAGCAGACGTTAAATGGACTCTCTGGTAATGTGTATTCCGTCGCATTCAGTCCCGATGGGACGAGAGTCGTATCCGGGAGCGGAGACAACGTGAAGATATGGAGCGTGTCAACAGGAGAACTCGAACAGACGTTACAGGGACACTCTAGTATTGTGAGATCCGTCGCATTCAGCCCCGATGGGACGAGAGTCGTCTCCGGGAGCGAAGACAAGACTGTTAATATATGGAGTGCATCGTCAGGGAAAGTCGTGCAGACGTTAAAGAGATACTCTGGTAGTGTGTATTCCGTCGCATTCAGCCCCGATGGGACGAGAGTCGTCTCCGGGAGCGGAGACAAGACTGTCAAGATCTGGCGCAATGACGCGATGCAGCTAGCACATATTGCGATCGGGCAGGACCTACCTACTGGACTGCCGGAACTGGTAGCTAGTTATCTAGGAGCGAGTACACTCGAGCAAGACCGACATTTCAAATCGGTAGGTAGACTTAACAGAAAATCAAGGAAGGGTTTCTCGCGTTCGCCATCTAAGCCGAAACCCAGGTCCCGGTCCACGAATTCTAAGAGATCTAAATCCCTGTTAAGGAAATACAAATCTATATAAACATTATTTTATCAATTAATGTTTATATATGCCTTCTCATAAAAGTAATGGGTAACACAGTTTAATTATATATCAAATACGGTAATAGGTACATGGACGAAATCAGGACAATGGTATTAGTATTATTATTTTTATTGAGAAGATAGGAGGCAATCAACGATGACATTATCATCATAACACTATCGGCGACAACCGCTTTATACGACAACTCCTTTGCATAATCCTTGAATGTATCAATCATTCTATTAACGCCCCTAGGTACACTACTGAAAAAAACCGCGAATAATAGATCATGGGCGATCTGCAATACTACGGCTAAAACAATAAAGTTTAATAATGAAAAGGTCTCGAATACCTTATAATAGATTGCTCGGGCAATAATAAGAACAATCAATATAATAGAAACATCCGCAATGACGGCTGACAAATTATACGTCGAATACCAGTTCTTCAGGACCTCGGATTTTAATAAACCCATATTTGATAGTAAAATTCCAAATAAATCTGTAATCAAGACAGCATTTAAAAGTGGCAAAAATCCAGTAGAATCGGCAATATTACTCATGATGTATATAATATATTCACACTAAATTGGTTGATATAGATTCAGCCTTAATCATTATATTATGTTGTGATTGAGGTTCTACATCAATCGGTAACAAGATTGCAATACCTATCGCCGTAAGGGTGTGGAAGATACTCGTGCCCCAATAGTATTCTAAATATATAGTTTCCAATTTACATGTGAATCCTACGACCATTAATAGCGATCCGACCATAAACACTTTATTTCGTGCATAATATGATCCAAGGGTTACCATATTCAGAACCATGATAGTACCGGTTATCGGAACTAAATTAACACGATAATATTGCACGATCGTATCAGCATGATCCAAGTATATCGCAGTTGAAATATAGATAACAAACATCGTGTCTACGGCATATATCATATACCATTTGTTCTCCGCTTTCGGTAGTATACTAAGTGAAACGATAATTATAACCCAGAAGATGCAGGTAACGTCTATGAAATTGATAATCGGATTCGAATTCGCCCATAGACCGAAACTGACAACTGACAAAGTTACTAAAGGACCTTTAATAGAAAGGGGCGCATCTGGCAATGCATAACAAATGGAGGTCCATGAATTCGCTGGATTATTGACTATCCATGCACCATTCGATGCTGGTTGGGATGCAATATATCCACCGATTATAGATACAATAAGTGAGATTATAAATTTTATTTTGCTTTTATTTTCGGAAAACAGCATTTGTATTTGCATTTGTATTTATATTTGTATTGTTTATGTATAACACTACAAAAAAATACAGACATATACTTATAAAATAAATTATGAATGTATTTTATTGCGCAAAGTATGAGTATTTCGAGAACATAAATGTAAAAGATGTTAAATGTTATTTTATTTATTTATATTATAATGAATAAAATGAAAGTAGCTCTATGTATGAGAGGCGCCGTCTCTAAAACTGATGGCGCATTTTCTTGCAAAAACGATTTATACTCAAATGCTGAATATGTTGATTATAATGCATGTTACAACTCTATAAAAAAACATATTATTGATTCAAATACGAATAACTTTTCAATCGACGTTTTTTGCCATGGATGGAATGTAGATTTAGAAACGGATCTTGTAATCAAATATAAGCCAGTAAAACACAAATTTGAAAATAATTCGAATTACAATGATTATATTTTAAAATTATGTAAACATAAAACTGATTTTGGTGGTATCAGTCAAGCATTAGCTTTTAAAAAGGCAATCGAATTAAAAGAAGAATACGAAACAGAAAACAATATGCAATATGATATAGTAATATTGTATAGATATGATGTATTATTATGGAAAGATATGATTTTGGATGAATATACAAATTTGCACGATACTATATATGTAAACGCACATCACAATGGAAATGGCGATTTTCATTTTGCAATGAGTAATCGCAAATCGACTGTGTTTAAAAACTTAATAGATTCTATAACTTCTGGAAATAATTGTATAGTACATTTTTGGATAAAAAACTACATTCTTAATTATATGAATTCCAAAATTAAAACTGACAGCATAGTTCCTGGCGTTAATCAAGAGGCGATTCGTAAAATATATGAATATTCAATTAAACCAAATCATTTAAGTATAGAGGTATTTAATTCTTACAAATAATTATTAACATATGCAAAAAATCATGTAATTAAGTCGTTAAATAATTATGCGTATAAATATTTATATAGAAACATAAAATTGATTTCGAACAGATGTTAGGAAGCGATAGATAAAAAATGACCAAATGTATTGTATGTCTAGAGGAGGGGAAGTATAACAGGCGTAACGTTCAGTGTAATCACGCACCAGATTATGAAATACAATACTTATCCGACCCTATAATGTGCGCCGCCGCAATTACGATGCTGTTATTTCTCGGGCTGATCCAGTACTCTGCCACTTTGAATATTGACATGGATGAATCACGCGCATGAAATGGTAATGAGCGAGAGCAGTTCCAATATGCCAATAACTATGTAGATAATACCGAGGATCTTCCACATAATTCGGACACAAATCATTTGCGTGTAGATATCGCTCATACCCCCAACAGTATACTGCGGCAGAAATAAAAACAATCGCTTTTAGCAAATCCATTTTTTGCTGAGGTGTCTTTTGTATATGGAACACGACTATATAAACTGGCGTTAGGATCTGACATAAAAAAAACGATACGAATATACTATATGCACCAAGCATAACATATAGGATCCATACGATAGCGGTTAATACAGCGTATTCGCTGGATGGTCCATATACATCCACAAAATAAAAATATGCTAGTAGACTCATTGCGATTTCGTCTGCAAGTTCTCCCGAATAAGAGCCGGAAATATGAAAATAAAAACTACCGAGTCCTACGAGCGAGATGAGCCAACCACGCGGAGCCTGGGTGTGCGCGATAAAAAACGCGACATTACTTATACTATTCATCGTTTCGTAGGGATCTGATTGGCGCTCGCACCATTTTACAAGACTCATTTATAAAATTACCATACTACTTTTTATGTTTCTTTGTTTTATTGTTTTTCTTGCGTCCGCCGCTAGACCTGGTCTTGGACTTCGAACTTTTATCCAAGTCTTCCAAATCAGGAAGTAGTATTTCCGATACCCGTTTTTCTTCGGCTATCCGCTTTTTTTCAGATTGCCGTTGTTCTTTTGCTATACGTTTTTCTTCAGCTTTAAGTTTTTCTTCTGCCAATTGTTTTGTAAATTCCGACACCGCCTTTTTTATTTTCTCAATATTGTCTCTTTCTAGTTTTTCTTCTTTGGCTTTTATTAAATTAAATAACATTCTGGTGCTCTCGGAGTATGAAGACATATCAGTTTGTTCCATAAATACATCACTTCTTGATTTCGGTTGCATTTTTAAATATGCGTCCATAACTCGCTTGAGTCGCTCTTCTTCACTGAGATCCATATAATATAAATTTAGAAAATATATTATACATGTTTGGTACTTGACTGACCGTATCCGTACTTACGTTTTGCTTGCTTCGCAAGACGGAATGCAGGACCCGAATGATCGCACCCAGCTTCCAAAATTTTGAAATCTACCGCCGCCGCCTTACCTGCGGTCAACGAACTTCCTAAACGCGCATACCCCCATGAATGGGCGGTTTGATTCGGGCGAGAACCCGATGAAAAATAAGCACCCTCGCCCTTGGCAACGATCTTCTGCAGGGCATCCATCGAACATCCGGTAGCCACCGATAACTCCTCTGATGGCGCAATAGAATCCAAGCCATATATCTTACGCGCCTTCTTAACATGATCGGACTCTTTGCTTTTGAACGACGGAACCTTCTTACGGGTATAGTATTTACCCTGTTTATACATCTTACGGGACTTTGCTAACATTTTTAGTTGGGTCGCCCGATCCTTTCTACTTAGGCGCTTTGGGAGGTACCGAATAGGGATCATTATAAAATATACATAGTTATTATTATTTTTTGGATGTATTATAAATAGCGCCAATACTCAATAATGGCATAGCAATCGGCCATAATGCCCCCGAAGCCACTCCAATAAACGAATATCCGATTATATTTACAAATGATGTGGTCTGAGAATTGCTATCAGCAAAAAATTCTCCAAGAATTCCAACACTAAATCCAACCCAAGTCGAGACAAAAATCATAGGCGTCCTCATCTCTAGATATATATTATTTAGTTTTCCGTATACAGAATCATGTGCTTTCTTGTCGGTCATATTTATATGATTCGTAATAAATTCTTTATGTAGTTTATTGAAAACACCTAGGGCAAACTTTGTCTACGCACTATTACTTATATAAAATAAAAGGAGGGGGTTAGGGGGGACCATTGGTCCCCCCTGTAGATCCAAACCCACCCGACCCGCGCACAGTCTCATCATTCAACTCATCCACAATTGATACGACTATCGGCACTAGTCCAGGCGCACAAATCTGAACGAGACGGGCACCCGCTTGTGCCGCACAATCCGTATTCGTATCGAACGCACCAATAAGATTACCCCTATATCCAGAATCAATTATACCTACCGAATTTGCGAGACGAAGCTCGGTATTAGAAAGACTCGACCGAGGATACATATAAAAGCCAGTACCATAAAACTTACCACTATCGGTTACCATCAACGCCTTGCATTTAACACCAAAGTCGATTTTGGTTACTTGTCCGGAAAAACAAGACGTGTGCAATGGTGTAATAATATCGAATCCAGCATTCTCAGTCTGTTGATTATGCAACTGTGCCATTTGAATGTATCTATGTTTGAGCTCTGGATTGGTTACGCAAATACAAAGCGACATATATTTATCATATTTCGTAATTAAATCATTGTTGAATACGTGTGTCATATTATAAGTTTTTATAATATGATGTCTTTATACTGTTTTTTTATGTGGCGGCTATTCTATATACACATGTTAAGTAGAGACGATTCGAGGTATATTAATATGTCTACAAAACCCGCTTGTTATCCTCCATTTTTGCATCGATTCATGATATGGTTAGGGTTCTGGAAAAAAGAAAAAACAGACGATGAGCCTATAAGTATACTAGATGAACTCGTTTAGCACACGCATATAGGAGGGGTTCGGGAAACCTAAGGTTCCCCTGACCTTACCTTGCATATGCAATCGCATACGGATTACCCTGAAGAGCACTCATAATATCAGGCGTGTTGCGATCCATCTGAATCGTCTGGTAAAGTGGGACCGCACCACTAACACGACCGATTTGGTCTACCGACGGTGTTGGTGCCGCACCCTTCTGGGTGAGTGGGCGATTATTAAGGAGATACGCATCCTTGTGTTTAGCCGCCATATTAACGGTTCCACTAAACACATTAGTGTTTCCGTTACCCATACGTCCATTAATTGTCGAGGACTTAATATCATTATTCCTTTGGTTCTCCTCTGCATCATACCTACGCATCTCTTTCGCATTAGATGCGCTGGACCCACCTGAGTAGTAGAAGTCACCCGTAGTCGCACGAGCGGTTTGTGCTTGTTGATGGTCTGATGTGGCGTAGCCACCACCACGTTGGTTGGCGTTGATATTCATGTGGAATTTAGAGTTCTCAGTTGTTTCGCGGATTGTCTTGGCGGCAAGCTGCGTGGGATCAAATAAATATGTGGCTGCGACCGACGATTTGGCATTCTGGTAAGGACGTAGACTACCGATCGTGTTCTCCTTCCTGGATGGGCGGAGAGCATCGAGAAGGGGGGCAACGGCAGCTCCGAATGCACCACCAACAGCTCCGAAATACTTGTCTTGTGTGTTCGCCGACCTGTTATTCGGGTAGGCCATTTTACCCTTGACACCATAATCGGAGTCCGTGGGGCTCCCCTTACCATTTGCACCTGCTGCAGTGAAAGGAACTGCTCCCAATTGCATTCTATGAGAGGGCATGTGTTCGCCATCCACATAAATAGTAGAATTTCCGTATGCCGCCCCACCTGCGTACGAAGCTGACGTTTCGGGTCTAGACACATCCTTCTCGACTGGAATAGATCGCATCATGGGACCTTTTTCCAAACCGGTTGTAGTCAAATAACGATCGCTTGTAAACTCGAATGTAGTATCAACACGATTCTTCTCTTGAATTCCCTGTTGTGCGGTTTTCTTAATATGGCTATTCGCCGGGCCGGCGTAATCGAGGATCATATTGCCGCTCGATTTAGGGTTAGTAGCAACACGTAGCTCGTCAACTGTCTTTTCACGCCATGCGTCGCGCTCCATCAGCCCCGAATTGAAACCACCACTACCACCGGTGGTAAATCCTAAACCAAGTCCGGGTGCAACTCTCTCTTCCTCAAACGGTTTCACGTTCGCCATTCTCATGCTCGGATTCACGCGGGACCTCATGAAGTCAGTCGTGTTCGGCGCTCCATTCGCCCACTGTTGATTTTCACTAGGCGAAAAAAGTGGCGCACGCTCTTGTTTAGATAGAATTTGCGAACCGGCTCCGGTATAATTATCCATAATCGATTCAGATGACTTCGCATCAACAGCCCTGGTTCGTATATTTCCTCCAAAAAAAGGGACCATGTTATTATGTCTAAAATAATTCTCGTCCACTTGTTCTCCGGTGATAGAACTATATTTTGTGGTGTTCGTAGATTCGGCTGGTGGCCTGAAATACTTATCAGTGTAAGCATATCGACCGTCATATTGATTTACCGTAGACAACTTGGACGTGGGTTCCGATTCGCTAGGCTGCATGCCAAAATTTTGATCGGGTATATCAACATTCGGTAGGCGCGACATATTCGTAAATCCTGACTTTTCCTTTTGATTCGATGCTATATATAATCCGCCCATTGCGATTAAAGGTATTGCGAGTTCCATATATTGTATACAAATATAAAATATAACAAATGTATTACATATATTGAACGAAGAACGATTATTCCAACTAAATGATGATTATATATAAAGGAGGGATCTAAAGGGAACCTTGGTTCCCTTTCTGCATAAGTCTCGTAGATTCATTTGTCAAAAAGGGTGTACTAACGGGAGTAGGCGCTCCTGCAATACCACCGGCTAAGACGGGAACGGGCATAGTGTCTAATTGCATCCATCGCGTGTGTTCTAAATCGCGAAGAGTCCACGCCGGATTCGAAGCCCGTGTTTCATCGATAAATGCGGCCTTGGAACCATAGTTGGTTGTGGAAGTGCTCGGCATAGTCGAGCCATATTCGACAGTACGGTTCGTGTTTTTACGTGTTATTCCGATTAAATCACTTTCCAAATTAGTGGTATTTGATCGTAAATTTGCACCCCATCGCTGTAATCGGAGTTGCGGATCTTCGAAGAATGGTGTCTCGACTCCCGGACCGGGAGCATTCAACTGATATTGGCTGGCTCCAGTCATCTCTTGTAATTTCTTTTTTATTCTGGCGGAGTCATCATTAAAACGTGTAAGTGACATTATATATAATAATATCAGGAAATAAATATAAACATCGTCACGTATTATACACAAGTAGAAATGTTGCTAAATATGATTGTTAAAAACGAGAGTAAAATCATTACTCGGCTGTTTGACTCGGTTCTTCCAATCATTGATAGTTATTGTATTTGTGATACAGGAAGCACGGACAATACGATCGAAATAATCAAGGCGTATTTCGATAGTAAACAAATTTCCGGAAAAATAGTACAAGAACCATTCGTCGATTTCGGATATAATCGCACATTTGCATTGGCACAATGTACCGATATGCCCGCGGAATATATTCTATTGATGGATGCAGACATGGTTCTCCAATACGGATCCGATTTTGATAATGAAGCATTCAAACTATCACTTACACAAAATCAAGCACATTATATAATGCAAGGCACTAGTGAATTCAACTATAAGAATGTGCGTATTGTCAAGAATCGTCATGGCATTAAGTATTGGGGCGTTACGCACGAATACGTCGAGGTTCCGAGTGGCACGACGTATGGTTCATTTGGACCATCATTCTTGTTTATAAATGATATAGGTGACGGCGGTTCAAAGGCCGACAAATTCCTACGTGATGTCCGATTACTTACATCCGCACTTGAAAAGACACCTGATAATGATAGATATACTTTTTATTTGGCAAATAGTTATAGAGATTCAGGACAAAAGGAGAATGCGATCGAAACTTATAAAAAACGCACAAAATTGGGTGGTTGGGTCGAAGAAATATGGTATAGTTATTTAATGATCGGACGTTTATACCGAGACCAAGGCGAAATGGAAAAGGCCGTATACTATTGGATGGAGGCATACAACGCATACCCTAAGCGTATAGAGAACCTATATGAAATTGCAACTCATTATAGAAATACTGGTAAAAACGAACTTTCATACATATTTTATAGGATCGCGGACAAGAAACGGGGGGAGAACACAGGAAACGACTATTTGTTTATGGAAAAGGACATATATAATTTCAAGTTGGATTATGAATTATCTATAATCGGGTACTATTGTAATACAGACAACTATGACTTGGCAAAATGCTGTATGAATTTGCTGGCATATCCGTTTGGTGTTACACACTTGACAAATAATGTCCTAAGTAATTACAAATTCTATAGCGAGGTCATCCCTGGAGAAACGCGATTTAAGAAATGGAGCGAACAACTGAATAGCACACGACATTCGTCGCGGCATGGATTATTACATAGTAGCACGCCATCTGTTTGTAGGTTAAATGGAGAACTTATCTATAATACGAGATTTGTGAATTATAAGATTGATGAAAACGGTAATTACAATAACGAAGATTACATAGAGACAATCAATGTCTTGTCGCGCGATTCAAATGAAGTTATATTTAAGCATGATAAATCAAGAGACAACCGTTATATTGGCGTAGAGGACATCCGGTTATTCGCGCACAAAGGTAAATTACTATATAATGGAAACCGTGGCGTGAATGATGGTGTGGCAATAGAGCATGGCGAAATCGACATAACGACAGGAGAGACCAAGTCAGTTATTTTAACGATACCGATCCAGAAGAAAATAGAGAAAAATTGGGTATTGTTTGAGGACGCGCACGGTAACTTAAAGTGCATTTATGGATGGCATCCACTTATTATCGGTGATATAACAAATAATAGATTAGTTCAAACGCACGAATTAACCACCTCAATCATTTTTGAGCGTTTTCGGGGATCCACAAATGGTGTGCGAGTTGGAAATGAAATATGGTTTATATGTCATGTGGTGTCGTATGAGAACCGGCGATTCTATTATCATACTATGGTGGCATTGGATATAAATACATTTAAGATCAAGCGATATACTCCATTTTTTACATTTGAAAAGGAATGCGTGGAATATACATTGGGCTTCGTTCCGTATGGAGACGATGAATTCCTTATTGGGTATTCGCGTATGGATAAAACAACGGAATATAAGTCGGTAAAGAAGAGTTGGTTTGAAGCAATGTTCCGACGACTCGACTTCTAGTAAGGGAACCCATGGTTTAGAAAGCTTCGCTTTCAACTGCGCCTCCGGCGCAACCCCTTAAACCCCTCCTTTTATAAGTCAATAAATCGCGGTGTAGGCGCAAACCGTAAATATAAGAGGGTTAAATCGGAGCCATTGTTGCAGTTTTACACGCCCCGAACGATCTTCGATGCCACTGGGTAATACCATGTTCCCGGATACCAGCCATATGTTTTGCAGTGCCGTAACCGACATTCTCGTGTAGTGAGTATCTGGTTTTCAACAACGGATATTGTTCGCATAGATCCAATATGTATTCGTCGTGTGCGTTTTTAGCCAAAATCGACGCGGCGGCAATGAACGAATATGTTCCGTCACCCTTTTCCACGGTAACACTCGGTATTTCACGTAGAGTCTCCGTAACCGTATCAAATGTAGTATATGGTGGGAAATCATTACCATCGATTACTAACATAACACCGTCGCCAGATACATTCTGGGTTTTATTCAATACTTGACGTATAGACTCGCGCATGCCTTTCAACACGGCTTGGCGGATATTAATTTCATCGATTTCAGATGCCTCTATGAATTGGATGTGCCACGCGATTGCATGCTGTTTAATATAATCGGATAATTCGCGCATTTTCGTCTTGGATTTGATTTTTTTACTATCTTTCATCCATTCATGGTGAAAGGATCCATCTTTAGGTAGAATGGTGGCGGCAACATACAGCCTACCGAACATAGGGCCGCGAGCACATTCGTCCACACCAATTTCATAGACATTAGATGGATCGTATATCGGAAGTAATGACATTTTTTTATTTACGTATAATATATAAGTAATGTTTAACTTCAATTTTAAATTAAAACTAACGCCACTATGGTTATTTCTGATATTATTGGCGGTTTTAGTAATTGCGGTTATATTTGGCGTAAACTCGTCTAATAAAGAAGGGATGGAGGGCACGCTTAAATTTCAGAAAGCCGATGCTGCCTTAGTATCTGTTAGGGTCCCTTGGTACCAGAATACGCTATATAAGTTGTATGAAAATAATTTTGTAGATACGTTAACTGGTAATATAGTTCGTGTATATGAAGATGTTAGTGGGTACATTGGAAAATTTACCGTTACCGACAGGAGTGGTGTTACGACTGATTATAGCACTGGTAGTTGGACGTCTACCACCCCGAATGCGATAACAAATACTGTTAAGCCATGGTCTGTGTCGAATCCGGATAATTACGCAACACCTGAGATAACAAATACCGCTATCGCGTACATGCCGTGGGGAAAGGATACGTACATTCGTATATTTGGTGATAAATCTACTACATTCTTGATAGGTGGGTGTACGACTGGAGAAGATAATTGCTTGAATAAAAGTTTAGAGCATAGTGACACTGACGTTTCTCCAACAATCGAACCTGTATTAACTCAAGTGACTGACGCAACACAGAAATCGCTCGTTACGTATATAACGAGTAAATCCAAGTTAGCTGACGGTGTTTACTATGATCTTTCTGGATGTGTTTTTGTATTTAAATCAGTTGCTGCATCTACAACTCCAACTGATACAACCGGAACTACTGGCACAACCGGAACTACTGGCACAACCACATCTACTGGTAGCACAACTCCAACTATTACATTAAATCCTCCTACCGCTGTAATTGTAAAGAGGGGTAATGCTGCGATTACATTTACATTCAGTGCACCGACAACCGGTGACACGCCAGAGTCTTATGACATAACATCCGTTGAAACCCCAACTATAACTAAAAATGTGCTTCATACAACCGGTACCATGACTGGAACTATCACCGGATTAACAAACGGAACTGCGTATACATTTACAATAAAATCAAAAAAGGGTGCGACAACATCCGTTGCTACCGCTGCGACATCGGCAGTAATACCAATGGGGGATGTTGCCGTGGCGACAGCGAGAGTTAGTAGTGATGGAAAATCTGCGACTATTACAATTACACCTCCAGTTGGCGCAGTATCCGGAACTACCAAATATAAGACCACAGTACAAAAGAAAACGCCAAAAGATACTGGTGTTTTTACTACTGATACTAGCATACCTGCATATACTGGCACAGAACTTACTCAGACTATTAGCGGGTTAGTAGCAGATGAAGAATATCAATTTGATGTAGTTGTATTTGAAGGATTTCAGTCGAGGTTTGAAGGGTTCGGTCCAATTATGGAAGGGGCTGTCACAAATAGCATAATCGCTCTTCCCAATCGATTTACACATGATAATGTTAATTATAATAGCGACCCGCAAGATTGGCGCGACACGAATAATAATTGTATTAAAAAAGGCCAGCAGACGTCGGTTACAATAAAAAATCGTGCTGAAAATGCAACTATAACTGAGATTCTAGCAAAGAATAACGTAACGTCTCCAACTTGGATAGGAGGCACCGCCGAATCTGCGAGCAGATGGAGTTGGATAAATGATAATGCATTTTCATGGACGAATTGGTTAGATGGCAAAGATCCTGGATTCGGACAGCATGGTCGTAATAGATTAGCCATTCAATCTGATGGTAAGTGGGTAGGCCAAGACGTAGAAAAAAATAGAAATCCTTATTTATGCACTTCGAATTTAGAAAGGTTTTCTGTAATGGAAGGAATGGAGGGTAGTGCATTACAAATCATGATGTATAAGAGGGATGGCTCAGCTGGAGTTCCAATTACAAAAATGTCTGACATAAATGCCACCGTTGTAAATATTACAGACTTTAAGCCATGGTCTTTAAAGGTCAGTGCTACGAAATCAATATTGGTTGTTCCTAGAAAGTTAAATACGTTTGTTGCTGTAATAAATAAAGACAGTGATACTACTAAAAATAAGTATATGATTGAAAATCCTCGCATGTATACGCCATCTGTAATGTTAACGGTTGCTGGTGCGGATTCTGTAGATCCCTCTGCCGCCGCAGCCGCCGCTGCTGCCGCCGCCGCTGCAGGAGGCAAGACTGATAAGACTGAAGATGAATCTGAGTATTGGAAGAAGTATTGGTATTGGCAGACAAATGGCGAATCCAGCGATTATATTTTGAAGACACAAGTGATTCCGCCCGTTTGCCCCGCTTGTCCGGGGACATGTACTAGTGGCGGAACTTCAGGTGGTATAAATAGCGCAAGTTCTTCTAGTAGTACAATAAAATCGGTTGGCACAGACATTACTGGGGTAGCAAAAGATGCCGTCGCCGGCGGAACTGGATTGGCGAAGGATGCCGTCGCCGGCGGAACTGGATTGGCGAAGGATGCCGTTTCCGGTGGCGTCGGGTTAGCGAAAGACGTCGCGTCTGGTGGTGTCGGGTTGGCGAAAGACGTCGCGTCTGGTGGTGTCGGGTTAGCAAAGGATACCGTATCCGGAGGCGTTGGATTGGCGAAGGATACAGTTTCCGGTGGTATTGGGTTGGCAAAGGATGTTGCGTCAGGTGGTGTCGGATTAGTAAAGGATACAGTTTCTGGTGGTGTCGGATTGGTGAAGGATACAGTTTCCGGTGGTGTCGGATTGGTGAAGGATACAGTTTCTGGTGGTATCGGATTAGTTTCCGATATATTACCTAGAGGAGGTGGATCGGGATCTGGAGGAAGTGGATCGGGATCTGGAGGAAGTGGATCCGTGCAAAATAAGAATGACGTATATACGTATAATGGTGCACTAACGAACAAGGCGTCTTCTAACTTCATGCCTGTAACTGCCAGTTTCAGTGCGTTCAGTCGATAAAGCATTCGTTTAAATTAATATAAAAATAAATGTTCTCAATATAACATGGAGAACATTACACAAATACTAGAAAGAGATGAAATAGAACGTAATATAAAGAAAATACTCAATGATTTCGACGCAAATTGTAAAAACGTTAATTATAATAAGGGTATATACATATACGGAGCTCCGGGAACTGGAAAGACTCAGTTCGTAACAAAAATACTAAATGAAATGAATTATGATATTATAAGATATGATGCGGGTGATGTGCGAAATACCTCATTAATAGATACAATAACGAGTAATAATATGTCTTCTCGCAATGTTCTACATATGATGAATAAAACCGTCAAAAAGATAATAATCGTTATGGACGAAATAGATGGTATGAACAGTGGAGACAAGGGTGGAATAACATCTCTTATAAAACTGATTCGCCAGAAGAAAACTAAAAAGCAAAAACTAGAGGATGTCACATTGAATCCAATTATCTGTATAGGCAATTATTTCTTGGATAAAAAAATGAAGGAATTGATGAAAGTATGCTATGCATTTGAATTAAAGACGCCTACTACTACCCAGATGTCCGTTTTATTGGCTAATATAATCCCGTCTGATTTGAAATTAAAATCGAAAGTTCTCGAATATATACAAGGCGATTTGAGAAAACTACAATTTATACAGAAAATTATATCCACAAATCCCGAATTATTAAACGAAAACTTGATCGATAACATACTACACATGAAATCTCATAATGAAGACTCCAAGAAAATAACCAAACACTTGATAAACCAGCCAATGACAATGAACGACCATGTAAAATTTATAAATGAAACCGATCGCACGATAGTTGCGTTGTTGTGGCATGAAAATATAATAGACGCCATAGCGAAGAAACCACAAGCCATTTCATATCCATTTTACCTACAAATATTGGATAATATGTGTTTTGCCGATTATATTGATCGCATAACATTTCAAAATCAGATATGGCAATTCAACGAGATGAGTTCATTGATGAAAACGTTTTATAATAATAAAATATATCATGATACGTTTCCTGATAATAAAGACCAATTTAATCCTGATGAGGTGCGGTTTACCAAGGTTCTGACGAAATATTCAACGGAATATAACAATCAACAGTTCATTTATGGCATGTGTCTAGATTTAGATATGGATAGAAAAGACGTGATTTCGTTTTTCCAGGAATTACGAACATTTTATGGTAAGAATTTTCAGTCACAAGCGGATGTTTTAAATCAAGTTGAAGGTTTATTTGAAAATCACAATATAAGCAAACTTGATATAAAACGAATGTATAGGTATTTAGATAAAAATGTGAAGAAGACGATAGCTGATGATGAAAGTACGCTTGATGAATCATAGTCGAATTGATATTTCTGGGTCCGACTTCTTCTTATCTATAAATATTTTATTGACTGGGGTTTGATTTGTATTTTGATTTTTACGTAACATTTCGATTTCTGAACGTAATTCTGCCTCTAAAATCGCACTATGCTTTAATTTGAACTCGAGTTCTAAAACTTCCTTCTTCAATTTCTGAACGTTATTAGAAGGTTGTTCTATCGGATCTGAAAATTTAACTGATTTTTCGACCATTTTTTCGAGTTCCGAATTTCGTTCCATTAGAACCTTGGCATTACTACGTAGTCCATTTATAAGGTTGACAATCTCATTTGCTCCTAATGGTACTGGATCCTTGCCTTCCTGTTGCATTAAAAATTGAGGCGGTTGGACCATTTTCTTACGCTGTTCTTCTATTTCAAGAGTTTGTTTTAGAACATCTGGTTTCATGTGAGGTTTTCCGGGGGCATATTTATCCAACTTTTCGTCAATGTCTTTCATAAAAAATCGCTTGATTTTAGCTTCATCCGTGCATTTTATAAACATATCAACGGTTTTATTTGACTCTTTCACAAATGTAGGATTCATATTTTCCAACAACTTGCGTTTATCAAATGTATTATGGTCGTGAGAGAAAACCAATATAGTCTTCATTGGGTCCAGCTGTACGAAAGGAATAGTGTATTCCTTTAGGAATTCTCTCTCTTCGGCTATACACGCATTTTCATTATATTTAGTCAGTGTAAGTAATTCGCGTTTAAATGCGAATGTTCCAGCCGTTGCATGAGTCGGTCCGTATGGACCGAACTGATACATTTTTTGAATATGCTTGAAATATAAATACAACTCGCTCGACCCAGCACATAACGCCTCCTTATTACTTGTAAGGACTTCTACGGCATGGCTAATACGTTCGGGGGGATAATAATCATCGTCATCCATATACACGATAATAGAACCCTTAGATTTTTCATGCATCAGATTACGCTTGGCGCCAAGAGGTATCTTCTCTGGTAATTCGTAATATTTGATCTGAGATATACCAGAACCTTTCACCAAATCTTTGATTTTATCTGTTCCATCGTCTATTATAATCCATTCAATTCTGTCTTTCGGGTATGTTTGGTTTCGGAAACACTCTAACATAATCGGAATAAACGGACGTCGGTTGAATGTTGGCGTACATACGGAAACAAATGGAATAGTTTTATTCTTTTTAACCATATTTAGAATATATATCGTGCATATTCTAAATTCTTTTTTATTACACATTCTTAAAAAGTCCTCTCAATATACTATTGTATATTTCATTGATTTTGTCGTTGTTACTGGATAAAGCTATAATTAACACAACTGAAATAAAATTACTAAATCCTTGTATTGTTTTTGATTTAATTTTATTGGATCGGTATATATTAAAACCAAATACAGGTATAAGTGTTAATAAATAAATATTTTTTACAATTGAGGTACTCACATCATTATTCAAGAAATTTAATATCTTCTTTATCGGAGATATATCACCATCGCAATCGTATAGTTTAGTGCTACCTATCAAAGTGGCGTCTATATCCTTCATCGTTTGTAAAATATCTATTCCATTATCCTTGCTTTTTATCATGCTAAACATACATATAAATAAAACGATAGACGCGATTACAACTTTTCCAAAAAAAAGGAGTAATAGTGATGTTCCGAATACAACAAACCACGCAAGTAGTCCATATGGTTTAATAAACTCCACTGTTTTCATTTCATAACAAAACTTCGCAATTGAACCTATGGTACACAATAAGATTACAAGTATCAATGGCATATCGTCGCCATGTTTTTTCGCAAAATCGCCTCCGCCTTTGACCTTATTGTATTTTCCAGAGGGATCTAATACTACGTTTAATCCGGATATAAACATATTTGTGAAATAATCGACTACACCATAGCTCATGAATACAAACGACAAATACAAACATATAACAAATAGCAAAGACTTATATGGAATTAGAACCATAATGTCATGGATATATGACATGACTTGAAGGAATATTTTTACAGGAGCTAGCGCACATTTTAAGGGGAATGCTACGGTTGGAAGAGCGTCAATCATTTCAAACATAGACATCGATCCAGGTGTTGACGGAGGATTTGGCGTTGAATATAAAAAATACAAATTATATGTTATAAATATACCAATCAAGCAAGTAAATATACGGCTTACCATACTTGCAACCTGTTTCTGATCCGCTTTATCATCCATTCCCAATGGCGGTTTTCCTAGAGCAATTAGGCAGATTGTTGAAGCAAATACATCATTCGCAACGTTTGATGGTAGTCTCGCACAATAATAAATAAAATCTAGAAACTTGGTTTTCGCGCTTTGTGTCTTTTTTTTCAATTCGGCTTCCGTTATTTCAGTTGGAATTTTATTCGTGGAAGGAGCATCTATAGAATCTGCAAATTTTGCTATCTCATCCTCTGCTTTTGCTTTAATCTCATTTACTGCAGCGACACTGGCAGTAACTTCAGCTGCTGCCTCTGCAGTCTTCGCTTCAAACTCATCTGATGCGACCTTAGCGCCTTGAGAGAATTCAGCTGATAAATCCAATCCCTCAATCACTGGCTCATAAATGCTTTCAAGAAACGGCAATTTGCAAAATCCTTTTTTTTTATTTCGAATCCGTTTAATCTTCTGTTCTATATGTAGTATTTCGTTTGATTCCTGAAATCCTTCTTTGACTTCAGCTATATACTTTTTTTTATGATCGAACGTTATATTTTTATTCCATTTTGTTTCACTCATTTATTATATGGCGATAATATATTTCCGCTTAATTACCTAGCTAACATCAATCCACATTGTCCGGATATGAATGACAGAACATTATATCGCTCTTCAAATACTGTTAAATTATAATTATATTCAAATAATCTCCAATTTTGCTTATTGGTTCCGATTGTATTCCCATCGCCATCGCATATGATGTTGTACGAAGAATTTAATGTATCAAATGGTGGTACATATGTAACAATCTCGAATTCAATCAGCTTGAATTTGCTTGTATTCAAAGCACCCGATGGTTGATATTCAAGAGGATTTGTATTCAGACAGAAATTATAGCAATACAATCCTTCTTTTGCGTTACCATGTGTGCGCGTGTATTTTTCGACATAATCGAATACCCCATGAGTAAGTGAGTTTTCCCGGTATTCACCATTCAATAATATACCCATTGATACGAGGATATTTTTCTGATTGTCTACTGCAAAGTCGCGGGTATAAAACAGACCCGTATTCTGTCCGTCCAGATCTAACTGTGGTCCAACTGTTACAATATCATCATTGTCAGTTGGACCGAAAGGATCGTTAGTCGGCAAATTTTTTGGCGCATTATCAATGTCTAACGGTGGTATTCTATAAGGCCAATTTGTATAATTCGACCATTCATTTCTCATATTTACGTCATTGCGCTGTAGATAAAACATCCAACTTGAAACCATACCATTCGACATTATTTTAACTCGCTTTGAACCAGTTACGTTATGGAAATCGTACTTAAAAACGTCCTTTATCAAATAAACCTGGTCTTTGGCGGCAAATAATTGTGCCTCGTCCTTTGATAGGAAGCAGTATGTAGATAGTAAATGCACGTCGGCATTCCATACATTCGTTTTGTTTCCGTAATTCTTCGCATCTAAATAAACCGATGGTGGTGTTTGTAAGAATCTATACATTTGGTGTTCTTCGCGATTGAAATCTGGCTGAACGTATGGGAATGAATTCGGCTCGTCGTATACATCTCGTAATTGATACAATTCTTGGATTGGACGAATTGTAATCGATATTTCCAATTCCGCATATTGGAGAGATACCAATGGAAAAGCACACCTGCTATCAAGGGTAAACCAAGCATTGATTGGCACATAAATCGCGCGTCCACGTATAGACGGTTCTGCACCAGAAACGTTATTTGTAAAAAATGCAGAGGGATATGAGTTGGATCTACCATATGCCGACGCAGGATCATTAAATTCAACTACATTACCTGACATCTGATTAAATAGCTCTTTCTTCTCTGCATTAAAATCACGCTCGACCATAGCTGCCAAGTATTCTCCACTATATTTTTGGAGAGTAACTGAACCACATGATATGACAACTTCACGGATCATATGAGTTCCTATGTCATTTATCCATTTGAATTCATACGGCGCCCATTTATTCCCTGTATTTGAAGTTGGATTATGTATCGGACTCCATATATCAGGTAGAGTTAATACCAAATAAGTATCCATAAGAAGCTCGGCGTATCGTTTAATCTTAAATTTGAACGTTGAATCGTCGGTAGTTCTAAGGTCACGCGTTCCTTCATAATCAAGTCTAAATTTCTGTAGACCAAAATTTGTATATTTAGAATACGTCACATTAAAGAATGTTTTCGTAGGCGAACCAGTTAATATCACATTATTCGAACCCTCTGATATAATGTTTAGTAATCCACCAGCCATTTTATATCTATAATATATCAGAACAATTTATATTACTTTGTAAATATATAATGACTCTGTTTAGACTTCTTCTTTTAATAATAACATTGTTAATCATATTGAAATTATTTCATAAGATTCTTGTTAAACGTGATATCGTCGAAGGCATTACTAGTGGCGATAAAAAGAATGAGATGGACGCATTAAATTCTCTATATGGCACTGGTATTAAGCTATCGCCGTATAGCATAAAAAATAGTGTTTCTCGACCTGTGCCGATTTCGCCATCTTTGACCGCGGCTAATGCAAAAGACGTTCTTCTGAAAGCCCAATACCAAGGTGGCTTGGTAGCGGCTCAGACAAATTTACATTTTCTAAGGATCGTACAAGTACCTACACGTAGAACTCCTCCAACTATGCCAACTCGTCCTGTTGGACCGATAAAACCGAGTCTTCCATCAACGAGTGGATCATTTATTCAAAGAATGAGGAAGATGCAATCCTATCAAATTCAGCTTACTACGTATCAAGTGCAATCCGCTATATTTAATCAAAGAAATAACTTATATACCCAGCAAATGAGAATATATAATGATACAGTAAAAGCAAATAACACGGCATATGATAAAGCCAGATCGATATATGATGACTACATTAGGCGGCGTAATGATTATAATGGTAGAATAGCACAATTCACCCAATTAATTTCAGATACGCAAACAAGAATAAACAATTATAATTGTAGTTTATCGGCATATAAAGTGGCATTGGATGATTATAATCGATTAAACGACGACGGTAACTACTTAAATTTCAGGTTGAAAGATCTGTTTATTAAATCGTCTTTTAATTCTGCATTTACAGGAACTTGTATGAATATCGATATGATAATATTTGTTTTAAATCGTGGATGTCGTTATATAGATTTTGAGATAAGTAAAATAGATGATGTTTTGTATGTATCGGGCGATGGATTAGACAAGGAAAATTCTATAACGCTTGTAGATGCGATTGGCTCTATAAACAAGTCGTTGATTGGAACAGATCCTTTATTTATAAATTTACGATTGATAGATCCACAGAATATTAGTTTTACAGATTTACAATCCGCATTGAGTTCATTGACAACTGCCAGGTTAAGATATGATGGCCGTCGTATAGATGATACTACGCGTATTAGCGAAGTTATGAATAAATGCGTTGTCATAAGCGATCGTGACATTAAAAGTTCGGCTGGCGTTTCAGTAGTTGATATGGTCGTAAATGAAAATGGTATATGTGCCTATCTAAACAGTGAAATTCAAAGCATTACACCAGTTGGTAAAGATTGCGAGTCTAAGCGACTCACAGTAGTGAATCCAGATATTATGAGGTCTGGAATATTATCTTGGTTGGATCCAGCAGAATTGAATCTAAAATTAACAGTTACAAATTATAGAGTTAATATAATACCATACCGTTTTTACTTGAAATCAAATGAATTAGATTCATATGAGTACATCTTTAATGATAATACTCACACTATTATGCAGCAAAAGTATTTAGACACAGCATTCTTTGAAAAGATGGAAAAATCGATGGACCAGATCGGGCAGAATATATAGTAATACTATATAGCGAATGAGCAAATACAATACAGATTTATGTAGTAATGATATGACATTCGCTGACTGTGAATTAGCCATATTACGACATGCGGTAGACGAAAGCGATGAGAAAAAATCGAAACGTTTAGCCAATGCGGTTGAAATTACGCAAATGATTGAAATAGTTGAAAATTTCCTTCGTAAGAAAGGCTTGATTTGTTATGGAGGAACCGCAATTAATAATATATTACCAAAAAAGGCGCAGTTTTATAATCGTGATTTAGAAGTCCCAGATTATGATTTTTATTCACCAAATGCGATGGATGACGCCAAGGCTCTGGCTGATGTGTTTCATGCAGCAGGCTTTCACGAGATTGAGGCTAAAGCCGGGGTCCATTATGGTACATTTAAAGTTTTCGTTAATTTTATACCGATCGCGGACATAACATTGTTGCATCCAGTGATATTCAAATCAATGTCGAAAGAGGCTATAAAAATAGACGGTATTTTATATTCACCTCCTAATTTTCTTCGCATGAATATGTATTTAGAACTATCTCGTCCAGAAGGAGACGTTTCCAGGTGGGAGAAGATTTTAAAACGGTTGACTTTATTGAATGAATATTATCCATTTGCAGTTACTGCCGAATGCGATAAGATTGAGTTTCAACGCAAGATGGAGACAGACGCGGTTAAATCAGATGAATTATATTTTACGATTCGCGATGCATTTATAGACGATGGTGCGGTTTTCTTTGGTGGATATGCTGCGCGCATGTATTCACGTTATATGACAAAAGACCGTAAGGAAATCATAAAAAAAATACCCGATTTTGACGTTCTTTCTGAGGACCCCGATAGGTGTGCCAATATATTGATTGAACGTTTGAGATCGAAAGGATTCAAAAACGCAAAGAAGAAGCATTATAGTCCAATCGGTGAGATTATACCTGAACGTATAGAGATTACGGTGGGTAAAGAGACCCTAGCGTTTATTTATAAGCCGATTGCCTGTCATAATTATAATGTAATAACTTTGGGCGATAAAGAAATTAAAGTGGCGACTATCGACACGATGTTGAGTTTCTACTTTGCATTCTATTATTCGGATGAGCCATATTATTCGAAGGATCGTATCTTATGTATGAGTAAGTTTTTATTCGACGTAGAGCATAAAAATCGTCTAGAACAGAAGGGTATTTTGAAACGATTTTCCATAGATTGTATAGGAACACAGCATACACTAGAGTCCATTCGCGCAGAAAAAATGGATAAATTCAAGGAACTGAAAAATAAGCGCGGTACAAAGGAGTATGATATGTGGTTTCTTAAATATTCGTTTGATAAGAAGGATACTGAAACCGATTATGTAAAAGTCGAACCGAAGAAGACGCTGAAGAAGCGATCTAATCTTAAAAATAAGTCTAAAAACGGTACAAAATCGAATGTCAACGATTTTTTTGTCCGAGCATTCCAACGTTAAATTTTTTGTTATTAATGCAATAACAAAAAAAAGAGCTCCGACCAGGATTCGAACCTGGGTTGTCCGAGTCAGAACCAGACGTGATAACCACTACACTATCGGAGCACTCAAGCCTCATTTGCGGATCGAACGCAAGACATTTCGCTTACAAAGCGAACGCTCTAACCACTGAGCTAAGAAGGCAAAAAAAACACATCCCCACAGATGTGTTGGTGATTCAGGAAACAATAGTAGGTATGTATCCCGGCGTGTACTTTGCACTTATACTTGACCGTTCACCCGTCGGCGAAACGTATAAAACAATACATACTTACTCCATTTATAACTATCTGGATAATCTAGATTGCGCAACACACAGATGCTATAATCCGTCTCCTTCCTCCCCAACATTTATTACGATATTTATTTAAGTAGTTTTTTTTACAATCAAGTTTTCAATTGCATCTTTTAATGGACCTGAAATTTCACTACACATTCGATCGATGCGAAATACCATCAAGTATCGCCTATAAAATACATACACTCCGAATAACAGTATGAGTAGATCAATCGGTGAGTATTTTACAAATACCATTTTTACTATAGTGATGAAGTACAAAATTACATACCCGATTACAAATTCGTCGTTATCTAATATTGAAATGGCTGCTAGTGAAGATTGCATAATTGAGAGATATAAAGGTAATATTTTACTATATTTGAATTTAATTAATTGGTTCAATTTTTCTATATATCAGTTAAATACTGCACTGTATTTTGTAGTGTGTAGAATATACTACCAAACAAAATACTCTTTAATGTAATCCCATAAAAGTTAATGTTTCCGTCGGAATTGTATACAGAGAGAAACGAAAAGTTCCGATAAAACATGGTATTCATTAATGGCATCTGGAATATGAAAAACATAAGTGCAACGAGGATCGGTGTCTGCAAATCGGATAGGATCTTGTCGACCATACTTGTCTTGTCTTTTCTGTTCTCATGTCTTCTTATATTCTCGTGAGTTACCTCTTCGTAGTCCTTTACATAATCGCTCGTCAACTTCGTGCGGGGAATATAATTTGGCTGGACCTCTTCGTCTTGTTGGTACATACTTTGGTCCATAGGAATGTCACGGGAAGGGAGTCGCATTTGGGGATTTTCTTCTTGAAACCGAACTTTGGAGTCCGGTTTAGATTGCGGTAGAGGCATTACATTTGGTTGTAATGAATTACCATAAGGATTCGGATGAATATTCATGGGAGCATATGTTGGAGCCTGATCGGTCGGCACCCGCATTGTTATATTTTCAGGCAGGTCATCGATTCGGGTGGTACTTTCCATTTGATTTTATAATATATTAAATTATCTAAAATCAAATTCTCTGACGAATAGTATTCCCCTAAAATAAACCAGATTTAGGTGGCACCGGTTCTGTAGGAGGCGAGGTTACATCAATTACCCTTTTAATAGGATCGCATTTCGCGGACTTTGTACTGTATTTGTAGCACTTCTCGTCATGTTTATAAATCTTGTCGTCGATATCGCTTATAACGGGACCATTAAATGTAAGGCATTTATCGCCCGTACACACTTGTCTAAACAGTGTGGCTACTCCAAGTCCGAGTAATACTGAAATAAAGAATCGCCCCATTTCAGTGGTTAATAATCGCTTAAAATTCATACTTGTATATGATAGTTGTAGAATTTAATAGGGGGAACCAAGGTTCCCCCTTACCCCTTCCTTTCAAGGGATCATCTGTTATCTGAACCGGGCAAGAGCCCCCTCACTGACTTGGTTCATCGAAAGGGAGGGGTTCGAGGAACCGTAGGTTCCCTGACTAGGTTCCCCCTGACTAGGTTCCCCCTGACTAGGTTCCCCCCTGACTAGGTTCCCCCTGACTAGGACTGAACTGGAATCTTGGATATATCCTTTTCATTATCCGGACATTTGACTTCTTGTTCTACTACAGAAAAACAACTGTTCGTCTTGTCCTTATACTGAAGTATACCAGCGTTCTCATGTGTAGGATAAACTACTATCTTTCGTTTGTCTGGGGTTGTTATGTAAACTGCGAATATTCCGAACGCTAAACTAACTATAAACACGTAAACATTTATGTATTTCAATATATTCATCGTTATATATATTTTGTCGTTATTTTATTTTCTTACTCTTGTCTTTTTTCTTTGACTCCTTGCTTTTGATTTTATCGGTCGACGGTTTTTCAAACTCAGCAATTAGTTTATCGTCGTCTAACTTCTGTTGTGCCGAACTACGAGCCTGCGTCTCAGCACCAGGTACGCGATATACATAATTTTCGGTTTCAGCGGAAACCTTTTCAAACACGCAGTGTGCGTTTTTATTCGCCTCCATCTTCTTACGCATTCGCTCTTTGATCGCTTCCTTCTTCGTCATTCGGTCCATTGCATTTGTGTCTACACGCATATTCTTACCTGCAAATTGCTTGAATAAATCGTTTAATTTATCTGCTCCTCCTCCCATCTCTTTCATCTTTGCCATAATGTCACCTGCCTCTTTCATGATCTCATCCTTTGAAATCTCACCACTATCCATCTTCTCTGTCAATCTATCGCCAACTTTCTTGACTAATCCCATCATCTTCTTTGGGTTCTTCATCAGATTCTTCAACACATCTTGCGTGCTACCAGTTGTTTCGCCTACGAGGTCATTAAAATCGCCGGATATTTCCTCAGCGAGCTCTTTCGCAAGCTTGCCGATCTTACCATCAAATACGCCTTTCAGATGTTCGTGAATGTCCTCCATATTTGGAATACCATCTTTAGGATCAAATGTAAATTCTTGGCGGTTTCCATCGTCTGGTGCAGTTTCCGCAGTTTTCCCCATATCTTTGAAGAAGTCTCCCAGCCCCTCCATTGTTTCTTTTAACTTATCTTGTAACGTGTTTTCATCGATGCCGTCAAAAATACTGGCCGCGTCACCAAATTTGGACTTGTCGTCAATCGAACCAATCGTGTTAAACAACATCAACTGTAAATATTTCCAAATGGTCTTCTTTGTATTATCACTTACGCCTTCACAGTTGAATAAAATCTTGAAATTTACATCTGGTAAGAACATTGTATTTACTTCGCTACTCAACACGAAAATTTCCGCATTTTGATACATGATATCGAAAAAACGTTCCGGGAAAACGGTAAGACAGTACGCGAACAATGTCTGATATTCTTCAGTTGTTGCGTCGGTCCACTTCGACCAGAAATGGGAGAACTCAGGAAACGTCGTCGTCAGATCGATGGTAAAATCATGAATGATAGTCTTAAAATTATCTATATTCGCCATAATATTTATATTATCTAACCCACCTATTTATATATTATTTTTGATACAATCTATTTTATATTTGTTTTCTAATATAAATATAAAATGCGTGTCGGTATTGTAAATATGTACTCTTATAAATTACGACATTATTTACCGAATGCATTGGCTTCGATAGGCTATGACATAACCGTGGTGGATTCGGACGACGATTATATTGATATAATTAAAAGTTCTCGTATTACCCATTGGATTTTTACTGGATCTGATTTGGATGTTATGAAGAAAAAGTCTCCGGTATTGGATCTTGAAATACTAAAGATGAAAAACAAGCGTTTTTTACTGATTTGTTATTCAATGGAAAGTGTTTTACAACAACTGGGGTGCCATCTGATAAAGCGCCCTAATGCAATAAAAGAGCGTTTCGACCTTGTTATGAATGGAGTCCAACTTAGAGCTTATAGGAATCATTACACGTATGTAGTACCAGAAAGCATAAAACGTGGTATGCGACTTTTAGCAACATATAAAGGTGACACCATGACAGTATCATACAAAAATCTAATGATGACACAATGGCATCCAGAGATAACAAAAGATGGTAATGTATTTATGAAGGAATGGTTAACTAACAGCATGTAAAATATATTGGTATGGTATATAGTGATGTCTAATATTCCAAAATTAAAGAATGATTTTAATTTAATACTACGTTTACGTAATGAATTACAGACAAAACGTGATACGCTAACTGAGAAACTTGACGAAATACGAGAACAATACAATGATTTGATAAAACAAAATCCTAAGAAGATATATTTGTATTGTCTGGACTCTCTTTATTTTCAATATAAGATTTTGCGAGTAGAATTAGAGCAATTTCAGAAAACAATTTCGCTTATATTCAACCGAATGTATGGCGACTATTATAAATTATATAATATAATACAGGCACAGTGTAAGGATAATAACATCGATATACTATTGTCGGGCGAAAATGTAGTAGTGTATAAAGATTTGGATCCACTTTTGGAATATAATTTAGACGACCTTGTTCTCGTTCATAAAATTATAGTTGATACGCTGAATAAACTAAATGTCTTGTATATGTCGAAACAAGATGAAATTAATAACCATAATTCAAATATGCGTGTTGGGTTCTCCGTTACCAGTTTTATATCTACTTTGTCTTATGAGAATAAACTGCTCGGCGAACAGATGAGTTTATATTCCGATTATCTATCGTTTTATCATTCGTCACAACGTAAATATTTCGATAAAGCGTTATATAAAATTAATACTTTTATGAGAGAAATCGAAGATGATATTTTAACTAATCATAAGACGTATAAAACCGAGACTATCACAATTGTTGAATCTATAGTAGGAGAACCGGATTTAGATTTGGTAGTTGCCGAGAAAAAAATAGAACCAGATGTCGAGAAAAACATAGAACCTGTTACCGAGAAAAAAACAGAATCAGATGTCGAGAAAAAAATAGAACCAGTTGCCGAAATAAAACCAACCCAAGCTGTTGAAGTAAAACCAGAAGTAATTGAAACAAAGCCAGAAGTAATTGAGACAAAATTAGAACCTAAAATCGGAGAACCGAAACAAGAAGATGAGAAACTAGAGGAAGACGATGATTTTCAGACAGTTGGGCGAAGCAAAAATGGTAAGAATAAAAAGAGATAAATTTCTATGTATTAGTATATAACACATGGAAAAAACGAAACCCTCCGATACTCAGTCGGACACGGCCGAAAGTAAAACAGATTCCACAGTAGGAAAGAACGTCAAGCATGTGAAATGGTCTCCCGAGAATGAAGTTATCATGGTAGAGTGGTGTGATGTAGCACAATGTTACAAATGGTTAAATTCGAGAGCACATGCAAAACTAAGTTACGCGCATGCTTGGTTTACTATACCCGCTATTACATTATCCACTATAACCGGGACTGCATCCTTCGCACAATCCAGTCTACCGATTGATATGCAAGCGTACGCCCCAGCGATAATCGGTTCAATAAACATTTGTATTGGAATTTTATCGACAATACAACAGTATTTAAAGATTTCCGAACTAAATGAAGCGCACAGAGTATCAGCTATATCTTGGGATAAATTCGCGAGAAATATACGAATTGAACTAGCAAAGGATCCCGATGAAAGAACCGACGCCGGGCAATTCTTGAAGATATGTAGAATGGAATTCGACAGACTAATGGAGACTAGTCCAGCCATACCACAGAAGGTTGTGCTTGAATTCAATAATGTATTTCAAGGTAGACCAGGTTCAAAGGAGCGAAAGCGATTCGATGAATTACGTAAACCCGATATATGTAATACGATAGTTACATCTAACGAAAGTCGTCATCACTGGTATAAGGAAATCGAACACATCGAACATAAAACCGACGATGACGATCACACAATAGATATAGAATTGATGGAATCAATAAAAAATAAGCACGAAGAAGATCAAACACGTATACAGGAATTGTTGAAAAAGGTACGTGAAAAGGAGGATGCTGAATTGACCGTAAAACGCAAGCAAAGTGTAGAAGCAATTCAGCAAGAATCTAAAATACAGGCGGATCGCGAAAAGCTACAAAAATATATAAATGCGTTTATGGAAACTGTTGGTAGAAGTCCTCACATAGACGAAGTCACTGATAACATGAAAGATTCTGTAAGCAAAGATGCTATAGAATCATTTAGAAATGTTTTATGAAGCGTAAATCAAAACTATAACAGAGAACATTGATACCCATATACTTATCATAATTGCATAACGAGATAGGTAAATCTTCTTATATTTATATAATAAACCTAAAATTGCGGGTATTGTAAATATAAGAGTTGCAATATACACTTTACGTAAGAAATTCTCAGTGGTTGCAGGTCTTTCGTTTTTCCAATAGAATAAAAACAAAACGGGTAATGTAATCCAGTAAAATACTTGTATGAATACTTTCATAAATGCAGATTCGGTGGGCGTTTTATATGGTTCGTCCGTTGGTATTAATTGCCATAATCCATATAATACTGGTAACTCCTTTTCATCGATTTCGTCTACGCTCATATATATTACTAAATTATATATAAAATTAACATAAAGCGAAAGTTGTATAGTAAACTATAGATCGGTTATATACAACACAAATGGCATATGAAGACGTACATGTAAGCGATAATGAGAGTGATAATGATAGCGAGAGCGAGATTGACGCTGAGTCAACTGTAGAGTCTATCGCCGACTCTACCGCGAGCGCAAAGCGTATGTCAAGGAGACAATATCAGAAGGCATTAAAGTTGTCCGATCCAGATTATTACGTAACCACTCGGCGATCTGGTTCAAGGATGAAGGATGTTGAGTTGTATTCTACGCGATGCAATCCTGGACGCTTGATCCGAAATCCGATTATTGGTAGTCGCACTAACGATCGTGTGGGTACTCTAGCTGAGCGCACATACTTTCGTGTTAGAATGACAACAATCGGGGATGGAATTGAACCTGTCACGTTGTATTATGATTCTCCGGAGACGTATGAGAAGCATATGCATACTAAGGTATCTAAGGATATTAAGAAGGAATGGAGAGCTAGGTCCAACATTTAGTCGCAAGATATAATATCTTTATATTATATAAATGTCAACCGGTCAACCCATTTTAACTGGATTAAATAATGGTATATTAAGTGGTAATAAAGCTATGCCAGCGAAAGATATCACTTCGGATGGTAATAGTTCATTTTCTATGAGTCGACGTAGTTATGCGAGAGTAATGCCATTAACAACGCAATCTAACGTAATACAACAAGAGAAGAAATGGTTCGGTAACAGGGATGCTTCGCAAGTAACTGCGAATGCCAGAGTAAGTCAGGTAGGCATAGGCTCATCAAATACAGCACAGTCTGCGTTCTCGTTTAAATCTAGTACTGAGACAAATTCAGAGCGCCAGGCTCTAAATCGCGTACGTGGCGGAGGTAGGGCCGTTGCACCGATGAAAGCTACTATGAGTAATAAGATATTATAAATTTTTTATCCACCATATTATATATAATATGGCGGACATGATAACATTTAATGGCGTGCCAGTTGTCACATATGGTTTAACTGGAGTTATGATAGCTGTCTTGACTACAATGACGTTTGTTGATACAAAGAACCAATCTAGCGAAATTATTGCTACGGCATCGGTTCCATCCTTTGTTAGTAGTGTGCTAACTCCGACCGCACCTTCATTTATTGAAACTGTTACAGCCAAAATAAGCACACCTTCTATTATGGGATCGTTTACAGGAAAAAAAGAGGAACCTTCCATCATGGAATCACTTACAGGAAAAAAGGAAGAACCATCTATTATGGAATCAATTATTGGTAAAAAAGAAGAGCCTTCAATGTTAGAATCAATTATAGGCAAAAAAGAAGATCCTTCTATGCTAGAATCGTTAACTGGTAAGAAAGAGGAACCCTCTTTAATGGAAAAGATAACGACACCCATCGCTAGATTAGTAGAGGATGAAGAGGAAGACGAGGGTTACGTACAAAGAAAGGGTGGATCTAAGAAAAATAAGAACAAACGCAAGAATAAGCGCACTCGGAAATCCAAGTAATTCTGTTATATGATTTCGACTTTTGCCATTTTTATACAAGGGTTATTTTTCTCAAATAGTTCGCGCCCATAAGATCTATAATCAAACGTGCAAACATGCCCTCCAGTAAATTCTGTATCCGTTTGTTTTGGTATTTTACATGTCGAACAAAACGAGCGGTATTTATTTTCAGAGTCTCTACATTTACAAGCAAATCCGAATAGTCCAATCTTTTTTTTACACTCACTACACTTGGTTTGTCTCTGATCCATTATTTAGTTAAATGTACTATATAACATTTACATTATTGTAACAATCAATTTTACTAACACGGTAAAATTGATTATAAAATTTATAATATTTATTTAAAACACAAAACACCAAAATGAACAACGATACAGTTAAGAGGGATAAAGTCAGGGAGGATAATCTAAAGGAAGCATTCCAATTTGGTGGGGCTACATCCGCATTTACACGATTTAAGAAGCCCTGTCAAGTTCAAGAACAGCCACAGATCGACTCAATTACAAACACACGTTCTAACCGCAAGACTGCATTTGCTCGAATTAAACAACTATTTAGTCTACAAACGTAGATCATTATATCAAACTAAGCCTGTTGGTACAACGATTAAACAATAGGTTAATTTCCATTACATTCGAGCCGAGTGCAGTATCGTCTGGAATAAACGATACGTTTCCTGCCTTCCAACATAATATAGCCGGAATACCATTTACCATCTTTTTAGTCTTTAGAAACGCATACAATTCGAAATTTTCGTCTACATCAATATCACAGCATACAACTTTACTTCCATATACACTTGTAATTTGGTCCATCAATCCATGTACCAAATTGGCGATTTGCTGACAAGGTCCACACCATGTTGCACCAAGCTTTAAAATTACAATACCTGTATTTTTCGCTAGGATCTCGTTAAATCCGGCGATACCATCAAATTCGGTGATAATCGTCATTATTTCCTTTAATATGTATACATTATATTTTCTATATCTTTTTTTATATAAAACTAATAGTATTATATGTGTATATGTCGAATCACAATCTAAATATTAGCATGTATTCTCTCGAGGAAATACTTGGACTGTTTGATCTGACATACGATATAGAGTTGGATGGCATAAAAAAAGCAAAGAAAAAGGTTCTTATGTTACATCCAGATAAGTCTCGCCTATCTTCTGAGTATTTTATATTTTATAAGCAAGCATTCGAGATTATAGTACGATATTATGAGGAACAGACACGACATAAACGGACTGGATCTACAGTTTATTCACAAATTAACGAAACAGATAAGAATGTAAAACGAACCATCAGTGGAATCAAAACCGAAGACTTCCAGAAGAAATTTAATGAATTATTTGAAAAGAATGCAAGCGTAAAACCAGACTCAGGTAAAAACGAATGGTTTAAAAATGATGAACCATTATATAATAATCTGGAGAACGTTTCGGTCCAAAATATGGGACGTGCATTCGATAATATTAAATCATTAGTTGTGCGTAATACAGATATTCAGACACTCGGTGGCGGCGGGACTAGTCTATATAATGATGATACTGATGATAGTTATGTTACATGTGACCCGTTCAGTAAGTTAAAATTCGATGACCTACGCAAAGTTCATAAAGACCATACTGTATTGGCAGTTAGTGAACGTGACTACGAATCCGTAAAAAAATACAGTTCTATGGACCATTTGATTCAAGAACGTGGTCGCGACAAATTAACTCCTATGGAGAAGAGCGATTCGGAAAAGATGATGGAGACTAGACAAAAAGAACGAGAACATGCTATAATGCGAAAACAACATGCTGCCACAATACAGGCTATGGAGAACGAAAAAAAAGGCAGAGTAATGTTAGGCAATTTCCTTAGGCTCGGTAACTAATGACTTTTTGATTTGTACTATCTCATCCTGTAACGATTTCACAATTCGATGTAATTCATCTACTTCTTTACGTATATTATTCTCTATAGGAAGTGGCGTGTGTACATCCAATTCTCTCTGTTTCATTTGCTGCTTTAATAATTCGTCCATATTTTCAATGACTCCATCACCAAGCGGTTCTTTAAAATTTGGTTCAGGTGGTAACTCTTTTTTAATCATCTTATCGTAGTCTTGTTGTCGATCCACAAACTGCCTAGTGTATGATTCTTGTTTTTCTGTATTTTGCTTAAGTAAATTTATCATATAACTGATTGTGTCCTTATTCAATTGTCTTAAATCATATTTAACGTTCATATTTTGCTGATAAAACGTACCAAGTATGTTTTTAAACCACTCTTGTTGCTGGTTTGTTGGGATTTTTTCATGTAGCAATTGTATTTTTTGTATAGTCGACCATAAAATAGTTTGATTTTCAATACTGATATAAGATGTCATAATACAGACGTTTTGTAATTTACCTTTACATAATTATATTTATAAAATATAATTACGCAATTATTCTTCTTCCTCTTTTTCCTCAGCTCTTGTTATTTTCTCTAGCTTCTTTATGTTGTTTGTTTTGGTGTTACCAACTTCTAGTTTTTTTATAAAAACTATATTGTCTTTGTCTGTTATAGTGTTGCCAAAATCGTCCATTTTTGGATCTTTCGGTCTAATTTCAGCTAGGCCTTCATCCACTAAATTCATATTATAATTCAAATAATCCAAGAATGGAAACGCAGGTCTTGCTATTATTAGTTTATATAGTAAATCAGTATTGCTTGTATCTAACTTCGATTTACGGACTACTACAAATGCCTTTTCGTTTGATGTAAATCCCCCTTTTATAGTTTTTCTTCTCTTATTTTGAGATATCTTATTCTTGTATGTTTTCATAACTATAATATACAGATATAATTTTACGAGCGGAAATATTCGGATCGTAGTTTTTCCACATATTTGTCTGGGATACGATGTCGTTTGAAAAATGTAATTTTTTGTTTTATATTCTTAAATGTCTTATCTTCGTATTTATTCGTAAGCATTGTAACTAGAAAGAATAACGAATACATTCCACATTCTGTATTACTATATTGGTGTTCGAACGCACCATTTGAATCGACTTTAAATCTTATATGTAACGCCTTTGCTTGTTTTTGTATACGTGCGATTAAAACCTCAACTTCGCGTGGCATGCTATTTCCTGCACTATCAAAGTAGAACATGTATTTGTTTTTAACGTCTATATACAACGAGACCCAATGAGAACCCGATTTAGTATGATCGTCTAAATTGAATATAATTCCTATTTTCGTCTTACCTTTTTTGATATAATCGGCCAATGAAAATTTACATAGAGAATCCTCAACACACGTATTACTATTAATCCTGTAATCAAAATCTATATAGGATGGACCCAAAAATACAAACTCCTTGTATGCGTTTACATATTGCATAATAACATTCAATATGTCTGTATCTGACAACCATTCGTTAATATTCAATTTCCACTCAGATGGTTGTTTTGGCACAAATGCGTGTTCCTCGATCTCTTGTCTTTTCTCATTATCGGCTATCTTCGAAATTACGCATTTGTCATCGTTCGAACATTCACTCATTACGTCGCGCACCGATTGATTCCCTTCAAATATAACATCGCCTAATAATGGTTTTGTAAGACAGCTATTATTCGTCAACGTTTTCCCTGTTAATGCTGGATTACAATTGTGGTGTATTTTTTTTGTAGTACCTCGCGATTTCTTTTTGTTTCTATTGACGCGGGTTCTCATTATACTATATTTACATATTTTTTTTAATTGCGCCTGCACCCCAAAATGATTTAATGGGTTCACAATTACCAAACATTACATCCTCTTCTGTATCCTTTTCATATTTAGGTTCCTCTTCTAGTTTTTTCATTTCGATAAATCGAATACAGGATTTTACGTAATTTGAAAATGCCTCATCTAATTCTGTTGAATTTTGCTTATTACGATCATCCAAATATTCCTCCGTTATTTGCATAATAATGTCTCTATATTTCGCTACATTTTCCTGATATTCTTGTATCTCCTCGTATTTACTCGGATCTTTGATCGATAGATACTTGTTATATTGTGTTTTATTCATTAATAACTCGAGTGTTATTTTGTCTATCCCGTCCATTAATATATTATATCTAATATATTAATCTCGTTATTTTACAATTGTTTTTCTAGTTTTATTGTTTTTCTGTTTTTCCTTTTTCTCTTGTTGTTCCAATCTCTTCTTCATGGTCGCAGCGTCTTTTTGTGCTTTCTTCTCTTGTTTCGCATCTTCTTTTTGTGCTTTCTTTTCCTGTTTCGCATCTTCTTTTTGTGCTTTCTTTTCCTGTTTTTCAGTCTCCTTTTGTAGTTTCTTTGTCTTATTCGCGGCCTCTTTTTGTGCTTTCTTTTCCTGTTTCTCTGCCTCCTTTTGTAGTTTTTTGGTATTATTTGCAGCAACCTTTTGTAGTTTATCTGCGGATTTCTTCTCAATCTTCTCTTTCGCTTCTACTAACTGGTCTTTCATAATACCAGTATACTTAGTAACCAAGTCTTTTAACACATCATGTTTAATTTCATCTACGTAATTATCTTGTACTCGTAATTGTTTGCGTAATAGCTTTTCTGCTTTATCGATTTCGCGTTTCTCCATGTTCTCGTCCTTCAATTGGACCTTAAAATCTTTATGAAGAGAACGTGTGCGCTTCTTTTTGGCCTTCTCGATCGATTTGCGTGTTTTGTTTACTATAATAACTTGTTCTCCGAATGTCTTAACGTTGTGTCGCTTTACCGTCTTAGCTTTTTTCTGTGTGTCTTTTATAACAAGTTTGACAACACTTCTTTCTAGATCATTCAGATTCGTTTTCAACATCATCTTCAATTCCGATATTTTTACCTTGAAACTATTTTCGCTTATCTTCAACATTTTTTCCATTTCCACAATTTTATTATCTTGTTCTTTAATTGCATGCATATATGATTGTATGTCCGGGTGTTCTTTTAATAATTCCGATTCAGTGCGTATGGTTTTACCACATTTGGTCTTAATGTTGTAATAAGTGCCTTGTTTAAATTTCTCATATTCTTCGGGATGAGCTTGTACTCTTTTCAATATCTCAGCTATATTTTTTGTTTTGAATAACTTCTGCGATTTTATAGATTCGCGTATCGCTTTAATTTCATCCTTGATACGCGTAACTTCCACCTTGGCATCGGTTACTATATTTCGCATATTACTTTTTGCTATCTTCTCGCATGCTTTTTTCATATCGGGGGTGTCGCTATACTTCGCACACTCCGCTTTGAGAACCTTAAATTTATTCACATCTAAATCACCCAATTCTCCCTTTATCTCCGTATTTGCGTTCTCAATCTTATCTTTTAACTTCACTATATCAGAATTCACTAACTCTCTAACGGTTCGCTTATCGAATGCATTAATATCATCCATCGCTGCAAGTGGCACCTTGATTTGATGTATAATCGGTTGTGAGAATTGCCGGGCGTCCTTTTCGCGATTCAAGTAACTCACATATCCCGCCGTATCATCCAAATATTGTTTTAGACCTATAACGGAGAACTTACCACTATCCATTTCTAAGTATTTATTTGTAAACTCATCGAAATCAGTCGGCATCTGTTCTCCCATCGGCTTACATAGATTGATTAATTTAATCATCTCCATTGGGTTTGTAGTTATGGGGGTAGCCGTCATAAGCATAAGACGCACGGAGTTACGACCAGATACAGCATACGAGTTCAATAGCGACTCTTGTAAAGCACCCATGTCAGGTCGCTCGATAGACGACAAGTCACCGCCACCATATAACTTATGGGCTTCGTCGATTATAATCAGAGTTTTACGAAGAGGATCAGCGGTACCATTAATCTTGACAAGCGTGTCATATAGTTTATTACGCTTGCTAACCAGGTTACTGAATTGCTTGTAAGACATCGGACGGATTCGCCAAGAAGATGATAGTAACTTCATTCGTTTGGGTTGCTCGGATGGTATAGCAATTTCGTTAGCAGATAATTTGGTACGGATAACTTCGTGGCACACTTGATCGAACATGTTTTTCCATATGTCATTTTTTAGTGTTGTTCTCGTAACCCATAATATCGTGTACCCCTCCTTTTCGAATTCATTCGACGCAGCCGCAATTGCGGAACATGTCTTTCCGGAACCGGTAGAGTGCCAAAGGAGCATACCCTTCACTGGGTTGGAAGGTACGAAATAATTTTTCAAGAAATCTTGGGTAGGGGTTAGCGTGATAACAGAGGGCGCACCTCCCGCAAGTGCAGAATCTTCGTCATATGTGAGAGGTAGACGTGTAGCCGAATCTCCATATACATAACCACCCGTTGATTTCACACCACCTCCATATACATAACCACCCGTTGATTTCATGCCACTATCCTCTGTAGGGGGTTTACGGGGGACGGTGTCCCCCGTACATAGGTTCTCCATTTTTGCCTTTTCCCATTTATATTTTCCGAAGTTCTCATTAATATGTTTCTTTAGTTCATCGTGTTTCATTCGTTCACCAGTCTGTTGGATTTGAGGAATGGCTACCAGTCTCTCTGCCATCGCAAATGCGAGTTCGATTGGCATATCACCACGGACGACTATCGGTGACAAGTCATCGCGGACTATGACTTTACGTTTCGCACCACCATTTACAGAGAACGTATGAATGTTCTCGTTTAGATCATGGTCGACCGATCCCATTATGGTTGCTCGTTCGAGTTCTCCTGTGAACGCGTATAATCGCAAATCCAAATTCATAGCCTTCATGTATAATTGGAATGTTGTCTCTACATTACCCATCAAACCGCGCACATCGCTAGGTATCACCATGTCATATATAAATACATGTAGCGGCCACCCCATCGTAGGGTGGAATTGTAAACCCTTTTGACCGCATGTTCTCGTACCACGACCTATAACCTGTTTTTGGTCCGCGGCGGTGGATGGGGGTTCGAATATATGTATATATTTAATATCAAATAAATCAATTCCTTCTTTGAATCCACTATCCATAACTATAATGCGTGCGTTCTCTCCATGTACGTTATTGGGTCTTTCGTTGAACCTAGCCAGTATGTCCTTTTTAGTGACAACGCTGATCGGTTGGTCGAACACAGTTACCGACGACAATAGATAAAAATTGTTACCCTTTGTCTTTTGTAATTGGACGTCAGATAGCATCTGGATCTTTCCGAACTTCTTCTTACCGCTACTGGTTGGTTCGGCTTTGTAACCGAGTGTCATGCCAGTCGCAATTAGAGCGGACGCGATTAGCTTGACGCCATAACTATTCGATTTAAGATCGGTGAAAATCAAATGTTTGAAATGGGTACCATGTTCTCGCATGTCACTGTCATCCAACGATTTTATTTTCTGTAGGAGAACCTGTAATTTAGGGGAATGTGTATTAATATCAGCCAAAAGGACACTTGGGTCACTTGCATAATCTACTAAATTATGTTCTTTCTTGGCTTTCGACCAATTCGAACGTTTTTTAACACATTCTGCATTGAATACGACGTTTGTGTCTGTTTTCATGGTGTCCTTCGTACGTTTTATCCTATCCTCAATCGGAGTTCCGAGAATACTCGATGCATGAGTAGATGGAATAGACAGTTCGGTAGAAGCATACGAAACAGAAGATGTCGGCGTTGTTGATGCGTTAGATGTAACCGTGCTTTCGGACATTGTTTGCCAACTGCTACTCATTATATATAATCCACAGATTATAATATTATATAATAGTATAGAAATGAGTAGTCTAGGAGGAGGTCTGCAAGGTATATCCGTTAAACAAACTGCAAACAGCGTTCGTAATAGCGATCATGTGATGGCGCGCAGGATTTTGCGTAGCTCGTGGAATAACAGCAACGTTACCAGTGATAGGAAAATCGGGGCTTTCCGTGCGGTAAACAATTTAGGTGATGTTCTGAATCGCCAGAATTACTCGTGTGGTGGACCCAATCAGGTGAATTCGCGCCCGGGAATACATGGAGGAGGGGGCGGAATCCCTCAACAATGCGATGGAACCGGTATCGCCGCCGCTTCGTGCAATCCCAAGTTCGTTCCCGATTCGTCTGATTACGTCAAGTTCAAGAAACAGCGCGCACTTAGCCAGAACTACAATGATAGTAAATTTGGTGGAGATCAATCCAACGCGTCGTATAGTTCAATGATGAGTGTCCGGCGTTAAAAAAATTCGCATAATAGTATATATAATACGAATGAATAAGTATTTAGTAGAGTTTTTAGGCACACTTCTGTTTATCTATGTGATTTTGGCTACTGGTAATCCTCTTGCGATTGGTGCTACGCTGGCATTGGTTATTCTGATCGCGGCTCCTATATCAGGCGGCCATATTAATCCGGCCGTCAGTATCGTTATGGCCTCGGCTGGCAAGATTGAGGTTACAGAGCTTTTACCATATGTGGTATCTCAGGTTCTCGGTGGGTTGGTAGCACTCGAGCTTTACAAGCGTTATAAGATGTAGTCAGGGAACCTACGGTTCCCCGAACCCCTCCCTTAGTTGTGGATTTTAGGGAGGGGGTATCGGGTTACATGAGAGATTTTATTATGTTAGTGAGGGGCGTGCGGGGGGCGTCAGCCCCCGCAAAAATTGATCTATAAATTTATATATAGATCAAGTGTAAAATACCCAAAATAAAATGAATTGCGAAATCTGCACCGAGCCGTTTACAAAGAGACGTCAGAACGTCAAATGTCAATATTGTGATTTCGGTGCTTGTACTGACTGTTACAAGACGTATCTACTAAGCCGGTCCAAACCAAAATGTATGTCGAATGAATGTACGGGAGAATGGTCTAGAAAACACCTCCGGGATAATTTCACACAGGTCTTTATTTCGAAGGAGTTGAGAGAACATCAGAAAAATATTCTGATAGAGACACAGATGGCTCTGATGCCGGAGACTCAATTGGTAATAGAGGAGATTAAACGCGTAGCAAGAATAAATAAGAAAATCACCGCGCTCAGACAAGTATGGAATGAGAAGCGTGAAGCAAATGCAAAATTCGAAGGCGAGAAAATGGGAGAGTATAATCGTAAGAAAAAGGCGATCACTGACATGAGGAGTTGGCACACAGGATATTACGGTACTCAGTTTGTAGACCAATTGAAACGAGCCGTAGAAACGTTCAGTAATCCAGACAACTTAATGCCAGATGATGGGTTAACTGCCACTATGAATGATATAATTGCCAAATATGATATGATAGAAAACCAAGTGAAAACGAATGCTACCACTATAGAAGCGTACAAGATAATAAGCTATCCGGAATGGGAGGATTATATATCACGACGTGATACAGAGATGAGTGAGATCTCAAATGAAATAGAAAGACTTCGTAGAAGACGTGACAACGGTGCGAAAAGACACCGCGCCGAATTCGTGAAGAAGTGCGGAGATCCCGAGTGTCGTGGCTTCCTATCCACACGATGGAAATGCGGTCTATGTGAGAAAATGACTTGTATAGATTGTCATGAGGTTAAAATAGATGAAGTCCAGCATGTTTGCGACCAGAATTGCGTTGCGACAATCAAATTGCTTAAAACTGACACCAAAGACTGCCCGCAATGCCAAGCGAGCATTTTCAAAATCGATGGTTGCGATCAGATGTGGTGTACGCTTTGTAAGACTGGATTCAGTTGGTCGACGGGTAAGATCGAAATGAAGCTCCACAATCCACATTATTATGAGTGGCGGCGTCAGAATGGCGGACTAGACCGAGAACCAGGTGACAATCAACAGTGTGTGACTCCAGAAGATATACTAATGAACGTTATCAATCAATCAGTCATGGACGAAGGTGACGAATTGGATGAACTGATTGAAAAATGCAGACGGTGCGTACACATATCGGCTTATAATCATAATCCTAGAATTCCAGACTATGAGGCTGACAGAATCGAATATCTAAACCAAACAATAAACGCCGAACAATTCAAGTCTACTCTCATACGTGTATCTAAGGCATACTCTAAAAAGCAAGAACTATACACAGTGTATGAGTTGCTAGTGACAACATTTACTGATATAATGCGTCGCTACTGTGCTAATATGGAGGATGTTACGGTGTTAAATGAACTGAATACTATAGTGGACTATGTCAATGTATGCTTCGCTGACATAGCGTATTCCTATGGATGCACTTCAAAACACGTAATTGACTACGACATGGGCGTATCCAAAGTTTCAATGAAGAAAACAACTATATAGAAACATGGTACGATATATTGTATTATATGCTGGCACAAATCTTAGAGCAAATAACTACTAATAAAACGGGAGTGGAGATAGGCGGTCCATCGGAGAGTGGCGGACTAATTTATAAATACTCAACAAAGATGGATAATGTAATTTTTTCTCGTGAAACCGTATGGTCGTCGCACACCAATAACACTTACAATTACTATTATGGTAAAACTGGTAATGTGATTATAAACGACGCCGTAAACATTACTGGCGTAGGTAATGAGGTATACGATTTCGTTTTTTCATCTCATTGTCTGGAACACATCGCAAACCCAATTAAAGCGTTAAAGGAATGGATGCGAATCATAAAGACTGGCGGCCATGTGATTTTAATTTTACCAGAGAAAACCAAGTGTTTCGATCATAAACGCGAAACGTCAAAATTTTCGGTTCTACTATCACAATACGAGAAGGATGTGGGTGAAGATGATCTATCGACCCTGCCTGAGATTCTAAAAAATCATGATTTGGCATTAGACCCACCCGCTGGAGATCTCGGAAATTTCGCGAGAAGAAGTTTGGATAATTATAACAACCGATGTCTGCACCATTATGTGTATAGCCCGGAACTACTCAAGGAACTATGTAAGTACATTGGGTGCGAATTTATATATACCATTACATATGGACTGGATATTTGGTTTATTATGAAAAAAAATAAGGAATCGTAGGTTCCCCATCCAGAGAGGGGTCATCTCTTACATCATTACTACTCGGTTACTAGCTTATTCACATCGATGAATGCGATGATCTTCTTTTCATCACCAAATGAATGGCCTGATTTAGGATTCTTTGTAAAATACTGAACTATACGCGGGTCTGGAATTTCATCGTTACCCAAATTATACGCCAAAAGAAGCTCGCGTAGTCCATAAAAGCACTGCCGATGACACAGGTCTAACCAACCATTTTGGACCATACCCTCGCCACAATAAGTACACTTAGAGGAAGACATTGGATAGAGATAGAGAGAAGTTGTTATTGTTTTATAGATAAAACAATAATATCATAAATCAATTTTTGCATTAACGTAGTTTTTTAACAAATACCTGTGATTCTTTCACTCCCAATACCGATATTCGCTTATGATAACCCGATGCAAATCCATCTATGCCTCTCTGAGTTAAATCAGGTCCTCCCCATCCATAATCATCGAATATCATAATACCTCCAATTTTTAACTTCCTAAAACTGAGGACGGCATCCTCTAATACATATTCCGGTTCGTGATTTCCGTCTATGTAAATTATATCGAAAAACGCATCGGGTAATTTGGGTATTTCATTATTCGAATAGCCACGATTTATAACCATCTTATTTTTGGATCCGGAATTCTCAATGTTATTGAGAAATGTATTATAAATAAATGGCTGCTGGTCTTTGTATTCAGGGTATTCGGCGTAATCTTCCCAGGGATCTATACAATATAATTTACTATCGGGGTGAAGTCCGTATGAGTCGGCGACGGATATAACATTCGCACCATAAAATGCTCCTATCTCTAAATATGTAATTGGTTTATCTTTATAGTTGTTTACATCGATAACCGAGAACCAATTGTCCGCTAAACGGTATTGTGTTCCATTAAATAATCGTGACATATAATGATTATAAATAATATATTAGACCATTTACTACGCAACTTCACCTTTATGAAAGGTGGATTATAATAAAAAAATATATACATTTGGATCCACCTTACCAAAACGGAAGGAGGGGTAAGGGGATATCGCCGTAGGCGCAGATGGAACGAAGTTTACAAGAACTTTTGTTTCCCCCTAGATATCATCAAAGTCAACTTCATCATCATCTACGAGTGGCTTAAGATCCGGTTGCTTCCTAATCAACCCACTCGTCTCATCATCGTCATCATCTACCTTATTCGTGAATACAATAGATTCATGTAGATTGCTTCCACTTCCACCTCCATCATCATCAAAATCACCATACTTATTCTGTAGAATACATAACAGATCACACTCCCTCTTCTGATCGGAAGACCAAGTGCGTTTGCCTACCAGAACAAATGAACTGGTGCTAACCATATTGTGTGACTTATTTCGTCCACGGAACTTACCACGAATATAACACAAATATTGTGTCTTATCAATAATGTCAATTACATGACACATGCCATTACCGAGCATCTTGTCTACCTTCGCGATGAACTCAAACTCATTAGAGGGTTTTGGGTCGTGACTTGCGTGCTCGTGGATCGTATTCTTACGAGCGATGGTCTTGTGCTTAGAGCCTCCAGTTGTGTTCTTTACCATTTTATCTAGTTGTGTTGTGTGGCGTTTGTGGTGTTATTGATACTATAATATTATAGAATCAATTTTCTCAGGAAACCTGCGGTTTCCCGAACCCTTCCCTTTTAACGTATTAAATCAACTTTTTTATTTTAGCGGCTGTTAATTTATGCCATTCAATTATCCCTAGTAAATCTTCTGAATAAAGGAGGGGGTAAGGGGGAACCATCGGTTCCCCCTAGAAGTCGGTGTTGAATTCGAAAATCGCATCATCCTTCTTGCAATTGGATAGTGCGTACTCCGAGTTGGTGCGCTCGAAGAAATTTGTCTTCGTCTCTACACTAATCAGCTCCATGAAGTCAAACGGGTTATGCGATCCGTAAATCTTATCATATCCCAGCTGTACGGACAATCGATCGGCGACAAATTCAACATATTGTGTCATCAATTTCGCGTTCATACCAATCAACCTGCAAGGTAGCGAATCAGTTATGAACGACTTCTCGATCTCCGTCGCATCTCGTATAATCTCAATAACACGCTCTTTAGGAACACGCTTATTTAGTTTACCATAAAGAAGAATAGCGAACTCGGTGTGGAGTGCTTCGTCACGAGATATAAATTCATTGGAAAGAGTAAGTCCTGGCATAAGTCCACGCTTCTTGATCCAATATATGGATGCGAAACTACTGCTGAAGAAAATACCCTCAACACATGCGAATGCAACTAGGCGAGACGCGAATGACGCGTCATCATCACCTATCCACTTCTCGGCCCACTTTGCCTTTGTACTAATGCACGGGAAATTATCGATCGCCTTGAATAGCTTATCCTTTTCTTCCGTGTCCTTGATATACGTATCAATCAATATAGAATACATCTCTGAATGAATCGATTCCATAGCCGACTGAAACGCATAAAACGACCTCGCCTCCGCAACCTTCACATCATTTAGGAAGCGCAGTGATATGTTCTCCATTACGAGCCCATCACTGCCCGCGAAAAACGCCAGCGTCATACTGATAAAATGACGCTCATCGTCACTCAGATTAGCCCAGTCATTTAAATCGCGCGACAAATCCACCTCCTCTGGACGCCAGAACGAATCTACCTGACGCTTATACATTTGATAAATGTCATCATATTGTATAGGGAATAAGGTGTAACGTCCAGGTGAGTCGCGCAAAATTGGTTCATCAGACATCGCGTTCCTAAATATATAGATGGGGTATATAATAATTAGAGGACTTTAGTTTTAAGCCTTTTTAGTAAAATAAGTTCTAGCGATTGTATATACATATAAAATGAAGAGTAGTATACTGAAAGACACCGGTAAGATTTTACACAATCGTTTTGTTTTATACTTCGTTCTTTTTTTAGCACTGTCTGATCTGCTATTTCTTGCAATGGGGAGCGAATTTGTATCCATTTCCATATTCATTCTATCTGGATTCGTAACTTCGTTCTTCAGTAAAAATATGATGGTGATTATGTGCGTTGCCATGGTTATTACCAACATTTTGAGGTATGGGACTGGAATCAGAATGAGCGAGGGACTAGTTTCTGGTGAAATGCCTCCCACAACTGATGAAGAGGAAACACCAGATTCCAAGACAACTGATGAGGATACACCACCTGATTCCAAGCCAATGGATTCCAAGACACCTGAAATCAAGACACCTGAAATCAAGACACCTGAAATCAAGACACCTGAAACAAAGACACCTGAAACAAAGACACCTGAAACCAAGACACCTGATTCCAAGACACCTGTTAAGGATAAAGTTATTACAGAAGAAGATAAACAGAAATTCTTAGAGAATATGGAAAAACTGGAAATGTATGAACCCCTATTTAAATCGATGGATAAATTAATGCATAAGGTAGGTGTGTTGATTGGAAATGTAAAATAAAATAGACGCATATTATAGGAACCAGTGATGGATTTAAAAATTATATTCTTAATAATTTTAGGTATAATTACATCTATATTAATAGTTACAATCGTATATCAGAAGGTATATATTGTCGAAGGGATCAATTGGGATCCGCTTGGAGTTGGAAAGGCGCTCAAGAAGGCAGGTTTGGATCCAGTTGGTGACTTTATTGACGAGATTAAAAAAACAATAAATGACATAATTAATGGAGTAAACACAATAGTTTGTTTCGTCGAATTTATTATAGACCTTCTCAAATGGTTCGCTCACACAATGGCGTGTATATTCGCGCTATTTATTCCACCATGTCCCATATTTTATATTATTGATATGTTCATTGCATTTGTTGGCTGGATATTGGGTGAACTATTAAGACTTGTACGTTTAGAAATGCTAATTGATGCATTTTCAGCAGGATGCACCGGAATAAACTTTGTAACAAATGCGACATTGGGTGTTGAAATAACCGATTTTCATGCATGGATGGGTATTAAACCACTGTGCTACAATCCGAAGTTTAAATTTCAACCATTTCCAAAATATGTAGCTCCGAAACGTAGAAATTACATTTAGTTCGTAATCTGGTAATATTATTTATGTTTACACCCTTGAAGATTCAACAAAAATACTACTCACATATGATAATAATATTACAGAAAATTATAAATGTATATTATAGCAACCGTCTATGGATATAAAAATTATATTCTTATTAATTTTAGGTATAATTACATCGTTATTGATAGTTAAGATCGCACATCAGAAAGTCTATGGCGTAGAGGGGATGTTTGATGACATTAAAAACACTATAAATGACATAATTAATGGAGTAAACACAATAGCTTGTTTCGTAAATTATCTGATAATACTCCTTAAGTGGTTCGCTCACACAATGGCGTGTATATTTGCGCTATTTATTCCACCATGCCCGTTTTTCCATATTCTTGATATAATAATTGCGTTTATTGGGTTTATATTGAGTAAGTTGTTAAAATTGTTACGTTTAGAAATGCTGATAGATGCATTTTCTGCTGGGTGCGATGGAATAAACTTCTTAACAAATACCGCAATTGGTATCGAAATCACAGATTTCCGAACATGGATGCGTATTAGACCACTTTGCTATAATCCAAAATTTGCATTTCAACCATTTCCAGTGTTTGTACCACCAAAACGTAAAAAATACATTTAGATCTGTCAAGGACCCTATGGTTCCCTGATTTTTGTATACACTTATTATATAATGGGTAAAAAGTGTATTCCGGGTGTTATATGCATTGAGAACATGACATTATTTGTTTTACTAGTGATTCTGGGTGTACTTGTATACATGTTTTATAAGACACCTACGCAAATGCCTTTAATGCAGATGCCCTTAATGCAAATGCCTTTAATGCACATGCAAATGCAGATGCAGAGACAAACCCCACAAATGGATGTATTGAATGATCCATACACACCACCTACGAGAACGATCAACGTAGAAACGCGAGGCACTATGATGCAATATTCACAAATCGGTATATTGACGAAGGATAGTTTGATATTACCGCTTATGGGAAGACAGTATATGAGCGGCCGTGACAAATGGCAATATTACACCATATCGAACACCGGGAATTTAAACACTAAGTTACCGGTCAGTGTTAAGGGTAAGAGCTGTACTTCCGAGTACGGTTGCGACCAAATAATGAATGGAGATCAAGTGTACGTAGAAGGATACAACAATACATTTAACGCAACGGTGTATGAAAACAATATGTTTAGTTATATCCCACAGATGATATAATATATATAATATTTTTTTATAATAAAAATATAATACGATATAGTATAGATATGAGCGACCAGGTATTAATCATCTTGGAAATCGATCATAAGGGTGATACGAAATTCTTACGATCATATATATCTACAAAAACATTCAACCTTATCGGTCAAACACGTTCAAAAAAAGATGATACAATTAAAATGTGTAAAGGATTCGAGATAAAATCATCTGATTCTAAGAAGATCGTAGATGTTTGTGCGGATAATGGACTGAAAGATTGCATCGACATTACAGACACAGGTCCAAATGAATTGGAAATAAGCGAAGGGTGCAAATATGGGTTTATTATTACATCAGTTAAAACGCCAACCAGTTACGAGATGTATGCTACGGAAAAATACAATCAACCGGTTACAATCGATGATGACACGATAACATCTGAAGGGTGGATAGAAGAGTATAGAAGTAAACAGATACGTGACAAATATCAAGAGGTATTTGACAATGTTTTTAGTTTTTTTAGTTCGGAAACCGATTTCGAGAAAGCAGATTCAGATGAAGATTTTAAAGAGGGAGAGGAATCGGAAGATGAAGATGACGATGAATCAGTCTTTGATTCGGATGAAGATTTTAAAGAGGGAGAGGAATCGGAAGATGAAGATGAATCAGAAGAGGAACAGGAAGAGGGACAGGAAAATGTAGATGGAAAAGAAGATGGAAAAGAAGATGGAAAAGAAGGTGTAAAGGGAAGACCTGGATCAGAAGACGTAAATGAAGTATTTGAAGAAGAAGATGGAGACAAGGATTTAAAATCGTTGGCTAATTCAATGAAAGAATTGGCTGAAGGTTTAATTGATACTGAAGCGTTAGGTAGCAAATCAGTTTCTCCGCCTAGTGAGATTTCAATGAAGTCGGTGGATACAATGTCGGATTTAACTTCTAATTCTCAAGTAGATAGCATCGTTACCAGCGCCGCCCAAGTACTTTCAAAATCTCCTGCATCCGAATTAAAGCAAATCGATCAAAAACTCACACAGACTGCCCTTCCTACATCCCAATTAACGCCAAGTGGTAAAAACCCCACACAGACTGCCCTTCCTACATCCCAATTAACGCCAAGTGGTAAAAACCCCACACAGACTGCCCTTCCTACATCCCAATTAATGTCAAGCGACCAAAACCCCAAACAGCCGGCTCCTCTTGTTACATCCCAATTAACGCCAAGTGGTAAAAACCTCACACAGCCTACCCTATCAAAGCAAAGAGCTCAAAAACCGCCCGCGCAAATAATACAGTCTACTATCAAACCACCTGCTACAATTTCAAATGTTTATGAAGACACTATACAGAAAATAAATAACATGTGGTACGAACCTATATTTCCGTCCAGTAAGAAAAGAGGAGGAGGTTTTGTAGATGATGTAAAAAAGTTTGTTAAATTAAAACAACCAGAGCTATATAACGATCCGCTGTTTGTAGGTTTAAATGCTCTAACAATAGATAACATTAAAGATTTTGGAAAAGATAAGGTTGGCAGACAAATGTGCATGGCGTTCTTGGAATATGTAACGACCGATATTACGATTATGACAACGTTTGGGAATTCCGAAAAAGCCATAAAAGATATAAACACCTCTATATTTAATAAATTGAATGGAAAGCATATACAATTGGTTGAATTATGTAAAGCGTTTGGTGGAACAATCGAAACACGTCAATTCGGACATATAAATGATTTAATTTCGTATATGCGTCTTATAATACAAGATGTTCTAGATGAGGCACTTAATGTAAGCACAAGACCGGAAATTCAAATAATGATAGCATATATAACCAGATACCAAACAATATTAGACAAAAAAAACACTATATATAAAAAGACATTGCAAAACATAAAAAATATTGCTGGTACTAAGAAGTATGACACATTAATGAAAAATATACAAACAATGATACAACAACAGGATAATGAGAAGTTTATATCTTATTTAAAAATAGCGAATCACGTATCCAAAGACTATATATTAAATCACAATCCACGATTTAGAATACGATATGATAGCGAAAATGAACCTACATTTTTACAATTGTCATATGACAATACGACAACTCCATTTTATACAGTAGAAAATCCAAATACTACGTCAATCAAGGGTAATTATAATAATAAAAACAACTTTATATTTGGTAAATTCAATAAGATATTACGTCCATTCGTTCGTCTTTCGGCCAATGAGATTAAGGTGACAACAAATACGGACGATACAAAGTTAATAGAAAGTGACATTATTACAAAACTTAAATCTGGTAAACCGGTATGTATAGTAGGATATGGAAGAAGTGGGTCTGGTAAAACGACGTCGCTTATACAATCTGATGTTGATAACTCCTCTGGAATACTAATCCAACTAGTAGAAAATCTTATACAAACCGGTAATGGAAATTATAATAAATTGGAGGTTACGTGTAGAGAATTTATGGAACAGGAAACTACATCCAATAAGTACGAAGAGATAAATATAGGATTAACGCTCAAAAACAAAACACAATTTGTAGATTTTTTATTGGATAACATTTTAGGTAGTTCGCAGCGTAAAAACGGTAAGAGGAAGGTTATGGCTACAACTAACAATAAAGTAAGTTCCAGAAGTCATGTTATGATACACATTAAATTAACCTCAAATGGCGGTGGTATCAAAGACGTCCATCTTTATGGAGGTGATATGGCTGGGATTGAGAACACATTTCAATATAAACCAAAAACGTACAAGGACTTTCTAACGATAGAAGAATCCAGTGGTACAAAGTTTTACAAGAAGTATGTTGAGAATGCCGAACTAAAGCAATATATTTCTGATATGAGCGACCCTGATTATATAAATGGTGCAAAGTTAGATACAGAATTTGAGTATGATGATACTATGAAAACGTTCATGCAAAATATAAATTTATTCAAAGTGATATACGACTTTATATCGAGTAAAGGCGAAGGCATAGATAAAAGTAATAATAAATATCCATCGGCATACTTAATCGAGTTATTAACTGGAACTCCCAGCGATCCGAATTCGGTGTTATTAACGAATTTGATGAAATGTATTATAAATGGTAAAGGTTCGAGTAATGATGATCCGAGATCGCCAAATGAGATCAGACAAAAAGATTTACAATTCATTCAAAAGTTGGTTACATTATCGTATGCCGCTAAAACTAAAACTGTGTCTATCAACGGAAATCAGGTTAAAATCAGAAACGCACAAGATCCGCCAGAAATTGAGACGGCCGAGACCGATCAATTTAAGGAATTTCTTAAATCTGAATTAGATAAACGAATCGCACAGCTAAAAGCGGTTTTAGGAAGTAGCGATTTAACAGCTGTGTTTTCAAAGGTACGTGAGATTACAGAAAAATACAAACCGTATGTTGTTTCGTATTATGGAAAAACAATCATTGAACGAAGAAACAAAGAAGGAGAATATATAAATAGAGAAATCGGTACGTTCCGCGACCACGTAAGGTCGATTCTAAATAAACGCAATTCAAAGTGTCTATATTACGCACCCGCAATTGATCCAGATTGTATGGATAGTTATTGTCCTACTTTCAATGATTGTTTTAAACCAAAAGAAACATTGGAATCACCGCCTGAATCCAGTATAATTGATTGGATGAGAATACAATATGAAAGAAACAAACAGAATGCCGAGGCAAGTTTTGAAAAGGATTGTATATTAGGAGTATTTTGCGTATTAAATGTAACCGGAAATGTATCAAATGAACCACCGAGCGTGCCGTATGTAAATATTAATCAATTCTCAAAATTATGGGAGGAGATAGAGGCATATGGATTTCTCGACATAAAAAACATGAAGGTTATTACTACCGAAAATTTAAAACCAAAAAGTAGAACATTTGAAGACCTAATTCAAAATATAACAAGTTCAATCCTGCCGACTGATAAAATCGGTTGGTCCAAGAGATATAATGACCTTGTAGATGAACTTGGATTTATTGATAATGTAGTTTCTACAGAATTTGTGCGTAGATTTAAAAGTTTATTGACGTTAGATCAATACCTAACAATAGATAACAACAAGGTTAAAATAGATTCGGCGGAATCGCTCCGTTCTGATTGGTTAGCTAAATTAAATTTAGAGGTTAAAGAACAAAAGTCCAAGATATCAAAGCTTGTTAAAACAAATGGCGAGATACTAAAAAAACTAACAGAACTACGCGGGTTATTAACAACCGATATAACTCCATTGTTAGAAGATTTTTCGAGTAATGCAAGCATAAAATCAATAATAGATAGTAGTGAATATAAAGCGCTTAATACAATGTTTGGTAGTAATGTTGATCTAACTGATTTGAACTATAATGACGAGCCCATGAAAAACATTATCGTTCCTTTCATGGAATATATAAATAAACATAATGCGTCATCTGACATTGGAACAATTGAATTTCTGGATAATTTTGCGAAATCTAATACCGTAAGAAGAGTATGTATGCTTGATAAAACAACTAAGAGGATGGAAGGAAAATATCTTTACACTTATTCTAGTAAAATGGATAAAGGTCAAATGGTAGATTTTACAAAAAAACCATCGGTTAAAAAATAATGCGTTAGTAAATATATGTGTACTTATGTATATACATATATAATGGACTTTGAATCGAAACAAAAAATCGGTATTGTGATTCAGATGCATGTTTTAAGCACTAAGATCGGATATGTAATTGATAAAATGATATCCACAAAGCGTAAATGCGAACCGATTGAAGACACATCGTATGATACAAGCAAGGTAGTTTATGTAGAAAATATGGAAATAGATAAAATGGTTCGCAGAAGCGAACCGGAACTTTCGGCGAAAGAAATAACTGCTAGTCGCATACGCGATATTTAGACTCAGGGAACCTACGGTTCCATGAACCCCTCCCTTTAATGGAATAAAATAAGGGGATCAAGTTAAGGAACCAAATAAAGGGAGGGGTTCGGGGAACCGTAGGTTCCCTGAATGTTTTCTAACCATAAAATATAAATGGGCGATAAACATATTGATTACACATATTATAATACTTTAACAACAAAATCAAGTCCGTCGACGTTCGAATTTCACGGTAAGTTGAATACGCCAAATGTGGTGTTGACGACCGGTTCTCGAACGAAACAGTATATTTCAAGAATCGTCTCTATCAGCGAGCCAAACGAAACGAACTTTGATGGTGAGTTAGTTATCGAACACACTCTCGCGACAAACTATGGTAAGAAGATGTTACTCATTTTTCCTCTCAAAACTGACGAGACAATCAAACCTAATATTATTGACATGATGATACTCGCGAACCCAGGCGATAGTTTAGAAGTAAATCTAAACACGGTAATTGCTCCACAAGATAGCTGCCGGTACAAAGATGAAAATAATATAGCTATATTCGCGACACCGATATTAATAGCCACCCGAATTACAAAGAAAAACGAGCCAATAATAGAAGGGTTCCCCGATTGCCCGAATAGCAGCGGCGGAAAAGGAGGTGGTAGCGCTGCCGACTGGGCGAGCGTTCAGGCTCGGCTTGATGCAGTCGAAAAACACGTAAAGCAGGGTGGACCTACACATGGTGGTTCTGGTACAGGTGGTTCTGGTAGTTATGATAACAATATGTCGATGACACAAAATATGTTGAATGATTTGTTATCTGGTAATGGTTTACAGTGCGATGCCTTACCAAGCGGTGAAGAAAGCAATAATTATATCGCCAAGTTACTTGACGTAAATGTAGATAGTAACAAGGAGAAATTAGATATAACAAATCCGGTAGCATATTCACTCGCATCTATAATTATGGCATGTGTGACATATTTCGCTATTACAGCCGGTTATAGGAAGTTGTTCGTTTGGCTGCAATATGCTAATCATAATGACGCCGAGCCGAGTTTGCAGTCACTCCATATGTATGAAGGCGCTGTTGGATTTCTATTATTGTTTTTCGTAGTGATATTTTTAGTTGATACGCCAATCAGATCAGTCGCCATCGCTGGATTATTATTATGTCTATGGTTTATTTATACCGTTGTGCTAGGAGTTAGCAAAAAAAGTATAATAGTCGATGTGGCTGGTAGCTCGTATGAACTAGACGATATGATAAAACGAATAATGAAAACTATGTTATATAACATGTTTTTGTTTTACCCTCTATTCCCACTCATATTAGGGTTTGAAAAAGCAAAACAATGGTTCTCATAGATCAGGGAACCAAGGTTCTAGAAAACTTCGTTTTCAACTGCACCTACGACGCAACCCGAACCCCTCCTTCCGTGGCAGTAAGGAAATATAAACCCCGTCTCCCGTTAATGATAATTTAATTTATTTCCTAAATTATCATTTGTTACCATAACTGGTAATGCTATTTTTAATTACATTGGAGTGTAGAAGTAATGAATTTATATTTCCTTACTACCACGGAAGGAGGGGTCCAAGGGGAACCATCGGTTCCCCTTATTATACCATAGACGCACCATATACGTTATCTGAAATTGGAGCGAAATCTGTAACAATTTCACCGCCGTTTCCGATGGGCGCCATTTTATCCACCATAGACTCCTCAAGAGTCTTTTCCTTGGGTGGGTTCATGCGCTTCATCTCCAAGTCCTTTTTGGGTTGTTCGGGTGTGTATTGGACCATAGCGATCGTCTTTGTGGACGTGCGTCGTATCAGTTCATATGCGACGAAAATACCCAAAACTCCTAAAATTGGGTGCATGTATAAGAACATATAAAGCGCTATGGAAATCACAATAATTGTTCCAGCCAGATTATCGATGAACGGTGATAAAATCGGAGGTGTGGATGGTTGGAAAACCAAATATGCAACAAACACTACAAATAAAATTACTTCTAAAGGCGATGCGCTTAATTGAAACGATTTTTGCATTATAATTTAGAAGTAGAAAATTTATATAGGTATAATGTATATAAATGGACGTTCCGATTCCCAAACGAACGTATAAGAAAAGGGACCCCGACGCACCCAAGCGAACCTATAAGAAAAGGGACCCTGACGCACCTAAGCTACAAAAAGATCCAAATGTACCCAAGCGAAAATACACAAAAAAAGCAAAACTAGATTTGCCAGTAGAGAAATCACTAGTAGAGAAATCACCAGTTAAATTGCCAGTAGAGAAATCACCAGCAGAGAAATCGCCGAAAAAAGTGACTATAAAAAAGAGGAAAATCAATATAAAAACTACACCAATTATAGTTAAAGCAGATATGCCTAAATTAAATGCGAAGTTCATCGAATTGATGGATACGCTCGGATTTATAATGCGAAAGCGGAAGGACTTTATGAGAGCTCGCGCCTATGCAAATGCAAAAGAGACTATTTCCCTATATCCCGGCGACATAACTAGTCCCGAACAACTCAAAGGTATGAAGGGCATTGGCACAACCATTTTCCAGAAGTTGGTGGATTTTAACGCGAATGGTACATTACGAATTATGGAGGAGGAGAAAGAAACGATTGTAAAAAAGAAGGCGATGGACGTATTTGCCAACATATATGGTGTAGGCGAAAAGAAGGCAGAGGAACTGATCGACGCGGGTATCATATCTATGGAGGAACTCGAAAAACGCAAGATGGATGTTCTCAATGATAAGCAGCGTGTCGGACTTAAATACTATAACGACATCATACAGCGAATCCCTCGATCGGAGATACAGGAATACGAAGCGATTTTCAAGGAAACAAACGCAACATTCGAAATCGTAGGTAGTTATAGGCGTGGACTGCCGAATTCTGGTGATATTGATGTTATTATTACGTCACCCGATGCTGGTGTATTTCGTTCTTTTGTAGACGAATTGCTTAAACGTGGTATAATCATAGAGGTTCTATCCCGCGGTAATTCGAAGTGTCTAGTTGTCGCGAAACTACCGGGTGCGCAATACGCAAGGCGTGTGGACTTCTTGTATTCTTCGCCTGAAGAATACCCATTTGCTATTCTCTATTTCACGGGTAGTAAGGAATTCAATACGGTTATGCGCGAACATGCACTTACTATGAACTATACATTGAACGAGCATGGATTGTCAGTTATGGAGAACAAGAAAAAGGGTGATCGTGTAGATCACGTGTTTCCAGACGAGAAATCAATATTTGATTTCCTGAATATGGAATACAAGAAGCCGACTGAGCGACTGAATGGATCTGCGGTTGTTTTACTAAAACCCACGATGACTGTTGCCAAAACTAGGAAAGTACGTGTAAAAGTGGCACCTGAAGTGAAAGCCGCATCTGAAGTTAAAGCTGTACCTGAAGTAAAGGCTACACCTGAAGTGAAAGCCGCATCTGAAGTAAAGGCTACACCTGAAGTGAAAGCCGCATCTGAAGTTAAAACCGCACCTGAAGTGAAAGCCGCACCTGAATTAAAAGCCGCACCTGAAGTGAAGGCCGCACCGGAAGTGAAAGCCGCACCTGAAGTTAAAGCCGCACCTGAAGTGAAAGTTGCACCGAAAGTCAAGGTAAAGGTTGCACCTAAAAAGGCTAAAATACTGTCGAACTATACCACAGAAATAGATGCATTTAAAAAAGACGGCATTAAGGTTCTCGATGCGCTCACAGAAGATCAGTTAGCCGGGATCATTAATGCCGCGAATGTAGCATTCCATCGCGATGGCCTTAATCCGATAATGACAGATAATGAATATGATATTGTCCGCGAATACGCACAAAGTAAATTTCCGAATAATCCGGCACTAGATGACGTCGGCGCTGAAATAGAATCCGGTAAAAACAAGATCCAATTACCATACGAGATGGCATCCATGGATAAAATTAAACCGGATACTAATATTATTGTTGCATGGTCTGCGAAATACAAGGGACCTTACGAACTCTCGTGCAAATTGGATGGTGTGAGTGGTATGTTCTCCACGGAGGGGCCAAAACCTAAACTATATACTCGTGGTGATGGGAAGGTAGGACAGGATATCAGTGCACTGATTCCCAAATTGAAGCTACCTAAAGATAAAAAGGATATAGTAATTCGTGGTGAATTTATTATACCGAAAGCAATATTTCATGAGAAATACGCCGATAAGTTTGCAAACCCACGTAATCTGGTAGCTGGAATAGTGAACCAGAAGACGCATGATGATAGAGTGAAAGATCTTCGTTTCCTTGCGTATGAAGTCATAAAACCGGCTGGACTGAAACCTTCCGAGCAGATGGAGTTATTAGAGTCGATGAACGTTGATGTAGTTCAGAACAGGAAGGTTCCAACTATTTCCAATGAATATTTATCGGAAGTCTTACAGGACTGGCGCAAGAATTACGAGTATGAGATTGATGGTGTGATTGTTTCTGACGACAACATTCATCCACGTGCGACTGGTAATCCCGACCATTCGTTTGCATTCAAGATGGTATTGTCCGATCAGATGGCCGAATCCCAAGTTGTCGATGTTATTTGGACTGCATCTAAGGATGGGTATTTGAAGCCGCGCGTCCAAATCATGCCGGTGAAACTGGGCGGTGTGACGATCCAGTTCGCTACAGGATTCAATGGTTCATTCATAGAGGAGAACAAGATTGGAATCGGTGCGATAATACAAATCATCCGATCCGGTGATGTTATTCCGAAGATTCAGTCCGTTACCACCCCTGCAACTCAAGCGAAAATGCCAGACGTTGCATACATTTGGAACGAAACGCATGTAGATGTTATGCTACAGGATGCGACTGGTAATCTCGTAGTACTAGAGAAGAATATCACAGGGTTTTTTAAGGGTGTCGGTGTCGATGGTCTGGGTCCAGGAAACGTAGAAAAACTAATCACCGCGGGATATGATAGTGTACCGAAGATTTTGCGGATGGATAAAGCTGACTTCTTGAAAGTAGATGGGTTCAAGGAGAAGACAGCGACCAAGCTATTTGATGGCATTAAGGCCAAGGTTGCTGCTGCATCACTTGCAACGATTATGGCTGAGTCCAATAAGCTAGGTCGTGGATTTAGTACGAAGCGTGCAGAAGCGATTTTATTGGAATATCCGACGGTGTTTGATGAGGGCGAACGTAATGTATCGAAACTTGTAAATATAGATGGCATTAGCACTAAATCCGCACAGGCATTCGTAGATCATATTCCAGAATTTCTCAAATTCTTGGAAGAATGTGGACTCATGGATAAGCTCAAATTCAAAGTTGCGACACCGGTCGCAGTCGACGAGAGTCATCCGTTGTTCGATAAGACGATCGTAACGTCCGGATTCCGCGATAAGGAACTAGAGGAAAAGTTGAAGGTAGTTGGTGCGAAAATGGGCTCAGGAGTGAGTAAGAAAACATTCGCACTTCTAGTGAAAGATTTGGGCGAGACAAGTGGGAAAGTCGCGGATGCGAAGAAGCATGGTGTAACTGTGATGGTACGCGATGAATTTGTGGATAAGTACCTATAGGGGAACCTACGGTTCCCCCTAACCCCCTCCTTCCGTTTAAGTCATTAATTGTCACTTCTACAAACCGGTCATGATAATAAATGATAATTTGTAAATTAAATTATCATTGAAAGTTCCTTAATAAAACGGAAGGAGGGGGTAAGGGGGAACCAAGGTTCTCCCTACTTCATCATAATCATAGGAACAAGCAGCGCCGCCATACCGACCATAATTGCATAGAATGTGCCTTGGGTGTAGAGAACATACTTCGCTGTGTGGTCCGCACATTTGCACCCCGTCGCGTCCACGCTATAATTGTATACCAAAAACGCTAAATATCCGTATAATACGAGGATGACCGCGACTAATACACCAGTTAACGCCAAATTATTTGTAACAAACGACTTCAGCGGTAACTTACCATTCATGACAATATTAGCGATTAGTCCAATGGAAATCACACCCGCGATCGCCAGCTCCGTATATTCCAGGCGCTTCACTAGTGCCTTGTCTACGCACTCGCATGTTTTCATCTTTTGTAGATAGGCGACTATAAAGGCGATTATAGCTAAAATCACTACCGACTGTATTGCCCTAGAGTTCATTGTATATACTATACAAATATAAAATGCAAACGCGCGCGCTTAGATACCACTTAGTATCGCATACGCCAAAAACACACTAAAGAAATTCTTGGAGAACAGGTCCAAAATATTATAGCTCATATTTTTAATGTTGTATGGTAGTAATGCAGCGACCCCATAAAGCGACCAAAAGAATAAAAAATACCCAAATATCTTATATCCGTCGGCACTTTGGACCGCATATTTCGTATAAATCATGTAGTAATACGCGAGGAATGGAACGAAGCCCATGAGAACCGCTGGGGTCGTTGGTAGTAGTTTGATTTCACTTAAATATCCAAAAAACAACATCATCCAATTCAGCGACAGTATATTCGTTAGTGGACCGAGGTTTTTCTGGAATAAATCAAAGAACTCTAATTCGTGTGTACGCCCCAATTCATTGTATTGTAAGAATATCAAATAGAATATTAGTGTTACCAACATTGTGGGTGTTGTTATAGACCAGTCCGCGTACCTCCTCGGTGTGACATTTGTAATATCTTTAAAATTATATAACCAATATGAATAAAAAGATCCTTCTACGATCTGTACGATTACCTCCAAAATTAGTAGTTGTTTGAGTATAAAGATTTTAGAGGGCACTTTAAGGAACAATATGAGTATGTCTACAAGACCAACAATTGCTTGTATAGCCACCGACAGTACCAATGTACCATATACGTCTGTTTTCATTCGTCTTATATCATATGGAGATATAATAAAAATTGATTTTGTTTTCGAGAAATCATAAATGTCAACACAAACTCCGACAAAATGAATCCGTCCATACTTTTAGTATCCATTATCGCCGCACAGAAGCAGAAGGAGTTGGTTGCCAACATCTGGAAAGATAGTAAATATAAGTACATCGCAGAGCTCGAGTCCAACAACGTTGGGAATGTCGGCGAGAACTTACTCCAGCAAATCTGTGAGAACCAACAGATCGCGTCAAGTATCGATGGCGCGAAGACCAAGCTCAAGGGCGGTGGTGGCGATGGCGATGGAAGAATCAAGAACAAGTCGGTCGAAATCAAGACTGCGCGTCTCGGTGCCAACCAGACATCATTTCAACATGAGCTCGGAGAGCATCCATGGAAGGCGGACTATATGGCATTCATCGATGTTGCACCAGCCCATATCTATCTAACGATCTTTCCCAATTTCACAGAAGAACATTACAAGGCACTACTTAAGTGTGGACCCTGCTTTCCGACGAAGTCGGCTACATGGCGTAAGGGCGAGGGTGCATTCAAGCTCGACACTTCTCCCAATATCAACGAGAGTATTATCGAAAAAAATATGGGAAATTGTATTAAAATCACAGATGACACGACTTTTGAGGAACTAGGTGCATTTATTAATAATGTTATACAGTAATCGCCTCCATTATCAGAGACGTTCTCAAATTATACGCGGAATTTGTAGAGAGGAATGCAATGGCACTCCAATCGATTAATCTACTTTTTTCCATATTTGCATCTTTGTTTTTCAAGAATACAATCCCATACCCTTTCCTACCAGGTAGCGATTCGAAGGTATTATATATACGCATCATATCCTTACCGAAACAAGTTGATGGTAGATATATATCACACTTATCCAGCATCTTTTTGTTTCTTGTGGTCGCCACAGTCCCACCATCCGATAACGAATATATCTTTACTTCGTCTTGGGCTTGGAGTGCGATGGTGTATTTGGGGTCGCTCGTATGCTTCGACCATATTTGAAATACGCCATTCACATCGACCTTCGTGTTCTCCGGGGTATAGAATGGCGCGGATACCTTCTCACTATAAATCAAATTATATCCTTTCACTCGCTTTCTGGGAGAGCCTTTTCCATCACTTTCAAATAACTGTGGTAGAACGAAACACACATAATCCGCGAACTTGTGCGAATGGTTGATGAAATTGAGCGCGACATGGCCGCGGAGTCCGAACGGGGGGTTTCCAAAAACGATACACTTCTTTGTTGGGAGCGGTGGCGTCCAACTGAGGTAGTCTTGTCGTGTGATTCGGTCATTACGTGGCTCCACATCCATCGCAATCGTACCTTGTGGGAGAACCTTGAGAAAGGCACCATCGCCAGCGGATGGCTCTATGAATGTATAGTCTGCTATATTGACTTTGGTGACTTCGTTGAAGATGGTCCAACACTTTCGTGTAACGTGATCGGGGGTGAAGAACTGGTCTTTTGCTGAGGATTTGTAGTCTGGGTAATTGACGTCCTTTCCTAGGATTCGCATGAGATCAAATGTGTATTGTGGTGGGATGTTATCCAATTCAATCCATCTTGCGACAGTGCCGACTGCCAGGTTCAACTTAGCAGCGGTGTCCTTCATGGTATGGGACGCCAGGATCTCTGTCAGCATTGTTTTCAAATTTGTTTCCATTATCTATTGAATGTAATTATATTATATTCAATAGTTTCAATTTTATAAAATTGATTCGCTCATTCGACACCATGATTTTTAGTACAAAACAACAACACAAAATGAACGGATTATTTGCTAGGATCGTTGCTAGGGTGCTACCGAAGACCCCCGTTGGTCGCTGGAGGATCCAAGACTCTGAAGTGCCGACGCAGATTGGTCGCTGGATTACCCAAGTAAAGAAGGCACAGTCGCCGGTTGGACGCTGGAGTATAGAAACATGTGATAAAAAGATAAATGCTCGAATTGACCGTTCTAATGAAGATCACTGTGGACCGTGTGGGCGAGATAAGATTCAGTAATCGTTAGTATTTTAGCGAGCCATTCATTTATTTTTTGTATGTACCAAATAAGCATATCTTTTTTACCCTGTTCTCTGGATATAAGCCGAATTTTCTCGTTCAACGAAAGTAAACTATCTTGCATTAGGTTCAATTGGACGCTTTTGTATTTGGTCTTCTCGGTTATATATGGATGGAACAATCTTTCACAAAAAATAATACTACCGAAATTCTTTGTAAACAGTGGTGGTCTGTAATCGGGTACGGAAACAACCACCTTGTTGTGGGGCGACCCTAGATAATCATATACCCCTTCATGGCATTCTAAAAGCATTTTATATACTGGATCTAGTCCATCTGATTGTAAGGCACTTAATATTACTTGTTCTGTATCAATTAATTCGCTATTCATTATTATTATAATAATAAATATATTATTTACGGAATGGGTGGAAGTTATTTGTACGTATGAAGTGTCCTATCAATAATCCGAGTGTGTTACTAAAGACATCATCCCATTTACCATACCAGTAATCCTTCTCCCTCGCTATATTGTCACACCACATTACTTTGAACGTATTCATCCAACTATTCTTGTATTCCTTATCACAGCTTACGAGACCCTTACTCTCACGTGGCGACAAACCATCTTCCACAATTTCCCAAAATATACCTAAAACGAATAATTCAAACAGATGGTCTGGGAATAAAAATGCCATGACTGCGAAGAATACAATGTGCGTAACACTCCACCAGTCAAGTTCGGCTGACGGGACTTTAAGGATAGGTTTCTTTAGAATCGCCTGAATTTGTCCCGGGAAAAAATGTCCGAGAACTATAAATCCCAGAGATAACATAGTGATTAATAAAGCGAGGTAGAGGGTACCAGAATCGATCGTCTTTATTCGTTGCGAAATGGAGAACATATTTTATTTTAGACCATTGAAGATTTGAAATGGCACGATTTGTGCCATTCAAATCTGTAAATGACTGCCACTTTGAAAGAATAAAACGGCAGGCGTGCCGTTTTAATTCTTCAAAGGTGTATAATATATATATATATAGATAAAATGACGCCAATTAGGATATTTTTACTGAGTCTTATCGTTTTGATTATTGCACTCTTGATATTTTTCTATCGTTTTCCTGGTGAGCGAGAATGTAGTCCTGAAGATAAAAACAAGGTATATTCACCCGCATATGGGAGGATCATGAAAATAACCGAGCGTGATGACGGAACGCTTTATATTGCCATTTTTTTATCACCTCTTGACATCCACTACCAGTTCTTTCCTGTTTCCGGGACTGTAAAAAAAATAGAACACGACCATACTGGCAAATTTGAGCTGGCATATGAATTGAATAAAAGTAATGGGAATGAAAAGTGCATCCATGTTATTAATAATGAGTATGGTGATTTCACTGTATATCAAATCGCTGGGTTTTTAGTGAGACGCATTTCTCCATATGATACCGTCGGTCAGGAGGCGGTGAGTGGGAAGTGCATGGGACTGATACATTTCGGGAGTCGTGTGGATATCATTATTCCACAGAGGCATCGTTTCAAGTTGTTGGTAGCGGAAGGTGAGTATGTGGATTCAGAGAACACGATTTTGGGGCACTACTAGGGGGACCTAGGTTTCCCTTCTTTAAGTAGTAAAACCAATAAGTGTTGGAATTGTTGTTTTGCTTGCATTATTAATAGGTCCAAAATCTTTTTGGACATTTATAAAATGTCCAAAAAATAATTATACAAAACTCTATAAAAACTCATTTTCTTGAAATTTGAGTTCTCAGCATAATGCTTTGATTTGTGTTTTATAAAAAACTGAATGACAGCATAGCGTTTTTGTTGCGTATTTAACCTTGGCATTTTTTATGTTCTAATAATATAGACTATTTAGAATGAAAAAAAATGCGGAAAATGCCGAAGAATATATTTGTAAACAATGTGACTTCAAATGCTGTAAACTTTCAAATTGGACCGCTCATACATTGACACGTAAACACCAAAATAGAACAAATTTGAACGAAAACCTGCCAAATAATGCCACTGCGTGTTTCAAGTGTAAAAAATGTAATAAGGAGTACAAAGCTAGAAATAGCCTTTGGTACCACGAAAATAAATGTACTTTTGTAATGGAAACACAGTATACTGGTATTATTGATCGACTATTGAATGACAATCAACGCATATTGAACGAGAATGTAGAACTTCGTAACTTCATTGTAGATCACACAAAAACGACTTCAGAAACCATTAATAAGACTATTGAAACGATTATGATACAAAACAGCGAAACTATGAATAAAACTATAGAAACAATAATGACACAAACCAGTGAAAATATGAGTAAAGCAATACAACAAAACAACACGACAATAAACCAAACAAACAATAATAACCAGCGATTCAACATCAATTTATTCCTCAATGAAGAATGCAAGGATGCGATCAACTTCGCTGATTTTATAAAAAACATCCAGATTTCTTATGAAGACCTAGAGAACAACGCCCAACTCGGATTTGTAAATGGCATTTCCAAGATATTTTTAGATAATTTGAAACAGCTGGGTGTCAATGAGCGTCCGTTTCACTGTACGGACACCAAACGCGAAACAATGTATATCAAGGACGAGGATAAGTGGACGAAAGAAGCTGATGATTCCAAGCTTCAGAAAGCAATACAAACTGTGTCTTATAAAAGCATGGGTAAACTCATGGAATGGAAACAGGAAAACCCAGAATATCAAGATGTAAATTCAGATTTCTCCAAGAAATGCGAGACAATGCATAAACAAACACTCGCCGGAAGTGATCGCGAGGTTTACTATCCCAAAGTAATCCATGTTCTCGCAAAAGAAACAATGGTAGATAAATAAAATCGAACTGGCGATATAAATAGACATTTATCTCTTAGTAATATATAAATAAAAAAATGGATACAAAGTGGCAAATCACCTTTTTCTCTGCACTTATCTTCCTCCTCGTCGTTCACCCGATGACGTATCAAGTTACCCAGAAGTTACTCGGGGGTGTTTTAGGTAAAATCGCCGAACCGAGTGGATGCCCGACTACTCTTGGTTTAGCGCTCCATACTATTGTATACATACTAGTCGTTCGTGGGTCTATGGATATAAAGTTATTCCGATAAGGGGACCGGCGCTTACCCCTCCTTTATTCAATTGGAATCGGCGTGAATCCATCCACATGCCACTTATCAAGGAGCGCTTGCTGTTCCTGTGCCGAGAGTCCACGTAGAGGGGATTTATCTACTACCATTACGGCATCAACCTGACAGTCTCTACAGACCAAACAATTATGCACTTTGGCAAGGGTGTACGCATTGTATACACGTCTACAGTAGACACAGGCCACCACGTTCAGTTTGTTTGGAGTGAACTGGTTCACGTTGTTAGTAACATACGGCATGTATTCAAGGTTAGACATTATATAATAGTTTGTGTTGAATATACCATATAATCAAGACAATAATAATAAAATCAATTTTTAACAGTTTATAATATCTTGAGCTTCAATCAAGAAAAATTCCGTGTTTTGATAATACTTAGGTTGCTCCTCTAAATTCGGTTCGTTTAAAATAATATGATCGTTGATTATTATGGGATTGTAATTCTTATAATTCCTTATTCCACTCACACACTGTTGAATGGAAACATCTTCTGACATTTTACCATATCCACAACATAATGATGTAAAAATAATATCAATGTCATCTAAGTTTTCTCTTCTATTAACCAATATGTTATATAAAACTGCAATAGTAGCGTAATATGCGTTTTCAGTAGCCGAAACATTTTGTGGTAATAACATGGTAGGCGAAATCACCAATGATTTATTGTCTCTGTCTAGTATTATGGAACTTCCAATAGGTAAATATGGTCTACCAACAATGGTTTTAATACCCATTTCTTTTACAATATTTCTAACATCATATTCAATACCAGGAAAAATTATGCGACTTAACGCATAATCAATACCGCCATCCATAAAACAGAAACTATTGGCAGGAGATACGTAATAAGTTCGCCTATTTGGATCTGCAATATAGTCCTGGATCTTCATTGTTCTCGCTTCAAATCCATATTCCCGTATCTTTTCCGTATATGTTTCGTTCAACGAAATAAAAATAATTGGCATATAAAGTTAAAATAAATATAATTTTATATAGTTTTACTAACATAACACCGCAATACCATTTGCAGTACAATACACATAAATTTTTTGCATTTTCTCCTCGTTCTTTGGCCGGAATGGGTGTGCCACGATTTCCAGGCGCGACAATGAGGGAAAGTTCTTCAAATATGGGATGAACTCAAACCCCGCGCAAATCGTTAATTCATTTACACTCCAATTATAAATCTTACTGATGTCAGGAAGAAGCGATAGACCAGAATCCAGTGGATTACCATTACCAGATACCATTTTCAGTTTCTTGAGCGTTATCATCTTCGGCACCCTGTGGTAAATTTTATCGAACATCGCAGGTCCCCGACCCTTTTCTATGTAGAGATCATTGATTACAATTTCTTGGTATGTTGCGTAGTGAAAATCGTCGCACTTGGGCTCTTCAAGTGCATCAAGCCGCTTCCTCACATGAAACGAAGGCATACCCTCGGGTGTAACCCGAGATGGATTCGGTGGCGGGCATAGTTCGTTAAGCCGTGCCTCTAGGACTTGGACCCTCGCTAGCAGAGATTCTATGATTTCGTCGTGTTTTTGAGACATTGTATATAATTAAATTTATAGATTACATTATTCGATCAATTTTTGTGCTTGCGAATTTTTCTTGACCTGCGATTGAGGTTCGATCTCTGTTTGCGCGTCGCTTTTTTACCACCATCCATATAATCATCATCATAATTTTCAATTAGCACTGGTGGCCTAGGTACTTCATCATAAGTTCCGAATATGTTATTTAAAGTACCTTGTCCGTATTGAAGTAGGCGACCATCCTCGTATAGTATAACTGGACCTTCATAAAGATCCTTATTTTCATAATGTAAAGTAGCTTGATATCGTGGATACAATGCATATCCATTTGATGTTGGTATACTAGAATCGCCCATTTGTCCCCCCATGCCAATATGACCATGTATGGGGTGCCCCTTTTTATTAACCTCGGCTTCAATCATAACATCATCGTTCCAAGTACTATCGTATGTCATCTTGGTAGCTGGATATGTAAACACTCCTCTACCTTTCTTCCTATCATCTTCCCAGTTGCCTTCATAAACGGTTATATTTTCTTTCATTATACCATGTCCGTGCCGTTCATTATCCTTCCACGCCCCCTCGTATTTATCTCCATCAGGCCAAAACATTGAGCCGATACCCGATTTCTTGTCATTTTCCCAATTACCAATATATTCTTTCACTAGTTTTTTCCTTCCTTCAACTACTTCAAATACACGACATGTTCCTTCGCCATTTCGTTCATCGTTTCTAAATTCACCTTCATAGGTGGTTCCACTCGGCCAGGTCATCATTCCATAACCGTACATAACACCCTCTTTAAAAGTACCTACGTATTTTGTTCCATCAGGAAATTTCATTGTTCCGTCATTCATATCATCATTTATCCATCTGCCAATGAATACATGACCGGGATCTTCATACCGCATTTCGCCATGCCCGTGTCTTTTACCGTTTTTCCAACGCCCAACATAAGCTTCACCGTTCGGCCATTTCATTCTACCCTTGCCATGAGGTAAGCCATCAAGTAATTGCCCTCTGTATTTAATACCATCCGGGTATGTTTTCGTTGTAATTGCTCTGTTTTTTCGAGTTTTCGTTTCATGTGCGCTGTTTTCGTTGAATCTTCTCGATCTTTGTAATGTCGGTGGCGCGGCTGGTGGAGAATGTGGCGGCGAATAATCTGGTGTCATTGGCATGTCTTCCTCAGGCATATCTGCAGAGCGACTGCTAAATTCAGCCATTGTTATAATATATAATAAGGAATTATTATATATTTTAGATCCTTGAAATGTAAAGTATTCTTGCGAATAAAAAGTCCAACACAAAAGCCTAGAAAATTGATCGAAACCGCTACCTTGCCAAAAGCAAATCACTAAAACAACTAACTATGAATACCAAGACAACTAAGATTAACGGAATTGACACCACGTTTACGTGGAACTGTGGATACTGGGTCCAGAAGGATGGGGGTGCTTTCGAGGACTATTATGACGAGGACGAATGCAGGAAGTTGCTGAATCGCCTGAACCGAGGTTCCAAGACGATGGGTTTCGGAATCAAAAACGCTAAGGGCATGACGTCGTATATGCCGTCGTATTTCGCAAAGGTTCGCATGATATCTTTCCACGTTGAAGGAAAGAGATATTCGCAACTCACGCGCAGCAACGACCCGGACGGTTTCGATGCGTATTTCGTAATCAGTGACTACTCGACCAAGATGTGGGTCCAGAAGACCGGAGAGAATATTGGTAAACTAACCGACAATGACGAGCTTCAACTGATTAGGGCGCTTGGAAAAGTTTCCGAATTCTACTCTGGTGCAGGCGTGAAGAACAGGAGGGGAAGGTAGACAATGCGTGAAGAACAGATAAACAACAAAACAAAATAAAAACGTGTATATATCAGGGAACCTACGGTTCCCCGAACCCCTCCCTTTTATACCGTAATTGAGGGAGGGGTTCGGGGAACCGTAGGTTCCCTGATTTCCTGAAAAAATTGATTAATAAATATTTTTTATGTAACTATAATTACTTCTAACACAAAACATACATAATGCAACTTCGAAACGGAAAACAGGTAACGGGGAAACAGGTAACGGGGAAACAGGTAACGGAAAAATCAGAAACCCATCTCTCATTTACAGATACGGTCCGTAATTTGCTGGATGGATGCATTAACGCGTTTTCGCCTATCGAAAAAATAAACGCTATGTGTAAGGTATTTGATACAATCAACAATCAATCGGTGGAAATGTTGTCGGAAATGGGCGTGGGTGACGACTACAAATTTCTTTCGACTATATACCGAAAGACCATGGAATTAACGTGTGTCCTTATCGAACGAACCTATTTGAACGAGTATTATGACACAGACAAAAATGCGATGATTCGTCTATTATCTGTAATGTTTCAGGTAAGGCGAACTGCGGCACAAATTCTATGGACGGCTAGAACGTCAAAAAACGTCCAAGATATGATGGAAAATGGAGATAGACACTCCGAACTACTATATAGGTGTCTCAAACATATAGTTAGTGACGAGGCAGAGTCATGCGACTATAAATTTTATCTATACGAGGACGGAGAGTACACGGACGTGGAACTATTTGACTGGTATCTACTGCCAAATTATTGCGAAGACTTGTCAAGAGATCCGTACATTATGAACGCAGACGATTGTTTCGGAGCTGAAATCCGTAGATTTAATAGTTGGCTATGGAGTTAGAATATGAAAGGGTAGTTTACACAATACGAATAAAGAGGCGGCAAACACATTTTTTATTGAAAGTTCACATGGGGTTTTTTACTTTGCCTATATTATATGGCTACTACTTTTCAGAGCCACCAAAAAACAGCGGTTTTAGTAATCACAACACATGGTGGGGTAAAGGTAGAGGTTTCGAGTACGAGTGGTTTACAACCGGTAATGACGGTTGAACCAGATGGTATGGATATAGTCTTGTTGGAAGCGGCTGTTTGTGGTATTATAAATATAGTTTCGCCAAGTAACGTAGTATCTTATACAAAGGCTGTACGTGACGCCGTTAATGCTTCAGAATTTAATGAGAATACAACAAAATCTGATATGATTTCAATAGCAGAAAGAGTTAAATCCGAAATAATGCAAATAGACGAGTGGCCCGAAGTGGTAGCAAAAGAATTTTCTTCTAGAAATGCCAATTATATTGACGATCCTTATACTGTGGATTATCATCATAATAACGACAAATTTTATAACGTTTATAGTGACAAATATATGATTAATAAACGGTTTTCTAGAGCGAACGAATTAACTAAGCCAGGTAGCCGAAATTGGAAAGTAATTTTATTAGGCACGACAGACGAAGATCTAATGGATACACTAAACCCGAATATATCCAGTCTTCGAAAATCAAGTAAACGTAGTGAAAATAGTATTCTCTATACGCGCGATATTATTGAGGAGCTAGAAAGACGTGGTATAAAAAAAGTACTTATTTTTGATTTTACATGTAGTATTATAGAAAATACTGTAACTAAAAGAGATGTGAGACAAACTCGCCGTTCGCATATGTATAAGATCGGAGCCACGCCTAGAAAATCCAGGAAATCTACTAGAATATATAAGAAATCTACCCGACCATCAAAATTTGGAGGAGGGTCACGGAAGCGGAGAGGTCGAAGGTTATAATGGGCGACCAGGGAACCTACGGTTCCCCGAACCCCTCCTTAAATTACAGATACAAAGGGAGGGGTTCGGGGAACCGTAGGTTCCCTGATTTTGTGTCTAATTATATAAAATTGATAGCATTCGTATATAATATACATACATTACCAAACCAAACCAACAATATGAATCAGACTACTCCTGTTGTAATGAAGCGTCTGTATGAGCTATGCATCATGATAGGGCTCAGAAAACTAGACTTTGTAACCGAAATCGCCATCGCCGATAGTAGGAACCTCCGTGGAAACGACGACGAAGAACACTGGGGATTCGGTACTGCAGACAACACCATACAAATGCAAGGCGTCAACTGTTGTAGGTGCGGAAATTTCAAAATGATTTCAAATATCAATCAGACACTTCCAGACAAAATAGCGTGCGAATGTGATGACGTGACGGCGAAATATTATAATAAGGATCTTGTAACTAAAATGCAGATATACGAAGGTATGGAAGAGTTTATTGGTATTGTGAACCCAGAAGGAGGTAAGGATCGTTTGTGTGAGGATGTGGTCGGGGAGATTTTTGCGTATTTACACCCCGTAATTTGAAACGGCGTTGGATATGGAGAGGATTATGTATTTTTTATATTTTGTGTTTTCTCTTGATATTAGGAATGACAATTATATATATAATTATATATATAATGACGAAATCTGTAAAGAAAAGATTTAGTGGCGGAGAGCTTAGCGAAAACGAATTTGAAAAATACGTCGACGCAATGCACGCCATGGTTGTAGCGTACGAATACTCAAACTACCACAATAACGAAAACTGGTTAAAAAACTGGGGAAAACTTGGACGCATGATAAAAAATATGTGTGATAGCTATGAATATTTTGATCCAGAAGATGGAAGCACAGAACTCACTAGTAAAATGATTCAAGATGTAGTTAAAAGAGAATTTGAACTAAGTCAAGTTGGACTTTTTGATGATAATGCGGAAGTCAGTGAGGAAGACCCTATTTGGGATTTCGGACAAAAGCTCACTCTAAAACAAAAAACCCATATTAGCAAAACCCCTAGTAGAAGTACACGCAGTACACGCAGTACAGCCGGAGGTAAGAAAAAAACTAGGCGTTCTACCAGAAAAAAACGGAGTTAAAACAAGCGACGACACTTCCTTGTTTTGGCACCACCCAAACCAGAAGGATGTTTTTTGCTAGAAGCAGCCGCAGCATCATTAGGAGGAGTTTTTTTTCTAGACTTAGCAGACGCAGCACCTGGAGAAGGGTTTTTGACAGACTTAGTAGGAGGTAGAGGAAGAGGATCATTTTTCAATTGTGCGTCATAAAACTCTTTCACGTTAGGATCGTCTTCGGGTTTAATATATCCAAATATATTACGCACCATATCCGGGTTTGTTTTTTGAAAGAACACCTCACTCAGAGCTTCGAGAGCCTCTTTATCTACTGGTTGGAAATGGTCCTCCTCCGTTCCGCCCCTATTCCATTCTTGTATTCTATCTCTAGCTTGGTCGTAAAGTCCAATCGATACATCCGTTGAGTAATATCCATGATAATTTTTATCATACGTTAATGTTTTCAACTGTGCTTTCAGAAACTTCTTTTCCTTAGCATCCCACTGATTGAATGGATCTTCTTGTTTTAACAATCGCTCAATTTCTGTATCCGTTAAGTTTCGTTTTTGTGATTCTATATCATCTGCGTATTCAATTTCAGCCATTTGACGGTCGAGAACTTGACTTGCAGCGACCGTCGGACGCACTGTTCCTAACAAATCGAATGTATAATCAAAATTACACGTCGGGCATTTTATATTTGGGTATTCTTCCCCCCACCGTCTTGCTAAACATTCGTTGTGGAAGTAATGTTTGCAAGCCGTTTCTACAACCGTTTTATCCTTCGAATTTAATGGTAGTCCACACAAACTACAGTCTGCGCCTGTATCCTTTATTTTTTTTGGTATAGTTTTTGACTGTATACGGGTAACACCGGGAAATTTGCGATTCGAGTAGAAAACAAACGGACGGTCAGGGCAATTTTTTCCAATATGCCCGCATTCGTCACAATTACTGCATGTAGGCTCCTTTTTTTTTGGGGGCATTTTATATAATATAGTTACACAAATTTAGCCATATTATATATATGTTTAAATTTGAAAAAAAACTACTCGCCTCATCCGATCCTCCGAAAGGTAAAACATATACAAAGGAAACACAAGACCGAAAAGGACATACCGGTTCCATCACATCTATAGCCGTTAGTAATAGTGGGAATAGACTCGTTAGTGGAAGTTCGGACCATTCAATCAAGATGTGGGACATTAATAAAGGGAAAGTCGATTATACAGTCCATGATCACCCAAGCGCCAGTAGCTATCGATATCAGCGTTATGTGCGGTCTGTCGCATTCAGTTCCACCGGACATTTTGCATCAGCTGCAAATACAGATGAAAGAAATACGCTTGTATGGAGAGACTGGAATGGACCCGAAGACCAATCTCCTTCTGACATTTCAGAAAGGTATTCGAATTGGGATAAGCATAACTCTCGAGCAATATGCATTGCATTTAGTCCACATGGATTTCGAATTGTGAAAGGCACTGAGGATGGTCTGGTTGAGATGTGGAAAGCGAACATCGATTATAAAGAGGACGAATACGGACGTCCGCTCGGGAGAAGATTATGGGTGGAAGATGACCGTTTAAATAAAGGAGCAAAACTAGAAAAGCGATTCTCCGACCCAAGTATTCCGGATTTTATGATAGATAGAACTGACAAGCCGACAACGGTTAAAGCGTCACATTCTAGTCAGGTAATGTCAGTCGCATTCAATCGAACGGGCGATAGAATCGCAAGTGGAAGTGCAGACGGAACAATTAAGATATGGGATGTTTCTAGTGGAGTACTATTACATGTATTGAAAGGCGAAGGCATTGTGAGGTCGGTAGAATTTAATAGTGATGGTACACAGATTGTTAGTGGAGTAGGAAATTGGACGAGCAAATACAAGGGTGATGGAACGCCTGCCGTAATTACATACTCTAATTGTGAAGCACGAATCTGGGATATCGAAAAAGGAGAGATAGTTCATCGAATCGGTCACGCTGGCGTCGTTACATCCGCCAAATTCAACCACGATAAAACTGAACCTGCTGTTATTAGTGGAAGCACTGATGGAATTATTAAAATTTCGAGCGTAGAAACCGGAAAACTGTTTCAGACATTAGATCATGAAGAATCCTCGGTAACGTCGATTGTGTATAGTCCTAAAAATGAGAGAATTTTTGCAGGACTTGATGACGGTAGCATATATATATGGAAACGCGCTTCAGATAATGCTGGTATTTATACGGCTCTTTTGTCTATGAAACAAATTGATGCCGAAATAATTGCACAATACAATAAAGGCATACGTAAAAATATGGCAAAAACTGCAAAAACGGCTAGAATGACTGTGCGTGCGAGAAGCGCGGAACGAGCTAAAAGCGCTAGTTCGAAAAATACGAGACGTGTTAGAAGTGCGGAACGAGCTAGTTCCGCTTCAACATCGCCCAAGAATGAGGTCAAAGCTGTAGCACCTAAAGCTCTTACGACGAAAGACCCACTCGATGGTAGACTATTAGGTAAAATGCTTGAATCCGACGACGTTCGGCGAAAAATATTTGAAGATTATGTAAAAGAAAAGGAACCTGTTGAAAAGACACCCGCTCGTAAAACTCCGGCTCGTAAACCATCACCCAAAGAAAAAACCCCAGAATCAGAATATGAAAGAGAAAGTGATAGTGAAAATGATAGTGAAAATGATAGTGATAGTGATAGTGAAAATGATAGTGATAGCGATTAGTAAAATTGAATCTAAAGATATTATATTATTAATATTCAATCCAAAGAATGAATATTACTACAGAATACAAAATAAAGGTGTGCGCGGAGTCGTATCTGGGAACCAAGGGATACACCATCCCTAAATCAGTCCTTACAACGGCAGATCTTGAGTTCCTAAAAAAAGATTTGTTTCTCAAACCACAGACACCGGGACCATCATTCGGTCCGGCACTAGAAGATGCATTTCCAGTGTATCGGGAGAACGATAAGAAGATTTATATTCCGAGGTTCTATGGCATTGAGCGGTATGGTACACCAGAGCGGAGCGAGATCGCACCAGGAATGGATATCGATTTGGCGTTTCCGAAGGAGCTGAGGGACTATCAGAACAAGATTGTTGATATCTACATGCGGGGGTTCCACCCCCCGCACGCCCCCCGCTGCGGGGAACTAGTTGCCGAGGAAGGAAGGGGCGTGCGGGGAAACCATGGGTTTCCCGCATCAGGGATTTTGGAGATTTATTGTGGTGCCGGTAAGTGCCTCGGTAAAGATACTCCCATTCTCATGTATGATGGCACTGTAAAGATGGTCCAAGACGTCCAAGTCGGTGATGTTATTATGGGCGACGATTCGACTCCCCGTAATGTTCTCTCACTCGCTCGTGGTCGTGAGACTATGTATCGTGTGGCCGACTCCGACAATAAAGAAGATTATATAGTGAACGAGAGTCATATACTATCATTGAAAGCCAGTCGCAACTATAGTAAGGCTTATGTGGAAGGCTCCGTACACGATATATCAGTAAAGGACTATCTCGCGCTACCGAAAACCATTCGTGGGATACTTTTGGGATATCGCGCGCAACTAGAATACGCTCAGCATATGGTTCCAGTAGATCCATATGTGATGGGCCATATTATCAACCTAGACTACAATTTACACAACCATGGCGAAATAAGCGTTGTCACCATTTTCAATCGTGTTTACGATTACGTCCATAAGGTTACGAATTTGGGAACGACATCAAAGTATACGCATGTTCTCCACTATTATAAGGATCCGCAATTGATGCAGATGATGGAGGCCTTCCGAGCACGGTCGCATATCCCGATGGAATACAAATGCAACAGTCGCGAAGTCCGTATGAGAGTCTTGGCCGGAATTCTGGATTCGTGTGTAGCGTCGTCGCGGTTCACCGATCACTATACAACGGAGGTTTATGATAATGGAACTCTCTCCGAGGACATCCTCGCATTGGCGCGGTCGCTCGGATTCGGTGCCGGAATTCGAGCTGTATATAGAGGTCACTTACCGACGAGTCGTTATAAGGTTATTATTCGGATTTATGGCGATAATATCGGTGAAATTCCGGTAGAGCGAGATTACTTTCGGATCCAACCCGGTACTTGCTTGAAACATAAGACCGCGGACTTGTACTCTATCAAGCTGACAGCATTGGATGAGGACGATTACTATGGATTTGAGATTGATGGTAATCGCCGATTTGTTCTCGGCGACCATACGGTTACACATAATACAGTGATGGCACTGAAGATCGTGTCGCTCCTGAAAAAGAAGACTCTCATCCTGGTCCATAAGGAGTTTCTGATGAATCAGTGGATTGAGCGCATTGAGGAATTCCTACCGGGTGCACGTGTCGGCAAAATCCAGGCATCCGTATGCGACATAGACAACAAAGACATCGTGATTGGAATGATTCAGACGATGTATAACAAGGCGTTTCCACAGGAGGTATACTCACAGTTCGGACTTACGATCATTGATGAGGTGCACCGGATCGGGAGTGAGGAATTCTCCAAGACCCTGCTGAAGACTATCACACCATATATGCTCGGTATCTCTGCGACGGTGGAACGAAAGGACAAATTGACAAAATTGCTGTATATGTTTATCGGGCCGAAGATACACTCAATGCTTCGGAAACAGGAGGATACGGTATGCGTCAGGGGAATCGAATTTTTAACCAACGATTCTGATTTCAATGAGGTGGAATATGATTTTAGAGGCCAACCCAAATATAGCACGATGATTTCCAAGATATGTGCCTATGGACCGAGAAGTGATTTCATTGTGAAGACGATTAAGGATCTGTTGAAGGAGAACCCGGAAGGGCAGATCATGGTGCTGGCACATAATAGGAGCCTGTTAACTTACTTGTATGAATGTTTGAACAATGCAGGGGTTGCCACCCTCCGCACGCCCCCCGTTGGCACAGAAGCCTCCGCAAGTGGGGGGCGTGCGGGGGGCGAAGCCCCCGCAGCAGGATTCTACGTCGGTGGCATGAAGCAAAAAGACCTCCAAGCAACCGAGACTAAGAAGATTGTTCTTGCGACATATGCAATGGCCGCAGAGGCACTGGATATAAAGACACTTAGTATCTTGTTGATGGCAACACCGAAGACGGACATCACACAGTCGGTTGGACGAATTTTGAGAGTGAAACATGCGAATCCGATCATTGTGGATATCATAGACAGTCACCAGTTATTTCAGAACCAGTGGAAATTGAGGAAGCGATTTTATAAGAAAGCAAACTATAAAATCGAGACGACGACGAGTAAAAAATACACGGATATGGAGACAACAGAGTGGTTTAAGGTGTTTGATCCGAAAATAAAGAGTGCTGATGCAGATGACGACGACGAAAATGACATAAAGAAAAATGCGACGGAATTCGGCGGTAAGTGTTGTATTGATATTAGTGGGCTATGATTAGATTGACTTGGCTTTACGAGAACTATTTTTTTTACTGATGCTTTTCAACCGAAGACTTTGTGATTTTAAGGATTTAGAAGGAGACTTAGCAGGTGACTTGGCAGGAGACTTTACAGGAGATTTGGCAGGTGACTTTACAGGAGACTTGGCAGGTGACTTGTGCTTAGGTGATTCAATAGACAATATGTATATGTCAATGTCTTTCTCTAGCATTTTAACTCCCGTAAATGGATTTTTACCATTACCGTTATCGTATGACTCCTTGAGTTGCATAAAGTTACATAGTTTTGCATCATCGACCGGTTTTGAAACATCGAATAACTTTTTACTTGGGTCTTTTGGGTCATCCGGGTTATGTAAAACGACAAGCACACCTGGTTTATATATTTGCTTATCCGGGTTTTCTGCGTCTACCCATTTTTCTAGTGATATTGCGTCTACGCAATGTTCGTGAAATACAGGACGAGTAACAGTTAGAACATTATATGTTGTAGATATGGTTTCTACCAATTTATCGTCTTTCCATACACCAGTTGTAACTACTCCAGTTTTTTTAACGTACATTTTACCAATTCCGTTTCTTTTATCGTTATCCCATTCACCTTCGAAAATGTCATAATTTTTGTATACGCGCTTTCCTTGTCCTTTAAAAAAGTCTTCTTTCATGTTTCCAATATGAAATGAAATCCCATCTCCAAATTTGTATATTCCTTCTCCGTCAAACATGTTATCTTTAAAGTTTCCAGTATAACTTACACCCGACTTATGTATCATTGTTCCTAAACCATATTGCATATTGTTTTTAAATTCTCCGGTATAAACACTTCCGTTTCTGTATTTCAGTTTACCGTAGCCGTTCAGTTCTCCGTTTTTAAATTCTCCCTCATAACTTCCTATTGCGTGTTCCATTTTACCTTTTCCACTAAATAGTTCATATTTAGAACAAACGGTGCCATTAGCACGCACTTGTGTAAACTCTTGGGCCATACTTATATATTACGCACGCATAAAAATAAATGTAAAATTTTATTTCACAATTAGATTGGTTTGTATAATTGGAAGGAGGGGGTAAGGGGTGCCGACTTCGTCGGCGCAAACGACGTGGTCGTTAAACCTTGGTTCCCCCCTGCTAGATATATTGCAGTCTCGCCTTAGCGTATTTCCAGAATAGCATGCGTTTCGTCCCTTCGTCTAATTCATCTGCTAGTATTTCGGAACATATAGGTCCATTTGTTACACCATTGTAAGTATAAATTGTTATTAATGTATTATCAACATTACCGTTCCCAAAGACAAGTCGACATACTATTTCGTTAATTGCAACGCCCAGTTCACCCGTCCAAAAATCGTCGGGAGGATGTAGATCCGGGTTATCTAGCCAGTCAAAATTATCACTGATGCACTCTACGAACGTATCTTTGTTTTCTTTAACGAATTTGACAAATGCCTGGCGATCTTCCGCACTCAGACTATCGTAGTTCGAATTGGCCGCATCGCAACGGTCCTTCCGTAGTTCCTGTAACCTCTTTTCCCGCATGGCTGCCCTATATTCATTTCGTCTATCCATCGCATTCTTAACACGCATCATCTGTGCCTCATCGGCTGGGTTTACTTTACATAAGCGCATGAGATCGTCCAGCTGGAATTCTCTGAGATATTCAAGGTCTTTGCTTTCCGATGAACCAATTGTCACCGACTCCAAATACTTAACAATCTCTATCTTTTCTTCTTTGGTATACATTATTTCGGTTTCGTTTTAGGGGCCGTTATATTGGTTCTACAACCAAATCAATTTTATAATATTCTTATAATACAGATGGATTCGTTATACGAAAATATTTACTTCCAATTATACATAATATATTGGATACTCAGCAGCATAGTGCTCGTTGTTCTATATAAATACAAACGACCTATTTACGATTACCTGGAACAACTGGCATTTATGTGAGAATATAATTTTATTTGTATTATATTTAGACCATTGAAGAATTGTCAAAATATACTATATATAATTATGGAAATTATAATACCAGATTGGGTGTCTATTAAAAATTATAGAACCATGAATTCTGAAAAAAAAACACAAGCAGTTAATGGCTCAAAAATATTTCAATATGAATGGATGAAAGAAGAGGTAAATGAATTTTACGAAGCAGTTTATTTAGAAGATATTGAAGAAATGCGAGATGAAGCGATCGGGTTGATACGAACTTTTCAACAATTTCAAGATTCAAAGCGTGTTGTATCTTTATGGAAAAAAGTAAGAAGTGACGTAGCATATGTTTTCCCTACGCACAGAATATTTGTAGAAGCATTTGGTAAATGGCATAAGAAAAAATTACAAAAAAATCAAGCACAAGGTGTAACGCCAGAAGAACTAATAAATATTTCTAAAATAAAATGGAAGTAATCGGTGTTTTACACCTTTGAAGGTTTAATTACCTACACTATACAAAACTGTTTGATATAAATTTTTTATCCCGACACACCCATGTTGTCCGTCCATATTCAAAACGCCCAGTAGTCTACTACCAGAATCACCATCCAGCCCACTGATGGTATCGCCCGATATCTGGATCCAATAACCGTATTCCTTATGGAATACATGCACGGCCATTTTGTCTAAACCGGTATCCTTCGTTGGATCCAAATAATATCCATCGCCGTTAAGTTTCTCCCACTCTTGATACCATAAATCAACAATCTGTCGCTCATTCTTGTTTGCTCCTGGTACACCGTATTCATATATACAAAATATATCGATCTCCTCTGGCGTCATTGAGTTCATTTTGCGAATTATATCTGGGTCTTCGAATCCTTTCTCATTATTCTCGGCGAGTAGTCTCTTGTAATCGTCTGCGTTCATTTTGTTTTCGGTGATTTGTTTTATACGCAATTTCGAATCAATTTTCTTCATTGTATAACCTTTTATATTTGGATTTTACACCATTGAAGATTTCAAACGCACAGAATGTGCGTTTGAAATCTTTAAATGGGTAGCACTTTGAAAGAAGAAATCCGCAGGCGTGCGGATTTAATTCTTCAAAGGTGTAAATGTGATATCGCATACAAATGCAAGAGAAACCATTGGACGAAAATAACGTGAATCATAGATGAGTTCAAATGTTGATTCAACATATATGCATAAAACGCCGTGGCAGTTCCAATAAAAGCCCTTGGTTGTTCGTATGTATAATAATTCACATACAATATCATTAGTACATTTACATATACGTCAATCGTACGCATAAAACGATTCTCGGAAAATAGTATATGATATTGAAAACTGTTTATATATACTATTAGTGGTATCAATTTGTGAATTGATAACGCCTTTTTAGAACGTACAAAATATATTAAAAATGGAGTGCAACCCAAGAATTCAATGATATGCATGTTTTTATAATAAACATATTACCCTTTGTTACGTTTACATAAGAATAAATATGTAAAAAATATATCTAGAATTAGACCACCGATGCTAAACGCATAGAGGATGTTCTCCACAACACTCTTGTTTTCTATATTATAAAAGTAAAATACCATCAGTGCAAAGAATGGTATTGCCATTATGTCGCCTATGTGACTCATTAATCTCATAATAAATACTAGTTAGAAGTTATTTTGTTTTTATAAATATACGGTTATTATCGTTGTTAGCAAGAACTGTTAAAAATCCGACTGATATTTTGATATTATATCGAAAAAAAACGGTATTATCGCCGAATATATTATATAACTATAATGTTAATTTCTGTATTTACATTTCGAATGCAATTTATGATATCATTCTTACGATACTGGAATACTATTACTGTAGCATTACTATCATAGTCCTTTAAGTATTCATATGAGTGTATTCTTGCTCGTTCATGATTTGCATATTTCTTTCCATGAAGTGTCTTATTTTGATCTATAACGCCGATTATGTTTTCTTTGTTCTCTATTAATGAATATACAGATAACATCATCAATCCAGCAGTTATTAAAAATGTGTTTTTTGGAATTTTTATGGGTTTTAATAAATTTTTCATATACATATGTCTGTTTTCTATTAATGGACGTTCAATTGTGATTATATTGTTTGTAAGTTCGAATTGAAAAAACAGAGCCTGGAAAGAATTGTCATTAGTATTAAACTTTACTCTTCTTGTTGCCTTATAATTATTCAGACCAAATATATATTCAATATCAGCACTACTATATGAGAATGTATGTTGGTTAAACACATGTAACATATTTATATTATCCATATCCGGTATGGCAATAATTATGTTTTTTACATTATTCCTCTTACAATTTGAAATGAATTTTTTTTGGTTCATACAAATGTTCGAATACGTGAGACATTATAATATTACTGTCTTGTGGAAAGTCAAAGTTCTCACAATTACCTTCGATATAGTTTACGTTATCACGACGTATTGCCTGGTCGAGTGAATAATCGAATACAGTATAATCCTTATAATATTCGATCAAGTGACGACCGAGAACAAACGACGAACTACCGACTTCTATTAATGGGATATTTGTATTCACGCACTTTACTATAAAATCTATAAATGATATATTATGTTGAACCCAATTGTATGATGCAGAATTTGGTTGGATGTAGTTTTTATCATATAAAATATTGGGGTCTAGTAGTGTTTTTAGTTGAACTGATAAACATTGTTTACAGTATCCATAGGTCATGTCCCATGTGATATTAGAACATATGTCATCTGGATAAATTACATATAACGGCATTTTATGTGTTGTTATAGTTATTATTTCGTTTTGTTTTTCGCATAATACGCAGTATTCTCTGTTGATATTCATGTATTCGTATATATACTTTTGTTAGTATTCTATGTTAGTTTACGCAATAGTTTTAACATATTCCATATCCAGTTTTATAAAATAAAAAGGGTATTTAATTCTGACATAAGAATATCGCGTATTCATGTGGTTGTCATATTTGGATAAATCCTTTACATGTTAACGTGTATTGGTCTTCCTTATGTAATCGGCTCAATAATCTCATAATAAATACTAGTTAGAAGTTATTTTATTATTATGTTATAAGAATGAATGTACTTCTTTTTTTATTGCAGATACAGATACAAATAATGTTAGTGGGTGCGTTTAATTGTAGCTGGAATTACAGGTTTGATTCTTACGACAATCATTTCAATATAGTATATCCAGATAAGAATGCAGTATATTTTGGTATGGTGATTCCGGTTGGCGCATCCTCTTTTCGTGTGATTTCCAATGAGATACATCCAATCGCCAAGTATTTCTCTATACAGGTATACGAAACTGGTGGAATCGCGTATCATTATAATGATATCGAATTGGTTACACAAGATGGACTGAGTCATATTGGTGCGCCATACGATCTACAATTGGATCTCGTAGATACCCAATCATATTTTGCACTGTTTCGTATTTATGATTCACAATTGAAATTCGAAAACTACTGGGCGGGTATACCACCAAAGACACTTGTGGATGGACGTGAATATGCTCTCTGTAACATAGACTACGATCAACAGGGCAACATATCTACTAACTTTACTCAAAACCTAAACCCTACAACTGGAACTGTTTGTCTAACGAATAGCGAATTTGTATTTATGCCGGTTCCACCGGGTTCTCTCAGTAATGCCGATGCGAACTATATGATTGCATGTATTATGTCGGGTTTAACGTATACAATACAAATCAAACTACCAAAAATAATGTGTTCTCTTTACCGCGGAGATGACAAGTATGACCTACGGTATGCGAGCATTAGTTTGGTTTCTACCAGTGCGCCGAGGCCAACAATCACGACATATGAACTACCATGTGATACTGGCGAGTATAAACTGGAAATAGAAGTGCCACCTGATATTGTTCTCCCGGCGTTATTGTATAGACAACTGTTACCAGATGCCGATTTTAAATATAGTATCGGGCGAGCAAAACAGAAATGTTACGATTATGTAAATAATGTGTATGACGATAAGTGCATCCATGCGGTTATGGGTGAATACTATCCTAAAATTGATCTAATGTAGGCAACGTGCACACCGATATACAAAACAAAAATGTGTAAAATCGAGGAAATCGAGGATGCGATAGGGTACGAATTACCGAGCGCAGTGCGGTATGCCTGTCTAAATGATACACAGGTAGTTCATGCGGCTATGCTCGTCAACGAACGCACTGGCGAGATACTAGCACATGCGATAAATAAACGAATATGTTCGTTGGACGTAAAGGTAACATCACGCTTGTCGATCCATGCCGAACAAGAGTTGTTTTATACGTTAGAAGAAAAGGTATCTAAAAACCTTTTGGTCGCTAACCAGCTAAGAGGTAAGAAGACATTGATATCACTTAGATTTGATAGGAACGGCCACATAAGTCATAGTAAAATATGTAGTGCTTGTGCGCAGATAATAAGAAAGAAATACTATCATTTTGTAAATGATGTGATGTATGTAGATAAGAATAAGAAGATGTGTACCATTTCCGTGTTAGAGATGTGCGAGATATCTACTCCAAGTAGAGGTGACAAACGTATACGTAATTTAGTATTATAAATGTTCTCTTGGATTTGTATATAATGTTAAATTTTATAAGAAGCTATAGTACCCAAATAAGCGAACAAAATACAGATTCGCCTATTATGGAAAAAGACAATGAAGATAAAGATACGGATACAGATACAGAGATGCAAATATGTGTTTTTGGTGGCGATAATGTGATATTGTCTAATTTTAGCCCAACAGAGAGTAAAATAAAATTTAGAACAGGTTCGTTTTCATTTCATTATGTAGATTCCTGTATAACAATCCAGTTTAATCCTATTTTTTTATGGAACCTAGTAAAACAAATGCAAACCATAACTAGCCCGGATTATCAGATTGATTATATACGAATCAGATCATTTGTATCACATTATATGAAAGGAATGAATGCTGATATTCTGATATATGTGTATGAAGACAAGGTGTGTTTCAACCGAAATGGTGTTATTGCAACGATTAAAACTTATAAATACTTTCCAACACTATTATTAGCGTACAATTGTCTATTTAATGATATTCGACGACGATATAACACACTAGAGAAGACCACAGAGATCTTAAACGAATGTTCTGATATTATACAATTAATTGGAAATCCGACGTTCGATAAAAGGGAACACAAAGTAGGATAAAAACCCACTTAAACATAAAGCGGGAAACGCAAACATGTATGAAAACGTAATAATAGTGCCCTTTAGACGAAGGGAGCCACACCTCGAAATATTTATACGTGATGCCGTTCCACTATTCCAACAGTACTTGTCTCCATTCAAAGTGGTAATCGTGGAACAGGAAGATGGTAAATTATTTAATCGGGGGCAATTAATAAATATTGGATTCAAGGAATATATAGATAAATCAAAGTATATGTTTACGCATGACGTCGATATATGTCCTAGCGAGAAATGCGTGCGTGATATATATAGTAAGATTCCAGAGACTGACATAATGGGAATTTATACGTCATATTGGAATACGCTCGGAGGAATAATCAAAATGAGCGCACCTACATACGCGGAGATTAATGGGTTTCCGAACAATTATTGGGGGTGGGGGGTGGAAGACAAGGCGCTGCAAAATCGAGCGGAAACATTTAATAAAACCATTTCGAAGAATATATTGAATAACGATCCATACAAACTGGATTTCTTCTCAATTAAAAACGATATCAACGATGCTGTTCGAGATACAGATTTTGATAAGCGAACTAGTTTCGAATATAATATATTTAAGCGTCTTGAACCGAGCGACCAAAGGTATTGTTGTCTTACGTCCGGATTGAATACTTTAAAATATACGGTCATTGATAGGTATCACCTGTCAAATGATGTTGAATTAATAAAGGTATCCATATAATGCCTATTGCAACTTCGTTGCTAAACCTTTTTATTGCCATACTATAATGGCAATAAAATACATACTTTTATCTTCCGATACCCCAACCCCAGTTATTCATTCTAGACATTATATAGTATATACAAATATATTCTTTATACTGTTTAGAATGTCTAAATACCAGATAAAGTTTACGAATTCGTGTAATTGCTTAAAAAACTATCAATATGAATACAATGAAAGAATCAGTCGACGGAATAATCCTTGTTCTAAGTTGTCAAAAACACAGAGAAACTCGTCTTAGACAATTCAGACTAAGTCGCGATTGGTATGGGAAGTGGAAGGTTATATATGTCATCGGTGATTTATTTTTGGATACTGAATACAAAATGGAGGGAAATCTGATGTGGCTGAAATGCGAGGATTCGTACATCCATCTATTGAAAAAACTGGTGCTGGCATTAAAATACGTATATGAATTGCATGACATTAAAGAGGGTGTGCTGCGATCTGGCGACGACTTAGTGTATAATGACACTATACTAGCCCAGTTCTTAGAAGTAAAAAATAAACATGATTTCATTGGGCGAAGCCCAACTATGCGGAGTCTACCGGCGTCAGAAATAAACGAGGTACTGTTGAAATCGACTAGATATGATCCTTTTATGGTTAATTATTATTTAACTCACCCTGAAGATTTTGAGAACCCACAGCATAATTTAAAGGGTGTCGATATTTCAAAATATATGAAGCGTCCACTGATTGCAATAGGTCCAGCCGGAATCTTGTATTATATATCAAATCGGTCATGTAAAATACTAATAGACCTTATGGAGAGCATTGGCTATAACATTTTCCACTTCGACGAAGAAACCCAATCTTATCCATATACAATCGAAGATTGTGCCGTATCGCACATTATGTATACGAATTATATTGGTTTCGTACATATCACGCATATGTTTAGTGAACAACCATCTAATAATGCGATCGGGTTTCATACAAACATGTATAAGTAAATGATATTAAACATATACGCATATCAAATTAATATATGATAACCTTAGCATATATTAATTTTTGGAAAGATCCCACAAATGATAGTTACTTCACAAATTTCATAAGCGAAAACATAGGCCAAGCTATGGTAGTAGAACCACATGAATGTCCTGATATTTTGATCGCGTCGTGTATGGGAGATATAAACAAGGTAACATGCGTCAATTCAAAATGCAAAATATTCTTCTATGGGGAGAACCTAGATCGCTTTCCACCATATAATAATGACACTTTATTAAATGAGGTTTTCGATATTGTAGTCGGGTTTAGAAATACCAACGGACACATCCGGTTTCCATTGTGGTTAATTTACTATCCATACTATAAGTTTGACGAGAAAAATAATCTGCTGAAATACATTCAATCAAGATATGAGGCAAATATCCGAAAACCTAAAACTATGTTTGCTACACATGTATCCCGGCATGACAGGGGTGGTAAGCGATCTCAAATGTGTGATTCAATATCAGTTTATGGATCTATCATTTATCCAGGTGAGTTTAGAAATAATGTATCACGGATAGGCAGAACAACGGAAGACAAGATAAGTTTAATCTCGCAATCAGTGTTTAATATATGTCCGGAGAACTCTATTTACGAAGGCTATTACACGGAAAAAATATTTCAGGCATTTGAAGCAGGAACAATACCTGTTTATTGGGGTGTTGGTTTACCGGAATATGGGTTAATAAACGATAATAAATATTGTTTCGGAGAGAACACTGTTCCCGATGCTATCAAAAATCCGTCCAAATACTTAGAGGGTCCGATATTTACAAAAGATGGACCTGATATAATTAAAGGATATTATGAGAACCTGGTGCTTGTAATAAAGGAGAAACTATCCAAAAGGATTTCGGAAAACATATAAATACTATTATATGGTTATGTCTATATAATGGTAAAGCCGAGTAGTTTTTCGACCATATGTACTTCAAATTGTGCTTTTGAATGCGTTGGTCTATTACTCTCTCTTTCAGTCTATCATCCAAACGCAACAATTTATATAATATGTGACAGTAAAACGAAACAAACTATCAGTGAAATGACGCCGACCCCCAGGCTGAATATTGCTTTTATGGTAGAATTGGATGTATATGACGGCATGGATAGACGCGAGATGTTAAAACAAGATGTTTGGACGGAATTCCAGATGATGAAAGCTCGTGTTATTGGGCGAGCATTAGAGACTCAACCAGATACGTTATTATTGGATTGTGACATTATAATAACAGGTGTGATTGAGGATATTGATGATACGAAGGATCTGGGTGTTTCGCCACAATTCATACGTAAGGAATTCGTAGAAAAAACTGGATACTATAATGGTGGTATGTTATGGACGAAAAACAAGAATGTGCCTGGAGACTGGATCAGATTTACAGAAAATTCGCGGTATTTCGACCAGGCGTCAATTGAGGATCTGGCTCTGAAATACTCGCATTTCGAATTCGGAGAGAATTATAACGTACAATGTTGGCGTTTAACATTATCAGACGACCCAGTAGAGATCGTTGCGAAACGATTTACGTCGAGTACAAGTGATGTAGATGTATATTACAATAACAAGCCGATTAAATTCATCCATACGCATTTTCATGATAATAGATTCGAGGACTTCAATAAGCTCATTATAAGTAATTATTTGCGGGCAAAGAATTATAAGGTATTGGCGATTATTTTTCGCGTTATAAATAACATGTGGGTTCTCACGATTCCTAAACAACCATTACCTGGGTTTGGAAATCATAAGAATGATAGTTATAGAGAACTAACGGTATTGATGCGAGTTCGCAATAAGGACGTTGACTTGCAGTATTCGGCAGACACTATCCACTGTTGGATTGAACCTAATATTTTGACGTACGATAGACCCACACTGGAGTGGGTGGATGAAGAGGTGAACCATGCATCGCTCATTCTACTTGGAAATGGTGATGTAAAAGTAGAAGGCAAACAACTAAACCATATTTCTAAAGTGAAACCGTGGATTTTCTGGCCGAGAAAGCCCATGCTGTTAGAGAAAATATTAAAACGCAACGGCATTTTGACATACGACGACCGCGAAACTGAGTCTATTTTTATAGGCAATTACGAGAACAGCATTCAGGAAAAGTTCAGAATTACAAAGGATCGTTGGACTGATGTAATTAGCGAGTATCACTGTACGGAAGGTAGCACCCATAAATTTACACATGAAGAGTATCTTATGAAATTGAGAAATTCGAAATTTGGTCTGTGTTTACGGGGGTATGGACCCAAGTGCCATAGGGAAGTTGAACTTATGGCATTTGGTACTGTGCCGATTATTACACCGGACGTAACAGTTAAATCGTATATGGAACCACTAATAGAGAACGTACACTATATACGTGTTTCTGAACCAGATGAGATTCCCATTAAAATAAAAATGACAGAAGCCAGATGGAATGAAATGTCTACTGCTTGCTATGAGTGGTATCAGAGAAATGTATATAGCACTAATTGTTGGACCAATATGATCTCTAATGTTCTATATGGATGATACAATTGCATGTATTATGAATCTTTCAATAAAAATACCCCGTGTTCTATATATATTCTGTGTTGGCGCATGCCCTTCATAGTTTTCCAATACAAAATCAAGCATTCTTTGATATAATTCTTTCGGACAGTTACGCAGATTTTTCCGACTCACACTAATCCACTTACCACAAGCCCATTCAAAATTTGGATTATATTCTCTATTAAACAGCCTCTTATATATTTCGCCAGCTGTATTTGTGTATTGATAAAAAGTTTCATTTGCACGTGGTAGATCAGTCCGTGGTATATACACAAGCGTGTTTATATCAGTCGAAACGAAATCATTCCAGTTACGGTGACATGGCCCGTTTTCTTTGATTATTTGATCGTTTCTGTAATTAAGGGAACCATGTGTAAAAAAAGTAACGTCTGCCAGGTTATCATAATTTGTAATAATGTGACGTAATATCGTATCTGCAAGATGGCCTTTGTTTTCGAGTTTTATGTAATTATAGTTTGGGTTATCTTCTCCTTTGTTGTATATTGTTCTATAGTCTATATAATTGTCGCTCCATGATATGTCTTCGTCATATCTTGATATAACCATTTCAAAGTTGGTCTTATTCTTACCTTTTAAATTTGGTGAAAGTGAGAACGCAGGTTGTACGAAATGTAATCTTGGTGTCTGTAAATATTTCGATAATATTAGTATATGTCGTTTTGCAAGTTCTGCGGTTGAACGACGAAGGCTTACTGTATTCGCCATTCCATTAGCACCGAAATTCGGATTACCATTTATGTCGTAACGTGGGATTCCGCCATCATTAGAACAGAAATGTTGAGACAAAGGATAGAAAAATGTTGGTCTGTATACATTATTATACCAATCATCACAGCACCAGTTCATAATTTCCTCTGGAAACATCCAACCAAATATATCCATGTGTTTACGAGAAAAAAGCGCCTGTGTTAGTATTAGATTATTGTTATTGATCGGACCCGCGATTCCCACATCATTATGCGCTCGAAGAGCCTCTATTGAATCCGTTATCCAACCATTCGTCTTGAATACAATGTCATCACCACATTGATAGAAATACTCGCACAAATCATCATATGCTACTTTATATAGAATATTCCACATCTTAGTAAGGTGACCCCGCTTTATATTGTCGTACTTAATGAAGCGAAATGAAATATTATTAAAAGCCAAGCTAAACCGACTTATCGCATCTTGATTTGATTTGTCTGCGAAAATACGATCGTCTGCATCATACCCGATGTATACAACGTATGTGTGTTCTCTATCTTGTGATCGGAGAAATGTACTGAGCGATAAACGGTACAAATACGTGTCTTTGATATCCTTCCAATCATCGCGACCTCGCGACGTGCATGGAATCAATATACCAACTTTGTATTGTGTCATTGTACTATTTAGATAAATATATCTAAATAGTTTGGTTTATATTTTTTTATTATATATACGAAGTCTTCGTCTACGTGTCTTATTTTTTACGCTCTTGTTGCGTCGTTTCTTACCAGTCTTCTTGGATCCACCAACTTTTGTAGATGCAAACATCCATGGACTTTTGCTTACTGTATTTTGAATAGCATCAGCGGAATTTAATAAATTCATTGTTATATATACATATTGCATTTTATGCGCGGGTACGGGGGGCGACGCCTCACCCCCAACCCCCCGTACGCCCCCCATCGGAGTTACTTTGAATTCATCGTACGGGGGTTACGCCCTCCATGTCTAAATGCGTTTGTACCTAAATTACCCTGATAGGGGGTGGGGACATCGCCCCCACCCCCCCGTATAAGCTGACCGATATGAACTACCTTACAATGTCCTGTTATAACTTTCATCGGAACCCACCGTTTGAACTTATTATTGAATACGCATTCCATGTTAAGTGTCTTTTTCAAGTCGACGAATCGATCTTCACGAACATCTTCAAAGTCAGCTTCGTCGTCACTTTCCTCAATATAATCTAGATTCTTATTCTCTTTTATGTTACGAAACAACTGGTTCATAAAAACGCTCGACTTATAGTTGGGAATGAAAGCGGTATTAAAATAAACTGGCGCATTTCCCTTTCCATACGCATGTAGATGATATATGTCAAACTGGATATCAGCAGTCACTTGGAATACAGTCGGTTGTCGGTATTGAGGCTTATTGAAATCCGGAACTATATCTGAAATCGGTCTGTCGTATACTCGTGCACTCTCTTTCTCAATAATTGGCTTACGGACAATAGTAAAATTCAAAAATGGCACCACTGTAGATAAAGATCTATATTGAAGGTGGTGGATTGGATATGGAATTGTATCCTCTTGTATTTTTTCCGGTTCAGTTGCTGTGTTATACCATAAAACCGGTAGGTTGAATGTTATATCATTCGACTTGATTTTGCTTTGTGCGTTCAAAAACTCATTTACGTAATGTAATCTCTCACCAGTACAAAGGCTTTGCATAGATAGCCCTTTATAAAAATGGATATCTTCGATTATAAATACATTTACATCGGGCAATAAAACTCCGTATAAAATAGTACCGAGCGACAATGAGGAATCGAATGTAATTGGAATTGTGCTAGACTTTATGATTCGCTTGTCTTTGTCTAAATCAAGCAAATATACCAGATCAGTATCTTTAAAAAATGAAAACCATATATACGACTTTCGCCCGTTGGGAATAGCCATTGCTAAATTATAATTACTAGGAACATTCTTATGTATAATAGTTTCATAAGAAAGTTCGAAATTCGGAAAACGTTGTTTCAATATATCATTTTGATGCTGGGATAGAGCCGTCATATACTTAACACGCGAGATGTTTTTATATTCATTCACAAATAAGTTGTTCGTTGGCGAAGTCGAGAAGTTCCGATTCCATGTCTACCGTGGTTTTTGCCAACTGAAGCTCATTAATGATCTCCTCGAATTTTTGCTTTTGGAAACCTGCCACATCCTTTATTTTTCTGGGCGTCAGCGTATCTTTTAAATACACAAAGGAATAGTGGATTATAATAATAATAACGATCGACAATACTATTGTTTGTATGATACTCCACATTATATAAAAAATAAATATAAGTATTTTACCAAATTTACGCCATAATGTATTTTGCAAATCGATATAAACGTTCGTCACATAATACTGTAAATGCCGTCAATTGTACTTGTAGAATCAAATGGAACGCTTAAAGATGTCAACCTTAAAACCATTTCCGAGACAGAATTGAGTAAAAAATATGGACTAAAGAATGCGGACGTGAAGCATTCCTGGGCTGTGACGCTAGGTAACAAGATTTATGACATAACTCTTTATGGTAAGTTGACAGGGCGTGCAGGTCAGGAAAACAAATACGAGTTTCCTCCTCCGGTTGACACGGATCTATTCTTTGGTAAGTGTATTTTAACCAATGGTGCCGGTGACCTCACGGTAGCCGAGTGGAACCGTGTATATGAGAATTTGTATGGTGGATTTGATGATGTAGACGCGAATGATTCCGATTCAGAAGAGGAGGATACAGACGACATAGTTCTAACCAAAACGGGATACATGAAGGACGATTTTGTAGTCGACGATGAAGATGAGGAAGAAGAGGAGGAAGAAGAGGAGGAAGAAGATGAAGTTGAGTCTTCAGAAGAGGAAGAGGTGGTAGTCACCAAGAAATCCAAGTCAAAGTCGAAGCAGGCAAAGAAAATCAATGTAAAGACTAAGAACAAGGCATCGTCGCTGGTCGAGCCGTCATATTTGGATTGTACTTCTGAATTGGAAGAGGAACAATATATTTAGAGAAAATTGAAATATATAAAGATTGTGTAATATATTTCAATAAAATGGTAAGAACAATTGAAAACCCAGAACAGTTTCGCAAGAACGTTGGCGATAAGCTAACTGCGATTATAAAGGATGATGTAACCGGAATTAATATGGAGAAGTCGATTTATAATTATGCGATTCAGGAAGCGGGACGGAAGAAAATTATAAGAAAGTGGGCGAACCCAGCTTTCGTTCAAATGTATATAGATCATCTCCGAACAGTATATTTGAATTTGGATAACGAAACCATTCGAAATCAACTAATATCCAAGGAGCTTACACCACAAACGTATGTATTTATGACACATCAGGAAATGAACCCTGAACGTTGGAGCGAATTGTTGAAAAAGAAGAATATTATAGATGCGAATAAATACACGACTAATATAGAGGCATCTACGGATTTATTCACGTGTCCCAAGCCCAAGTGTAGGTCGCGCAGGTGTACGTATTATACACTTCAGGTTCGTTCGGCAGATGAGCCGGAGTCAGTATTTGTTACGTGCTTGGATTGTGGTAAGAATTTCAGGAAGGGATAGAAACAAAAAATATTATAAACGGCCTAAAATTCATTTTTTTTAACACGATAGTACCTTTGTATGTTTAGTTATAACACATCCATCTAGATTAGTTTTTGTTACATTTTTTATTTTTGTATAGATAAAATCGACATTTTCGATAATAGACAATTTGTTTGTATTTTGTTTGCATAATTGGACGCCTCTCTTAATTATGGTTTTTATTCCTTGTTTGTCGATATAATCCGGAATCTGTGCGACCACGTGACACGACGATAAATCCTTAGCATGAAACCAAATGTCGTCGGGTTTACCCATATCGATAACCTTAAAATTATCGGACGCGCTAGTTCCAATGTAGTAGATGACATCATCCACAATATTATCAAAATATACGACTTGTTCTTTCATTGTGTTTGTTTTATTTGATAATACTGTTATATAATAGTTTTATTTCAATTTTTTATTGCAAGTAATGTCTTACTATTTCACCTGTTTCTGAGTAATCTATATTATTTTAAAAAAATATATAAAAGGGTCTAATTTTAAATCTGTAAACGAATGATTATACCATATACTGCAATTCAATATCAGTGGTATCTAGGTTTCTCTTCATCTTACTCTTATATCAAAATAAGAGTAAAAAAAGTCTGTCTCTTTTAATTAGCGTTCTAGGCTTGGCGTCATCATCTATGTGGGTTTACTATAGTTTGGAAAATAACGATACCCCTATGTATATACGATCATCGCTGGAAATCGGATTACATTCAATTTCGTCGGCGTATATTATTTACAATAAAATATATTTTTATAAGAGCGAGTCATCTGTTTTACCTATGCAATAATCTCCAGATCCGACAACCGCCAATACTCGGATGTTCCATCCGGTAGTGGGCGCCTAATGATAAATGGTATCTTCTTCTCTTCAAATTCTTTCAACGCGATCAAATATCCATCGATCATAGACTGTTCTACCTCAACAAATGGTTTCGCTCCTGAGTTTATTTGCTTGGCTCGCTCTCCGATTACGCGAGCCTTCTCGTATCGCGTAACAAATGGTAGTGTGCGGTGTAATGGATCTATAACACTCCCATTATCGTCTCGTATAATAGTACACGCCGCCTCCACTTCTTCCATGCTATGGGTATTTAATTCCGGGTGAAACTCGGCGATGATATTTTGTTTTACGTCATTCTCCATTTTTTGTAGATAATTTTCGTTTAATTCGTCGTCATCCTCTTCATTTTCTTCGTTTTCTTCGTCGTCACCGAACTCGATCAACCTCGACTTGTTTTTATCTTTGACTTCTCCGTCGTCATCATCGGATAAGTCAATGTCATCATCGTCGGACAATTCAATGTCATCATCGTCATCATCCACCGATACCACGTCTTCTTCCTCGTCTGAATCCGAATCCTCGATAATGTCTTCCTCTTCCTTGTCTGTGTTTTCCATCTTATATTATATCTCGTTATATTTCTAAATAATTTTATCCTGAATATAGTTTCAATTTTTTTATGCAGATTGCCAGGAAGTATCGCATGTCGCACAGATATAGATGTATTTCAAATTGGCATCATCATATCGCATATAAATAATTTCAGCCGGATCCTTAGCATCGGGTTCGTTCGTCTTGCAAATCGCATTCGGACACTTGACATTACGAATACGTGGAAGAGTCGGATCCAGTTTCGTGTATTTATTATGTAGGTGCGCGGACTGTTGCTGAGTCTTCTTGAACTGTGTATCTAGCACACACACACCCTCTTCCGTTAGGTTCTCGTCGACGTGTCCGCAATTCCTACAGTAGTAGGTCAGCTTTGTATTATCGGTCGCATTGAGTCCAATGTAGTACATATTTTCGCATTTCTCACAGAATTTCATTTTGTAGGCGTGTTTAATTTATATAGATATTTGTTTTTTTAGATTTCAATTTTCTCAGGGAACCTACGGTTCCCCGAACCCCTCCCTTTTAATGGTAGTTGTAGTTGTTTAACCATCCGTTATCTTTGTGTGTCGCCTAAATATACACATATATGCGAAGGAATCATTAAAAATAAATAACAATATAATAAAATGCCTTGTAAAAAGTGTAGACAAGAGGGACATAATTCAAGGACCTGTAAAATGGAAGTAGTACCCGATACTGAACTGGTACCTGGAACTGAACTGGTACCCGCTACTGAACCGGTGCCTAGAGTAGAACCGGTACCTAGAGTAAAGCGATATTACTGCTATATTTTAGGACAAAGTCGTCACGTCCAATCGGGTGTTGGGAGAACCTATAATGGATATACAGTCAATCTAGTGCATCGTTTGCGTCAGCATAATGGTGAGATAAAGGGCGGTGCATTCGCAACTAGAAATATAGGCCCATGGGAGTTCATTGCCGTAATGACATGTATGGATTGGACGAGTGTTCGTGCTATGCAAGTTGAGTGGTTGATTCGGTATCCGACTAGAAAGAAACCAAGACCAACTGAGTTCGCTGGCGCCCAGGGACGGATAAATAGTTTAGTTGAAATTGTCAGTCGAATGGATGAACCGAATATTAAATTATACGTCCATCCGAGATTTTACGAGGGCGTATCACTACCAGATAAAGTTGAATTGTTCCGGACAATGGAATCTGGGTTTTAATTTGTTTATATATTGTATATAAATGAGTGGATTTACGAAGAAGCGTGATCTAACAGAATCCGTTAGTACAGATGCAACGGAGGTAGATCTTCGTGGACTGGGTATATTACTGGCGGCGATCGAACATATTGAAACACATGGTATTGCATCGGATGTGGTTCGAGCACAACCGGATGAAGAAGATCAAACAAGTAAATTTTTATCGGCCGTTACTATGCCTATGCTTTATAAGGATCCGTCATTTGGTTCTGTATATGGTACGCCTCTATCACGTGCATCATCACGTGATTCTGTATATGGTACGCCTCTATCACGTGCATCATCACGTGATTCTGACAATGAGACGCCTCCTTCAACCCCTGTTAGTCTATCAACAATTGAAGAAGATTTTGCAAACCAGCTCCTGGAAATTGAAGCTGCGGCTAAAGCATTATCACCCGAAACACTAGCCAAAATTACTACTGATATAAATAGAAAAATAAGTGATAAGTTTGCAAGTGAGTTACTAGAAGCAGAAAAAATGGGGTGCGATGCCGCCCCATCTAGTCCCGACGATGACATTAAAAAGATAGACGGACTAATCGGTCGACTATTTAATCTATTGAAAAAAGGAGGTGCTGCAGGTCTTGATGTTGCATCTGAACTTGCAACGTTATTGAGCGAGCTATTTAAATTACTCTTTAAACTAGTTAGATGTGGAATGGGTGTCGCAAGTACAATTTTTGAGTCTAAATTGTATTTTAGGTTATTCCTTGTTTTTGCACTGGTCGGATATTGTGTAAGTCCTGAATGCCGATTAATTATACACTTTGCCGGCGGTGCAATTTCTAAGATTTTTAACCTATTAATGCTAATTGTCCCGCAAGCGGAGCGTTTAAAAATAGAAGCAATATTTACGAGCATAAATAACGTCGTACAATTTATAGGTGCCGCCTTCGGACTAATTAGTGAAAAAGGTATTGAGATGATTGAATGTCTGCGGATGATTATTGACCTTATGGAAGGAGCAACAACCGAGTCAATACGAGCTACAATTGATGCGATGCGATCCCTTATGGAGACACTGAAGATTGGCGCAGAGGATCTAAAACAAATATTAGACGCAGTTAAAGCATTGGGCTTGAGTGGAGAAGAAATGGCACAGATGTTGCTTTCAATCGCGCAGATATTAGCGGAAATGCAAGGTGGCAGATTCGCAGAAGAAACATTTATGACAAGAATCGGCAATGGTATTGCTAGGGCGCTTCCAGAAACGGCGGTGAGATTATTACCATTATTGGTGAATGCAGCTGCGAATCGTCCCGCGCTAGTAAATGGCATGGGTGGTGGAAAACTTAAGAATAAAAAGAAGAATACCAGAAAGAAGAACACCGTGGCGAAGCGTCGTAAACAGCAAAGGAAATCTAAACGCAGGTAAACACGAAAGCATAATCCGTGCTAAAAAATAATTTTTCAGTAATTATGTATTATAGAAAAATTGAAACATTCCGATTCTGATATAAAAATAACACAATACTATACCTAACAATTGAGATGAGTCAGCGCCCGAAAACGAAGCCTGCGTCAAATTACCAAGATTTCATAGGTTCGCACTGGATTGGCAAAGACGATCCCAGACAATCTACGAATACCAGAATAACTGGTGGTAAATATCATATTTCGGACGATGAATATCCTACGTTCCTATCTCATTATTATAAGGATGTCGTTTCGAAGAATGGCGACGAATATTTGACCGAAAAACAGCGGGACACGGGCGGACCAATTGCGGTCGATTGTGATTTCCGCTATGCGTATGAGGTAACAGAAAAACAGTATGGCGATAAACATATTGTAAGCATGATCCAATTATATTTAGACGTTTTGAAGGGGAAAGTCTTCCAATTCGTCGATAAGTGCCCGTTTCCGGTTTATATATTTGAGAAGCCGAGCGTAAATCGTCTCGAAGACAAACAGATTACGAAAGACGGCATTCACATGATTATCGGAATCCAGGCTGACCGAGTTACGCAGCTGCTTACAAGACAGCATGTGATAGAGAAGATAGAAGAGGAGTGGGGCGACCTACCTCTCAAGAATACGTGGGAGGATGTGTTTGACAAAGGCATCAGTACCGGTGTAACCAACTGGCAACTATACGGATCCAAGAAACCAGATCATGATAAGTATGTATTGACGCGGTGTTATGAATACGAATACGATTCGACAGATGGTGAGTTCATGGAGGTCAAGGTTCCCGTTAAGAAGTTCAACTGGGCCGCGGATTTCGCCAAGTTATCCGTGCGTTACACGGGACATCCCCAGTTCTTCTTTCGAGCAGATTTCATTTCGATTCACGAACAATGCCGAACGTCCGAATCTAAGCGACCGATGCGAGTAAACGTACAACAGCAACACGAACCGGTGAATTTCAGTGTAAATAGTATCAAGACGAAGGCAGATATTGATGCTCTCGTGGCCCAGTTTCTAGAGTCACTCAAACCGGATGAGTATAACCTACGCGAGGCATATGAACTCGCTATGATTCTCCCGGTCGAATATTATGGAGAAGGTTCGTATTTGAAGTGGATGAAGGTTGGATGGGCGCTTTCAAATATCAGTAAGAGACTGTTTATCGCGTGGCTCGCTTTCAGCGCCAAGTCTCCGACATTTCAATTCGATAGTGTTACCGACCTATATGATAAGTGGATTAACTTCGGCTCGAACAACGGACAGGGTCTTACAAAGCGTTCGATTATCTACTGGGCGAGGGAGGCGTCTCCAGAGGAATTCAAGCGTGTCAATAACAATAGTGTGGATTATCACCTAGACCAGTCGATCAAACACTTGTCGATGAACGGATTATCCAAAGGCGACAAATTCCTTGGATGTGGAGACACTGACATTGCAAAGATTTTGTATATGATGTATAAGGACAATTACGCGTGCGCCGGATTGAAGGCGGACAAATGGTATCGTTTCTCCAAACACCGATGGGTTGAGGACGAATGTGGTACATCTCTCAGACGACATATTTCAGAGGAATTGAGGGTTCGATATCGGTTGAAGAGTGATGAGTGTGCGAGTAAATTATACGATACTTCACAGACTGAAGCGGAATTGAAGAGCTGGGAGGGATTGGGTGGGAAGATTGTAGAGATCCTTGGAAAATTGTCACAGACGACTCATAAGGACCATATATTGAAGGAGGCCAGGGAAATGTTCTTCGATCCCGAGGTAAACTTCATGGATCTACTTGATAGCAACCCGTATCTACTATGCTTCAATAACGGGGTGCTTGATATTAAAAACAAGTTATTTCGCCCTGGACGTGCCGATGACTATCTATCCAAATGTACCAATATTAACTATACGAAGTTGGACCGAGCTCGTGATGCCAAGAAGATTTTGGAAATCGAGGATTTCTTTGCCAAGCTATTTCCCGATAAACAGCTACGTAAATACATGTGGCAGCATTTCGCGTCGATTCTCGTCGGTGTTAATCTGAATCAGAAATTGCACTTATATATCGGTAATGGCGAGAATGGTAAGTCAGTGCTTACGGATTTCTTCTCACAGTGTTTGGGAGATTACTATGTGATTGCACCGATATCTATGATTACCCAAGCGCGTCAGAAGCAAGGCTCGGCGTCACCAGATATTGTAGCGATTAAGGGCGCTCGTTTTGTGTGTATGCAAGAGCCGTCAAAGGATGACGAGATCAATGATGGCGCGATGAAAGAATTGACGAGTTGTGTAGAGCCGATCAAGGGACGCAATCTGTTTAGCACACCGATAACCTTCGTTCCTCAGTGTAAGATCGTAGTTTGTTCGAATAACTTTATGAAGGTAAAGACTCGCGACCATGGTACTTGGCGTCGTCTTGCAGTCATTGACTTCGTCTCGCTTTTCACAGATACGCCGGTGGAGGGGGACGCTGAGAAACCGTTTCAATTCAAGAAGGACGCAACTATCAAGGAGAAGTTCCCCGAATGGCGCGAAGTCTTTATGGCGATGTTAGTCGAAATTCTTTTGGAGACTCAAGGAAATGTGGAGGCATGCAAAATTGTCGATGATTCGAGTTTGAAGTATAAGGAAGGTCAGGACCATATTGCCGAGTTCATTCGTGATAAGATTGTGAATGATGTTAACGGGCGAATTACCAAGACGGAGGCAACAAACGAATTCAATATCTGGTTTACATCTACATATGGGCGTGGCGGATCACCTAATACGAAGGAGGTCCATGAATACCTCGATAAGAGATTTGGGCGATACAAGGTAAATAGTGGTGGATGGACGGGAGTTCGCATTCGATACGAGCGTGATGACACGACGGTTGTTTCAAATGGTGATGATTCTGATATCAGTGCAAATGACTTTTAATCAGGGTCAGGGAACCAAGGTTCCCCGAACCCCTCCTTAAATCCGTAACTATATATTATACAATTCAAAATATCATCACATGTTTACGGTAATAAATAATAATTTATAAAACATATAAATTATTATCAACGTAAAAGGGCGGATTTAAGGAGGGGTTCGGGTTGCGCCGGAGGCGCAGATGAAAACTAAGTTTTCAAGAACCGTAGGTTCCCTGAGTTCAGTAATCAGGCCTCACATATACCGTATCGGATAGGATAGCATATAAATATTTTAAAAGCTCATACAGTAATAATTCGATGTTATTTATTAAAAAAGGGTATGCCACAAATAATCCAATTACCAGAGCTTTAATCGCGCGTGTCATTTCCGATCTAAATACAATATAAGCAACTATTATAACAAGTAACCAGTAGCTCCAGAATAGTATATTATTTACAAATTTATAGCTAGTTACATTTGTAGTTTGATAGTTTGATTTCTGATAGTCTGTTGAATATATTTCGGCTACTTTTTTAATCTGTGTGGATAATTTCTTGTTTTGGTTCTCTAAATCGCCATTTATGTTTTTGTATAAAGAGTGTATTAATTTACAGTCTGAATTTCCATTGCAATATGCATCTTCTGCGGGAGGGGGTGGAGGAGGTGGAGGGGGCGGAGGAGGACTACGGTAATATGATCTAGGATTCCACCGCCAGCTATTATACATTTATATATAAATATATATTATTTTGCATTAAGGTGGAACGGCGACACAAGCAGTTGCACTAGTTGAGCCTGCCGCAGAAGTTGTTCCCGTCGGACAACTAGTGCATGATGTTGCACCGGCAGTTGCTGAATATGTACCAGCGGCACAACTGGTACATCCTTTACCAGAAACTGAGTATGTACCAGGTTCACAATTAGTGCATGCGGTATCTGTAAGCTGACCGGTCGATGTTTTACCGGCGGCACATTTGGTGCATGTTTTGTCCGTGCTATTATATATAGTTCCAATCGCGCATCCGATTTTACAATTCTGATTTTCGTCGTCCCAAATTGTAGCAGTGTCTGCGCTACAGCAATTCGCTCCTATGCAATATCCAGGAAGTAGGTCCAAATCACCAAGATCAAATCCACGGCGTTTATACATCTGCTTAGACACAGCACCTGGAGGGGCCAGTGCTAGTTTATCGAAATCCGTAGTTTCTCTCGAATTTATGTCAGAAACAACGAACATACCATAAATGATACATGAGGAGAATAATATTATATACACAATCGTGATAACGGATTCAGGAATTATCTGGAATTTATCTTTAAGTATTCTCAGTAAAATAGCGATCGCCAAAGCAAATATTATGGCTAAAACTAAACGCGTATACATTGCCATTTTTTTACTATAGCTGTCATTTAATGCCAAAACACGCCTTTGACTAGTGATGGTTGCGTCGACATTTTTAATTTGGGTATCTAATGCATTCGACGCATTGATAAGAATATTATTTCGTACGTCACCTTCGCCCATTTATATATTTTATAAATATATTATAAAATGCATGTTTGTGATATTATTTATCGTTTGCTAAAACTATGCCCGTGATTAAAAACGTAACTGCCGTCATTGTCGCAACTGTATACAATATGTTCTGTTGAATTATAACAGTGTTTAAATCTTCAGCGCTTGCGTCCATAGTTGTTGTAAGTGGCTTTTCTGGTATCTCAGTCGGGGTTAGATAATTTACACTCTTACTCGCGTACAGTGGTGTATTTAATTTGTCGATGTTAGACAACGCCGTTGTTATAATTGGATCGGCATCAGTTAAACCTTCAAACGTTGAATACTTCATATATTTTAATTGTAGATATTATGTTAACGAGGATTGTATAACCCCGTAATATATCATCGATGATGCTACAACGGTAGCCAATATATTAATGAATGTGGTAGAATCCATGTGTATTTTGTTAACGGGATCCTTTAATTGTACCAATTCATCCGTTTTCTTTTGTAATAAAGTTCTCTTGTCTGTTATGCCAACTTTGTATTCTGGCTCGAATGTAGCGTCCGGTGTGTTTACATTCATACCCTCTTTAACCAATGTCACATCTGAAGACCAAACCACATTATTATCAAATGTATATATTGCTAATATACCATCATTTCCCATTACCAGTTTACCCCCATCTCCACCTGCTCCTTTCGTGTTGCTTTCCCACCTCGTTTGTCCTCTGTCATCTGATACACTAAGATTGCCATTTCTAATTTCTAACACCGAATCATAGGCTACAGGTTTTAATCCGGGATTCCATTTAGTGTTAACTTTTATGGCTTCATTTTCCATAACTATAGCATTTGATTCGTCAATTGCCAATTCAACAACCTTCAAAGTTCCATCTAATCCAAAGTCTAGTCTATATCTACCATTTTTACTTGTAAGACCCGAACCGGATTTTAACGCCACACCTTCTGGTAGTGTATCATTTGTCAAACCCTCGCTGTATTTACTTTTCAATATGATTGTCGTGGATAATAACAAAAAAATAAGTATTATTATCTGTGTATTGGAGAACACGCGCATTTATAGATTAAAACGAGATATTATTTACACAATTTAAGATTTGAAATGGCACTTTATGCCGATTCAAATCTGTAAATGGGTAGCACTTTGAAAGAATAAAATGGCAGGCGTGCCATTTTAATTCTTCAAAGCTGTATACTTTATTATAAATGCTAAACTTGCCATTATGCCGATTCCCAAATTGATAAAACTCAACCGTTCGATATTATATTGACTGGTTGTATTTTTGTATAATTCGTCTGCGCCCGAATGATTTATAGTTTGTGCTAGAAGTTTGTCCGCATACCGTTTGTTATTACAAAGATTTGTAGTGAATGTTGTGCTACAAGGTCCAGATGATTTGGTTTTTAGATCCGGAAAAGCATTACAAGTGTTACCTAGTGTTGTTCCATCTGTAACCTTATTGTTTAGACCCGTACAACTATATAGTTCACGCTTTGTATTTGCATCATAAGCGTATTTGTAATATAAAAAATCCGTTCTGTCATAATCAATTGTTACGTCCGACATAGTATACAATATCCTAATATTTTTCCTATACACAAACCCGGTAATAATTATACTTCATTACAGTTACACTCTTACGCTCAATCTCACAAACCTGTCCGGGTCTCATTGAAATAGCGAGTGCTTGGGCGTCAAATCGACTAATCTCTGGTAGCTGAGTGGTATCTTTCAGATTATACGTCTTAAGTATTTTTGCGGTCTCGCCTTCGGATAGTATCTTGATCGGTGGTACAAGACTATGTTCCAAAATGTTAAATTGAAGACGACTGATATTGTGAATAACGACAAATATACCATCATGGTCGTATAGATAATTCACCTTTGATATTATGGTTTCATTTGGTTCTCCATCGATTATGATTACCAGGGTGTCGTTTTTCGTTAGGACGCTTTCTACTAAAAACAAGTCCTCTATAATCTCATCTAGATATTGTGGTCTTACTTGCTTTGCATCTAAATAATATTTAACGTAAGTTTTGTTGTCAGTATTCTCATTTGTAACTAGCATATCGAGCTGTTTGTTTGTAAACATAGTGTCAATCTCATTGATACTAAACTCGGAGTAATCCGTTATATTGTAACCCTGCTTCTGAAGCAACTTTAGAATAGTCGCCCTTGATTTGTAAATGCGTAGGATTCGATTGTTTGTAGACATATTACTGGTGTATTAGTATATCTATATACGAATACATTTATTTCAATTTTATACCTTTTTGATTAGAAAGTTGCTGAAATCGAGCGGTAATTCGGTTAAGCCGCCGCCACCAGAAACTGGTGCTTCTTGCGGGGTGGTAATTGGTAAAGTTTCCTGGACCGGAGGTGCTGTTTCCTGAAGTGAAGGTACCATTTCATTATTCCCGAAATTAAATACAGGGGCGAAATTGATAGCACCACCTCCGGTTACATCGGATGGCGGTTGTGGTTGTGGTTGTGGTTGCGCTACCATATCACCTGGGCTATATAGATCACTTTTTGTTACTATCTTGATTTCTCCTTCATCGTTTTGTGTCGTTATCAGATTTGGGCCGATTTTAATAATAGTCCATAATTTATTTGCGTCTCCGCGTATTAACACTAACTCTCCCATCTCATATTCATGAGTTGGCGCATAAGGTGGTGCGTATTCAGGTGTTGTTGGTGCATAAGGTGGTGTTGTTGGTGCATAAGGTGGTGTTGTTGGCGCGTAAGGTGGTGTTGTTGGTGCATAAGGTGGTGTTGTTGGTGCATAAGGTGGTGTTGTTGGTGCATAAGGTGGTGTTGTTGGCGCGTATTCAGGTGACGTTGGCGCGTAAAGCGGTGACGTTGGTACAAACTCTGGCGAATCCCAATCTTCATTATTCTTATTATAATCGGGTGTCGCAAAATCGGGTGTTGCTGGCTCAAATCCAGCAGGTGGTGAGTTGATATCCGGTGTTATATCGTTATTATTTTCACCAATAACATGCTCCCTACGAGCCAGCTTGTTGAATAGCTTTCTAACTTCATTGATATCCGAAAATCCAGTAGCATTCTCAATGTTTCTAGAATTCGCCATGCTTTCCATCTGATCGATGTTGTCTTCCGTTATTATCCTCATCTGTATATTGATCGCTTGTAATTCTTGTATTAACAATTTCAGAGAATATGGCACGGATATAACACTAAAATCACGACCGAAATGAGTAACATTATCTATGTTTAATTCCTTTCCATCGAGAGACCCCAAAAACTTAATGGGTCCATCAGCCATCGGACTCAAGAACAGATTTTTCGAAGGATTGTATATGGCAAAAAGACCAGTTGTATTACAAACTGCAATCTTGTATTTGTCACCACGTTCCATCATTGATTCGGTCAAGAAGTCAACCATTCCATGAGAAACCAGCGAATCACGTTCCATCTCTCCAATACGCAGTCCACCATCATTCGCTCTACCACTTACTGGTTGCCGAGTGAGAGCAGTTCTCGGACCGAGAGCACGATAATTAATCTTGTCTTTAACCATGTGTTTCAATCGCATGTAATATGTGGGTCCAATAAAAATCTCGCTTTCCAATTGTTCTCCTGTCATCCCATTATATAAGATTTCGTTTCCGCTGGAGTGATACCCAACACTAGATAGTGCTTCTCCGAATACTCCAATCTTGGTGCCTTTGTTTATAAAAGGAGTGCAGTCACCGAATCCGCCGACCATAGCACATGCCTTACCCATAACGCATTCTATCAATTGTCCTATAGTCATACGTGAAGGGATCGCGTGAGGGTTGATTATGAGATCTGGACGAATACCATTTTTAGTGAAAGGCATATCAGACTCAGGAACGACCAGTCCTATAGTACCTTTCTGTCCGGCTCTAGATGCGAACTTATCTCCTTGATTCGGTATGCGAACTTCACGAACACGCACCTTGGCTATACGTTCACCCTCTTCGCCTTCCGTCATAAATGTCTTGTCGATAATACCCAATTGACCTTTTTTGGGTGTTTTGGATGAATCGATCAGCCTATCATTAGAGTTGGTAGCCAGACCAATCAATACAGTTTTTTCGTTAATTTCGGTGCCTTCACGGATGAGACCGTATTTATCAAGTTTACTATAATCATATCCGGATTTGGTGCCGACCACGTTAGACTCCATTTCTACATTTGTAAATTTCGTTTCTGATTTGCCTTCATTTGTATCGGTCATTTCCTCGTGTGATTCGTAAGTAGAATAGTAGGTTGTGTTAAACAGTCCGCGTTTCAGCGAGGCTTCATTCACCAAAATAGAATCTTCCATATTATATCCACTATAACATGCGATTGCTACTATCGCGTTCTCTCCATATGGCATCTCTTCATGATTTATATATTCCATGTATCTAGTTTTCACCAAAGGAATCTGTCCGCTAGTTAGAACGACCGCGGTCTTATCCATTCGCACTTGATAGTTTGTATGATACATCGAACATGCCTGCCTACTCTGACCGCAAGAGAACGAATTACGTGTCGGTGGGTTATTCTCCAAAAAGTTAATAAGATTACACATTGTGCCATACGTTAGCGACTCATGTATTTCCATGTGAGTGTAATTATTATTCGGATATTCGTCCATATTCACTGCAATTAATGCGTTCTCGCTTTCGCTACTATCAATATAGTCGATTATTGCTTTTTTATTGAGGAATCTATCTAATTTAGCAGGGTTCGTCTCTTTATTCACACCTTCATACAATTCTGGTAGTTCCATTATACCCGTCACTTCCGTCTTACGCTTTGGATTGAATCCCGTTATAAGATTGGACCAAGTATAATTACCGCTTTCTAGTATTTTCGTGACTTCTTTGTTCTCAAATGACAACTCGTTAGTTATATCGTCCTTATAGAAAACAGGCCGACTCATTCGACCATCATCAGTGTATATGTAAATGGTGTTCGACTTAATATCGAACGTTGCACTCGCATATATATTTATAAGTGCGTTACGTCTATGCAATTTGATCTTCTGAATGCAACCAAACGGATCATCCACCGATCCGCCCCAGTATCCATTTATAAATACTTTCGTTAGTTCTGATAGTAATCTGAGAGAACATTCAACTGGCATTCGCATTCCGACCTTCTCACGTAACCATTTTATCATAGGTTCTCTCGTACCGGCACCTCCTATAGTGATATGTGTTGCAACCGCAAGTGTCTTATGTAGACCAATGTTCGCTCCATCGGGGGTGTCAATCGGATCAATAAATCCCCACTGAGAATTATGTAGAACACGTGGTCCGACCAACTTTGCACCGGAATCCATCGGTAAATTCGTCTTACGCAGGTGACTCAAATAACCGTTATAAGATAAACGATTAAGATCTTGTACGGCACCTATTCGCTTGGTGTTAGGTTTGGACCCCCAGTTCCCTTTGAATGCGCGTTTAAATCCTGTCTCCAATAAACGTTCCTTGAAAAGTTCTCCTTGGAATGTGCTAATCAGACTAGGAAGATCATTACCATAAATACTCTTATTTAGATTCAACCGTTTATCAAATTGGACTTGTATGTACTTCTGTTGTTCCGTATAATATTCACGAAATAAATCAGATAAGAGAGAACCTACCAACTCGATGCGTTTATATTTGAAATTATCACGATCTGTTGGTTGTTCCAATCCGATGTAAACCAACAGCATTCGCTTAACCATGTGTCCTAAAAACAAAGCCTTTTCACTGAAATTTACCTCTCCAACATGTGGAAGAAAGTAATCAGATAAAATCTCTAGAGCATGTTCGGGACGCTTACCTTTTGTCAATGATGCAATGTATTCTATTGCGAGCTTCTGGGTAAGGATACCACCCGCATCATGAACTGACGGTATAAATAGATCCATCATCTGTTCGTATTTTACAAGATCTAATATACACGTTTCTATGATAGACTTATCCGATAGAACACCTAGTGCTCTGAATACAATAAATAACGGTACTGGTTTCCTAACATTAGGTATGTCAACAACGATGTTTTTATTCGTGTAAGAAGTGGTTGGTGATACGATTTTAACCGACAATGTTCGAGTCGGTTTAGATACGTTCTCAGAAACGCTTCGTATTTCACTAGAATATAGAAACTCTGTCTGGTCTTCTTCCTTTTCTTCGTCTACATATTTACGGATATACAGCATATTATCTGCAAATTTCTCTTGACATACAACAGTCTTCTCTTTGCCTTGAATTATAAAATATCCACCTAAATCATTACGACATTCGCCCATTGTATATCGCACATCGGGAGACAACCCTTTCAATATACAAAACTCAGATTGTAACATTATAGGAAATTTACCCAGATATATCTTTTCTAGTGTGATTGTTCTCCTTTGTGTGTTGGAATCTGTCATCGATTCCTCTGTTGCCTTTCGCATTTCAGCAGACATTGCTGGGGTAATCTCGTATTTATGTTGGACGCGTTTAGCACGTGACTGTTTTTTAGGCCCGCCGCCGATTGTTACTGGTTGTTGTAGACCAGTTTCCTTGAAATTCTTGAATTTATAAGGCGGTACATAATCTATGCTACTTTCATTTAATTCATTCACTTTTTGTTCTCCGGATCCACCAATAAGATACGGTTGTTCTCCTGGTTTCAATATATTTATGTATTCGACTTCTATGTCATAGTGTATAGTCATACCATATGTCATATTTCGCAACCGTGCTTCATTAGGAAACATATAATGTGAATTATCTTTGTCATCGTATACAATTGGCTTTCCGAAATATATCTTGTCTCCGTTTTTACCACCGAAATACATCAAACATTGGTTTCTATATTCATCAATCTCAGGATCAAAGTTGGAATTTATTCGCACTGGGTTCTTCTCCTTGAATATTCGAAAAATACCGTTTTTGAAGAAGTCATTATATGATTCCAGATGGTGGGCTACTAAACCTTCCGGGTTCTCTTTGAATAGCTTATCTATTAATTCCCATGTATCCATCGTATAATATTTAGGTATAATTTATTTTTTACATTGTTTATCTAAAAATTATGTTGTGCTAATATATAAAAATGAGTGATTTAGCTGATAAGATATTTGGTCCCCTTCCCAAGGATTACTGTGTTCTATTCTACTACTTGAGTATTTTAGGATTCGTTTGGTTCGTAATTGCATTGTCCCTTTTTACCAACATGGCAATCTCTAAGAGCCGCGATATGTCTTTCTACATCAGTGCAGTTCTCGCGCTAGTTGGATATGGTGTTTTCTATCTACAAAACCGCCTATTACATAGTATGTGCACCAACAGCTTGTAAATAAGCGTCGTTAAATAGTTTATATTTTTATGTTTTTTCAAAATATAAACCAGAAAGCAAAATGGATATCTTATATTATTCGAATTACTGTAAACATAGCAAGAAAATATTGGAGTTTCTAGTAAAGGGTGGATTGGTAGACTCGTTATCGTGTATTTGCATAGACAAGCGAGCTCGGGATCCAAAAACTAACCAAATTGTGATTACGCTTGAAAATGGGAAACAGGCGCTAATGCCACCCAATGTGAAATCCGTACCAGCATTATTACTGGTGAATGCAAACTATAAATTAGTTCTTGGAAGCGATATAGTAAAACATTACGAACCGAACATCAAAGAAAAATTAGCCAGTGCTAACTTTGGAAATGGAGAACCTTTAGGATATGCAATCAATGTTGCATCTGGTTCTGGAGGTTCTAACATCGTTTCCGAACAGTTTACGTATTATAATATGACGCCTGAGGAACTGAGTGCCAAAGGTGCTGGGGGAAGAAGACAGATGTATAATTATGTTCCAGTAGGTCAAGATGGTAATTTTATTCCGACTCCACCCGATACATATCGTCCGGATAAGATAGCCAACGGTGTCACAATAGAGACACTACAAGAAAAACGTAATTCTGACGTACCTCAGAAAAACAACGCTCCGCAATTCGAATATCAAAGTGCAAACTATTAACTCTGGGAACCTACGGTTCCCCGAACCCCTCCCTTATTAGATTTTGATAGGAGGTTGGTAAGGGGGTGCCGACTACGTCTGCGTAAACGACGCACTCGTTAAACCAAGGTTCCCCATAAAATTGATGTTTGTTTAACCAACTACAACTTAAAACACAAAGAACAATAAAATGACCGATACAGTTTCACAGAGGTTTACCTATGATTGGTATGAATTTGCACACGGGGACGGACTCTTTCCAGATCCCGTAACTGATGCCAAAAGCGAAAAGGGTGTTATATTCAAATTTGTTAAAGAGGGTAGTTACTGGGTCCAGTCATCCGGCGATGTAATTACTGGTCTGGATGGCGACTTTGGTATCAAGACACTCACTGCACTTAACAATAAATACAAAACGGACGAACTCCAAGTAGCGGCGAAAATGTGTATGACGCGAATGAAGAAGCAAGGCATGACCGATAAGGTTCTCAGTACGCCGCTGAACGAACTATCCAAAGAGGAATTCGTGTTCCGTGTCGTTGATGAGATGGTTACCTGTGAATGGAAAGAACAAGCTGAGTACATTATGTCGCTAGTTGGTCCCGAGAAAAAGCCGGCTTGTACTGGAGTAAAAAATACATATGGTAAGATCCTATATCCCAAGTAGGGGGAAACCAAGGTTCCCCCTTACCCCCTCCTCCCAAATTACACTTTTATAATGCTCGTCGTCTACGGTTTCCTCATAAACTCCTCTCAAATTACACTTTATAACGCTCATAACATGCGGTTTCCTATCCCCTTGTAAAGGAGGGGGTAAGGGGGAACCATCGGTTCCCCTTATAACAAATACTATTAAACTAACTTAAAAAATATCTATCTAACTATTACAAATCATGACGGACAAAACAACGGTTCTGAGAGCATTCAACGCGCATCTGTTTGAATTTCTTAACGATATAATTTCAATATTACCTGACAATGTCGGGCTAGTAACAACCAAAAACTCTTTCGAAATGTATAAAAAAGCAAACCCCACGTTATTAATAAAGATCTGGTACAGCTATGTATATTTGCCATATGCCAAGATTATTGATGAAGGTAATCTGGATTTTTTTATTGAAAAGGATTACACGTCTGAGCTCTCTGGATTAGCGAATGCCGGAAATGTATCAAATGCGATTGATGCTCTCAGGGGGCAAATAAGAGAGATGAGCGATACAAATCGCACACATTCCCTGGAGTATATACAAAATTTATGTAAACTATCAAATATGTATAATTCGTTTTAGCGCCTTTTTTACATCGGCGTCTACATTTTTAATATGAATGTTCTCCCAATATCGTGAGTCTTCTTGGGCGAGTGGCGACAGGACCCACTGGATTCGCTTATCTCTGAAGATGATGTCGGTCATTATTTTAGCCCTGTCGTGATGAAATTCAGATGTAACTACATATACATCTGAATAAGAATTTAGATTTACAGTTTGATTTACAATTATAAAATTTTCGGCTGTGTTAGTGGCAACAGTGTCTAAGATTATATTCCAATTATCTCCACCAAGTGGAGATATAACTTGCGCCATATGGGCCGCTTCACTGATTGAATTTAACGATCGATCCTTAATACCACCACTCAAGAACCAATCAATCGTGCTATTTTGGTGATTTGTGTTGACAAAATTAACCGCTGTATGGATGCGCCCATCCAAGATGCGCGCAATACTGCAACCGAGTAGTATAATAAGTACATTCATTTTGTTTGTGTTATGTATCTGTATTTATATCTGAGTCTACACAATTCAATTTTTTACAGTATAAATGTATGCATATAATGTATATGGATTACACAGATGCCGAAGAGTTGTTAAAAACAAAAGACAGGACTCCCAAGCAAAATAAGGAATTAAGTGCAATGTTAATTAGGTTAGATTTTACAAAGGATAAATCAGCTTTATTAAATATGTATTTTACAAATTTAACATTAGAAGGTATTGTATTCGATAATGCTATATTAACAAAATGCAACTTCGAACATGCTACATTAACCAAATGCAGCTTCAAACATGCAAAATTAGATGAATGTCGCTTTAATAATGCAACGTTTAATGAATGTAGCTTTAGTAGCGCAACCATAAAAAATTGCGAATACAACGACGCTATATTAGAAGGTACTGATTTTCAAGATACTAAAATGTGGAGTACATCTTTTTATAATGCGTTCTTGAAAGATACCCGATTTAATAGATCGAATATGTCAGAAATATCATTCGAATACGCCATTTTATTAAAAGCAAATTTCAATAATGTAACATTTGATTTGGATCCAGGACAAACAGATTTTGAGAATTCAGTTACCATTGGAACTACATTCGAAAATATAATTGCTGTCGAAGATGATGACGTACATCCTATAGTAAACTTAAACTTAAATCACAATCCAAGTACACATATAACATTAATAAAAAACATAAAAAATGGTACAGCGTATCTAAGAAATCGAACAAGGCGAAAAAATCTATTATCACAAGTTAATCGACACATACCATCATTAAGTTCTATGGCAAGTCGTCAATTGGATAATGACGAGTTAGAATATATGCAAAAAGAACACCCGACAATAATTAAACACGATTTGTATGTTCCTAAGAAATATTCACCTCCTAAGATCAATGGTGGACGCAAAAAAAAGACTCGAAAGAATAGAGCTATAAAAAAACTTATATGATTATTATTATTATTATTAAACTACCCGAATCGCCTCACACGCCCTTCTCCCACTAATATCCGCCATTGTTGCCTTCCCATCGATTACCTGGAAATACGCAAGCTCGTCCTGTAGATAGAAGAGACTTGTTGTCGTATCCTGCAACACATACATATTATGCATTAAACCTCCCACCATTTCCAAACGCACCCGACGTCTAACCTTCTTTCTATAAATTGTATGCCAATCCCGTTCGTCCTGATACAACGCAAAGCTACCCTCTTTCTCGATACGCCAGGTGCCGATTATTTCAGTAGACTCGTGCGTGACATTTCCTTCCGGTGTGAAGAGCATGTGGATTTGTCTATTATCTTCCCAGTCAGTCAACCTCCAATACTTACCGTGCGTTAGGATTGTAGTTAGAGATTCTTGGTCGTCTATGACCTTCAATAACGACCGCTTGTCAGTATTTGTTTCTGAAAATACCCGTACGTCTCGAATGCTTTCAGAATTAAACCCAAGTAACTCAGACGCGGGTCTATATTTCATCTGTGTTACACTAGCATAACTGGGTCTCGGTCTATAGATAGAGGGATCTTCCGGTTCAGCTACTCGGGACGTTGGCGCGGGTGCAAAGAATATTACTTCGACCGTATCTGGACTATTAAACGCAATCAGGTACCTATTTAAGCCGTTCAACGCCGGATACAGCTTATACAAAGTACCGTTCATCTGGAAGATCATAACCTCTTTTACACATACGGTTGTCTTCATTCCGTTTATGGTGCACTCCCTGCCTTTCATTTTGATTCGCAGTATACCATCGCCGTTGTGTGGATACATTCTTGGATCTAGCTTTCTAAACTCAAACATCGTCATGCTGTCCCCTATCATGATAAAGTCACGACGCACTGTATCGCCGAACTTAATTGTATCTCCGTTCTTGGCTCTCCACCTTGGGTTACCGTGATGAAGAAACCATTCCAGTTCCTTGTCGCCTTCTACTGGGTCGGTGTCAGTATTCGGTAGCTGTATGATTGCGCCGTCGGCCGCCAGATTCCAGTCCCGTTTTTCCGCCAGTCTAGATATCTCTGCAGCAGCAGCAGCGGTTCGGTGCTCCAAATTTACGAGTGGGTTGTACCCGTCTGGTATGAATGCGTTTTGGATGTTGGGGTAGAATAGTAATTCTAGTCTGTAGTAGTTTCCGTCGATACCCTCGTTGGTGCATAGACAATCCTCGTCAATTATATCGGCTTCGAAATACCCTCGCATGTCTTCCGTTGTAAATGGACCGCCTTTTTGTCCGTCTTCCACGATCATATACCATGCGTCTCCCGTTTCCGAGAGACGGTTTGGTGCTTTGATCTTGCCGTTGTACGGCGGCTTTGTGTCCTCCACAAACTTGATGGTCTTTTCTTCGGGGTTTGCCTTACAGCTGGAAACCTCCCTCCTTCCAACAATGTCCGGCCGTCTGCCGGAGTCTTTCCCATAGAGGATTCTCTTTTCAATGGGTGAGAGGATTCTCTTTTCTACTGGTTTTTCTTCGTTCATTTCGATGGTCTGCTGATCTTCGTTCATTTCGATGGTGTTTTAAGTAATTGGAATTATTTTATAGAAAAAATAAATTCAATTTTATGATATTCTGACACAATCTTTTTATAATTTTTTATTTTATTTTTAGTTAATGCATATTGGAAATTACATTATCTATTACATTATCTAGCTTATCGCTTATATCATTAATCTGCTTGCGTAACTCACGTATCTGATCCTCTAGAGGCTGATAAAATGCGTCATGGTACGGAGGCGAACTAGGCGGATCGTCATGGTACGGAGGCGAACTAGACGGATCGTCATACGTTCGACGCAATAGCGTAGGATTCACAAACCCCGTAGTAGTTTGACGTGTAAGAGGGGGTTGTGTCATGAACCCCGTAGTAGTTTGACGCATAAGAGGCGGCGGTGTCATGAACCCTGTAGTAGTTTGGCGTGTAAGAGGTGGCGGTGTCATGAACCCTGTAGTAGTTTGGCGTGTAAGAGGCGTAGGTACCGCAACCGTATCATATCTCATCAAAGGTGTTGGTGCCGCAACCGTGTCATATCTCATCAAAGGTGTTGGTGCCGCAGCCGATTCCTGTCTTGTAAGAGGCGTTGGGGTCGCAACAGACTCCTGTCGCGTAAGAGGCGTTGGCGCTATAACCGATTCCGGGTACTCCATCCAATTCCTCAACGTCATATTGAGGTTGTCCTCACTCGGTTCTTCGTGAACTTCTGGTTGCTTGTTAATATCCATATTGCGATTTGCTATTACTAAGGTTATTATATAATAAATTACAGGATCAATTTTCCACTTAAGAAAATTTTGGATTAACCTATTCTACTTAACCCGCTCCGCACAACACGCCTGACGTCCCTGCATATCGACCAAATTTACCGTGTCATCATCTATAGCCTTGAATACCGATAGCTCTTGTTGCATATAAACTAATGACTCGTCTTTCGGATCAACCATAACATACATATAAATGTCCTTTCTCCCATCCGAAAAATCTATCCTGATTCTTCCCCCCGTTATCACCTTACGCACATTCCTCCAATCGCCAGGAGGTTGGTATATTGCATTGATTCCGCCTCCGCTGCGATACCATCCAGCAGTCCAACTACCAACCTCAACTGGCGTGTTGTGGATTCCTCTCAGTTCTACTACACTACCATTCGGAATGAAACGCATTATCTTGGCGACCTGATCTTTCCAGATCCAGTGTCGCTTACAAAGAATCTCGTGAATTCGATCTTGAATTGAATAAACTACTATCATCGCCGGGACTAATGGCTCGGGAATTATATTATGTCCGTGCAACTCAGCAACTGTGGGCTTGGCACGTGTAGTAATGTGTACTCGACTGGACGCAAATATTCCACCAAAACTATTGTATATGTATATGCAATTCGTAGCTTCGTCCATCACAGGACGGATATACATAATCTGGTCCAGAGTAGTCTTGATTCGACCGTCGTCCATTAGTACATATTTCCCGAAAATTGTCCGTCGTGTCTTTGTACTGTAAAAGGACATGGTTCCATCTGGATTGAACGTAACTGGTGCACCGTCTTCGTCATAAAATACAGACTCGATGAGTGCGTTAATAATATCCATTTGTTTATTTAGTGTTATCTGTATGAATACAAATAACATTAAATCAATTTTATCCGAGGCGGGGTTCGAACCCGCAATCTCCCGATTAGAAGTCGGACGCGATATCCATTTCGCCACACGGACTGTAGGGGGCTTCGCCCCCCTACGACCCCCCCCAATTACGTAAAAGTTTGGCTCCACCTTTTCAAAGGTGGAAAAGGTCCAACCGAGACTCGAACTCGGATTACAGGAGTCAAAACCCTGTGTGATAACCACTTACACTATCGGACCAAAAAAAAAGCCCCCAACCCCCTTGTTTAGAGGAAATGGGGGGTACGAATTTCTCCAACGAAATTCGGTTCAGGCTTGCCGGAATCGAACCAGCGGCTGTTTGATGTTTGTTTTCCACTACAGTCAAACGCTCTACCAACTGAGCTAAAGCCTGCAATGCGTGAATCAAATTCCGCGCGCGATCGCAACTGGTTCTGCTCCAGTTATTTCTAGCTTAAATACTAGACGTGATACTATTTCACTATACGATCAAGGATTGTTCTTTCGGGCTGCTTTTTTGGGCTATAAGTGCTTTTGGATTATCGCTGTAAGCAACCGAACAATTTTGTGAGTGCCGGGGGTCTTATCGGGAATCGGACCCGAGACTCTTGCTCCCAAAGCAAGAATGATGCCACTTCACCATAAGACCAGTGCTCCTTGAGCTGTATCATATTGAGAACGGGCATCGATCCCGTGGCCTTGACCGTGTAAAGGTACGCTCTACCGTCTGAGCTATCCCAACCGAAGGGGGGACCAAGGTTTCCCTTTAACCCCTCCTTACGCGAGGGAAGGGTTAATGCTCCAAGAGCTGCTCCTAATCGTTCCTAACAGGGATCGAACCTGTGGCCTTGCGATTAACAGTCGCACGCTCTACCGTCTGAGCTATAGAAACAAATGCTCCACGAGCTGAACTCACACTATTCTCACCTACACAGAAGGGAGGGGGTGTGGGGAACCGTCGGTTCCCTGTTTCCGATGTCGGGACTCGAACCCGAGTTTCGGGAGTGAAAACCCCACGTGATAACCACCTACACTACAACGGACTTATTGTTTTGCTCCACGAGCTGTATCACCCTCCGGTTCTATTGATTGGGGTTTTGATACCCAATATTTTCATAATGATTGCTTACTTAGCAGACAATAGAGTTGTTGCTCCACGAGCTGTTGGCTACACAAGCTGCTCCCTCTACTGATGGGATTCGAGACCCAGTATTTTCATACACATTTGTATGATTGCTTACTTAGCAGACAATAGAGTTTGCTCCACGAGCTGTATCACCCTCCAGTTTTGACGCTGGGAATCGAACCCGAGGTTGAAGTCTAACGCGACTTAGTTCTAACCACTAAACTACATCAAATTATGCTCCACAAGCTGCTCCGTTCTACTGGAGGTATTCGAACCCACATTTATGCGGCCTGATTGACCCATAATACTTAACCGATTAGTATCACAGTAGATATGATGCTCCACAAGCTGCTTCAAATGTTCACTGAGAGGATCGAACTCTCGACTTTCGGCTCATAAGACCGATGCTCTGCCAACTGAGCTAAGCGAACGAAATGCCTTACGATAAAGGCAGTGGTTGTTGGACCGTTAGGAAATACTTTTTGGAATGCCTTTCCCAAGGCATGATAGTTGAGGTGGGGTTCGAACCCACGAAGCATAACGCAGCAGATCTTAAGTCTGCCCCCTTTAACCACTCGGGCACTCAACTGGATGCAACTTTTGGGAAAAGTAGACGAAAACCAGTCCTCCACGAAGGAGGGGGTAAGGGATCACAGATCCGCTTATGATACTGCTGGGGGGACTTGAACCCCCGACCACGCGATTAAAAGTCGCGCGCTCTACCGGCTGAGCTACAGCAGTTTATATCGTGACTGTCAACACATACTTCCGCCTATCCAATTATTTTTTCTACGATTTTTTATACACAACATCATATCATAATACTAGTTATCAGGCATATGCACCGATTCGATATGTATTTGCATCTGTCAATCGTATACTTTAATTGGCGACGGGCGGTTTTGCGTTGTCGTTCGTCTGATAGCCGCGCTATACATTACATAGTAGATTTTCTTTAAATCAATTTTCTATAATATAAATTATGTTTGTCTGCGTTTCGTGCGGGTTTTTACTAAATGTTTTCAGTTTTTGTGTCAGCCATCCTGTTCTGGTAATTCAGGTGATACAACTGTTCCTTCGGTTCCATTGCGTTGAAATAATCCGCAACAACTTTGCACGTTACAATCACACCAACACCATTACAGATCGACGGTAAATAGATCTCATTATGCAGTTTGCATATGTGTCGGAATATGGATTTCTCGATCTTGACCTCCTTACCCTGTTTCTTGATAAAATACGTAAAATATGCGTTATGTATCGTGCGTATAAAATCAGCTGACTGGCTATGGAACGCATAAAACATTTGTTTGTAAACCGGAAACGCAGCCAGATATTCCTTCACCTTTCCAGCCCGCGACACACATAAATATTGATATTGTAGATTCGGATTATTTCCTCTGAATTCCTTCATACTTGTGTATTGAGGATTTACTATGCTCGTCCGAATTCCACTTTCCGCATGATATAACATGATTCCGACGTTCGTATAGTCTGTAAGATGAATGTGTTCGTAAGAGTCAACGTAACACGCCTCAGGGAATAAGACCGAACTATTCGCAAACCAATTCTCGATCGATTCTAACGGAATATTCCTGATTCTAGTTTCAGATTCAATTCGATATACAGCAACCAAATAAATTGCCGGAAATTCGATTGGTATTACTATATGATTGTAGGGATGTTGTACCACAAAACTATACACACACGTCTTATCTAGTGTCTGTATCAACGAAATGTCATTTAACTGGGAGACTTGTGGCGCCCGCAAGGCGTCTACAAACATGTCACGGAATGTAAGCTGTGGAATTCCACTATTTACTGAATATTGAGTCCTAAAATACCAGTAGTTGCAGCCAACCGCGCTCTTTGATGCGAGCTCCCAAGATTCGATCCGAGGATCATAGAATAAATTCATCATAGTACCCTCGATGATTTTAGTTGCAGTAACCCCAGATAAATTAGGGCATTTAGACGCAAATGTTTCCAGCGTCACGGATTTAGGCGGCGAGAAGCACATAATACGGTCGGTTACAGGGTCTAGTATTACTGACCTATATGAATTGAGCGAATCATCATCCGATTGGGTCGCCTTATTCAGAATCTTATAACTTGCGAACGACGTGTGATATATCTTATGTTTCACGTTCTCGTGTTCGCTAGTATTTTTGTCGATCGTGTATTCCATTTCAGATGTATTAGCAGGCATTTACTGTTTAAATACTTTTCACAGTTTAGAATCAATTTTACCGCCCCCTTGTAGTGGGCGTGATAAAATAATATAGAAAGTAAATATATAATGGATAATACAGAAATGGGCGATATAAATTTAAAACTGGGAGATATAATACAGGTAGAGGCGCCTACAAACCCGGATTTACATCAGAATACATTCATTATAGATTATATTGATGATAGCAAGCTTGTATTGATAAATGTAGCGACTATAAATAAAACGCTACTTATGCTAAATGAAGATGGTAGCTTGACTGACGAATCTATAACGGAGATTATGTTGATGGATCGTAGCGACGAAGAAGGATACGCCAGGCAAAACGGATTGTTACCACATAAATGGTTGGACGTTCATATAGGTGGAGATACACCCACTATAATTACAGGCGAAATCACAAATCTAGAGGATGATGCAATAGAGATTGTAACATTTCCTGATAGGGCTACGATCTACATTAATTTCGAATATAAGGGCATACCAGAGAACATTCCTTTTACAAAATTTGTTATACGCTCAAAGCCCGTTTCTGCACCAACCGAGTCACTCACCCCAATACCAGAGGATGCCACGACTTCGGATTTACCACTTACAGAATCGTCTTCCATTGAAGTGACTGAATCGGGTGATATGGTTATTAATGTGTCAGATGATGCAGTACCAGATGACGATGTCAGAGATATATTACATGGTATGTATTCAGATGCGAATGATATCGTATTCGGAGAAGAATTAGAAGATATCGTCCAGCTGGTTGAATTGCCAGAATATCAGAAAAAATACAGTATTGAGGTACAGACGAATGATTTAATGGACGAACTACTTTCTACGATACCGAACAACAAGCGTACAGAGCGGGTTTTAAATGGTATCCATATTTTGATCGAGAGATTTACCCAGTTACGTAAGAAGTTCTCCAAAATGGATTCTAATATGAACGTCATTGGATTTACTCAACATGGATTACAACATAAGCCATTGATTGATAAGATCCATAGCTTAAATACCAAGTTGCAGTGGGTTCTCCCTGTTGTTTCACAAAAACGTAAATTGTATACAGACATAGACGAGGACGAAATTCCAGGCGATGTAATAAAAACGAATGAGCGCGACGAACTCGCCGCACAAGCCGCATTGATAAAACAATACGTACAAGGTTCTAAAAATGGTGATAAATACGCAGATCTATATGTAAATATGGATAAATATAATGTGCCTTTTGTAGCATCTGATGGGATCGCGATGGTCCATCAAGAAGTGTTGATGGATCTTGATGCAATCGTCGATAATCTTGGTAAGTTTACTAGCAGTGTATCTAAGACGAAGGGTAAAGGTAAAAAGGAGTTTTCGTTTATAGAACAGCGCCGTTTTGTTACACAACGTTATAACCTTGGACTCCCGAAGAAAAATACAGTTCTCCTTAAATCGGGCAAGGTTGTATATATTCGAGACAAGATGACACCTAACGATAAAATGTCATTGAAATCCATCGTCGTTCTACCAGAACCAGTAATGAAGTTCTCTCAGATTGACCTACCTGGTACTAATATTATGACTCGTGCGAACTTACATCATAACTATTTTTCTTTATTCCGATTATTGCGACAAAATACAAAGATAAACACTCATATTGTCGACGATCTAGAGAACGAGATTAAATACGACGACGAAAGTGATAACGAGAACGAATTCGAAGAAGATATCAAAAATGATGAAATACGGTTTATGACAGATATCAAGGAGTATGTATTAGACGAGAAATTTATAAACGAGCCGGACAAATTTGAGAAATTCTTGAAAACGGTAATACCCAAAACTCGTGTAATATTCCGATTACTTAGGAAGTATATCAAGAATAAATTATCATTCGTTGAAATAATAAAAGAACTCGAACCATTTTTGGTATACAGTGACGATATTACATTTAATCAGTTCAAAGAGGTACGTTACTATATAAAACAGCAAATCAGTGAGTATGTAAAAAAGAACGAGGAACGTTCCGAACAATTTCGTAATATATCCAGTATAAAAGATAATAGGCCTCCATTAAATTTCATCGAGACCACATTCAAAAGTGATTACAAGATGGGTGATATATTCGAGCTTGCATATTCCAGTAAGGATGTGAGAACCCCGGTAAGCGAACTATTGTTTAAATTATTAACAAAGGATAACTGTACTTTGTTCTCTGATGTTATAACTGTATTGTCGATGAATGAACTGGTTAATCCAGAGAACATTACAAGCGAATTCGAACCAGGTAAAATAGATGATACAGATTATGTAAAATCCAAAGACTGTACGCGTCGATACTTAACTAAGCGTTATAATACAATGAAAGATCTTCAATCAGACAATAACAATGAGGATGTATTTTATGACAAAGATTTGGATGACACGCCATATAACATACTTGACGCATATTCCAAAGAAAGGAAGCACATGAACCCAGCAATTTTCATGGAATTCATCGTAGAATCTCTCATCCAAAAACATAGCGTACAAGAGGATAATGCGAAAGAATTGGCGCAAGTATTGATTGCAGGAAAAAAACGGGTCCAAGATGGCGAATATGCGGTTCTCACTATAAAGCCAACCCTGCCATCTGATGTAGATGAGTCGAAACTATCAGAGAAGGAGAAACGCGATCTGGAGATTGAGGCTAAAGCCAGGCAAAAGGTCGGATATTACCACCGCGTAAAGAACCACTGGGTACACGATAAAGTAATCGATGAAGAGGCGTTCTTTGACACCAATACGTTATTTTGTAATATACAATCTGACTGTTTTAAAAACCAAAATAACAGTATGTGTGAACCTACGCAGGTCGCAAAGAAGCGCATGGACGAACTTACGAAGGCTCGCATGGTGAAAGAATTCGAGAACCGAATAAATGTGTCTCTCGAAAAATTAATGGAGAAGGGTAAGACTGAGATCGACCGAGATTATAAACGAATTGTGCGACAAAACACATTGAGACAAGTATCTGAAAACCGCTTTTCAAATTACGCATATGAACTAGGAAAAACATCGATTACAAGTGATATAATAGTATCACCCCATGTGTTATTGAGAGACCGAATTTTGGGCCAGGATGACTTTGTTAAGAAACAGTCGGATATACTCAAGTTGGTAGACATGTATTGCAGAGAACCTATGGCCGAATTGAAAGAAGACGACTTCTGGTTATACTGCAAAGACACAAATACGAAACTGTTCCCACAAAGCTTATATAAATTGGCGACGGCATTTGTAATCAACTTAGATTATATGGGTAAGTTGGATGAAATATGTGCGTCTCATGGCGAGGTCAGTGGTGACAATGACGCAATAGTCGATAAACATAGTGGGTATGTTCTACGAAAGATCGATTTCGTAACAGAGGATGGATTTATAGACGGGTTCAAGACTGTAACACATGCTGTAATAGACCAAGAATTGGAAGAACGATTGGCTGGTATGTTTGCTCCCAAAACTAAACCCATATTCGAGAACGAATCAAACGAAATAATATATAATATAATCGACTCAGTATGCACGAACATGGGAATACCGACCGAATCTATACAGGAATTTGTAATGAGAACGACACTCGAACTCATGGAGAAGAACATACAAACTCCCGCAAAATACGAAGAGATATCGGATGCAATGTTTAAGAAGAAGAATACGCGACCGATTCCGTATGATGTCTATAAAAACCGTTTTACGTTCTGGATCATAGCTTCATGCATTTTAATCGCGATTCAGACGGCAGTTCCATCGTTCCGTGTTAAGAAAACATATCCTGGGTGTGTCCGTTCCTTCAGTGGATATCCGCTAGATGGTGGAGTGGAGGACGTTACGGGAATAAAATATATCGCATGCGTTATGCATAAGATGAAAAGCCCAACGATTCCATGGGATTCGATTGAAAAGCTAGACGCAAATGCGTATGTAACTCGCATCAAAGAGACGATCGAGAAATTCATAATCTCATCAAGAGCCGATATAAACGATTTGTATGTGAATAAACGCAAGTATATGATAGAGCATCCCAACGAAACTATACCAGAAGAACACAGTGTAGATAAGTGGCGCGCATTTTTACCTCCGATTATCAAATATAATATTGGTACCATTAGTAGCATATCAAAGGATTTCGAGAGAGATTTTTTCGAGGTTGTTACAAAAGGTCATAAGGAACAGCATAATTCATTGAATATAATAAAGGGAAGATGTTCTCAGTATGGCTTTGGTATAATAGAATTGATAAACAAGATAGTCAAATCGAAGGATCCTATATTGAAGACGGCTAGCAAAGATCCATTCTTGGAGAACGCTTGCTGTAACGAATCGCAAATATCCCGACCAATGGATTATTTTATAAAAGATGACGTCATAATACAAAGCCACCTTGATGCGGCGAATCATCTGAGTGAGTTAATCACGATCGCCAAACATCTGGCAAGACCGACGACGCTATACCACCCTAAGTTTACCGGAACTGTGCGGTCGGTTGTTAGCGAGACAATAACGGAAGAACATGTGTATGCGGCGTTCATTCATTACTGTAATTTTACGAATGATATGCCAATCCCCGATGAATATTTATCCGTTTGCGCCGACAAACCGGCCGGGTTTCCGACCAGGGCGCCATTGACAGACCAGGTTGAATTCTTGAAGAAGAATGGTAAGAGGTATACCCAGGCCGATCTTCAAAGTTTGATGACTCTAGTTCGCAATAATAATCGCATACAGCTCCCAAGAGGCGAATTGTTCTCCCAGTTGAATGTAATATATGATTTACTGGATTCATTCGACTCCAAGGAATCAATTGTTATAGATGTTAAATTCCGCGACAATCTACGTGCGGTATTGAGTTCATACGATCCTAAAGTCATGGTAGTAGAGGAACGAAAAGAACTCAGGAATTTCAAAAACTACCTTGCAGTCGCGAATGAACGCATGTACTACGAAATTGTTAAATTCTTCGACCAATATGGGAATCTAAGTGATGCTGATTACGACAGATTGCAAAACTTCATATTAAGTGTTACAACCACAAATCTTAAGGATTCCGACGCTTTATACACTGTAACCACTTTCGTTAAAAATTCAATTTATATGATGTGTAAAGTTTTTCCCGAAATTATATTGAATGGTAATGTCTTTGATAATATACCAGCGCACTGGGACTTATCAGACAAACACATATCAGACTTAAGTAACAAATTAGAATCATTCTGGAGCAGCATAAAGGAGTTCCATGGCGACACTGTTATAGCAAGGGTTCTCCGAAGTATACAAATAGATGTAACCGACATATTCATTCTAATAAGAGAACTTCCCATTTATTCGCCATTATCCAAAGGCGAGAACACGTATTATTCACTGTTCGATAATGAAACTATAAATATGGTTTTCATATATCTGTGGTATTCCACTCTGTATGAATATACTGTATCTGCCAGTAACCCCGAATTTCTTAGAACCGATGTCGAAGAAAAGAAGAGTGTTAGAAGGAAGAATATCGGGGACGAGGCCGACGCAGCAAATAAATTAGTCGGACTGGGAGAAGCCGAACCTGAAAATCAGGATGAATTACAAGAAATTGATATACGAATGGGTAACACAGATGATCTAAAAACACGAGTTGCAAAATTATTACTTACTTTTTTAGACATAGAACAAGGTAACAAGAAGACTATGATGTTATCATATGAGGAAATTGCTAAAAAGATACGTAAAGAGAAGAACATAGAGAAACACAAGATAATTGAATATTTAGGTAACATGGATAAAGAAGAGCGCCAAATTGAAGATCAATTCAAACGATACAAAATGGGACGATGGAACGTCGGACTACAGAAGGGTTTGGTCCAATACGATAAGAAGACGTATGATCGCGAAGTCAATGAAAATAAAGATACAGAGGGATTAGTAAGTGCGGACGTCGACGAAATAGACGCAGAAGACAAAGCCGATGCCGACGCCGAGGAGGACGACGAAGCAATGGATATTTCGGGTCTTGGTGAAGACTACCGCGATGGTGATTATTATGGGGAAGACGATGATGAATAATTATATTGTGATATTATAATATAATTATGTTTATTACAAACAAATTTGTGCGGATTCATAAAATAAATTTCGCAATATTGATATTTCTAATTGTTTTTACAATGATCCATATCTACAAACCACTTCTTATGTATAATGAAGATGGCGGATTTAGACCATTCGGCATAGGATACAAGCACAAGACCGTTATACCAATATGGATTGTATCTATAATTGTTGCAATATTCTCATATCTAGCAGTTTTATACTACCTCGGGTAGGGGGAACCAAGGTTTCCCCCTTACCCCCTCCTTTGGGAGAATCAAATTAGGGAGGGGTTCGGGGAACCGTAGGTTCCCTGACCTACATAACAGCAACCGTCGATAACATCGTTACGACTGAAGATATGTACGCCCACATAAAGTGCCCCGCGTTGTGTTTAGCGAAACACAATTTAAATAGTTCGTTTTTGAACTTATTTTTAGCGGCGTCTTCGTTTTCGTCCCCATCGGTACACATCTCATTATAATCGAAGTAAAAATCAAATGCCTCTTTACTCCCATTTATTTCATTGTCTGATCCTGACGCTGCCACCTCTTTCTTTAATCGAAATTGCTTGGATTCTTCTGCAATATTATCAAATGTCTCTTCGAATGTGTCTACATTAAACATAGGCATTAAATAGTCAAATGGTATTATGACGTTAGCATCATTATGGAACAATTTACTTTTGAAAACTTTCATTATCTTGTTGTACTGGAATATCCATGACGTAGCAGACGATGAAATTACAAAAGAGCCGAATGTATTTCCGAATATTTCGACTAAACCGGGAATGAGATCGACAATAACAAATGTAGTTGCAACTATGCCGACGAACAGAATACTCGTTAATTTCATTTGGTTTAAGAAGTCGTATTTTCTAAATACAACTGCGAATATAACCATATTAAAAATTAATAAAAGAGCCCATAATCCCATGAAGATTCCAAATTTACCGACACGCAATACGCCAGCAAGCTGCTGAATATTTATAGTATTTTTAATAACAAAGGCATATTTGTGTACGAACTCTTCAAAAACACGATACATTACTCCCAAAAAGAATATAAATGATATAGAAATAACAGAAATCGTAGTCGAAATTGTATTCGCCGGCGTCATATATAAGATATTAGAATACATTTGTTTAGAATTTACTAATTTTTTCACAAGCTTCATTATATGGAATATCCACGATTAATCGAACCAAACGTCCAGAATTATTTATACAATACACTACAACAATGTCATGATAAGAAAGAACTGTTATATACTTGGGTATTCAATATTGTAGTATTTACAATCCTTGTATTGGTAGTTGGAAGCGTCCTTTATTATTGTAGGAAACGCAAACTGACACCTTACGAACAAAGCGAAAAGGAACGTAAAGATCAGGAATATGTACTATCAAAGATAAGACAATACCAAACCGTAAAAAAACAGTCTCCAATTACTAACTTACCATATAATTAATACAAAATATTACAATAAAATAATATTATTGTAATCTATATGAGTCTTATATACGAAGAAAGAGAATCTATAATCAGAGAAAATAATACGGCCCAAACTGTATTTTCTGATATTATAAAGGATTTGAAGTCGGATGTGGTCGAGCTTAATATAAACACTCCTCTAGATGGTGATGTCGACCTATCTATATGTAAATTCCCAAGATTGAGAACCGTTATTTTCGGAGAAGGTAAGATAACAAATCTAATCAACATTCCGCAGCACATTACAAAATTGGTTTGTGCTGGTAATCTACTAATTGAACTCGACGACTTACCAAATAGTTTACTACATTTAGACTGTGCTCGTAATTATTTAACGACAATCGATTTCAAAAAAATACCCCATATCCAAGAATTACACTGTGAGGATAACAAAATCGAGGATTTTGGTGTTTTGCCGAAGAGCATAATCGCTCTATATTGCGACCACAACAAGTTAAAACATATCAATTTGAAGGACATGAAAGATCTAAAAACACTCCATATATCCAATAATCCATTGGTAATTGTTGAAAATCTACCCGAGACAATACATGAGTTTATTTCGGAAAACAATCCCATCGCTATAACAGAAACTGAAGGAAATGACGAACCGAAAGATCGTGTTGAGAAGAAGCTAAACTACGCGGAAGCACTTGCGAAATACTTTAAAATGAAATCCAAGTATGAAGAGGAAGTTATGGATAAACGACGTGCTGCGTATAGAAGGGGAACGTCTAAGAAGGATAAGGCAGCTAGATCAGCTGCAGTAAAACCGAAGTGTATAAAATGCAGTCGTCCGGTAGGTACAGTTTTTTCAACTGACATTAATGGATATAGAGCTATATGTGGTGACAAGGAACACCCATGTGGACTAGATATTAAATTATCCCGAGGTAATTATGAATTAAGCGAATCTATATTAGAGGCATTTAGAGACGCAATGAATGATACGAAAGATCGAATTATAAAACTAAAAATGGATACTTTATTTAATTATGTATCTGAATCCGCCTCCAGTAAATTATTCAAACGAAAAATAGACGATTATAACAAGGATAGTAAAATTTATAAAGACGAATTGGATCGATATAACGATTTATATAACAATACCCATAAAAAAGAACTGATAAAAACGAAAATGGCTCTCATACACGGAATACATAAAGACATTAGGGGGATGCTAGTGGAATATACGGCGTCTGATAATAAGAACTTACTAACAACTATAATAGAGACTTACACGAAGGATTTATTACCAGAGATAGAGAACCTACGCAGACTAAAAAATGACATAATGGAAATGAATTACGAGATGAATTTGAATTCACCAAATATGTCGACATTATACCAATCAGAAGTCGCATTAAGTAAATGTGAATATTTATATGGAGAACCACCGAATGTGATTAAATTCTCTGTATAGTCAGGGAACCTACGGTTCTAGAAAACGAGGTTTTCAACTGCACCTCCGGTGCAACCCGAACCCCTCCCTTAAATGGCACGTTTACGTTAATAATAATTTATGTGTTTTTAAATTATTATTTATTAATCATGTAACAAAGTCAGGGAGGGGTTCGGGTTGCACCGGAGGTGCAGTTGAAAACCTCGTTTTCTAGAACCGTAGGTTCCCTGATTTAACAACTATTATAATTCGACACTCCATCCCATGTTATATTATTCGTATCTCCCCATTTCTTTTTATCACAAATGGAAGTTGAACCATCATTATAGCTGAAACTCTTCGGAGTTTGGATCACACTGAAATCCGCACTCGGAATTAACACAGCAGTAAAATCGTCGGGCGCGGAACATCTATACGTAGCTACGTTTGTAGTCGTATTAACGGTAGATGATTCAGTCCAGCCATCCGGGCAATTGGATGCAGTAGGCGGGAATGTACCAGCCCTAGAGCCCTTTTGCATCATAACTCCGATTGTTGTCAATGCGATTATAAATATAATTGTTGCAATTGTGAGAACAGTTATGTGAAAACTTTCCATTTATATAATGTCTAAAGATTTTATCATCACATAATATTATCTGAATCAATAATATAGTTATGTCGCAATATTCATCATCAACATCAAATCAAATATTAGATTTAGCCAAATTCAATGGGCGAGTCAATTTAATACAACCTCCTGACATGTCCATCCAAATGAAGATGGTTGAGAAAATAATGGTTACAAACAAATCCACCGATTACCGAAATGCGACATCTGGTGTATTCGAAGATAATCCGCTAGCCTCCGTTTTTTTCTCGGCCGGTAATATCCAAACGATACAAAATGGTATACGTGCGGGTGTATATGAGAAATCAAAAGGGCTATATGTTATCCCTAATCAAAACGTTAACAATCTGAAGATTATAATGAGGAGTACTTATTTACAATATGCCGAACATAAGCCCGACTCAATCACCGCCCAAGCCGAACGACTAAATAAACTTGTGCTAGATTACTGTATTCATTCCGTTTACAATGAAGCTATTGGATATGAGAAATATTGCCAAGATCAGAGTAGTTTAGCGGTTCCTCTTGAATTACCGAGTAACCATGATCGTAACTTTAAACAACTTGAGATTAAGCCTTGGGTCTAACTCAGGGAACCTGCGGTTCCCCGAACCCCTCCCTTTAACGGATGCAAGTCAAGGAACTGTAAGTTCCTCTATTCATTAAACATAACCTAGTTGGGAAACCGTAAGTTTCCCACGACCCCCCCCCTTAATCAAGCAAAGGGAGGGGTTCGGGGAACCGTAGGTTCCCTGATAAATATCTCGATATAATCTAAACAATGACGGTTACCAAAAAAGAGATTGTAGAAGGCGTAACAATATACACTGTGGAAAAAAATATGGATGATAGTAAGGCACACGATTTAGGCAATCGCTTTGTATCTAGTTCTATGATTGATTTCATAATACGCGATCATGATGCGGACGTTTACAGCGTCGATGGAAAATTATTACTACGATTCAGAAAGAATGCTCTAACAAAAACGCATGCCAAAGAGTTTTACGATAATGTCATTGACTTTGCAGAAACCCCCACCAGTAACAGGGGTAGCACCAGTGGTAGTAAATCTAAAAATGTATATGACAATCCGAAAATTATGTCGAATATAATCGGATTCTTCGATCGATTTCCTCCCAATTACAAGGTTGCGTTTAAAAATGCCGGTATCAAAGCACCGCTTGAAATTCGCGAATGTCGCTTCAATCGTGACTATCCCGATAAGTTCAAAAAGATGATCCCTCTAGTAAAGGAGATCAATGAACTTTATAGAGTGAATGCTCCCGATTACTTTGAGAAACAGAATAGAAAGGCCAAACAGACCTTTTTCAAGATTCCCGGGACTGCATTCACCACTATAACTACAAATGTTAATTTCAAGACTTCCATTCACAAAGACAAGGGTGATGATGAGGAAGGGTTCGGAAATTTAGCAGTTATAGAGAACGGTAAATACGAAGGAGCCGAAACATGTTTTCCTCAATACGGAATAGGTGTTGATGTGAGAACCGGCGACATGTTATTTATGGACGTCCATGAATGGCACGGAAACCTACCTATGAAACCACTAGAAAAAGACGCAAAACGCTTATCTATTGTTTGCTATTTGAGATATAAGATATGGCTACGTACTAAGAATAAAACAAGGCGATTCTATGAGAAGCACAACCATACAATTCGTAGATTGACAAAACCTGGATCTGCTAAGAGGAGCTAATCAGAGAACCTATCATTAATGCTATTTTATAAAATATCATTAACTACAACCTATGCCTCTACTCGTTTAATCCTCGCCATTCGTACCTCCGTCATACCGTTATCACGATGGAATATGCTAACATAATCCGGATATGTTTTACTCAGATAATCCGCTGCAAACCGGTTCGCTTCCAATCGCCCAGCGGTTTCACCGAGACCACCTGGAGAGTGCTTCTTGGCCTTGAACGCAATATTATTATATCTCAATACGCCTCCATCCTTTATGAAATACTTAATGCTCTGTTCGTAATCTTCCTTTTCGGCGATAGTCGGTGATGGTTGTATAGTTTTACTATGCCTATTAATAAATCCAAAGATGGTGCCGATTATAAATTTCAGATCAGTAGTAACCGTATCTTTCATAAAAAACGGGTTTTGAACTGGGTAAACACCCCATATGTAGAGGTGCTCTTTCTTGAGCCGATCGAATGCACTATTAAAGAAACCATGAACGTCGGTAACTTTCTCAAGAGTTTTCTCAGATTTCCTGCTGAATAGCCCCTCTACGTCATCGTCCACAGAGACTATGGACTGTCCCTCTGGAAAATATTTGATTATAAATCGCCTCTGGTGAGTTATGCCTATCTTTCCGACGACAATCTTTCCATATAGATCCTTCGGCACAGCGTCTAAATACCGCTTTTCCTCTACTTTATTTGCAACAAATATATACACTTGCTTGGCTGGCACTCCACCTTCAGATAGTGTTTTCAGACTCTTTTGTGATATAACATCCGGACGATTGTATGATGGTATTGCTACTATATAATCCTTGGATACACCCTTTCTATTTTTCCGAGTAGAGTTTCTCATATTTATATATAATATGAATATTATATGTAAAATGATATTATTGTTTTTGATACATATACACATTACTCAATTCGTTCCATGACATACCAACTTGTATAACGCCAAGCGATTTTAACCCATTTGGAGGATTTTCTGGAATTTTGGAACTACATATGATACTGCCAATCGGAAGTTCATCAACCAGTTTTGAATAAATACGTTCTGTGAGCGAAGGATCAAAACATAGATTGCTAAACCACACAAATGCCGGTCCGTTGATCTTATCGGAGATCGATACATCAAAAATATTGGCATTTATAAACTCGCATTTCTTAGCAAATTTTGAACGGATGAGTGATTTCTTCAGTTTTTCAGCGTCGTCAACACGGCTACTAACAAGTTCAATCCCGATTGACTTTACTATATTCGGTTTTGACGCCATAAATAGACATAATTTACCACGACCAGAACCGACGTCGAGAAAATACTCGGGAATTCCATACTTGGAAACAATAGTGTATAACGTTTCTATGCCCTCATAAGTCATTTCGCCATACACAATGTCATGTCCGTCATACTTTTCGCATGTCTGACTTTTGTCATCGTGTTTGCATAACGGATACAACTTTTTCAATTGGTTTACGTAATTTGATGATGGCTGTCGACGAACTGTTTGTCTATGCTTGCATCGAGTTCGCTGGGTTTTCATTATATATTATAAAACAACATTTGATCTCACATAAGTAATTGAAATTTAATTGGTTGTCTAAAAAAAACAGAATTTTTATGTATCATAAAAATATCTAAACTCTTATGGATTAAAACATAGTTTTTGTTTTCTAGATATTTTATTATATGAATACCAGTGTCCTCAAAATTATTTTCAAATCCAATAACATCTATAAAAACCTTGTCGAACTGAATTGATTTAACCACCTCAAATTCGGCACCTTCTACGTCAATTGAAAGATAATTGATATGAGATAATTTATGTTCCTCAAATATAGTTTCTAGCTTTTTTGTATTTACCTGTATTATTGTTGTGGTTGATCCGGTCTGGGTATTTTCTCTCTGTAATCGTTGTAAGTGCCTACTATCAAATGTGTCCTTTATGCCTGAAATCATCTCAGTGTATCCCTTGTTACATAAAAAATCGGTAGTTCCATCAAAATTACAAACCGCGCAATTTATATTAACACTACTCGGTCTATTAACTACCAATTTATCATAAACCTCTTTAATCGGTTCAACGTTAATTCCAGTCCAACCATTGTATTTCTCAAAATACAAAGTGTTATTTATAGACACTCCATCGTGAGCGCCAACGTCAACAAAAATGCCACGCTTATATCCCTTGAATACGTTCTCTTCTAAATACTTATCTTGATGGTCTTGTGATGCATACATCTGTTATATATTCAGTATTTAATATATAACAGTTTTAAAAACGCATTTTACATTAAAAAATAGTTTCGATTAAAAGTTAGTTTTATTATTTACGCCAAAAGCCCACACCCCCCCTCTTTTTCACTTACTCGTAGAATGCATCAGCGAATTGATCGCCTTCACCTTCACGGTTGATATTCTTCAACCAAGTCTGGTGCTTCTTGCTTGCCTCATGATTTTCGCGATGAGCGCCTTCATTCGCTCTCGATGACCCGCCACATTCGCACTTGACGGTTTCGCGCTTCGTCCTGTCCCTACTAGCCTGGTTCCTCTTAAGACGCTTCGCTTCCGCCTCGTCGCTCTCACTCTTGGAGACTTCCAGGCAAACCTGCGGCATGTTTGCGTTCTGAACGACAGCGAGCCTTCGCTTCACCTCATTTAACTCGGAGCGCATGAGACTCGCGTCAGCGCGCGCTAGAACCAGATCCATCTCCAGTTTCGTAATTTTCTCGCTATACTCGCGTTCGAATTCGACGCATGCATCGGCGAAAATCTGAACGGAGGATGCAAAGTAGAGAGACATTGTTATTGATTGTTAATTGTTGTTGGTCGTTTGGTGTTATAATGTATAAGACCAAATAATAGTAATCAATTTTCCCAAATTTTGTGTCAGTAAGGAGAACCTACGGTTCCCCTTGGACCCCCCTCCCCTTTTAAGGGTCCAAGTTGAGGAGGGGGGTCACTAACTACTTGTCGACCATAGTCTCTTTTGCTAGGGCATGGATTACTTTTGGGTAGTAAACTTCCCTGTCACTTCCTGCAAGCGTATTTCGGTGCATATCCAAGCATTTCTTGGAGAACTCCGAGTCTACATCCTGATATTCTGGGTTCTCCTGTTTCCATTCTTGTAATTTTCCCATACTTTTATACGATACAGTTTGGATTGCCTTTTGTAACTTGGAATCATCAGGTTGCTTGGTCCATGTATTCTCGTCTTTGATATACATAGTTTCGCGCTTGGTGTCAGTACAGTGGATCGGTCGCTCGTTGATACCCAGTTGTTTCAAATTATCCAATAATATCTTGGAAATACCATTTACGAAACCAAGTTGCGCGTTGTTCTCCAGATCTTGGTGTGAAATCTCAATGTTTTTTATAAAATCAGTAAAGTTGATTGCATCCTTGCATTGATCGTTTAGAAATACGTTGATATTGAATTTGTTATTATTATTTGTTTGGTTGATCGTTACTGGTTTACATAGTTCTAGTGCTTTACTCATAGTTTCAGTATTTTGTATCATTATAGTTTCTATAGTTTTACTTATCGTATCAGAAGTTGTTTTTGTTTGATCTACTATAAAATTACGTAATTCTACATTCTCATTCAACAAGCGATCAATTATGCTAACATATGGGGTTTCTGTGTTAATACACTTATTCTCATGATACCAAACACTGCTTCTCGATTTATACTCTTTATTACATTTTCTACAAGCAAACTCGGTCTGGCGTTTTTCGGGCCTTTTTTTTAATGTCAAGTGTTTTGTAGTTAAAATGTGTCTATTCCACTTTGACAGTGTAGAGCATTTTACATCACACTTTTCGCATACAAATTGTTGGCGTTTTTCCTGGCCTTTTTGTTCTATGTCTAAATGTTTGCGTGTAGAAATATGTCTATACCATTCAGAAGATTTACAGCATTTAAAGTCACATGCCTCACAGTTAAATTCGTCGGCGTTTTTCTCAGCCTTTTCCATACGAAATGCTCTATATTATTTAGGCCGAGAAAAACGCCGAGAAAAATACGCAAAAATGCTATGCTGTCGCGTAATTGTTATAAAAACACAAATCAAAGCATTATGCTGTGAATACAGTTTTCATTAAAAGTGAGTTTTTATAGAGCTTCCATAAATATATTTTTGGACATTTTATAAATGTCCAAAAAAGTTTTGAACCTATTAATAATGATGGCCTTCCCAAGACTTCTAACACTTATTGATTATCCTACTTAAAGAACTACTTACGTGTTTTGTTGTTCTCCGAAGAAAATTCGCTAAGGAAAATATCAACTGGGCGACTTTGTAATACGATTGTAGTACCATTATCGTACATATCCACGAACAATTTATGGAACGTTTTTTTTGTATCATAAAATCCGAATCTCGGATAATATTCTGCGCCATCGTCTGCATTAGCTTCCAGAGTAATATTCACCCCATTGTTAGAATACAATACATATGCAATATGATATGGAGCTGAGTCGACAACCAGTTCCCTACGAACAATTGCATATGATTCACCTGCCGACGGAAATGCGCTATGATTTATAGTTGTAATTTTACTAAGCATTTTCCGATTTTTTAAATCGGACTCGCCAAACAATAATGGCATATCTTTTGCCTGATACACACAAGGACTACTATTGGAACGTATCACTTTATTAAACACCGTTTTCTTCCGTGTATCTGATGCTACGGAAATCGACTCGGCGAACTTTAAACAGTCGTTCTCATTGATACTCATATTGTCGTCAACTGGTTGTCGATGACCCAAATATTTGCGCTTATCAATTAATGGGCGAAAAAATGTATATCGGTGGTATTTTACTGTATCATCTAATCCTCCAACACGACGCATGATTTTATGAAGTGTTCCATCACTTACGATGAACTTTCGATCAATCAAACGCTTTAATGGAGAATCCACCAACTGTAATCCGTCTCGGATATACAATCCTATAGAATCACGCTGCGTGAATGAAATAAACTCCTCGTATTTTTCGGGACGAATGGCAAATGCACCATCATTTGTAATAACAAATTCACCGTTTTTCTTGAATTGAGTTGTCATTACTATACATCCATATTAAAAACGCCTTATGTCTAAATTTTAACTATATTCGTTAAAAGCAATCAAATATTTTATAACGTTCATGTAAAAAATGAATGTTATAATACCGATGGGCGGAAAAGGCGAACGATTTAAAAATGAAGGGTATGCGCTACCAAAACCGATTATCCAGATTCTAAACAAAGAGATGATATTTTATGTACTAGATAATCTGGTATTACATCCAGACGACAAGATATTTATAATATATTTTCATGAACTAGACCAATACAACTTTAAGAGTATAGTTAGTGAAAAATACCCATTAATCCATTTTATTCCATTATATTATCAGACTGCAGGTGCTGTTGAAACCATATACACCGGGTTAGATAAGATAGTTGAATTATCTACCCATAAAAAATGTGTACTATTGGACTGTGACACATTCTACACTCAGGATATATTATCAATCGTTAGAAATAGAGACGAAAACTGTGTATTTTATACTAAGAAATTTGGTGAACCTCCTATATATTCGTACATTTCGATCGATAATCAAAATAAAATACTAGAAATAAAAGAGAAGGTTAAAATATCTACAAACGCAAATACAGGATGCTACGTATTCAATAACATAGATCAACTACAATATTATTGCAAAAAGGTACTGGATAACAAAATAACATTAAATGGAGAACCATATACATCTTGTGTGATTGATTTGGTTATTAAAGATCACGATTTTTTTGGTTATGAGCTGGATGGAACAAAGGTATTCTCTCTTGGAACACCTCTAGAACTAAAACGGTTTACGAATAATACATTTGTATTCTTATTTGACTTGGATGGTACCATTGTTCTCACCGATCACATATATCTAATTGTTTGGAAAGAGATTCTATCGAATTATAATATTGTACTTGACGTCGATTTATTCGATAAATATATTCTAGGAAATTCAGACGATAAGGTAGTTCGGAGATTACTTCCGACATGTGATGTGAAATCTATTTCTAATTTAAAGGACAGGCTATTTATAGAAAATATGGATAAGATTAAAATAATAAGTGGCGCAATCGAATTCATTAAAACCGTAAAGTCATATGGATTTGCATGTTCGATTGTAACAAATTGCAATAAAGATGTCGCAAATAAAATAGTTGATTTCTGTGGAATTAAAAAATATATAGATTACATTACAATAGGAGGCGAATGTAAGAGATCAAAACCACACCCAGATCCTTACATAGAAACTATAGAAAAATACAGCACAGTCAAAGATAAGTGCATCATATTCGAGGATTCAAGTTCTGGATTATTGAGTGCACGGTTATCCAGCGTACTTTGTGTTGTAGGTATAACGACGAATTATACACCTTCGGAGTTAATTCAAAATGGTGCAGATTATACAATTGATGATTATGCTAGCATAAACATAGACAATTTATTATCGCATAATAAGTTATCAATGGAACATATTAAAAAATATATAAAAACGTCATTAAATATGAATATACTTAAAATTGAGATTGATGAAACCAAACTGAAAGGTGGTTACATATCGGATGTAATTGCACTTCAAATACAAACTGATGCCGGAATTTTGGAATGTGTATTGAAACTAGAGAACAAACACGAAACTCCTTTATCAGTTATGGCAAAGAAACTTAGTCTATATGACAGAGAGAACTACTTCTACGACGCAATATCGAGATATGTTAATATATCATGCCCTAAATTTTATGGATTGATTAAAGACGATGAATTGAATACAATTGGCATACTTATGGAAAATCTAAATAAAACTACATCGAATATATTGAATTTGGATCTGAATAAAGCAAACATAAATACATCATTACTAGTTATAGAGAGATTAGCGTCGTTTCACGCACAATTTTGGAATAAAGGTATAAACAAAGCATTTCCACTGTTAAAAAAACACAACGATCCACTGTTTAACCCAAGTTGGAAAAATTTTATAGAAGACAAATGGTCTCTATTTGTGAGTAATTGGAATGGTGTATTGACGCCAAAACAAATAAATATTGCAGAAGACATAAAAAATAATTTTCAAAACATACAAGATAGTTTATCTATCAACAATCTTACTATAATACATGGGGACGTAAAATCGCCAAATATGTTCTACCGGACAGACAGGAATTACGATCCAATATTTTTAGATTGGCAATACGTTTCGATTGGTAAAGGAGTACAAGACTTGGTATTTTTCTTGATTGAAAGTTTTGAAATTGATAACATTAAAATTAATTTTCCAATATTCAAGAATTACTACTATAGAAAGTTAGTTGAAAACGGCATATTAAATTATTCTTTTTCGGAGTATGAGACCGATTTAAAAAATGCTGTTTGTTATTTTCCATTTTTTGTTGCAATATGGTTTGGAACTACTCCACAAGACGAATTGATTGATAAAAATTTTCCATTCATGTTTATTCAGAAACTATTCTTATTCTTGGAAGGTAATATGTAACCAATCTCTATGCACTTACCTTCGCAACCTTTACCTTTGGCTTCGGCTTAATCTTCGCCACCGACCCAGACTGGATATGCTGTCGCTTCAGTTTATAAGTATCATACTCTCGCTCCAGGATATCGAGTTCATTGAGCCACATCTGCGCGAGCGACGTTGCCAGCAATACATCCAAGTCTTTCTGCGAATTCTCCTTGTCAGCCATGATACTCGCCACATTCTCTTCCGTAACTGAATCCATTGGCATCTTGATAAGATATTTGAAATCTCCATCAAACAGATCGTACTTTCTGGACGTCATCAGCTCAGTCACCTGGACCGATGTCTTCTTACGCAAATCCACGATACCACTCAGCGTCTCCTGGATATACCGAGCCTTGTTAGTCAACTTCAAGAGACGACTACGTAGTTCCTTCTCTAGGAACGCCTTACGCTTGGCATACAGCCCGATACGCACATCATAGAATGCACTGATAATATCCTCAATCTCCGCGTATTTATTCAGTCGGCGCTCTGAATTGAATAGATGCATGTTAGTAACGCTGATGGTGGTAGAAAGCTTGAGTAGCTTATGTACGCCAGTAATACCATTATCGTCACGCGACGCCTCCAACTCTGCCAGTTTTCCCGCGGGAAAGACAATCGTGAAATCAACCGAAACCTCGGTACACATAGAGACGAAGTCCTTAATCGATGGAGGAATCTTCTTACCATCCTTGCCCGTTCCTCCGTCAGCTAGCGACTCTAAGAATGTCGTATAGGGTAACGTCCACGTTCCAACTGGCAACTCCGTAACACGAATCTTGTCGGTGCCTACAGCTTCATACACGCCCTTTACAAAGAACTTATGCTCGTCCATTTCTGTAATTGTGCCTTTGAATCCCTCATAATAGGGAACGAACTTCATACACGCGGGCGTACTCGTCAATTTCGCGCGCAAATACGCAATCAGTTGTTTCGGATCATATGACGGAATGCTACATGAAAATCCGGTACCGATACCGGAAATCCCATTCACGAGGGCCGTAGGGATAATAGGTACGTAGTACTCCGGCTCAACGAGTGTACCATCGTCATCCAAATACGTCAACACTGCGTCGTCCGCCTCGGGAAATATCTTACGAGTGATCGGATTCAACTGTGTGAAGATATACCTCTCACTCGCCGAATCTTCACCGCCATTGAGACGTGTGCCAAACTGACCGTTGGGTTCTAGAATATTAATATTGTTGGACCCGACAAAATTCTGAGCCATATTCACGATCGCACCATTTAGAGATGCCTCGCCGTGATGGTACGCGCTGTGTTCCGAGACATAACCTGAGAATTGAGCGACCTTGATTTCCGAGGTCAGCTTACGCTTGAACGCGGCAAACATAATTTTACGTTGTGAAGTCTTGAGCCCATCTACGCCATTAGGAATGGAGCGAGCACAATCATAGATACTGAAATGCCTCATCTCATTATGGAAGAACATCTCCAGCTCCACATTATTTCGTCCAGTATCCAGGTAAGCGTTCTTGTTGTATGCCTCCAGCCAAGGTTTGCGATCATGCGCGCGCTTCTTATTAAACACCATATCCACCACGTCATCGCTCACCGCACCGGTGTGGACGAAATCCACGATCTTCATGTCCGAAAAGTATCCCTTGAATTCCGCGGACGTGGAAGTTCCGAGACCCTTAAAATACTTGATGGTCCATGAAGAGATGGCCGCCGCCCCAACCGAATTGCGCCATGTCTGGTACTCACCCTCATTATAGAAGACCATTGTTACCTGGCCCTTCTTTGCACGCAAGATCGGCGTATTCATGAATGACAAGAATCCGGGTATCTTGATGAGTGACGGCCATTCGCTATGGACCAAATTGATACAAAGTCCTTTGATATGCGAGCCATCTGTATCCTGATCGCACAAAATCATAATCTTACTGTATCGCAAGTGTCTATTAACATCTTCGATTGACTCATATACCTTACCACTCTCGAGACCAAGCACCTTCTTCAGATCCGTAATCTCTTTGTTATCGCCAATCTTTTGTGCGGTCTCGCCACGGACATTCAATACCTTACCTTTGAGCGGCAATATTCCGATCGTGTTTCGGTGCTCTTGTGATAGTCCTGAAACGACTCCTGACATCGCACTCAGTCCCTCGCACAAAATCAGGGTGCACTCCCCTGACTTATTGGTTCCAGCGAAATTCGCATCGACGAAGTTCGCAATACCGCGAATCGTCTTCGTCTTGGTGCCGTCAGTCTTCTTTGCAATGGACTTATTCTCCTTGGCTTCTGTGAGAGAACACGCTACCTCCATCACACCCATCTTCGCGATATTCTCAACGAATGTATCACCGACGGTACACGATGACCCAAAGTCCTTAGATATAGTACTCATATAATCCTTAGTCTGACTATCGAACGACGGGTTCTCGATATCACATCGCAAGAAGAGAATAAGTTGTTCTTTGATGGAATTCTGATTCACCGTAATCTTCTTCTTCTTCTCTATATAGGCACATAGCTTACGAGTAATCTGCCCCACGATATAATCCACGTGCTTGCCACCCTTCGACGTACAGATACCATTCACGAACGAAACTGCCATGAACTCGTGTGTCGGTGAGAGAGCGACGGCATACTCCCATCGCTCATCGGGTGCCTCGTAAACACGAAGTCCAGTGCCATTCGCAACATCCTTCGACCCAATATAGCGGTCGATGTACTGTTGAAAATTCTTGACGGGAACTGGTTCGCTATTGTATGTGATCTGGACCTTCTTAATGGAATGGTCGCTCACTGCACTAATGTCATAGGCACGCTTCTTAAACAGAGCACACATGTCAGACGTGATTCCATTTGGCATTCCGAAACGCGCATAGTCCGGCTTAAACACAATTTTTGTGTAGGGCTTCTGTGACTTCAACTTGGTGATGACCGGCGGGCAAATCTCGGACAAGTTATTTTTGAATTCCTGGGTATATTTCAGGCCGCGAATGTGGTCGACCGTCTCGATACTACCAAATGTCGAATATATGAATCCCAACTTTGCTCCAAACCCGTTCTTACCACCCACAATCTTTTTCTCGTCTTTGTTATAATTAGTCGATGTTCTCAAATGCGCGAATACCATCTCCGGGATCCAGAGACCATTCTCAGGATGCTTCGCCACATCAATACCATTCCCATCATTTTCCATAGTAATAGTTCCGTCTTCTGATACATGGAATTTGATACTTGTTACAAACTTCTTATCGAGCAGTGCCGAATGAATGATGCGGAGAATCTGATCTCGTGCGTTCACGGCAAATTCGTCATAAATCTTATATAGACCGGGTACATACTCGATGTTCTTTAGAACAATTCGACTAGCGGCATCATCATATACCCACATCTGGGCGTCAATGGGTGCAACGGGTCCAATATACATCTCTCCGTTATGGAGAATATGTTCGAGGTCCGTCTTCATCTGGTATTGAGATGCGAGGTCTGTCATTATTTTGTAGGGTGGGGTATTTGGATATAATGAGATTTTTTTAAGTTGTTTCAATTTTCTACCCTTATTGTATATATCATGTTTATGCGATTGAAAAACACAAACGACATAGCGAAATACTGCAGTATTGCGACATGTATGAAAGATAACGCACAAAAGGATTTGAAACGAATTGATACGCCGACTAACACTACCAAACTCAGTAAAGCGATGAGATACGCCCAGTATGTTCGTGGAACGGCAACACAGGTTAACCTTACCCCCTTCGTTACAGGGACGGGGGTGGTGTACAGGGGGCTTCTACCCCCCACAGTTTAGGATATTTTTTTCTCATATGTAAATATACAATGAAACGCCCAGTTCGTGCCGAAGATGGAACCTACAAGGTTAAGGGAAAGACTTACAAGGAGTTGTTTGGATCGCGCGCTCAGGTCCACAATAAGACTGCGTATAAAACCAGCGGTGGATTAACAGCCAGCGATTTGATTATGAACAAGCATGGTCGCATTGTTTCGGCGCTCAAGCACAAGACCGCTAAGAAGGAGAAACGTTTAGAGAAGGCTGGATTTTTCGCGGAGAAGGGTAAGTTCGGATTTGTTAAGCGTGCCACTCGCAAGAACCGTAAGTAGATATATAAACATGTATATTTATATAATATAAATGTTAAGTGTATAGTATGGGTGCTGGAATATTGCCAACAACAATTCATAATGGTAAATTATGGTTTCTTTTCGGTAAAGAGAACAAATATGAGAAATCCGCACCAGGGTTCTCCGATTTTGGTGGAGGACCTAATGGTGCAGAGTCGCAACTCGATACGGCAATTCGTGAAGGTGGAGAAGAATTGACTGGATTTCTTGGGTCAGACGACCAGCTTAGAAAGATGTGCCGTGCACAAGGTACATACAACATTGATTTATTTGGAAACAATTACAGAACACACATTTTTCCTATGAAATATGATCCATACATAGAAAAGTATTATAACAATAATCAGAGGTTTATCCAAAAGCATTTAGACCCTGAAGTCATAAAGACGTCTAAGATATTCGAAAAGGCTGAGATCAAATGGATTTGTATTGATGATCTACCAAAGATGCGACCAAAATTCAGACACTTCTTCGTAAACACAATAGATCAGATAATAAAAAACAAAGACGACATAGAATTATTTATTAAGAAATCAGATGGAACACGCAAACTCAGAGAACCTACGGTTCCCCGAACCCCTCCCTTGTCTGGTTCATGATTGGGGGGGGGGGGTAAGGGTTGCAACTTCGCCTGTAGCAGTTGAAACACCGTTTTCTAGAACATTGATTCCCCATTAAACAACATAAAGTATAACCCTTTTAACTTACCAATGACGAAAACCGCCGTGCTGTATGTATTCCACGAAATAAATGATAGAGTAAAACATTTTGTGCGTAAATGCACGTTTGAATCGCCCGATGTAGATTTCTATATAATCGCAAATAGTCTTTCTATTAAATTTGAGCTTCCGTCACACATCAAAACTTTGAATCGCCCAAATGTGGGATATGATTTCGGAGGCTGGAGTGAATGTCTGTTAAAAGACGATATGTATAAAAATTACGACAACTTTATATTTGCAAATTCGTCTATAATCGGCCCTTTTTTACGCGAAGGTAGGTGGACCGACGTCTATATAAATGGTCTAAAAGACAATGTGAAATTATTTGGGAGCACGATAAATACAATGAATATGCCACTTGAAAAAGCACACGTCCAGTCTTACATTTTCAGCATGGACCGGGAAGCACTTGAATACTTAATGCGCTGTGATATATTCAGTATAACGAACTATGCCGGAAGTTACGCAGACGCAATCACAAAAAAAGAAATACTTATGTCACGAAAGATAGTTGAGAATGGATGGAATATAGGATGCCTCATGAAGTATTATGAGAATGTTGATTTTACATTTAAAACAAAGCCGGTTGGGGCTCACATAAAACCATTCCTCGGTGACGTTATGTATACTGGATATCTCGGTAAAATATGGAAAGACGAATATGAATTAGTTTTTATCAAAGGAAATCGGATAAATGTTACAATAATCTAGACTCTAATACGTGTAATATTTTGACAGGTATTTTTCGTATCCAATAGGTAAATATGGGTTGCTTTTAACCGGACATGATTCAAACACAACATTATCAAACAAATTAACGTTTGTCTTCATTTTTTTGGATATTATATCAGAATTTGTAAATTTATCGGTGTTAAATTCCTGGTGAGCGAAATTTTGAAGTTTATTTTGTATAAACTTCACATCCCCGAAATAAGATAAATGCCAACCGCTGTTTGGAATAACATCGCATTTTAGAAACCGTACGTCATCAAAAGTACAATTTAATTCTTTTAGTTTACGAATGGAAATAATTTTGGCATGAAACCACATGTCGGCGATTTTTGCGTTCAAATGGTAATAATAAAGATGCATTCCAAAAGATAATACATTTATATCATGATTATTATGTTTAATAGATTGTAGGACTCTAGGATCAGGTATTTCATCTAGGTCGGATATAATTAATAGATCATTGTCACTTAAATTACACAGACCTCTTGTACCGCAGTTTCTCTGGAATTTTTCGTTTATCCATTGTTCCTTCTTCTCATAATTTATATCAGGATACGTATGTGGAAAATCGTCTACTACTATGTGTATTATTTTTGAGCTGAATTTTTCGAACATGTGTTGATTGTCTTTAAAAAACAACTCCTTTGCATGACCTGCGTGTGTATGAGTCGCTTCCACAATTATAAAATTGTCTACTACAGGATCGAGAATATTCAATCTATAATTTAACAAATCAATCTCATTATAGAATATAAAACAATCTATAATTTTCATATTTATAGATTGTGTACTAATTAATTATTTATATTGTATTTTTCTTATACAAACCAAGATTTAGATATCACACCTGGTTCGACAATATACTCTGCAAGATTATTATTCGCATAATTCTCGAAATATGATTTATGAACGATTAATCCACTCTCTACAATACCACTTGCTTTCTGTTTTTTATAACGCTTGCAATAAAACAAATATGCGTCGTATATTGTGAAGTCAGCTGTCTTGTCGGTATATTCGGTCCGGATACTATCAAATGCCATTTTCATATCCTTTTTCTTAGACCACAGAGAACATCTAATTTCTTGTATGTACTTATCATTCTCTATGTTAACATTTGGATAAAAATACTGGATTAGATCTATTATTTGTTCGTCATTTATGCTATGAGATCCCCACTTGTTAAACAGATGGCGAATTTCTTCTAACTCGAGCCCCGATTCTGTTTCATCTTCAACCATGGTTTCATCCCAAAATTCTAAGAACCGCTGAATGTCGGGTAAAAATTTACTGAATATTCCTTGAAATGTGTCGGACGATTCGTTATAATTCTCGCCCAAGAATCTTAATAATTCACTTTTAAGAGGAGCCTGGAAAAGAACCATTGGTAGCTTGTTTGCATTCAAGAAATGCTTCCATAGATATTGTATATTTTTCCAAGTTACGTTAACAGTCGATGTCTTATCAAATGTGATATATTTACCTACAAACCCACCTACAAGATCGCTGACCGTTCTCGATTTCAGATAAAACACATGCGATTGTATTATTTTATCCTGACTATTAGTTATAAAATCATCCGAACAGTCGTATCTGGTAGAGTAATGTACGGCGACACAAAGCAAATCTATACCAATTTCGTCTATCATATTGCGCCATATGTTCTCGTATTTTACAGTTTCGTTCACATGTACTAGACGACAGTTCGAATAATCATGCTCGTGATATTTCAATTTAAAAGATTGTATTAGGTTGACTCCTATAGAGATTTGACAGAAATTATTAAGTTCTCTTATAAATGACTTTGTGTAAGGTGGTAACAGATGTATTAAGTCGGTCTTCTTCTTCAAGATGTTATCACCAAGTATGGTAAGAAAATACTTAACTGCGGTCTTACTATTGAAAAAAGTTGGATACAGCGACATTATTACATTTTGAATCGTACATGATTCCGGGACCGATGTCAATAATGGGTTTTCCTTGATGCGTTTCATGACAGACATCTTTGTTTTATACTTCCATGACATTAAACTTCGATCGTTTGTGATCGTTGTTAGAATGTGGTGTAGGATACCATCTTCACTGTATGGTTTGTAATGAAATCCATCATAGTAGAAAAATTTCTCCGTCGACGAGACATAGAAATACTTATTTGTATTCATGAAGGTTTTGATAAACGATTCGTGTTCTAGGGTGAGGGTTTCTGTGCGAACAACTCGTTGTTGTCTATTTAATGCTATAGATTCCATAATATTTGGTAATTGATTGCATATAAAATTTTGGAATCGGACACACATATATGGGTCAGATTCATATTTGGATTGTAGTTTTTCAACCACTGAAACTATGTCGTTTTTTTCCATTTCTATATAAAATACTTTAACTTTATATAGTTTTATTTACTCGTATACGCAATAAAAAAAGGTTTTTTGTCTTACTATGTTTTATTATTAATTATATTCAACTCCACGCCACTCTGCCCCGTTCTTTTTTTTTAATTATTCAACGCGCACTGCACCTGAAAAGGTTTTCTTCCAGCTGGTCGACACGGTCGCGCAACTGTGCGACCTCTGCCTCGAGCTTCTTCGCGTAGCTCTCGTGAACGAGTCCATCGGTCTCGTAATCGCAGCAGCACTCGTAGATACAGTCGCTGCATAAATTGAAACGTTCGTTCAAATCCATCGGCATCGGAAACTGTCCGGTAAATCTAGACAAGTGTTCCGGTGCACCCGGGCACTCTCCAATTGATGACGCGCGGCTCATCGGCTGAGGGGTCGTATAGAGCATGTGCGCGTCATTTCTAACCAGCTTGGGGATAGGTGGGATTACATCCATCTTGGCGACGTTATTTTTGTTCTTGTATGTGTTCTCCACGAGCGACCAATACGGACCCTTGTTTTTGTTCTTATAGTAAATAGTTCTCTTCCCGTTCGTCTTAATCTCGTGAAGAACCTCCATGGTGTGAGCGTCTGAGTTGAGCTCTTTCATGTGGATGTACGCCATATTGAAGGGCTTGCCGGACTTGTCATCAACTCTCTCGACGATATCAACACGCTCGACAACCCCGAGACGTTCCTTGTTCTCGATGACATCCTTGATGTCGTCAGCGGTGACCGTGGTGAAAGAATAGGGAATGAAGAATCCGTTGGTAAACATTGTTGTTAAGTTGATTGGTAATGTTGGTTTGGTTAAGTACTCTAATTCCATGGGTATCATACAAGGATCAATTTTCCATAAAATTGTGTTGACAATCAGGGAACCTACGGTTCCCCGAACCCCTCCCTGATTTGGTTCCCCGTTCCCTTCTATAACTCGGGGAACTCCCTGAAAGGAGGGGGGTAAGGGGGAACCAAGGTTCCCCCTAGAATGCCACGGCGCTCATGATAACACTCGATTTATCTTGCGCGTCATCAGAAGATGCCTTTATATATCTGGAGATAGCTATATCAGATTTCAACAACTCTTGTTTTGATATGAATGCCAACCATTGGTATTTAGTTCTTTTCAAAACTTCATCAGCTGGTATGTAGATACCACAACAATCGCTCGACAAATCAAGATCCTTTTCTTCCATAATGTCTTCTAACAATATCTGTTTGCGATCATTTGATTTTATTCCGATTTTCTCTCCACCTACTAAGTTCATCTTTTGATTACGGATCGCATTTAGACACCACTGGCTACTATCGCCGAGAAAAGTTCTTTCGCTAGTAACATGTAAAGCCGAGTTGCGAGATTTTAGATACTCGACTAATTCAAACATCGTCACATCATCACGTTTGGCTCCCATAAAATATAAGTCTGGGATAAATAACGTTTTCTGTTTTTGCTCTAGCAAGTTAGAAGTGCGATTGATCGACTCACATACGAATGGGCGACCCCCATATAATCCATCATTATATACGCTCTTCAAGTTCTTGGTGCATACGAATGAATTCGGCACCAACATGCCTCCATATATGTATATTAACTTAGCCAATCCCATTTCGCGAATTTGAGATTTCGTAGGTTCTGCTAGAGTTGAAACGTCAACGTCCCATCCGGGTATTAAATTACTAAATGTCCTATCATCTATTAGACATACATGGAAATCATCTCCACAGTGATCTATAATAGATTGGATTGTAAGATGCAAGTAAGGTTGATTCAAATTGTTCGTGTTTCGTCCACCCCAGCTTCTCGCATTTATTTCATACTTGGAATGAATCCATATTTTCGGTTTAGCCATCCCATATAGTGGAGATTCGTTCAAAAGATATTTTTTAATCAAGTCGTACTCGTCGTTTGTTCTCTCGTAGAAATTTTGTTTGAACTTATTTCCGACATAACTGGCTAATAAAATCAAACTAAATGCAAACGCCGAATGATAAAGGTCTTTCGTTTTAAACATGCAATATATAGTAACTTTGTATATTTTTTTATAAAACACGACTATTGTTGAATTAAAATTGTATATTCGTTCGTGTATGTCGAGTTTATATACCGAACATACGAAGTGATCTTTATTGAGTTAAATTTACAAATCTGCCTGAGTATAGTAGTAAATGTCTTGTAGTTGAACTCCCGGTCGAGGTAGTAATGTTTTGATCTATGATAATATTCTTTTAATTGCTCGCAAAAATCATATTGTAACTTATAAAAGAGAAGTTTCTTGTATGCATTCTGATCTATCAGATAGCACCCGTTTTTATTATACGAAATACGTTCTAGTAAATCTTTTAGTATTTTAACATCAAACTGTCTACAAAATATCTGATCGTAGCTCATCTTATATTACTATGCTATTCGATTTTTCTCTATCTGCTTAATTTTTTCAAGATATAAGATCGCATCCATATGCTCTTCTTGTGCGTGCTGAATCCACTCCAATAAAGATAAATCTGTTCTATCTAGGTTAACGCCATATTTGGATAATCCTACTTCAGACCGCTGTTTGAATTGCGAAATAACTGAGTATACAACACTGTCTGTATTTGTCTTTGTTATGACGATATTATCATGTTCCATCTTATATAATTTTAATAACTTGATTCTCTTTGTATCACTTTTATTGTATAATAATTACAGAAATATCATTGGTAAATAGTGCAAGTTCGATAACATTTTCATGTATCTTATTGAATATAGTTATGTATTTGCATATTATGGGAATGATTTGGTATTTTTGCATCTCGGTCAATAGATCTGTAATCTTTATAAATGTGAAGAAATAATTAAGAATATCAATAACTGAATATCCATAGTCGTGTATATTATATAGAATCTGTATAGATTTGTAAATATCGCGATTCGCAAACGATTGAATATATGTTTCGAATTGTTGTAGCGATATATTAGAACACAATTGTTTACAATTGTCTGTAGAAACACATTCCGTTTCATTCAAACTATATATGTATACCTTCTCAAGATTATTTATAACATTTCGTATCGTATTATCGGATATCTTAAGTATGAACTCTTTTGCGTCATCGTTAATTTTTATGCATTCACTTTCTATTATTTTATCCATTATAACTCTTATTTGAGTATCATTCAATGATTTTATGTGTAGTATGTGGACGCGTGATTGAATGCTCTCTATAATCTTCTGCGTATTAGAACATGCGAATATAAAATTAACATTTCGTTTATACTTATCTATGTAATTTCGAAATACCTGCTGACTCTGTTCGTTTATACTATCCATATCATCTATGATTATCATCTTTTTCTTTCCATAAATGGAGCTATGTGAACGACAGAACGTTTTCATTTCAGACCTAAAAAAATTTATACCTTGTTCTTTGAGATTGTTTATAAACATTATATTGTTCTCTGGGATCGTGCCATTATTTTCTATATTGTAATACTCTCTTATGACCGCATACAGAAAACTCGTTTTACCTGCATTCGCGTCGCCAACAAATAACAGATTCAGATCATCCATCACAAAGAGTGCTTTCAAAACTGATAGAAATTCAGGAGATGCTTGGAAATCACTTATACGGAAAGGTTTATACTTCGATATAAATGTTTGTGGTATACCTTTCATTATTAAATAACAGTAACAACAAATGTTTATATTAAAAAATGAAATATAAAACTTATCTAATAGTCTGAATATAGCAATGCCAACGTTTTATGAAATATTGGGTGTTCCGAATGACGCGACAGAGGATCAGATTAAAAAGGCATATAAAAAACTCGCCTTTCAGTTGCATCCTGATAGAAACAGCGACTCAAACTCAAGTGCAAAATTTCAAGAACTTAATGAGGCAAATGAGGTTCTCTCGGACCCTGCAAAAAGATTAAACTATGATAACGAATTAAATGGAGTAAACGTACAACAACATGGCGTTCAATTTCGTGACATGAACGATATATTCAAGTCATTTTTCGGTGGTGCCGGACTACATGACATGCACGTATTTCACGGAATGCATCAACAACACGGCCAGTTTTTTCAACAGATATCTAAACCGGTGCCGATAGTTAAGACACTAAACCTTACTATGGCACAGGCTTATACGGGAGGTAGTTTTCCACTTGAACTTGAGAGATGGAATTTAGTTGATAATACTAGATATGACGAGAAATTAACAGTATATATTAATATACCGTGTGGAATTGATGAGAATGAAATTATGATAATACGCGATAATGGTAATTCAATAAACAGCACGATCAAGGGTGATATTAAAATACATATGAAAATAGAAAACAATACTGAGTTTAAACGTCAAGGGTTAGACCTGATTTATAAAAAGACAGTAACACTGAAAGAATCATTATGTGGATTCGAATTTGAAATAAAGCATATAAGTGGCAAGACACTAGCATTTAAAAACGTAGTAAATCCTTTCATAATAAAACCTGGATTCAAAAAGGTAATTCCTGAATTTGGCATGAAGCGAGACAATAACACAGGTAATCTAATTATTGATTTTGACATTGTGTTTCCAGATAAATTGACTCCGGTCCAAATGCAATCTGTATCAGAAATTTTATAGACGAGAGAGAACCGAGGGTTTTACACATTTTCATAGGCAAAACAAGATAAAGAAAGGTTTATTATAAAAATAATATGGTAGATTTTTATAACAATTTACCTGAGACTAAAGAAGACATAGAGAATTATCTTCGGTCATGGTTACAACCTATAGAAAATGGAACAAAACATGTGTATAAGGGAAATACATGGACGCAGAAATATGGTTTTTGTAGAGCTTTTCAAATACATGGCGTTTATGTGAATGATATTACGAATGAATATTTGTTTCATGTAGATGAATATGAATGGAAAGAAAATATAGAACCCAACTTTGGTGTATATAATAATTTTGATAGTATGATTTCTGGCGTTTCAGATTTATATGTAAAATTATGGAAATTAAAATAATGAATATATAAAAAATGTGGGGGTTTAGGTGTATATGATAAGTGAGTTCATTTTTTTCTGGTTATATGATAATGACATATCGCATAACAAACTATACACGAAAACAAGGACGGAAAATAGGTGTTACTGTCAAACCATCTGATAGACCTGACAAGAAGATTGATGTGTTCCGGAATGGCGAAAAGTTTGCAAGCGTGGGTGCATCTGGAATGGACGATTACCCGACATTTGTCCGAAAGAGGGGAATAACATTTGCCAAAACCCGTCGCAAACTGTATAAACAACGACACGAGAGGGATCGTCATATCAAGTGGACGAAAGGGTGGTTGGCAGATAAGTTGCTTTGGTAGTACAGTACTCTTCGCATTAATAATAATTTGTGTATTTTATAAATTATTATTTTTAACCATACCCGGCATTCTATTATTCCATTATTACGCAAGGAGGGGTTCGGGGAACCTTGGTTCCCTGAGTTAAGAAGAGATTCTCTTGGTTGGGATAGTTACGTCGACAAGATAAATTGAGTTCTCCGTCATGATAATATACTCCTTTCCTACCTTGAAAATCTTAGAAATAGGACTAGTGTACTCCTCTTCACTCTTGACGAGCAACTTCTCGTTGTCCTCCTTGACTCCAATCAATGCAGTCTTCTCGATCGAACTAGTCCAATAATCCATAAGAATTGGCTTGTCCTCGACGATAGCGAGCTTTGTGGCATGCAATAGTGTGCTTACTTCGGGTAGGCGATATCCATTATCAGTGGTAGTGGCTGCAACAATATTACTCATCTTTGCTATAATTAATATTATTTAATTATACTTTAAATACTTTATAGATTATATAGTAATTCATGGATAAAAGGATTTCTGATTATATTAATACTTATATTGACATAATAGTTGAATATATAGACACAATGAAAAAATCGAAATTTATAACATCAAATATGAATAGGGATTTCTTAGTGTACACTGGCTACAGAGCACTAACTCATATATTCCAGATAAACTATGTATATACGAATGATTTAGAAACGGCATTTTATAGTTCACAAAAAGCATATATTTTTTATTTGGAATACCTAGAACAAATGGAGAAAACGAACATGAGTCATGACTTGAATTATACAGATGCTATACAGTTTTTATATAACAAGACGATTTCGCACATAATACCAAACACAAACTTTAAATTCTCTAATGAATACGCGAAGGTGTCAAGATTAACCGAGTTGATTCTATGGTTCGGTAATAGTAATATTTCGCAATCTAGCATACAAAAGATCACTATTATGAACTGTTTTCATTTAGATTACGATGCGCTAATGTATTGTTTGGAAATCGCACAACTAAGAAAAATGAATGAAGATGAATATGCCTTATTTTTATCAGAAATATTTACAACATTAAAAAAATACAAACGAAGAAACGATGAGGATTTTGAAATACAAAAGATATATAAAATCAGAGATTTCAATGATAATATAAAACTACCTATGAAACAGTGGTGCAAATGGCTGATTGCTCGCCAGTAATATGAGCGTAATATTCGTTTGATACTACAGCTATACGTTTTTTAATTTTAAGGGACTTGTCTTTAAAAACTGGTATCTCATTAGTAACGCGTATTTTTAAATATTCGTCTTCTAGTATATTTTTAATGAACCCGAAAATATAGAATAGTATTCGATCAGAGCAATTTCCAACTATAAGACCACTTCCTGTTCGAAATACCATGAATGAAACCTCCGTATACTTCTTACTATCTATCAATTCGCTCATTTTCATATTGCGATCCTCTGGTAAAATCATACCATTTTGTTTATCTGATTCAAATCCAACCTCATTATTGAAATAGAACTTACATTTGACGCCCGGGTAGCTACACGGATCATAAGCGGCTTCGATTCCGTATTTTTCACTCCTTAATATAGTGTGTAATTTGTCGCGATTTATGAAAAATCCACAATTGAAATTTGAATTAATCAGAACATTACCATCTTCTTCGTTCTCCACAAACAACACCGGGGTCGTCAAATGTGGAGTTAGAATGTCGAGTATCATACCCTTAACTATAACAAGAAGTTCCGTATTTATAATTCCGGGTATTTCCAATTTACCGGTGTTGAAAACTTTAACATGAATTTCCTTATGCTTGCCCTCATACTGGAACCTCAAAATCATTGCAAAACAATTATAGAAAGCATTCTTTATTTTACCACGCGAATTTATAATATCCTTTCTCGAAACACCAATCGTAATCTTTCGCTCATCCTTGAATTTTATTCTTCGAGCACTTGGATTATCGATTTGCTTGATAACGTTATCGATATAATATGGTATAGTTGACAGTCTCTGTTTTAATTCCTCATATTCTGCTGGGTCTTTAGACACTATTTTCATTTGCTTTTTTATAACACCTGAGTCGGGTTTCCAATATTCGACAATTGGAATATTCCAAAATATGCTATTGATTGCGATCGGCTGATTGACGAACAGAACCTTTGTTTTTGTTGATATATATAATTCCGAAAATGCAATGTTGCTAATGCTACCCATGTCCTCGTTATGTTCCACAACCGGTAGGGTATTTTTTGTCTCGCGCACATTTGTGCTTTTTGACTGACATGTAATGTAATTGGACCATTCGTCTTCTAGATCCATGTTGTTATTTATTATAAATTTGCGTTACTACTTAAAGAACCACTTTTTGTTTATATCGTTTCAATTTTATAATAAATCGACGGTGTTTAAAATATACGCAGTTAATATACGATGCTTAGTGCTACAATAAAAAAAAACCTTCCTGGCAAAACCGAGACTGTCAAATCAGTTAGCGAACCAATCGCGATTCCAATTAAAAGAGATTATTCTTATAACAATGGACCAAGTTCAGCTTCAATGTCTGGAACACCGCCGAATTATTTCATGGAACACCTTCAGAAGCGTATGGCTCAGTTTTCGACCAGTCCAGGTTTTGTGTATAGTGCGCGCAATTGATGACAAAAATAACTTACAGTTATGTCGGGTTTGGCGTCCGCACAATGTAAGATATCACCAAGTATGTTTAGAAATTCACTAGAGACATGTTCGCGCAGATTACGTATTACGTAATCGAAATAGTTGTTTAAAATCGCCGATTTATCCATGTTTATTTTGATACTATTTACATGAATGTATACGATCACATCATCTATATCAATCATTTCATTGGTTAGTTTATTATGTATCTCATCTAACATTGACTTGGATATTATCTTTCCATCCCATTCAGATTTTGATAAATTCTGGTTCAATTGAATAAAGTTAATCATACTGCGTATATCTGATTGGTATATCAATTGAATAGTGTCAATCGTGCCGTCATCTAAATTCATGTTCTCTTTTTCGGATATGGTTCGTATGAATCTATATATATCTTGTTTAGGCAGTTGATTGAAACGAATGCATGCAAATTCGTTCTGAAGAGACGATTCAATCTTGGATATATAATTGCATATAAGGCAGAATTTTACATTAGGAGAACATGTCTGTAACAGATACTTTAGAGCATGTTGTGCGTTTTTAGTCATGTAGTCTACCTCATCTAAAATTACAAATTTTAGACCACTCTCGAATAAATTTCTAGTTTTTACAAATGAGTGTATCTGATTGCGTATAATGTCAATCCCACGCTCATCTGATGCATTTAAATGGATAACCAGGCTTTTATTAATCTTATAATGTCTGGATTGAAATTCGTTTATCAGATTTATAATCGTAGTGGTTTTACCCGTGCCAGGCGGACCGTACAATAATAGGTTAGGAAAATATTTGTGACATAATATATTTTCAAACATTTTGCGATTGAATGGATCCAGCACGATTTTGTCAAAATGATCCGGTCTGTATTTTTCAACCCATGGTATTGTGTTATCCATTTATAACAACTTATATCATACTTTTTATATATATGCTTTTGAATATAAATAAAATATTACGCGAAAATACATTTTAAAAACTATATAAAATTGTAAAGACATTTATGTAAAATGTCTGACATTACCGAAAAGAAAAAGAGAGGTAGGCGTAAGAAGGAAGAGATCCAAACGGAAGAGGTTACTGTAGAGGTAAAAAAAAGAGGTCGTAAACCGAAAGGTGGTAAATTAACTGTAAAACAAGTCGAACCCGAAAGCAATAGTAATGTAATCGTAAATGTAATTTTACATTTGAAGTGTTCTCTTGGTGACTTGGTCGAATCCAATGTCAAAACTATAAACAACGAATTAACATACAATCCGGAGATGCCACCAGAGATACAAACATATAATGGTGAAGAGATACGTGGAGCCTTTAGCGAATACGAACATAACAAGCAAAAACAAGGGTCTATTGATTTTGCGTATAGTGAACGCGCAACCTTATGTCAGTCATGCATTAAACAAAGCGAAACAAATTCAGATGATCGCGATATAAATATTAAAGACGTAAACGTGAAATTGAAACAACTAAAAATCAACCTATACAAGAATACATTACAGGACAAGAAATCGTCGTGTTTCTGGTGTACTTACGAGTTTGATAATCCACCTTGTTATGTGCCAAAATACGAGATGGATGATAAGATATACGGGTATGGTTCGTTTTGTAGGCCCGAGTGCGCCGTCGCGTATTTGATGAAAGAAAATATGGACGACTCTTCCAAGTTTGAACGATATCATCTTTTAAATCAGATATATAGCAAGGTGTATGATTATAAAAAGAATATCAAACCTGCACCAGATCCACACTATCTTCTGGATAAATTTTTTGGTAACTTAACGATACAAGAATACAGAAAGCTTCTCAAAACGGAACATTTGCTATTGGTAGTAGATAAACCAATGACTCGTGTTTTACCTGAGTTATTTGAAGATAATGATAATTTTACTCTTGGAATATACGGCGACTCTAATAATGCGTCACAAAATAATTCCACAAGCATGTATAAAGTTAAACGACAAAGTGAAAAACAACCAGGACCAAGCAAAACGAGCATTATGCGTGACAAATTCGGATTGTCATAAGAATTATAATATTATTATACAACAATAATATGATAACGTGTGAGTTGATGGGCGGGCTTGGAAATCAGCTATTTCAGATTTTTACGGTTATTTCATACTCGATAACTAATAATATGCCATTTACTTTTAGATATTCAGACACGGTAAATATAGGTAAGGAAAGGCCGACTTATTGGAATAATATGTTAGAATCTATAAAAATATATACGAATTATAGCGAAAATGCATGTATATATAACGAACCGTCGTTTATGTTCTCTGAAATACCAAAAATGTCGAGTGTGTGTTTGCATGGGTATTTCCAAAGTTATAAATACTTCGAAACCAACAAAGAAACAATCATCAGTATCTGTAATATAAGAGAACATCAATCAAAAGAACATATAAGTCGAAAAACCATAAGTATACATTTTAGAATTGGCGATTTTAAGGATCTACAAGAATATCATCCATTATTGCCAGTCAATTATTACATAAATGCACTAAAATACGTGAGTGATAATTTCGGCGATGATTACGATGTCTTGATATTTTGTGAAGCCGATGACAAACATACGGTCAAATTCATGATAGACGAATTATATCTAAAATACAAAGTTTCGTTCGTAGACGAGAACATTCCAGATTGGAAACAAATGATAATGATGAGTTGCTGTGATATAAACATAATTGCAAACAGTACATTCAGTTGGTGGGGTGCATATTTGAATAACTTACACAATCATATTGTGTTGTACCCGAATATTTGGTTTGGTCCTAGGATAACGCACAATATTTCGGACCTTTTTCCACCCGAATGGCAGAAAATTGATTGCTGAAAAAACAATTACGAAAATGTATTAAACGCTCTTTAACAACATATTATACAATGTCAACACAAATTGCCGAAGATAACTTTTACCACATTCAGCAGCTTCCGTATGTGAAGCAGCTTATGAAGGAGAATGCCAAACTGAAGCGCCGAACCAAGGAGCTTAAGCGCCTAGTTAAATTGATCTCTAATAATCTTCCGCTGTTTGGAGATAAAAAGCGTAAGTCAACTGACGATGATGAAGTAGTTGTTATCGAGAAAAGAAAGGTAAAGGTTGAGGTTATCGATGTTGATGAAGACATGTCCGTTGGAATTGGTCCAGATATTAGCATCAACATTAAAAAGGAAACAGACAATATTGTGCTTGTTGTCGAAGAGGAGGAAGAAGAGGCTGAGGAGGAAGCAGTGGAGGAGGAAGCAGTGGAGGAGGAAGCAGTGGAGGAGGAAGCAGTGGAGGAGGAAGAGGCAGAGGAGGAGGAAGCAGTAGAGGAGGAAGCAGTGGAGGAGGAAGCAGTGGAGGAGGAAGCAGTAGAGGAGGAAGCAGTAGAGGAGGAAGCAGTAGAGGAGGAAGCAGTAGAGGAGGAGGAAGAGGCAGAGGAGGAGGAAGAGGCAGATGAGGAGGAAGCAGTAGAGGAGGAGGAGGAAGAGGCAGAGGAGGAGGAAGAGGCAGAGGCAGAGGAGGAGGAAGAGGCAGAGGAGGATAGTACCGAAGGCGCTACGTCAGCTCCCGCAGAAGAAGAGGAAGAAGTATACGAAGTGTGTATTAAAGGCAAAACGTATTACACTTCTAACGAGAAGTCGGGCGTAATCTACGGAATTGATAGCAACGGAGACGTAAGTCTAGAAGTCGGAGTTTACAAAGACGGCAAGCCAATTTTCAACTAAAACACACATACTCAAAAAAACAGTAAGGATTATTCATATTTTTTTGTTCGATTGTGGTAATTACAATTTCGCCGATTTTTAATAGTGGTCGCGCCCCCCTTTACTTTTAACTTTGATTCTTCTTTGTTAGTTACACCCTTGTTAGGTGCGCCTTGGTTAGGCTGTAACATTTTTATCAATGGATCATGTTGTAGTGTATATATTTCATTGTTTCTCAGTTGATTGAATTTAATCAACAATAGTTCGTCTCTAAACGTACATAAATCCAAATTGTCGCGATTGTCGTCAGTTATTTTACCTTCTATCAAGTCAACATATAAGTAAATTTCATATTTTGGAGTAGTTACGTTATTATTATCGTATATTATACCAGATTCATCTTCTTCTGGATTTGGTTCGGTGGGTTTTTGTATTTTTCGCGCAAGTACTCTAACGGTGTCAGCATTAAACTCTTTGTATTTTTTTAAGTTTTCAATCTTTCTTATCGTCTTAATGTCTTTTGAAATTGCATCTGTTAATGTTTTATAGTTTGCATCTTTGTATTTATCATTGCCAAAGATGGCGCTTGGGCTATCAATTAGAGTTTGGTTTTTTTCGAGAACAATTCTTTTCTCGTTATTATCATTCAAGTCTTTAATCAAACCCTGAACTCCACTCGAAATAGGCAAAATGTTACTATTAATAATAACAGTTGCAGTTCGATTTAATTCAGTTACAAAATCTGTGGTATTATTGATAGTATAAGGCGTTCCCTTCTTCAATGACCTCTTTATAATATTAATTATATTCTCAAGTCTATTTACCTGGTCTTTGAGATCCATGTCATTGTCGCCTTTGATTGTTTCTTTTTTACCATTTAATTCGTCGATATACCGATTTACAATGGTTGTCGGATTTGTTCTCGACGTGCTTGTCAATATTATCAAGTGAGCGTATAGAATCTCAAGGGCGTTCCGTATTGTCAGAAATGATTGTGTTTTAGTAGTCCAATTTGACAAATTTAACAGATATGACTGTATTTTTTCCATGTCGTCTTTTAAGTTTCCACGCAGAGGTGTCTTTTTACTTTTTATGCTCTTAATGAGGTTTTCTCGTGTTTTTCCATTATCTATCAAGTTATTCGCTATATTTCTCATTTCTCCAACTTTCCATGCATCAAACTCTTTATAGTCTTTGATAAGTTGTTTGGATGTATAATGATTATACACATCGTTTATCCATACCACTTTAGAAACCGTATATGGTTTACCAGTTATATTCAAATAAGAATATTTATTTAGGTTATACAATTTTGTAGTATATATTCGTTCCAGCGAAGATGCAACATTACCTTTGATTGGATATGTGTCGAATAACATTCTTAATAGAAGTTGAATGTTAGATTTCAGGTTCTCAAGTTCATTTTTTGTTTCATCCTCTTTTTCCGTATTTGGAGCTACTTCTATTACATTCTCTTCCTCCTTCGGTCCATCCTCTTCATCTTCCTCGTCATTATCAGGTATTACATTTGTTTCCGAATCAGCTTTAACTATAATTTTATTTACTCGCATTTCGTTGGTCTTCTTAACGAATATGTCTTTTATAAAAAAATAGTCCAATATGTCATTGAAACTCTTGTTTCTTAAATAACCCTCTCTAATTGCAATTGATCGAGTTATATATGGATATTCATTGTATTTTGCGGCATTCGCGGATGTTCCAACAACCATCTTTGATGTTAATGATATGTCAGCCTGACCTGGAATGTTGGTAGACATGAGAATATTTATGGTATCGACTATTATTTGGTTTTTTACTTCATCATCAGTCGCCATTACTATATCATATAATATCATTTTTATTTATACGTTTATTCGTCATTGTTTTTATTTTGTTTTTTGGCACGTTCTAGCACCTCAGTTGCTTTCTGAATATCCGCATCTGTTACATTACTGTCTAACTCTAAATGATATTCTGTAAACGCTTCAGGTAGACAACAAAACGAACTGTCTTCGTTACATAGGTAGTCCACTATTATTATAAAACCAATTGTAACTAAAAGCGCTACATATATGTCACGAGTTCCCATCCAGGCAATCGCAAATACCAGTATTTGTTTACTAAACGTGTGTTTCAAATACAATTCCACATTTTTGGATAATTTAAGATTTACAAATCTAGACGCAATATTTAGTATAATAATCATCAAGCCAGCGAAGATTTTGCTATTATTAATGGTTTGAACGTGATTATTAACCACCTTAAACAACCTATCTTGATACTTCTTATAATTCATTCAAGTGTATATAACATATTGGTGGAATAAAAATCTCAATCTCTTGAGCTTTTTGGACGCGTTAATTCATCCTCTGTGCTTAATTTACTTACAAGTATAGAAAATTTGCACGATTTGTCACACGGATTGCATGGCGAATCCTCGAATTTTACTTCAGGAAAGACATGTTCTGACATTTCTATATTAATCGGCACTCCTTTGGAGATAAGCTCACCAGCCGTACAATGCTTTTCTCTAAATGTTTTCTGTTGGTTTACCAGTTCAATATTTAGTCTATCATAAACTTCTTGTTCGTAAGGAGTGAATGTCATATCCCATAAAAACCCCTCTGATATATTTAGCATATGTTGGTGATCATCAACTTGATAGTAATATATTGTTATAACACAAACTAAAGTTCCAATTAGAACATCAACCTTAGTGTAGTAGATTATAATAGCAAGGGCCAACAAGCGGCCTAAACTAGTATGACTGAATGGTATCATCCTATCCGGATAAAATGCGAAAAGGGATATTAATAGTATTAACGCAAAATCAACAATCATTATACATTAATGTCCGAGAATAATATATAACTTATTCTAATAATATAATAGAATATGACTTCATTGAATACATCACCTTGGATACCTGATGGACCTATAAAAAAAAGGGAATCGACAATTCGCCGATCGGTCGTGAAAGCTATACCAGAAGAGCCAGCCCCGGAAACTATAGAAGAGACCGAGCAAAATAATAAGGAGATATCATCTAGAGTGACACAATTATTAAGTAAACTTGCTACAGACAATGATGGTAATAAATTGGCAGACTATGAACCCAATTATAGACCTGAGATAACAGTTAATAAAAGCGATGCCACTGATATGTCGCCGACAGTTGTTGAAAAGATGACTCCGAGATATTCGGCAAATGATATTAATTTAGCGAATTTAAGTAATTATAACCAAACGTATAGTGCACCAACTGTTTTTCAAGGCGCTCAGCCTTATTATGCTAAAATGGGTATTTCCAGTGGAGGTGACGATAAACTGACAGAAAAGATTAATTATATGATTCACCTATTAGAACAACAACAGATTGAGAAAACGTCGAATGTTACAGAAGAGTTTATTTTGTATATATTGCTTGGCGTATTCGTTATATTTACGGTAGACTCATTCACTCGCGCTGGTAAATATGTGCGGTAAGAAATAAAAATGTAAAACTATATTAAATGGATAATATAGTTTTGGGTATACTCGCTTTCGCGATCGCTATAATACTGTTTTATTACGTCATACAAGGATACTTTGAAGGTGTAACCGCATTTAACTATAATAGCGATCTGAACGTAAGACAAACTGTAATAGACGTTAGCGATCCAAGATCTAAGAATTTCTCATATGGTATGTGGATTAACATTAACAAGCTATCTATAAATGTCGCGAGCGGACAGTATACAGATGATGTTATATTAATACGCCCAAGTGAAATAAAACTATTCATTCGCAATGGTAATCTTATGATTGTAAGTAAATCAGATTCATTTGAAGTCATGCAAAATTTCCCTTTACAAAAATGGGTATATTTAACGGTATGTGTAAAAGAAAATACTGTAACTCGCAAATCAATTATAGATGCATACGTAGACGGAAAATTAGTAAAATCATTTGAATCGAGAAGCGTTATATCGCCAAACAGCAGCAGCTTGACGTTAGGCCAGTTTGATGCAAAAATGATTGGATTTAAACGTTGGACTTATTCACTCACCCCAGCAATGGTTTTTGAAGAATATAATGCATCGAATGTAAAAAGGTTAATTGGCAATTATAACCTTGACATCTCTGTACTTAAAGATCAAGTTATAACCCAACGGTTCAGTGTTTTCTAGTCAGGGAACCAAGATTCTTGAAAACTACGTTTCATCTGCGACTTCGTCGCAACCCGAACCCTTCCTTCCATTTTAGTCATTAGAACATAGATTTTTCACAACTCGGTGAACCTAGATTCCCAATAAAAGAGAGGAAAGGGAGAACGTAGGTCCCCATTAAATGAGGGGAACGTAGGTTCCCCTTAAAGGAGGGGGTAAGGGGGAACATAGTCCCCCTCCTATAACATCCGTTCGAATACATAAATGTATTGATACTCATCAGCAAGTAGATTTATCAGTGCATGTGCTATAAATCCATTGTTTTTCGCCATCTTTATAATTTCGTCTTTGTTCTCCATATATAGGGTCAATTCGTTTTGTCTAACGTTATGCGTTACGTTATCTGTAAATGACTCTTTCACCACCACTCGGTTGTCTGGTTTGAATTCGTGAGAGCTAGTGTAATCGAAATCTTTAAATTCCAATTTTGCGTCAGTTTTTCGCGAGTTTCCATAAACAGTCGCATTTTTAAGAGTAGCCATGTTTGATAATGGAGCCATTGGATTATATTTATCTTTGTCGACTAAGTGTAATATAAGGTATCCATTCGGAATCAACCAGTGATAACAATTGCGGAAAAATTTATTCTTGTCTTGAATGTGGTAAATCGTGTAATTCATACAAGTTATGTGTGTAAATAACATACGTTCGTATACTAGCGGATCCAATGCGTTACCACATTTCGTTTGTATATCCGGAAATTTTTTGCGAGAATGTTCTACCATGTCGCGTGAAACATCAATTCCATGGGCTTGGTATCCTAAATCTGTCAAATGATTAACTAAATGCCCTGTACCACAACCGACGTCCAAAAATACGCTGTTTGATATAGATGGGCGAGTAAGTTCTATAATTTTATTACATTCAAAATCTGTTCGGTCGCTCGTTTTATTTAGATCGTCATATACAACTGCATAAAATGAATCATATATTTCATTCCCATGTTTTAATACAAATGGTGCGTTTTGATTGAAACCTTCATGGTACATGTTTTTATCGACTTTTCGCGCCAGCTGTATTATCAAAACTGTTATTAACAGAACAATCAATACTATAAAAAAATTGTTTTCAAGCAAATCAATCATATATATTATAAATATATGATAAATTAAAAGGGAACCAAACTTCCCCCTTACCCCTCCTTTCAGAGAACCTACGGTTCCCTGAACCCCTCCCTCTCAGAGAACCTACGGTTCCCCGAACCCCTCCCTCACTTGGTTACCCGAAAGGAGGGGGTAAGGGGGAACCAAGGTCCCCCCTCGTAATTGTGTTCTAGTATGGTTGTAAAACGTATTATTACCAATTTGTTGTGAGCTCAGATTCGGATGGATGGAGCGTTCAAATGTTTGTTGTTCGAATAACAATGCACGTTCTACTGGTGGCAAATCAGAGGGTTTTCCAACCACTACTTTATACATATCGCTCTCGAGCGACGGCTTGAATTGGGAACCATAATCATATACAGCATTACGGTCATTTCGACCATATAAATCCGTTTCGGTTTCTACATTCTGGCCGACAGGTTCTTTATCATCTAAATGTATCCTCGTGAATTTAGTTCTCCTATCTAAGATGGGAAATGGCGAATATTTGGTAGATACAGAGCGTGGATCAAATACAGGTTTAATAGGTTTCTTGTCAAATGCTCTATATAACATACGTTCATTTAGTTCGTCGACGCGATCATGTTGGCCGGTTTGAAGTCCTACGTGTAACCCATATATCGGCTTTGATTCCATTATACTTATATATTATTCTATTATATTATATTAAACCAACATAGAGATATTTTCCCATTATTAATAGACAACGATGGTTATTATCTGCAAAGACCCTTATCCAAATGAATCGAACTATAATGAGTATTTCGATTTATTTCCGTATTCATTGTCTGATTTCCAAAAATACTCAATCCAGGCAATCGTGGACGGGAATCACTCGCTAGTAACCGCCCATACTGGGTCAGGTAAGAGTTTGCCAGCCGAGTTTGCCATACAGTTTTTTACAAAACAAGGTAAAAAAGTAATTTATACGTCGCCGATTAAAGCTTTGAGTAATCAAAAATATTACGAATTTATCCAGAAGTATCCGCATATTTCCTTTGGTATTATGACGGGCGATATAAAAATTAATCCAGAAGCAGATGTGGTTATTATGACTACTGAGATCCTAATGAATTCGTTATTTGTCGGGCCTATTCCAGACCTGGCGTGCGTTATATTCGATGAGATCCATTATATAAATGACGCTGAACGTGGTAAGGTGTGGGAGCAGTCGATTTTAATGTTACCTAGCAACGTTCAAATGGTTATGTTATCGGGAACAATCGACTCGCCTGAGAAATTTGCTGCATGGTGTGAGAATACTGCGGGGGCGGTAGCCCCCCGCACGCCCCCCGCTGACGTGGACTTGGTCCAAGACATTCAGGCAGAGGAAGACTTACAAACCAAATCATCCTATTACGGCTTCAACGACGACCAACAAACCAAATTATCCTCACGAGGGGGTTTACGGGGTAGCGCCGAAGGCGCAACGTCAGCGAAGCTGGCAGCGCCCCCCGTAGTAGTACTGTCGTCTACAAACTCGCGCATTGTGCCGTTGGTCCATTATGGATATTTGTGTACCACTGAAAGTTCAATTAAGCGAATAAAGGATAAGGCCATCCAGAAAAGAATACAGGATTCAACCGGTAAACTCATTCAGTTGAAAACAGAGAATGGTGCATTCAGTGAATTGGGATATAAGGAAATAAAATCGACCAAGGAATTAATGTCAGACGACCATCAGAAACGTCAACATGTTATGAATAGCTTGTTGTTACAATTGAGGGATAAGGAAATGTTACCAGCAATCGCATTCGTTTTTTCCAGAAAACAAGCAGAAATAATGGCAGGAGAAATTACAGTACCATTGTTGGAGTTTGATAGCAAAGTTGCATACACAGTTCGTAAGGAGTGCGAACAAATCGTGAGGAAACTACCGAACCATGCCGAATACCTCGCATTACCGGAATACAATCGATTGGTATCACTGTTGGAGAAGGGTATCGGAGTTCACCATTCGGGTATGATTCCCGTGTTGCGCGAAATTGTGGAGTTCATGATCCTAAAGAAATACATCAAACTATTATTTGCAACAGAGTCATTCGCGATTGGGCTAAATTGCCCGATCCGAACAGCAATCTTCACAAGTCTTACTAAATTCGATGGTTCGCATATGAGGTATCTATTACCACATGAATACAACCAGGCGGCATCGCGATGTGGTAGACGCGGGCTGGATACAATAGGCCATGTTATCCACTGCAATAATCTATTTGATATGCCTACGTCGAACGAATACAAAGATATATTGTGTGGTAAACCACAGACACTTGTTTCCAAGTTTCGTATATCGTTCCCGGTAGTTCTTAATCTCATGCGTAACAATCGATGTGCTCTTTCCGATTTTACCGAATTTGTAGGAAAGAGTATGTGTAAGAATGAAATTGCGAATACATTGGTGGGTGAGCGCGAATATTGTGATAAGCTGAAAAATGATATACAACAAGCCGAACGCATGTTGACTGGAATTCAAACGCCAATTGATGTATGTAATCGCTATCTATATCTGAAGAATTTTGCGCCGACAGTTGCCAACAAGAAGCGCAAGGAGGCAGATCGCGAGATTTTCCAGATTCTATCCGATCATAAGAACTGCATGTTGGAATCGGACCAAGTAAGGAAACGGAATGTGCTTCTAAATGAAAGGGAAAGTGGCGAATCGTATATAGCACACCTGGAAACATATATTCCGCGAAATGTGAAAACTATTTGCGACATATTGGTGGAACGGAAATTTATTGAGGTCAGTGAAACTGGTAACGTCAGTGAAGCTGACAGCAGTAGCCCCCAAATGAATTATCAGTTTACTATCAAAGGACGAATTGCGGCCGGTATTGCAGAGATGCATCCACTAGTATCAGCGGATTGTTTCGATTCGTGGTCTAGACTCACGTCAAAACAGATCATAGGATTATTGTCGTGTTTCACCGACGTCAAGATAGACCAAGATTCTCGCATGTCAGTTCCGAATACAAACGACGCCATATTAAAACGATGTGTGAGTGAGATCATTGACACATTTCAGATATACGAAGATTTGGAATGTAAACAAAAGACAGATCCCGCATACGATTACGCGAATCCGATTATATATGATATGATAGACCTAATTATGGAATGGTGTGATTTCACAGACGAAGTCCAGTGTAAATTTTTCATACAAAACAAACTATTATGTTCGGTTGGTGACTTTACGAAAGCCATATTAAAAATCAGCGCAATTACAAAAGAACTCACATCAGTATGCGAACAAATGGGTATGGTTGATTTCCAACATAAGCTAAGTCAGATTGATGGTATGATATTGAAATATGTGGCAACTTCACAAAGCCTGTATCTGTAAAAACTTTTTGATAGCGCTACGAAAGAATAGGTTGTATTATTTATATATGCAGACCACTTCATGAACCAGATTAACGATTGTATTATTATACACTGGAATAAAAACAAAAAGAGGGTTTTATTATATTTTTTGATAGAACGACATAAAAATATAATATGCTATATAGTTCAATGGTGGATATATATGAATATTTGTTGACACCAAAATACGAACACATTGTGAAAGGCTTTACCGAGTATAAAAATTACGATGAGCGCAAACCGTATTTTAATCTCGTTCGCATTTTTCAGTCTGTAGAAATTGAACTGGCTACTTATGCACCATTAGATGAATCTACAATTGAAATTGCTAGCGACGGTGAAAGCATATGGAAGGCTCTGAAGAATAAATATCATTGTTACTATTTCACAAGACTGAAAGGGTATTTCGACATTGATTTTTCGTATGAAATGCCGGAAGATGTTAGAGAAAAACTGAAAGAGAACCCAAATTATGATTTGGAAGAAGAACTCGGTTGGTATAACAATTATGATTATTGGAATGATGGTTCTGATTCGGAATCGGAATCAGAAGTTCCTGAAGAAAAATTGTTTGATGATGTATGGGCGTATACACCATTTTCAGTGTCATTTGTAAGACACAAACCTTCGCCGCCACTGCCGACGCCACCGCCACCTCGGCCGGAAAATCCGTATGAGTTTATGCTCGGTCCATTGGAAGAAATCCACCTTCTCCACCTTTAGAAAAGGTGGAGCCAAACTCTTAGAATCCACACTTAGAAAAGGTGGAGCCAAACTCTTAGAATCCACACTTAGAAAAGGTGGAGCCAAACTCTTAGCGACGAACCGATTATGATAAGGAGGGGTAAAGGGGAACCTAGGTTCCCTTTTTGAAAGGAGGGGTTTAAGGGGAACCTCCGGTCCCCTTGTATTTTAGATCATATCGTATATCTCACTGTCTACTTGATGTTTCTTAAAATATTTCTCATCGTTCAGAAATGACAATATATCACAAATATTATCATCTACAATTGGGGTGTTATTCTTGATGACATAAATGGCTTCAAGAATAAGCGATTTATTATATGGCTTGACAACGTTATTAATGTAATGATTCCCATATAAATTATAGAAGCGCGTAAACTGCGGTGGATTTTCATTATATAACCATAAATGGTCGTGCTGTTTTATTACTGAATACAGATTGGCAACCTCATTGTGATATTTGGCATCATTTAACCAGCCGTTTTTTAAAAGATTATTAATTTTTCGCATAATTTTTGTGATTCTTGTCTGACTCGCATCTATAACTTCCGTCCAGTAATCTAGCGTATTTCCGGCATTTTCTTCGTTTATAAAAATTATGTCGTTTATATTAGTATCCGCCTCATTTATTATTCTTAATTCGTTACAAATCGATAGAGACAATTCACCGAAATCATTTGCGTTGGGTGTGATTCCATTTAGGTTTAATATTAATTCGTTCATTGTTATTTGATATGATTTAATATTGATCGTAATAATATACAATCAATTTTAATATAATAAAATTGATTGTATATTATTACTATCAATATTAGTGTAAAAAATAAAATGCTTTGGAAAATAGAACCGATGCTTACAAAGAATGTTGTCAAGTTTACTACTTACACAAAAGGAATTCATTCTCTTACACATGCAACATACTATAGGTGGGGAGAAGCAATTACGGAAAGCGACAGCAAACCTGTATTCAAAGATTATAATGAAGAGGTGGGTATACACGTAGAGTCCTTTGAGTACAAATTACATGATTGTTATTATTCATGTATTACAGACTTATCTAGTGGGATTCCAAAACATATTAGGAATTATTTAAGTAATAAATTATTTGTAGAGGATTACGAAATACGTGAACTAGAGGACGATGGTTGGTGTTATTGTAAACACGAAATTATGTTTCGTGGAACTTTACAAATAGATGAAAAAAAAAGGGAAAGGTGTAGGGATTAGACGATTGTATTATATGTATCTATTTTTTTTATTTCGTATCATATTTCAGCGTGAATCTTTATCAGAACCAGATCCTGACTCGGTTCCGTCTAAGTAATACTCTGGCACTACGCCTGCATAAATATCCAGAACCTCTTTAATAACCTCCTCACGTTCTATGTCATCTTTGTTGAATTCAATGCTCGAAATAGAAGATGAACGACATCCTTTGAATTTATCCAAGAAATCGGCGAGACCATTTACTTCGTCATGGCGATCGTGTTGATCCAAGTCGCCCGTTATAACCATACGCGAGTTCTCTCCCAACCTCGTCAGTAACATCTTGAATTGATTTACGTTTGTATTCTGGCACTCATCTGCAACGATCCATGTGTTCTTGAATGTTCTCCCTCTCATGTACGCCATAGGTGCAATTTCTATAATCTTATCAGTCAACATCGCCGTCACTTCAGTTGGCGATATAAATTTATATAAGATATCATATATTGGACGAACCCATGGTGCCATCTTATCTTCGAGCGTTCCTGGTAAATACCCCAAGTCCTCATCTGCGCTTACAGCTGGTCGCGTGAATATCAGTTTCTCATAATTTCCCATCAGAAATTCACGGATTCCATATTCTGTTCCAATCAAAGTTTTTCCTGTACCGGCGGGTCCAGTGGCGATTATAATCTTATTGTGTGGTTTTTTGAGCGCACTCACATAGCGCGCCTGTGACTCGTTCTTAGGTTTCGCGAATTTCGCATCTACCTTGGACCGCTCCTTCTGAGACATATATTGGTAATTTTCCAAAATGGTTTTCGATGGGGTTTCCTCTGTCTCGAGATGGCGAGCGAGTTCTTCACCAATTATGCGATTATGATAACGCCGACTAGACCCCCGTTTCGCTTGCATACTCATTGTATATTATACTAAAATATTACAAATTTGCCGAAACTACGTATTAATACAATAATAATGTTTATTGTTATTGTAGAGCATAAATGCTAATCCTTTTTCTCATCTATCGCGTTAAAATAACTTGGTCGAGATGGTGGCATTGGACGAACACCTATAATTTCAAGCACTGCGTTAATCGTGCCTGAGTTTCGATTACTATTCTTGTAAATTATGTACCTACCGTAGAAAAATCCCGTGTAATGAGGCACTATAAAATATATCTCGAAAAATCTACAAACTGCAAATAGCTTTAACATATCATTTGAGGATTTGAATAAGAAGAATGTTATAATAGACGACATTCCTTGAATAGCGAAACCATATTTTGCTACATTTTTACTGTTCTGGAACAAGGTGCCTGTTGCAAAATGTAGTCCAGATGCTAGCGCTGGAGCCAGACTGATCCAAACATATAGATTATGACACCATTGACCCCAGCAATTGTATCCAACAATCACATTAAGTAGATTACACATAACGAATATTAGTGCTGACGCACGAAATTTAATGTCGCTATTACTAAAGAAAATCCCACCAACTAGTAGCGACTGTCCTAAGTGAATGATTTGATCCTGCCATACATCTACACTCTTGTTTACTCCGATATGTTCGTTTAGAAATGGATATGAAATGTGCGCCAGTCCATGACCGATAGCCAGTAGATTGGAGAACGTATAAGAAAAAGGATACTTATCACGAATCAATACTACACTAATCATTGAAACTGGCGCATAAATTAGAAGCGACGACAATACAGAATCTTTTCCCAAAAAGTATACCATACTCATTACTGAACCCACCATTATATTACTACCCAATAAAAGCATACATGCTTGCAAAATATTACTACCTACTAGGAGCGAAATGACATTGGAGTCCATCATGTTATATGTTTTATAATGAATTCTATAAATACTTTCATTATATTATTTATGCAACTATGATCTTTGTGTAATAAACCCATAGACCAATTCCCATAAAGCATTTTGACGATAGGTCCAGGAAATTCATTGTTATGTTCTTATATTCCTCATTAAATAGGTATGCGACTCCGTACATACTCCAGATACCAAAGTATATTCCAAAGAGAACTCGATTTGCTATGTTTGTCGAAGATTTCACATATTTTACAAATATAGCATAGAACATAGCGAAGAATGCACCAAATCCAACCAGCTCTGCGCTGAATACACTGATAGTCTTCATTTCACCCAAATATCCAACATACAACATTAAATAGTTAAGCAGTATAACACCAACCATGGTAGCAAGGCAAATACTCTTATTTATGTTAGTACTGAGAACCAAACATAGCGCAACTAACATGAATGGTGTTGTAATGAACCAGTCCATGTAACGTATTTGAGATGTCTCACTCCAATCCATGTTCGTTTGTGTTTCATCGGCCTTTGCAATTTTCTCTATAAAAAGAGAGTAGAAGTATCCTGCAACCAGAGATATACAAGTTTCTAAATTAAGAACATGACGAACATTTGGATTATTAGTTCGCATTGCCTCAACAAATGTTATTGTAGCCGTTGTAAGAAGCAAAATATATGTAAGCATAAATGAAAACTTTACTCGGTTGTCGAGTTTCTTATATTCGGGTTCATTTGGTTCGTCCTTTGTTATAATAGTACTTGCGCTCATTTTATGTATATTGAGAAAAAGAAAAAATTGATTTCGCAAATACAATTAACATATCTTTGTATTAAACAACAACATGACTTATTTAAATAGCGACGACGACATTGTGATTTGTGATACTGACTCTAGCGACGACGAGGTATACGATATATATGATGACGATGGTGAGTTTATGGACGCCGAGAAAACGGACGGTTCTTACTACATCGGATTAGCCGGATATGTAAAAAATCAGAGCGAACCGATCCTTCTTAGTTCTATTAGTGCAAACGCATTTCTAACAAACGACCGTTCTGATGTACTCGAATATTTAACCGAGTATAGCACCTCTCGCGTAGCAAATCCAGAGCTTGACATTCTTAAATTATGCGTTGATGATAGACAAACGTATAATGTGGTTATCAAAACGCATTGGTTGCGTTTGGTTCAGCGTAAGTGGAAAAACATTTACTCGCACAGGCAATCAATTATTAACTCCCGAAAGAAGCCATCGTCTCTGAGATATCGTAATATTCATGGAAAGTGGCCCTGAGTGTATTTATGCTGTAATTATTTTGACTGTATTCGGCTTACAAAACCTAAAAGTAGGGGATAAATCATGGTCCCCCCCTTATTTTGTTAGAGTCATTAAATACAAAAACTGATTTATGTCTCCCAATATTTCATCACGGACATTCAATAGGTCTGTGTCGCGATCTTTATCCAGTGTTTTATTTAAATTTATCAAGAACTCACGATATTCATGTATACGAGCTTTGAAATTAATTATAGGGTTATTTATTTTTTTACTAAACTCGGGAATCCTTTGTTCGTCTTTTCCCATCATTATTTCGACAAATTTATCTATGTGTTCGTTTAATGATTTATATAAATCGTCAGTTGCCTTGTGCTTTGCGTACGAGTATGTACCCCAATGATATAATTTCACCGTATTTAGTATACCCAAGAATGTCTCCACAATTGTCGTTTTAAATGAACTGTTGGGTTTTCTGGTTTTACGCGTCTGCCGGCCTCGTGTCATATACACTATCCATAGAAGAAAATTGATTTGTTAAAATTATAATTACCCAATTCGTAAAGCAAAAATGATCTTAACACGATATCTATACAACAAAGAGCATGTGGAATATTCGCTGTTCTTGGCTCTACTGAATCGCGACAAGGAACAGGCGAAGTTCTGGATTTATGAGCTGTACCATTCTGGTTTCAAACAGGAGTGTTTCGAGCTTGTATGGAAGCTATATTATCAACTTTACGCAGGGTTCTTCGTGAATCTAGAGGAGTTGCTTAAACAACAGACATTGGAGTGGATGGAGGATAATTCTCATGACTGGACCATAGGAACCATAGTGGAGAATATGGCACGCCGCGAACCTTGTATCGAATTCTACTTGATTTGCAAACAGATACAAGCGGCGCCATCTGGACTGGGCGAATACGTCGCGAATATTCTAGACGAAACCAAAGATCCTCGTTCGGTATTTATAGAATTTACACTGAAATATAGTTGTTTTCAGTGTAAAGGTAAACGTGCATATGATTCATTCTGCGATACGCTCGACAAGATAAAACTATTGCCTTTGCGACACGCATTTATTGCTCGATTATTTACAGGAGTGTTTTTACTAGATTCAAATAATCAGTTTGATCGAAAAATATATGTAATGCTAGGGAAAAATGATGTTGCGTTATATAAAAACAAGCCATTCGTGCAAGGAAAAAGTTGGAAAATTTTGCGACGTGAGCGTAAGTATCAAGTGGAAATACCACCTGACGCGGCAGACACTCCACTCAGTGATGATTGGTTGGCTCATGCGTTTGGTTCTCCCGTCTGGCGCCAGAGAATTGATAAATATGGAGGGAAGACAATCAATGGCGAAATCAAATTTGAAAGCGAGGACAATGAAGAGCAATTTCATTCATGGTATGGTATGGAACCAGACGAACAGCCAGTAAATGCTATGTTACGCAATAGGACCTTTTCATCATGGAATGACATTCATTCTAAATACGCATGTGAACCTTTCAACGATTGGGCGTCAACTTATACGTTATCATCGTAGTAAGCCCAAATAAGATACCTCCCCAAAGCGTATCTGTCATCATAGTTCGCAATTTCCATTTTTTTAACAACGCATATGTTGTAGTCTCGTAAACTCCATATATTACAAATCCGAGTATCATTGCATCTGCAATAGACCTACGATCCTTAATAATAAAATAATACAGCGCAAAAATTAGCAGTGCATAACATAATATTGCACCTAAATACTTGACTTCGAGAACAACACGCTGTACTTCAGCGACTTGCAGTTCGAACATTTCTTTGTTAAGGAAAAGAAACACGCCGTCGAGAGCGAGTAAAACCAGACCAGGCAAAATAACAGTTTCAAAAAAACGCATTTATATTATATAATAGCATTATAATTCGCTAGTAGACACAACTGTATTGAGCTCCTTCTTCTTGATATTATTCTGTTGTAAATAATACATGCAATAATTAGGTACATTTGCAACGGCATTAATGAGCGTATTATAATTGTATTCTATCAATTGTGTATATTCGTCGAAGTATTTGATACTATAGAACCAGTATGGTGGAATATACAGGACATATCCATTATCAACATCAAATTCCAAGAATTTTACTTTCTCATATTCATTCAAGTATTTCGGTTGTGGATCCCATACGTCTATTGGAGAACGAAACTCATAGTTCTCGTAATCCGAAACAGGTTGTAAGTATTTCCTATTCTTCCAGGGTGACATCTTAACTTGTATCTTGCCAGTGTTTACGCAGATAAACTTTCGCGAATTAGTATGGAACCGAGTCGCAGTTCTAGAACCTTTCGAACCAAACATTACGTCCTGTTTAGAGAACATGCTAAATGTGGGTTTGAGGACTTCATCGGCAGCCTTATTATAGATCCTATCTGTGTTGTTCTCTGAATAGAATCTAGATTTCGGATCTGTCTTTGTTAATGTTTCGGCATTAGAATAGGGCATAGTTATAAAGTCACCTGTTTCAAAATCGTTTTTATCTTTTACGTTTACGTCACCGGAAACTTCAACACGTTCAAATAGCTCGGGGTACTGGACTTTGAGTTCAAAGAGAACCGGTTGCCGAAGTTCACATATTTCATTCAATTGCTGTGACGTTTTATAATCCATTTCGTATATTTCCAAATCCTCCGATTTTTTGAATTGGGCTGTTAAATGTATATACACGAAGAGAACGACCACAAAAATAATAAATGCAACGAGAGTATCCATTTTATATTATAATGTTACATATAACATTATAAACTAACGCACTAGGTTCCCTGAAAGGAGGGGTAAGGGGGGAACCTAGGTTCCTCTTAATCGTCATCCTCTGAAATCTTGGGTGCTAAATAAAATAGTAATGTAGTGTCCGCGTCGCCTAGATTATAAACTATCTGGATCGGATATTCACGCTTGAATTTCAATTCGACTTCCTTAGATAGCTTATGAAATTGTGATATATAATGCAAATGTGTCAAACTAAATGACATCTTTAATCGTTCTCCTTCTACTATCGAAAATGACGTTAGATCATCTATACTAATCTCTGCCGACATTTTGCCACTATCCTGGCTATTCGAGAACAACACTATTTTCTCTTCCGAACAATCAATATCCATCGTTTCTCCGAACATTTTTAGTTGGTTTATTAAATTATAGAAGTTCGTAGATGGCAGAGTGAATTCTGCCTGATAATCCAATTCTGGTACGGACATCAACTCCATATCCAGATCAATCAATGGCATCTCAAATGTCTTGTCAAATATGGTTTTATTACTGGATACGAATTTTATTTCCAGCTTATCTACACCATCCTCGCATTTCATCTCGATATTTTGACACTTGTCGCGCGTGCTTAAAATCTTAAAGAATATAGTAGCATTTACCCCAATCGTCATATTCGTTGGACTGTATTTATCAAACCACGCGGATGGTATATTCAATTCCAATATTGAAACATGGCCCGCGTCAATTGCTTGTACGAACATCTTCTCATCATCAAATATTATATTCACGTTATCTGTAAATGATTTCATATTCTGAAATATAGCCGAAAAGGTATCAGCCTTGGATGGATTCTCTATTTTAATATTCATTATATGAGTATAATTGTGTAATTTTTATACCTTTTACACATTTATGTATTATTTTGAATTTATATGGACGATCATCCGATCGTCCTTGGCATGTACACTATCTAAATGATAAACGTCGCTAATTCTCGATCGTAAAATATTTAATAAGTTGTCTTTGGATATTTTGCTCCAGTCCTCACCCAACTTACCCGATGATTCATCCAGACCAAACAATCTGAAGTCGTCTATAATAATTATCGCTTCGTTCTGAAATAGATTATTGATGTGTGTAATTTCCTCTTCCAACGGGCAGTCTTTTTCAGAGTGCCCTGTATCGCCACCACTCCAATGACCGTCCAAGAAAAAGATGGCTTTGTCTGTAATAGTTGGTAATAAACTTACAAACTCGACACTACTGTCACCCAATATAAAATTTATTTTATTTCCAAGGTATCTTCTTTTTACATTATTATAAATCATTTCACTGAATTCAATTGTGTGTAATTTCTCGAAGTGTGGCTCCATTTCAAAAATTGTGCCTCCATAGTTTGTACCAGTCTCAATAAAACAAGAATACTTTTTATAATCATCACGTAAGCTGTATAAAAAGGGTATATCAAGACTAGGCATATTATATAGGTATTGTTTATTCATTATAAACAATACAAACGCAAAATAATTACAACTTAACTTATCTCAATAGCTCTGGTAGTTTCAAGGACGTTTCAGCCTTGTTGTATCGAATGACTTTATCCAATAGCTCTTTTTCTAAAAAAACTGCTAACAACTTAGTTATATTATCAATTAAGCCAGGCGTATTGTAAATAAATGCATTCGACAAGAATTTTGTATATTCGATACCTCCATGATCTACTGGATCTCGTGCGAATATTTCAACCAGTTTTTTATGACGCTCTACCGCTGATATAGTTAGCGTATCTAAATTTATGTGGCATTCGTAATACCCATACCGCTGTATGCAAAATACGAATAACGATTGTGTATAGTTGGCGAATTCTTCGTAGTTTGAAGCATTCACAAACGTCTTCAATGTTGGATAATTGATGTAAACCTTGTTTGTGCCTGGTATTATAAAGGATGTTCTCTTAAACAATTCGGTTAGGCCGAATTGTTCGCAAACACGATTTGCAAGATCCGTTTTTTGTGCAGCCTTAAACACCGAATTTTTCTTATTGTCGGCGTAATATGTAGATTTGAATCTTTCTAATTCATTCAATAAATTGTCAGACATTTTATAGAATGTTTTTATATTTTTATATCTAATTCCTTACTTATATTTATTTATTTGCTTTCTTGTATCTCATCATTTATATCAAGTTCTTCTAGTTTAATATTATCGTCCTTCTCGGTAGGGGCTTGAAATTCTGACATTATTTGAATTCGCTCGTCAACCAACATCTTATTCACCTCCATTGTATACGACTGTAACTTCAGAACAATATCCTTAAGAGTCGTTATTTCCTCAACCAATACCGAGAATTTATGGTCCATTTCCACTACATATTCAGATACAGATACGCTTCCTTCGATCGATTGTGTGGACGGTTGTTCTTGGATGGGTGAGTTCTCCAATTTCGCTAAACGCGCATCCAACATCGAAATCACCTGGGGTAGAGTTAATCTAGATGGTATCTGACCTTGTGCCTGTCCCTGTCCTTGTTGAGTAGAAACGCTTGGAACCGGTGGTGGAGGCTGTTCGATAACTCCTGCTCGTCTTCGTTTCGCTGCGGCAATAGAATTACTCATTAATATAATAAGAATATACAGATTCTCTAAATAGATTTTACGCACTCATATTCATTTTAATTGCTTCATGTGATACATATTTTGTTTTCCATTCAATATCATCCATGCAATAATCGTTAATGTTCTCATGGACGTTTTTTATTTCTATCTTTGGAAACTCCATCGGCTCTCTCTGGATCTGTATCTTCATTTGTTCTAAATGATTTTCGTATATGTGGCAATTTCCAAGAAAATATACAAACTCATCAGCAATGAGGCCACAGTGTTTTGCTAAAATATGCGTAAATAAAGAATACGAAGCAATATTGAATGGAACTCCTAAACCGACATCGCCACTTCGCTGGAACAAAGCACAAGACAGATATTTTTCTGCGCGGACATTGAATTGACATATCATATGACACGGCGGTAGTGCCATTTCCTCTAATTGGCATGGGTTCCATGCGGTCAGAATATGTCGACGAGAACTTCGCGTGTCTTCATTTTTCAGATCATCTATTATGTTTTGTAGTTGATCTACGCCTTTTCCCGAATAATCGGTATGACGATCAACATACGTTGCATTAAAGTGACGCCATTGAAACCCATAAACCGGTCCAAGGTCTCCAACTGCGCGGTCATATAGTCCGCGACTATCCAAAAACTCTCTAGTCGAGTTACCATTCCATATAGAAACGTTCTTCTCTTGTAATTGCTGGTTGTCGGTACACCCTCTAATAAACCAAAACAATTCCTCGAAACATGGGCGAAATGCGACCTTTTTAGTTGTCAATATAGGTATTATACCATCCGCTAGAGAAAACCGCATACTATTTCCGAATTTAGCGATGGTCTTGCCATTTCTCCCGTTCTCAATTGAGCCTTTGTCTATGATATCTCTAACCAAATTCAAATACTGTTGTTCCTCATCGTTCATGTTATAATAATAATACTTGCATTCGTTTCTATATATTTTCTAGCCAAAACTATATACAGGCATTATGGAAGTATTACAAGAAACAAAGGACGCTGTAAATAATTCCTTCATATCCCATGTGTTTTCTACAACTGAAGAGGACAAGGGAGAATTACTCAATGTAATTCAATATTCGTTTATGGGAGTAATCCCGGTTATAATAATGAATAAATTGATTCAACGCTTTATTCCAGAGGCAGACCCTGAAAAGTCCAGTCTTGAACTTTTAGCAGAAATTGCAATGCAATTAGTTGTGATTTTCGGTAGTTTGGTTTTCATTCACAGAATGATTACATATGTTCCGTCCTACAGTGGATTTAAGTACGAGCACCTTACGCTTACAAATGTAATCCTTGCCTTCCTTGTTATTGTTCTCAGTATCCAGTCTAAGATCGGAATAAAGGCTAACATCTTGGTTGATCGTGTGAACGAGTTATGGAATGGACCTATGGACCAAGGCAAAGGTGCCAAAAACGAGGTTCGTGTAAGACAGGCGGCCGCTAGGCACGCTCCCAGTCAAGCGGACTATTTGGATAATAGCGCCGTTCAAAATGATATGTTCCCACCACCGCCGTCTGTTACGCAAACTCACCAGCAATTAGGCAACCATTACACTGGTGGAGCAGTTGAACCCGCATTTAACCCGGGTCCCGTTGCAGCGAATGGTCTTTTAGGTGGTGCGTTCGGCTCGTTTTTCTAATAAGACAATCCTTGAAAAAACGTGTTTTCAGTTAAAAATCAAGATTAATAAAAAATTTTACAGGATTAGTATATAATGCCGTGCAAAATATACTGTTCCATTTCTGCCATTTTCCTAATTGCCATGTTTTACATGACGCATCTAACCTGTAAAAATGAGGTTATAGAAAAATATCGTAAGAGTTTACCGAATTCGCTCGTCCAGACGTATGATTCTATAGCGAGAGAGAGAACCATAATTTATTATACAGGATACGCATTAGGCCTAATATTGGCGATTATAATTATCACATACAACACAATGGTTCGTAAGGAGAAGGTTACCTCATTATCGCTTGTTTGTACGATCGTCGGATTCGCATTTATAGTGAATTATTTCTATTATATTCTCACTCCGAAATCTAAATGGATGTTAAATGAAATTAGAACACCGGCAGAAACAAAGGCTTGGTTAGAAATGTATCGAAACATGAGTTTTTATTATCATAGCGGTCTACTTCTCGGCTTAGTTGCTGTAGGAACTCTTGGATATGCGTTCCGATAAGGGATGTGTTTACACCTTTTATCATTTCAAACGCCGACCCGTCCAATTGAAGAATATATAAAAAATTGATTGGTTTGTTGTATTATTATTTACAAACAATAACATGATTTTTATAGTAACTTACTACGGGTGTAATATTAAAGATTATGAGAGAGTAGTTTGGTCGCCAGAGTCCAAACTCTTCACAACTTATGAAGAGGCGTACAAGTATTATATATACGCAACCAATATATTTTCAAAGCATTATGACGAGTCAACAACGAAAACGTATACTTTCACGAATAACCATTACAACCCAAACAGCACAAGCGGTGAATATATAGTTATCCAGTCAAGAAAAGATGTGGGCGATGAAGTTGACTCTATCCTGATCGCAAGGTGTGGAATTACGGACAAGTGACGGTCAAAATTTTATCGGTTTATAATCGCATTATTGCAAGAAAATCTGCGTTTGAAATGAGAAAAAGTTTAATAATGAATTTTCCAAGCGATCGGTTTAACTAATCAACGTTATTTTACAGGTTTTTAATATATTATATAAAAGCATCTAATATTATATATTATCATGGAATCTGAATTGTCCTTCGGTGTTTGTCAGGGTTATATGGGATTGAAATACCATATGGAGGATGCATTATTGGAAGCAAATCAAGATATAACTCTTGCAAGCAGTTGTCCTCCAGTCGCATTATTTTCCAAGAAATATTATAATGAAATAAACGAACTTACTTGTGACAAAGTGCATGATTTTTGCTTCATCGGCTCAATGAATCCCTGGCATAATAACAGACAGTGGCTTATTGAGTTCGCGCAAAAATACTTCACAACGAAATCCATTTTTATAAACACAGATCAAGATCCAAATTGGGTATCATTGGGTAGTTTTGATTATTCGCATGCCAATTTGGGATTTTGTCCTAGATTACAACCAGATAATCAGTGCAGAAATACCCAGTACCGCGTAGTTTCGGAGAACTTATTCTACTTCGAGACGCTAAGGAAAAGCAAATATGCATTATGCCCGATAGGAGATACATATTGGAGCTTCCGATTTTACGAAACTTTGATGTGTAAAACAATTCCTATGGTAACTAGTTGGCATCATACATATAGGACAAAGGAAGAGTCAAAAATAAACTACAAATATATAAGATTGGATACGTCCGAAGTGGGACGTCCAGGGGGGTATAATATACACTCTACAACGGACACGGATAACTATGCATTGGTGTCAACTACAGAACCACATGAAATTGAGTCATACGATGATATTGTAAAACAGAATTCTCTTATATTTGAGGAGTTTCACCTTCTAAAATAAATCCATATAAAACAATAAATTTAATATGGATAATTATGGTTATAGATCGTATTTTTTACATAAACCTGGATCATAGGACAGATCGACGCGTCGAAATCGAGAATGAACTAGACACAAGATGTCTCGAGTACGAACGTTTTCCAGCAGTTCGCCATGAAACCATAGGTGGCGTTGGTTGTGGACGTTCGCATGTCGGGGTTCTCAAACTTGCGAAAGAGCGAGGATACAAACGAATATTGGTTCTAGAAGACGATTTTATGTTTACTACAGATTCGCTAGATATAATCAAAAAACTAGATGACGTTACATTTGACGTGTGTTTGTTATCGTGCAATTTGTTAGACTCTACTGAATCTCCAGAATACCCTTTTCTTCTGAGGGTAAACGACGCACAAACAACATCTGGATATATTATCAACGCGCATTATTATGATGAACTCATCCGGATATTTGAAGAAGCCATCCCAAAATTTGAAGAAACTAATTATCACTGGTTATATGCAATAGATGTTGCTTGGAAGGTATTACAAAAACGCGATACTTGGTACTGTTTCAATCCGAGGATTGGGAGACAAAGACCTAGTTATAGCGACTGTGGAAACTGTTATAGTGATGTAAACTGGTAATTTGTAGTTTCTATTTGTCGCTTCTAGGAACAAAATCAAGTGAGTTTAATGTATCCATTTTATGAATCGTTTTTTCAAGATTATTTTCAGAGTCTACATTATTGAATAAATAGTCGGTATTCGGACTATCTTCATTTTTCTTGATTAGTGAATAAATTGAATCTATTTTGGTTGTTACAATCTCGAGCATTGCTTTACAGTGTGGTGACATTATATCCACATTTGTTGGAACTGATTCGGTAAGCAATTCGACTGCAAAATATAGTAAGTATTTACGACGTTTGCAAGCACCTGTTGTATATCTGGACGCGAAGAGATTTTTTATAGATAGCATACACATCTCGATAAATTGGTTTTTCGGCTTAAGTTGTTCGCTATAGTAGATAAGTGCATCCCAAATTATCCATATTATATCACGTTTATATTTATTTTCGGTGTCAACTTGTCGACGCTTACATAAACATGGTTCATTTCGTTTTTTACATATTATATCAAATTCGATTATCCATTCGATCCAATAACATGCCTGTAACATATTAGGACGTTCGCCACTTATATGAAACGAAAATTCATTTATTGCAATATACAACTCTTTGGGATCTTCCGCATGGAGAATCGGTTCGGCAAATTTTATGTTTGGTGCCTTTAAGCGATCTGTCATCTGAGTCATGTCAAATTCTTCTGTTCGATTTATTTTTACAGGCTCGAAACTAGTCCTCTTTACAGACTGTGTTATTATGGTAATAACCTCCGCAAACAAACGACGGACAGTAGGATTATTGCGTAATTGTAATTCATTCGTAAAATGGCCCTGGTTCATTATATTCCTAAATACGTTAAGACGTTTATCCAAATAAATTACAAGTTTAGGATTACCTATATGGATGTATTTTCCTACAAAGAAAAAAATAGCCTCCCAAACATCTTCAAAATGTCCCGCGCATACCAATTCGGCGCACCAATGACATGCTGGTTCTATTTTTCCCTTCATCATTTCGTTTATAAATTGTTGTTTAACCTCTGTTTTTTTATACCTTGAAAACGAATACCCCCTGAATTGTTGTGGGGTACGAATGTCATTAATTTGTGAATTACTCATTTTTAATTTTATAGTATAGATTATTATGCAGTTTTATACGTTATTAGACACTTCCTAACCGCATCCTTTATACCCAATATATCCGGATAGAGACTCTCCAATAATCGTGTATCTAAACAATTATTGGATCGATCAGAATCCAAAACGGCACGCTGTTCCGTTTCCGTGAAATTTTGCCACTCAAATGATGGATCAACAAGTTCTCGATACATATCCAAGATTTCATTGTGACTTATCGTACCAGGATTCGTTAGATTCATAGTTCCCGTTATATTATGCATCATCATGTCGAAAACCAACGGAAGAAGCTCGGGTAGAACTGTCATTGAATTTGAAACAGAACATATCTTCTCATATGTAGTGATTTTCGTTATAAAGTTTCGTGGATTTTTATCGCCAGTAATAGGCATACGAATTCTAAGGTTCAACACATCATCGTCATATAAGTGCATTAGCCTGTCCGTAAACCCCTTTACGACCGAATAAGAAGAACCGAAGAAATTAGGTAATGACTTCTCTTCGAATTCATACTTAGGATCTTCACCATATTTGAATATACACCCAGTTCCCAAATATGTGTAATGAATGTTATATTTTTTACAGATTGTAGCCAAAACCAATGGTGCGAATAGGTTATCTCTTATGTTCTCTGTAAGTTTTCCTTCTTGTTCTAGATAATCGATTGTACCATATACCTTGTCGCCTATTTTTCCGTGTGTTCTCCCTATAAAGGATATTACATGCGTTGGTCTATATTCTAATATTTCATTTTCAACCTCATTACTATTATCGACTCTGGCTTTACCGCATACATATTTAACATCGCTCAATAGCTCTATAAATTGACTGCCAATCCATCCGTTTGCGCCGTAAATAAGTATCTTCATATTATAAGATACTTATGATGATTTGTTTATTATGTTGATAAAAAATATTTATATAACATTTACTACAAATCTTGTCCCCGCCAACCTTTGTGAAAGGAGGGGTCTTAGGGGAACCATCGGTTCCCCTACTCGGTAATGATCCTAGGAACCACATTAATCGTCTGCAACTCTTGGAATAATAGCTTGTTTGCGTAAGGCATGTCTACTAGAGCGAAATCAGTCTTGTTTCCACAAGTCTTACACGAATGGACGGTGAAATCGCTATTTGTATAGAACTTAGTATTGTTATTACCATCATTACATGCCGCGACCATTCCACATTTCTTACAAACGTTCACCTGATATTTATCTGACACATCAAACAACCTCTCTTTGCAAAATCTCGTCGCTCCATGTGATATCAAGACGTCACGCTCCATCTCACCTATTCTGAGTCCACCAGCCCTCGACCTACCCTCGGCGGGCTGATGAGTCAGGCTCACCATTGGGCCGGTTGCGCGGCTATGGACCTTATCATTCACCATGTGCTTAAGTCTCTGGTAATAAACCGGACCTAAGAATATGCTTGTCTCCAATTGTTCGCCAGTGAGACCATTATACATGACTTCATTTCCGTAACTTTCATATCCCAGCTTCTGGAGTTCTGCAGCAATTGTCTTTACATCGAGATTCCCAAAGCTTGTGCCATCGCCGAACATTCCGAGTTCCAACAACACTTTTCCAAGTAGTGTTTCCTTAAGCTGTCCGATTGTCATACGCGAAGGGATCGCGTGTGGATTTATAATGATGTCTGGTTTCAAACCATTCTTCGTGAATGGCATGTCATTTTCTGGAATGATATTACCACAAGTTCCTTTCTGTCCGTGCCGACTCGAAAACTTGTCACCAAAATCGGGCTTGCGGTGGACGCGTGTCCTCACCTTGGCGAAATTGTATCCGTCTCCATTTCTACCGGTGTAATTCTTATCTACATACGTGTCCTCCGACGTACTATGGGCGTGGCTCTGATCCTCGTACTTAATCACCTTCGTCGGATCATTTCGCGCTTCTTTAATGGGAATGATCTTGGCGATTATGATATCTCTGTCCTCGATCAGCGTATTTTCAGGGATGAATCCCTGTGCGTTCAATTTATCGTAATTTCCGAACTTAATACCCCTTGTCTTTGCCGGATCAGGTTTGCACCGAATAATCTCGTCGCGAATAATGTTCTTGTCCTCGTCTTTCTCCGTATGGTAAATAGTTGCGCCGAAAAGACCTCTGTCAATAGACCCCTTATTTACCAAGACACTATCCTCTTGATTATATCCGGTGTGTGTCATAATTGCGACGTGAATCTGGCAACCAGATGGGATTCGATTAAGATGTATGAAATTCATGAGACGCGTGTCAACCAATGGCCTACTCGGATACGTCAATACGTACGATGTCTTATCCATTCGCTGATCGAAATTCAACGCATATACACCCAATGCTTGCTTTGCCATCGCACATTGATAAGTGTTCCTCGGAGCCTGATTATGATCTGGAAATGGGGTACACGACGCTAGAACGCCGAATATAGTACTCGGGTGAATCTCACAATGCGTATAATTCATATTGATGCCATAATCTTTCTTGTCCTTCTCCTGCATCGCAATCATCGACCAGTTCTGTTCGTCTGGATCAATATATTCAATCACGGCCTCCGGCAATTTGCACGACGTAAGTAAGTCATTCCACGAAAGCTCCTTGCTATTTAGTTTCGCAATAATATCCTTTGTAATTAGCGCACGTCCATCCTTTACCCTTAGCACCGGGCGAGACAAACGCCCTCCGTCGCTACATATACGAATCTCTGCGTTTTTGTAATCAAATATAATTGATGTGTAAATATTGATGATGCCCTTGTGTTTCTTCGACTTCATCTCGTTATACAACTCAACTGGATCCTTTGCAATTCCTACCCACGCGCCATTTACAAACACCTTCACTTTATCATACAAGTCAGCCGATTTAACGTCTCCTAGTTTATCTATGTACGGATCAACGTAATCGTATAGCGATGAACTATTAGTGGGGATAGTAACGTGGCCCATACTACTTATACTCTTTACCACTCCGATTGACTGACCTTCTGGAGTCTCGGCCGGACACAAGAAACCCCAAGTAGTACCATGAAGTTTACGAGGAGCAATCAGTTCGCCACTCTTCTCCAACGGCGTATTAATTCTCCTCAAGTGGCTCAAGCACGATGCGTACGTCAAACGATTTAATACCTGCGCCACACCAACTTTCGAGCTATTCGTCTGCTTGATACTGAAGTCTCCAGTAGACAGCGCGCGCGTGATACCATTCTCGATCGTAGTCGATTTCAAAATCTTATAGATATTCGTCATATTAATGATGTTTTCGTAATCTTCCGTAGACCTCCAAGAGCCGTTGTTTATTTCGCGCACAACATGTTTTTGCATCTCTTTGACTAACTTGTTGAAATAATTACGGAATAAATTGTTCAACAGGGTTCCAGTTAACTCGACGCGTTTATTTATGTATGAATCTCGGTCATCCGGAGGTTTCCATCCAAAACTAGTCTGTATCAACTTATTTGCCATGTATCCGATTAGATAGAGTTTTTGTGACGTCGTCTTACAGTGAGGAAACAGGTCGTTGTTTAGTGCGTCCACCGCGAACTCACGTTTTTTAATTGCACCGGTTTCTCTATCCATATTAATAGGAGTGTATGCGACTGACGCAGTAATATGGCGTAGCGCGTCCTCTTGTGTCATGTATTTGTTCGCATCTATAATAGACGCCTGTAAGAATTTCAATACCTCCTGACACTTCACACTTTCCAAATCCAGAACAATATATTTGCAGATCTCCTTATCAGTCATAACTCCCATAGCTCTGAATACCGTAAATAATTCAATCGGCTGTTTAATGCGTGGGATACTCATGTAGATACCATTTCCAAAACCATTGCTCTTACTCGCAATCATCATTTCTACCTGCTTTGGTGAAATACACTTGAAATCGGGAACCGATTTGATCTCTGCAAACCAAGACCACTTTGTCGTATTCTTACCGTCAAAACAATATATTTTGTTCTCTGCAGCACGCTCCTGGCCCAATACCGTTTTCTCTGATCCCTTGATAATAAAGTAACCGCCACAATCCATCGGGCACTCACCGGTAAATGCATGCGAAATATGGTTATTCTGAGTCAATACACAAATAGACGACTTTGCCATAATCGGCATCTTACCTATATTGATTTTCGAGAGGGTTTTGTTTATAATCTTTGGCGCATCCATCTTGTCGGTATTGCGGATTACGTATTGGATATTCAGATCTACAGTCATGTTCGACGCGTATGTGAAATTTCTCAACCTCGCTTCCTGTGGCAACATCAACTTGGTTGCTCCATTATTCTCATGGATCTGGGGTGGATATAACCTGAAATTCTCAAATGATACAAACGTTTCCAGGAAATACTGACCGTTCTCAGGAACGAAGTCATTCTCGGATCTTATGGATACAGGGTTAAACATCTGGATGGTTCGCAATACCTGGAAATTTATGAAATGATTATATGATTCGATCTGATGACGCACCAGACGTTCCAGGTGCTGACCTCGGAAATAAGACTCAATAACGGCGAACGGCTCCTCTGAATAATCGCCAAGGTGCGACACAGGCGAATTTGTCACGTCCACTGGATTTGCCTCAATATGCATCTTCACGTTTTCCATGTGTTTTTCTTCGTCGATAATTTTCATAATATCCGTTTGCGTTTTCGATATCGATTTCTTAGGCCGTTTCACTTTAACGTACTGCGGAATTTGAGTGGATTCGGTTTGCATTTGAAGATTCATTATTGTTATTGTTGGCATTTACTACATTCATCTTTCGTAAATCAATTTTCGGTTGCCGCTATTTTCTAGAATTCGCATAATTCAATAAAAACCAATCAACTGTTTTCTTAATTCCATCGTGAATTGTGGTAAATTTATAGTCGCCGTGTTGTTCTGTGAATCGTTTATTATCTGCCGTTTTTTTGTATTGTCCGTCGCTAAATCGATCATCATATAAAATTAAATCCGTATAATCCATGTGCTTTGCAATCAGTTTTGCAACATCCGCTATACTAATCTCTGCGCTTTCTGAAACTGATAATATAATCGTTTCATCATCGCAATTTTGCAACGTCCACATAATTAATTCTGCCAAATCGCACGAATATATGAATTGTCTCAACGGTGTGCCAGTTCCTTTAACAACGAACACACTTCCTGATTGTTTTGCGATGTAACATTGATGTATAAGCGAAGGAATTACATGACCGTCTGTCAAACTGAAATTGTCATTTGGTCCATAAACGTTTGTTGGAATTACGCAAGTGAAATCATCTCCGTAATTATCGCGATATGCTTTGCATTGGACGTTTAGCATCCGTTTTGCATATGCATATGCATCGTTGGAGGTGTGCGGAGGCCCGTCATGTAGCATCGTTTCGTTTATTGGATATGTCGCCTTGTCCGGGAATATGCAGGTTGACAAACATGCTACTAGTTTCTTGACTTTATACTCGTGACAACATTTAACAACGTTGAAATTTATCAAAATATTGTCTTCAAACATTCTGACTTTGTTATCCATATTCTTGAATAATCCACCAACGCAAGCCGCTAAGTGGATAACGTATTTCGGTGAGTATTTTTCGAACATTGCCTTCGTTTCTTCCATAGATATCAAATTATAATCGCTTGATGATATATATATAAATTCAAAGTCGTTGTATTTATATGAAATATCCCGGATCGCGCTACCAACTAGACCGGAACCGCCTGTTATAATAATTCGTTTCATCGATTTATTATAGTATTTGTCATTTCTTTATACTCGTACATTTCAAATCTTTATCGGCATCTTAGGCAATCCATGTCCGAACAAGATCATGTAAATTAACGCAACTGCCGCGATCAAAATACTACGGTTCTCAGCAACCGCACTTGATTGTTTAAGCCCGAATAACATTATAATGTATAGGATGAGTCCTATAATAACTGAGTGGAGCAACATGAGTAATCCGCGTTCCATTTTTATTATATATTAATCTTATATATTTATCTAAAGGTCGAACTCAAACTGTACGTATAATCTGTAATTCTTCAAGGGTTTACACCTTTGAAGAATTAAATCCGCACGCCTGCGGATTTATTCTTTCAAAGTGCTACCCATTTACAGATTTCAAACGCACATTCTGTGCGGATTGAAATCTTCAATGGTTTAAAATAAATATAGGATGTTTGTGCACGAAGTTAATAATTTGTTACCGAATCGTAAGTTTTATATTACTCGTCTATGGTATCAATCTCATCCTCCTTAACAGAAACCTCTGCAGCAGCCTCCAACTCAGCTGCAACAGTCACCTCAGCGGCAACACGGGCAGCCTCTAACTCAGCGGCAACACGGACAGCCTCTAACTCAGCGGCAACACGAGCAGCCTCTACCTCAGCAGCAACAGTCAACTCAGCGGCAACACGGACAGCCTCTACCTCAGCAGCAACACGAGCAGCCTCTACCTCAGCAGCAACAGTCAACTCAGCAGCAACAGTCAACTCAGCGGCAACACGGGCAGCCTCTACCTCAGCAGCAACACGGGTAGCCTCCACCTCAGCAGCAATACGGCTTGCTTCTAACTCCGCAGCAACACGGGCAGCTTCTAACTCCGCAGCAATACGGGTAGCCTCCACCTCAGCAGCAATACGGCTTGCTTCTAACTCCGCAGCAACACGGGTAGCCTCCACCTCAGCAGCAGCAGCAGCAGCGGCTTCTAACACCGCGACAAAACGTGCAGCTTCAATGTCAGCAACGCTGGCTGCCTCCACCTCAGCAGCAACACGTGCTGCTTCTAACTCCGAAGCAATACAGCTTGCTGCTGAGTTAGAAGCAAAACGTGCAGCTTCAATGACGGCAACACGGGCTGCCTCCACCTCAGCAGCAACACGGGCTGCCTCCACCTCAGCAGCAACACGTGCTGCTTCTAACTCCGCAGCAACGCGGGCTGCCTCGATCTCGGGAGAAACCGCCTCAATCTTTTCGACAACAGCACTGGCGGCCGTGACTGCTGCAACAATCGCCGGCGGAACTGGAGGTATCACACCCATACCACTTGACATGCGTCTTCGGGAAAATCCAAAACCATTAAACATTTATATATAATTATATATAAAAATCTTTATACGTTTCAAACTAATACACATTTTTCATATATTGCAAATCCGATCCCGTTAATTATAAACGCCCTAGCTAAACAAAACCCTAAACCATTTGAGAATACGATCTTACCTGATTTTTTTACACTCTTAAAAAATTAAACATTGAAACACACATTTACAGAGCAAAAAATGCGAAAAAATATAAAATCAATAAGTTGTGCTTCCGCTTATTTGGACTTAACAGCGATTGTCTTACTTTTTCATGTTTTCTCTAAAACATGTCAATGACAATGCGTTTGAATGTGAAAAAACTTACTTATTTTGTCCGTTACATGTTTTGAACTACAAACGTTCAATAAATGTTACTAAATTTATGTATATCGACTTTTTGTCTCTTATAAATCAAGCGCATAAATTGTCGTTAGAACATTTAGAAAAACCCGAATGTAGCCATAAATGTCAATGCGCCTGGGTTAAATGATGCCACAAACTCTACGTGATAAGTATCTCCCGTTTTAAAATCAACTGATGTCATCGTCGAATATTTATATGTTTCGCCCGCACCCATAACAATTGAAAAAACTGGAGTTACTAGATTTCCATTTTTATGTACGTGTACTGATAAAGTTTGTACGCCAGTAAGAGTTATGCCAGTCATTTTTACGCTACCTTGAAATAACACCATGTTTTGAGTAGACGTGATTGTATATGCGGTCGTTGGCAAATCACCAATTACCAATATTGATGGAAACAAATATCTAGTCCCTGTGTCTGGATTTCCAGTAAATCCAAATATTGCTTGATGAGGTTCTTGGGTAACGTCAAATCCATACGTATTTGCGCTGTTATTCACTAAATCAGTATAACCGATTAGCATATATCCAAGCGTTCGGCTTATATCGGCCTTAACGCCACCAATGGTTGATGATTTCAATGTTACTTTTGCGCTCGCGTTTGTAGACTCTACTCCTATTATATCTGTTCCAGCGCCAGTTGCACCAACTACTGACTCGCGGATTGTCAATAAGTTGTCACCATTTACAAGAATTCCACGCGTTATTCCACTACTACTCGATACGACATTAATTGTTGAACGAGCTAACAGATTGGAAGTTGAAACCGTAAGAGCAGACGACCCTGCTGACCTGAGCCCTATAATGGTCGGCCCATCAACTGTGGTTGATGTGACATTTAATACACAATTTCGGACTTTTGCGTTTACAGACGCGCCTGTAAGAATTTCAATTCCAGTCAAGTAATAATTGCCACTCGAAGTAAGAGTTCCTGTTATATTCTCAATTCTAGCATTCATATTCATTGTAATCAGAGTTGTTATAGCGGTTACGCCAAGTTTTTGTATTCTTACACATTGTGATCCAGCGCCAGTTAATGAAACCCCGTCGGGTATTGTTATGGATTCATTATATACTCCTGCATTAACTATTACATTTTCGCCAGATGCCGCCAATGCCAGTGCCGCAGTAATAGTTAAAAATGCTGTAGTATATCGACTAGCTGCCGCGGCCGTATCATTTCCATAAACTGCATCCACTCTTAGTGTATTTCCTATCGGTAGTGTTGTATTTGTAGGTCCTGTAGGTCCCGTATCTCCTTGAGGTCCTGTAGGTCCTGTAGGTCCCGTATCTCCTTGAGATCCTATATCTCCTTGAGATCCTGTAGGTCCTGTAGGTCCCGTATCTCCTTGAGATCCTATATCTCCTTGAGGTCCTGTAGGTCCCGTATCTCCTTGAGATCCTATATCTCCTTGAGGTCCTGTAGGTCCCGTATCTCCTTGAGATCCTATATCTCCTTGAGATCCTGTAGGTCCCGTATCTCCTTGAGATCCTATATCTCCTTGAGGTCCTGTAGGTCCTGTATCTCCTTGTATTCCTTGTATTCCTTGTATTCCTTGTATTCCTTGAGATCCTATATCTCCTTGAGATCCTGTAGGTCCCGTATCTCCTTGAGATCCTATATCTCCTTGTATTCCTTGTATTCCTTGTATTCCTTGTATTCCTTGTATTCCTTGAGATCCTATATCTCCTTGAGGTCCTGTAGGTCCTGTTGCGCCCGTACTACTCGCGGCTCCATCTACTCCTTGAGGTCCAGTAGGACCAGTAGGCCCAGTAGGCCCAGTGGGTCCTGTAGGTCCTGTAGGTCCTTGACACCCACTAAACAGCGCTCTATTCTGTTTAACTTGAGTTACATTTGACGAACTAATGAACTTCATTAACGAATATATAATAAACTCATATAAAAGTTCGATGATTTACAAAATAAAGAATGGATAATTTTATAGCATATTTAGATAGACATAAGGAACCTGATTACTTCAATCCAGTTAATTTTATGTATGCAACAAACGCACATTATGTTCGAAATAATCTGGACGATCCAGCATACACTGGATTAAAAAGCTACGAAATGTGGCAGAGTTCACACCTGGCTGATATTTCATTCCCAGTTGAAACAACAAAACCACCGCAACAAAATAAAACGATCGACATTTCAGCAAACACCATATCAGATCTTATTAAAGTGATTGATGAGAACCCATGTGAAGCAGATACAAAATATAATTTTGATTTGAAAGCACTACATAAAATTCGTTCTGAATTAGTTGAGTTAAATGATATGATCGGTATGAATACTCTTAAAGCATCGGTATTCAATCAACTAATCTATTTTATACAGGATCTACATGTGGATAGTAAAAACAAGACTAGTGATTTTAAACACACTATCATATGTGGTCCGCCCGGTACAGGAAAGACTGAAGTCGCGAAGATTATCGGGCGGATGTATTCGAAAGTCGGAATATTGAAAAAGGATATTTTCAAAAAGGTAACGCGGAGCGATTTGATAGCGGGTTATTTAGGACAAACTGCGATAAAAACGAGTAAGGTTATTTCAGAATGCATAGGTGGTTGTCTATTTATAGACGAAGCATATTCGCTCGCAAGCTCCCAAGACAATGACATATATTCAAAGGAATGTATAGATACAATATGCGAAGCGCTCAGTAACCACAAAGATGATTTAATGGTTATCATAGCCGGATACGAGAACGAATTAGAAGAGACGTTTTTCAAGGCAAATTGTGGATTGAAATCGCGATTCATATGGAAGTTCAGTATAGACGATTATAGTGCAAGCGAAATGAAGCAAATCTATGACAAGAAAGTATTACAACAAGATTGGACGGTCGAATGTGAGACAGATAAATGGTTTGAGAACAAGATGAGCGAGTTTAAGTATTTTGGCAGAGATGTTGAATTATTGTTGGTCCATATCAAAATATGTCACTCTAAAAGAATATTCGGTAAAGATGAATATATTCGAAAGAAGATAACAATAGACGACATGAATGAAGGCTACAAGGTATTTTTAGAGAACAAAAAGACAAAGAAGAACGTTATAAAACCGGAACTATATGGATTCTATTTATAAATATAACATCGTACATATTTATAAAAAAATTTACACATATAAATTAGCAAATGACGGAGAATACGCGTAAAATAAATATAGATCTAGACTCGTTGAAAATACCATCTGGTAATAAAACACGCAAAAAGAGAGATCCTGCAACTGATAAGAAGATAAAGGTAAGGACACCACCCAAAGCACAGAACAAATCACTGAAAAAGAATTTACTGAAGTTTATACGAAATCTTCAGGATAAGAAAATGAAGGCAGAGAATGCACCTGATTCGGAAACGCCATTAGACTTAGACTTTAAGTCCGATTTCAGCGAATCGCTCGAATATTTAAGTGATGTTGCGAAGAAAAACGATATACCCAAAATATCCTATAATAAAACACTGCGATCACTGCCGTCGATCACAAACCCTATGTCATTATTGCCAGCTCCACCACTACTTGCGTTACCTGATGTATCTAATACGCCGTTCTTTTTACCGCAACCTAAATATGGTTGTTTGAAAGGTGGTAAATTGCCGTTGTATAAACAGTATACACGCAAACAATATGATAATGATCCGCAGCCTTTTAAAACCACGCCCGTTTTCAAGCCGCCAGTTCCTATGACACAATCGTTACCTATAGCGACACAACCGTTACCTACAGCGATACAATCATTCCCTACAGCGACACAACAATTTCCTACAGTGATACAACCTTTGCCGACAACACAACTAGCGCCCGCACCTCCTTCAATGACACCTTCCCCCAATATAAATCTTGGTAAACTAAATATGTTTAAAGAAATGTCAAACAAACTATCTATATCGGATTTATACAAACCACCTGTGCCGAGGAAGCGTCGCAAGACGCTCAGGAGAACATATAAAATAGGTAAATCTAAAACTACACCGAAAGTGTCGGTACTAATATCAAATCGGACTATCCGAAATCAAATATCGAATAAATCTCAATTATTGAAACAAGTGCCTATGCAGGAGATAAAGAAACATCTTATCAAAAACGGATTTATAAAAGTGGGTTCCATTGCACCAAACGACGTATTACGTAAAATGTACGAAACCTCGATGTTGGCATGTGGCGAGATACATAATTATAATCCAGAGAACTTAGTATATAATTTTTTCAATATAGAACCGAATACGAACTGATTGTTGTATACAAGGGATGATATAGTTCGTCCGATCCACAATAATCGCTACCTATATTTGTGCCAATGTATGACAGATGATCGGCTATAGAATCGCAATGAATGGGAGAACAACTATTACTACAGTTAGAATCCTCGTTTGTTTCGCATATTTTATACTCTTCGCCATCTCCCGGATACCATATCTCTGTATTTGTATGACGGTAGTGAAGTAACTCTTCAGGTAAGTGCGGAACAATGTCATTGCGATGAGTAATTCTATAATGGACTATGTCTCTTGCTGAATCGACAAAATTCTGATTTCCTATTCTGGGTTTTCCAAATGTATATACAGTGACATCATGTGTTTTATGGATATCATATGCCATAAACATAGATAACGCTGCGCCACTGGAATGCCCTGTAATAATAATCCTCTTTGTCGATATATTTGCGAGAACATTATCTCTATATTTCATGTATTCTTTATAAAGACCCTTGTGTACTTTTAGTGTAGGATCCGAATACGGAGCAGTAAATTCGAACTCTAGATTTGAAATCCAATTTTGTATATCGGCGCTTCCTCTGAACGCAAATACGGTTGCGTTCTGAACTAAGTCGTCTGCTATAATTATATTGGTATTTCCAAAAATGGTTTGTTTGAGCTCGATTCCTGAAACACAATGTGCGCAATCCCAATTTTGTATTTCATCCTGGTCGCAATAGGTTGCGGCCGCCAGTTGTAAATTACGCTTCGCGATGTTCTCGTCATATGCAGGTTTAAATGCATGTATGAATAGAGGCAAATGTAATAAAAACGATAACTGAAAAATCTTCATATAATATAAATGTATATAAAATATTATTAATACGATTATTAATAATATGTATAATTTATTGTGTACTGGCGGTTGTGGTTTTATAGGTTCTAATTTTATTAATTTTATATTCAGAAACTCGGACTATAACATTATCAATTTGGATGCGATGTATTATTGTGCCAGTGAAGATAATATTCGAGATGACATTCGCAATTCGCCAAGGTATACGCTTATTAAAGGTAACATATGTTCGTTTGATCTTATTCGGCACATATTAGACTCACATAAAATAGATTTCATAGTACATTTTGCGGCACAATCACACGTACAAAATTCATTTGAAGATTCATTACAATACACAAATGATAATGTGGTTGGAACACACACACTATTGGAATGTGCGCGACGATATGGGAAGATTGTGCGTTTCGTCCATATTTCAACTGATGAAGTATATGGCGAATCAATGTTGGCCGCAGGAACTGTAAAGAAAAATGAGGAGTCTATTTTATGTCCGACAAATCCATATGCGGCTTCAAAGGCCGCCGCCGAACTAATAGCACAATCGTATTATCATTCATTCAATATGCCTATAATTATAACACGTGGCAATAATGTATATGGAATAAATCAATATCCCGAGAAGTTAATACCACTTTTTATAGATTTGTTGTTGGCGAATAAACCTGTGACTATACAAGGTGACGGTTCAAATGTTAGAGCGTTTCTACATGTAGACGACGTTTGTACTGCACTAAAACTAGTTTTGGAAAAAGGCCAAGTCGGCGAAATATATAATATTGGTAGTGACGAGCACGATGAATATAGTGTTCTCGAGATTGCACGAATGTTGATTTCCAAAATACATAACACCGACAATACGTCGACTATGATTACTTATATAAAAGACCGTCCATTCAATGATAAGCGATACTATATTAGTAATGAAAAGGTTAAAAAACTTGGATGGGAAATAGCAACTGATTTTAATAAGGGTATCGATAATCTAATTATACAACGTTCTATTATATACCATGATCGTGTTTAATATAAAACTTAGTGTTCTTCGCGGGACAATCACCGACGATTTCTTTATTTGGTAATGTATATGGTATCAATTTCGTTTTATATACTGCGTATGGAAATCCGATCTGATCTTGTGTTGTATATCTGAGAGTCTGTAAATACCATAAATCCAGAAACTGCGTAACTTCAATGTCCTTGTTCGCAAATGCCACAAAACAAGTTAACCATACGCCAAAGTGTGGTGTGTGTGAATTCATAGCATTGAAAAAATTGTCGGTGTAACCATCTTTCAAGTATGCCTCATATTGTAGGTCGACGTTTTGAAACGGCTGAGCCTGGTCGTTCCAAAATGTGCTCGTATATCGGAAGAAATCTGACGCGCGCACCTCTGATTTTAATACGCCCTTTCTCCACTCGTGATGCCAACCTATTATTTTTTCTTTGTATATGTTCTTCAATATGTAATCGCTTGTTTTATTATATGTTATTTCAATTGTTCCGTCGAGCCACACGATAACGTCGTATTTTTTTAATATAGGAATTCTCTGAAACGACTGTTTATAATATTTCGCAATGTTAAATGTATGTGTGTTATTACAAAACGAATTAATATATGTACCGTCATCAAATGAATTTTTGTTCTCAATATGGTAGGGCGTGGTATCTATAGTCCAGCCATTTCGTATTATATTCGGATCATCGGTAAAACATATAAAATCCGTTGGCACTGTTTGTTTTGTAAATTTTTTACAAGATGCTTCGTATTTGCCATATACTGCCGTTATAAAACATATCTTTGCTCTGCTTTCCTGGTAAGGAAACACCTTATTATTAAACCATATACCCATTATACAATAATAATATTATTATATAATAACGCTTTTAAACCCTTGAAGAATTAAAATGGAACAAAGTTCCATTTTTTTACTTAAGGATTATGACAGATAAGTTTCCAAACGGACGCTTTCAGCGTCCCCATTTGAAATCTACATCGGTTTAAATTTCAAGTATTTATATATTTATTTGTGAATGTCATAATTCGTTTAAGTGAATCTACATCTAAATTATAATCTGAATATACCAACTTTGATTCATCGAAATGCGACCAATCGTCTAATACTACCAAGGGAATGTTATTGTGTAATAAAATGTCAGTGAATTCGCTTTTTATAACAATCGGTATTGTTTTTACATATAGCGCTTCCCATAATCGATGAGTATCTACGCCATTTCCTTCGGGACAAATACAAAACTCATATTCGGATAGTCGATCAATGTTTTCTTGAGGCGACACCGTTTGCAACCAAGTTAATTTATCTTCCAACTTATCAGCGCATGGGATTCGCTTTGACGGATTCGTAAATACATTGAAATGGAAGTAGGTTTTTTGAGTCTTTGATTTTGTTAGATCTATAATCGCGAAGTTTTCCAAATTTCCATGGACCCATTGCGAATTTGCAATTCCAATTGGTAAGAATGATAATTTTTCGTGGATAAATCTGGTATTTTGGGCGTACCACTTCTCCAGTTTACTATAATTTAATATATCTAGTACCTCATGGCATTCGTGTACTTCACCATCAGAATTGTGAGTAACCAATACGAAATCATTCATGAAATAAGGAATTTTAGACGCCAGAACTGTTATTCTATGACTGTAACAAAATATGTATCGTGGGTTTTCGAATGGCGCCGTCAGTTCCTCGAGATTCATGTGTTTTTCGAGCTGATTTGCTATAACCGGATTTGCATTGAAATCTCCTTGGTATCCCAGATAGACGTCACATAATTGTTGTATCCTTTCACCGGTTACGATCATTTGCTATATACATATTATATACAATGAATCTCTATATATTATTTTTCTTTTTGTGGAACCGTAGGTTCTAGAAAACAAAGTTTTCAACTGCTACCGGCGAAGCCGGTGTTGTGACGAAGTCGCTAGCCGTTAGGCGCAACCCGACCCCCTCCCTTACTCGACTCCCTGAAAAGGAGGGGGTAAGGGGGAACCTTGGTTCCCCCTAGACGAAATCTTGTAGGTTTTTATGATGTATATGTAAATTAAAAATGGAAAATTTCATGTCATTTATTAACATAAACGGTTTTCTTATTCCATTCGTGTTCTCCCATATAAAATTAATTTGATCGTATTTTATTACGCACGTCTCGTTTACAAATCCTCTTGTGTCACCGGCACAGTTCCTTGGATCCACGCCGCCAAGGTATTGTCCGATTGCCGCAGCATCAAATACATAACCGAATACGTCGAAGTTCTCTGATACAAATTGAATCTCCTCGTTAGGTGAATTATTAGAAGGAAAGATTGGGAGATTTCGTATTACATTCGCTTTGGATCGAATATGACTGAAGTTCTCCATATCGTTCGAATTATAATCATAATTGTCTAGAATTCGTTTGAAAATGCTCGCCGACGGAATATACATTATGCTAGCTATATTTCGAGTTAAGCTATCAAATGGAATATATACGAATTGTTTGTCTAACCTATTTATAATTTCTATACAATTATAATAAATCAGTACGTCGTTTTCTAGATGAATAACGTCATCGATATTATACTGGTCCATAAATTCATAAATATAGAAAAAACGCATGGATGCCAAAGCCCAGAATCCGCCTCTGAAATCTTTATTGAGAGTAGTCTTCTCATAATAACTAAATGTATCATTTAACGCGTCTACATTTATGATCTTCACTCGTGTTTCATTGTTGTATTGAGCGAAGTGCGAAAGTAGTTGGGTGTTTGTTAATACATATATGTTCTCATGTTCTAGACGTAATAACTGCGCGATGTTTATAAAGATATATTCTTGTAGATTACCAACACAAACTAACACAATATTCATTACGATGCGGTTATTTGTGTGTTTGCCTCTATATACATTTGTAAACGCATATAAAAGTTGCATGGTACAATACACTAGACATAATGGCATCAGAACAGCCTTCGTTAATTACTGAATATTTACAACTATCGTCAAAATATGTATCCGAATATGGGAGTAAAACGATTTTACTCATGCAAGTAGGTGCTTTTTTTGAAATGTACGGTTTAAAAAAAGCGGATAGTTTGTTAAACGACGTTTGCCAACTATGTCAGTTAAATACATCTGATAAGAAAATATGTGTTGGAAAGGACGTTGTTGTTATGGCGGGGTTCCGAGACTATACTCTCGATAAATACATTGCTAAGATAACTGATGGCGGATATACAGCGGTTGTTTACGTGCAGGAGAAAAATGGTAAGACTATCACGCGGGTTCTTGATGCCATATATTCCCCTGGCACGTATATTTCTTGCGATACTGATAGTTCTCCTCAGATTACAAATAATATTATGTGTGTCTGGTTAGGGGGGTGTACCACCCCCCTAAAACCCCCTGTATCTTGTTCAAGTATTGCGCTAGCGGGGGGCGTGCGGGGGGCGGCAGCCCCCGCAAGGGGGCGTACGGGGGGTGGCAGTCCCCGTATGATATGTGGCGTTTCGGTTGTCAATATATTCACCGGCAAATCGCATATATTTGAATATGAATGTCCTTATTACATGAACCCAACGACATTTGATGAACTCGAGCGCTGTGTGTCTGTGTTCTCTCCAAGTGAAGTGGTTTTTATCTCGTCGCTAGATACATCGACTGTAAATACTATCATACAGTACGCAGGAATACAATGTAGTGCAATTCATCGCGTTGATTCGGAATCGGAAAAAGCCGCCAATTGCGCGAAACAAACGTATTCGAGACACATACTCACTAAGCTCTTTGGTGAAGAGGCTTATTCAGTGTGCTCTGAGTTTAATGATTACGCTATGGCAACACAGTCATTCTGTTATTTATCAAATTTTATACAAGAACATAGCCCAGGTCTAGTAAATAAAATCACAATCCCTTCGTTTAATAATATGAGTACGCGTATGGTTCTCGCAAATCACACCTTGAATCAATTGAATATTATTGGCGGCAATATGTGTGTCTCTACTTTTATGAATAAATGTCGAACCCCTATGGGTAAACGTTTATTCCACGAACAGATTACAAATCCGACATTCAATGAAGCTTGGTTGGAATGTGAATACGAAGCGATTGAAATGTTCCTTGCAAACCCACATTTCATTGACTTATTTCGGAGTCAATTCACGGCTGTAAAGGACATTGAGAAAATGTTAAGGCAATTAGTTCTTCGCAAATTATATCCCACGTCGATCGCGCATTTGTATAACAGTATCTGTATTATACAACAAATTGATGTCTGTCTATACGAGAATCCGGAAATACGCAACTACCTTTGTCAGGGGGCGGCAGCCCCCCTGAGACCCCCCGCAACCCAAGATTTTAGTAAAACTATTACTGACGACTCCATCGCATTTGGGGGGCGTGCGGGGGGCGAAGCCCCTGCATCCGCATCCGCATTGATCGCATTCCTAGAGACAAATTTAAACATAGAACTATGTAAAGGCGTCCAATCATTACAAACATTCGGACAGAACATTATTCGCCCTGGAATATCGCCTGAGCTAGACACGATGATCGAGAGACAGAATAATAACATTAAAATATTAGATGGAATACAGAGCTATTTTTCTAAGCTTCTCATGAAAGATGAATCTGATGTAACCGAATACATAAAGAAACATGAAACTGAGAAATCATGTGTGAGTCTACAACTCACAAAGAAGAGAGCGACAATGTGTAAAAATATAATCAATACTGATGATAGCATTATTAACATCCATGGTGCAACATTCCGATTATCTGATGTTAAATTCGCAAATGTCGCAGCAAATATGGACGAAATACAAATTCCTATTTTGGCCGCAGTAACTAAAGATATATATAGATTGAATGACGAAATCGACATCCAAATTGCGATCGCATATAATCAAATACTCAGCAAATTGGAGAACAACTGGTACGAAAATATCGAAATGCTTTGTAAATATGTGGCGCGTGCAGACGTAATACAATCGAAAGCACATATCGCACGGACTTATAAATATTGCAAACCTGAGATTCATAATGACGCTGAGAAATCGTTTGTAGAATCAGAAGGACTACGTCACTGCCTTATAGAACACATACAAACTAATGAATTATATGTTACAAATGATCTACATGTCGGTAGCAAATCACAAGATGGAATTCTCCTTTACGGGACCAATGCTGTCGGAAAGACTAGTTTGATTCGGGCGCTAGGCGTTTCTGTAATTCTGGCGCAATGTGGTATGTACGTTCCGTGTTCTCGATTTGTATATAAACCATACACTGCGATTTATTCACGCATATTGGGGAACGACAATCTGTTTAAAGGTCTTTCCACGTTTGCAGTCGAGATGTCCGAATTGCGTATTATTTTGAAGATGGCAGACGAGAACAGTCTAGTTCTCGGCGATGAGGTTTGTTCCGGTACAGAGACCGAATCAGCCCTCAGTATATTTGTAACTGCTCTCATGCAGTTGTATTCCAAAAAGGTTTCGTTTATCTTTGCCACGCATTTTCACGAGATTATCAAGTTCGACGAAATAAGAAAACTGGATACTATGGTTTTGGCACACATGACTGTCACGTTTGATCGTGAAAATGACTGTCTAATATATGACAGAAAACTCAAGATGGGTCCGGGAAATCGTATGTATGGATTGGAAGTATGTAAATCTTTATATTTGGAAGAGGATTTCCTAACGAAAGCATATGACATAAGAAACAAGTATTTTCCAGAGAATAAAGGTGAGTTGTCACATAGTACATCTGTTTATAATGCAAAAAAAATACGTGGGTTTTGCGAGATGTGTAAGGCCGAACTCGCTGAGGAAACGCACCATATAGCTCAGCAAAAGGACGCAACGGAGGATGGTTTCATCGGATCCTTTCATAAAAACCACCCAGCGAATCTAATGTCAGTTTGCGAGAAATGCCACGACCAAATACACGCAGAACCTGACACAAAGATACGTCGTAAAAAGACTACCAAAGGTTATAAACTTTCTGCTTGATTTTGTAATTCCATCCATAGTTTTCCAAGCATATTTTTACCAATTACCTCTATTTTACCATCTACTACAATCCCCTTTCCTTCCCATAATCTAGTTCTAACTTTTTCTTCGCTGCACCTCATAGCAGGATGTATTAATACCTTACCCATACTCTTACGCAGATCATTCCTTACTTCCTCATAATTTTCAAATTTATACTTACATATTTCTCTTTGAACTTCAACACCCAAGTTATACCATAATTCCAACTCCTCTTTACTTAGAATAAATTTCCTACCCATCTTTTTCACTATACCACCATCCTTTTCACAATTACCTTTCAAAAATCTATTTCCATATTCCAACAACTCTTTTTTTCTATTTGCATCCTCACATAATCTACCAACTCTAGTAAACTTTTCTCCATGAAAACAACACTCCCCACTGTCATATGTTCTTACATTACCATCTTCATCTACAATCCTCACTTCACACTCCCAAAAGTTACTCAAACTTCTACACTCCTCCTTCTTATAGAAGAAATTCATTATTAATAGTTTACTCATTTTTATTATAATTGTTTGGTTTTTATAATCCGTTGCGTAAATCAATTTTGCGTGATTTTTTGTGTTGCACTTTATTTCTGTATTATATATATATACAATTTATGAATAATATAATTATAATGCCCGAAACAGCAGACGAAACGTTGAAACTAAAAAATAAAATTTCAACTGCATCAGACGAGTTGGAAAAACTCAGTCTCGCTTTCGACACGCAACCACCCGAAACTGCAAATAAGTTCTACAATCGCCGATGGGATGTAATAGATGCCAAACAGGACGAATTTAATGGATATTACTCTGAATTATCGGAACGCATAAAAAACCTCAAAGAATGCAAGCGATTAATAGCAAAAAACAATGAAAGTTTAAAGGAATTAAAGAAAAAAATGAATAAGGTACTGATACAAGGGACAACTTTAGAAGGACTTACAAAAAAACTTATTTTGGATAATCCAGATATATATAAGGGCGAAATCGATAAAAAGCAAAATAGAACGCTTCGATTTGTATTAGGAGTTGAATCGCCTCCGTCCCCAACGAAATCCAGATCCACGTCCCCTCCAAAAACCAGATCTAGATCCCCATCCAAAGGTGGTAGAACAAAACAAAAACGCACATTAAAACGACGTTAGTTACGTATACTTATCAATTATGTACTTACTGAAAAGGGTTAATTTGTCATCTTCGTCTTTGTAATACAAATGATCTATCCAGTTCGATGAATTGTCTGGTAGGACAGTTACTTCTTTTGATACATAATAGTAGTCATCCACATGGGGCATATAGCATGTTAAATATCCGCGGCTGTCAATCTCTAATTCCTGTAGGTAATTCATGTTACCATTATCCATGAGAATTCCAAACGCACATTTCTCTATTGTTGCCAAATAGTCTAGTTCACGGCGCAGAATATGTAAATCGAGTGCCATTTTTGATATTATATTATTTACATTATATCAAATAAAAATCAATTTTCTAATAATCCTCGATTCGTTCATATTCGTGCGTTTTGTCATTTTTACTCCTAACGTAATAAGTAGTTAACCCAAATGTCATTATTAAATCTGCTAGAATTTCTATAAACAGCATATCAACCTGTGACATTAGTATATTCATATACATAAAAAAATCAAACCAGTTGTATATTGTGTATATAAAAGATAGTTCATATGATTGATGATAAGTGATTTTGGTCTTATTTGATTTGTCTTGTATTGTATTGATTATAAATGGTTGTAGTATATTATGATTGAGTGTTCTTATACCACTATTGATAAAACAAAACGAAACTACCGCTGTGTACTTTTCGCCGGTGTCAATTGCAATGCTGAATATATGTAGATTTTCATTTGGACCTATTTGGAAAATGGGAATATTCCTGTCATTTGATACTAGTACGCCCATAAATAATACAATTATTCCGATCCAAATTGCTATGAGTCTAGATACTCTAGTTTCGGTGGTGAAGTTCATTATTATTGTATGATAGAGAACCTTTATCTGTTATTCAGTTAATTATAAAGTGGCTAAGGTCCGCTTGCAAAACCATTAGCTCGACACAGGGTAAATTGAATATCTGTATAAATAATGTTTTCAAAATATTTTTTAACTATCCAGCCTACATAGTGTTCTCCAGCAATCCTACCCACGTTCTTTCTGTAGTCTTTTGTTTCATCAAATCTAAACCCATAATCTTTACATTTTTTAAATGGTACAATTACAAATGTGTCATTTATTCCAAAAACAGATTTGCATCCCCAATGCTCTCTTGGCGCAATTATACTATTTTCAACCATATTAACAAAACTTAAATCAACGTCGCTCATTAGGTAACAATCTGGACGCATATAGATAATATAATCATATTCAACACCAGAATTCAAGCACATCATAGTTACTGATTTTAAACTTACCATGCTATATAATCCAGATTTTACTAGATGAGGATACCATTCGATTGTTGTATGGCCGCCATACTTATCAAAAAGGTCTTTATACCAATACTCACTTAGATTGTCATCTATGTACTTAATCAGATCAGTTTGATCTTCGACTTCGTATTTTTTAAATTTATATGGAGTGAAATCGTATGTTGTGTTTGTGGGATGGATCCAAGTATGCATATATTTATCATATTGTATATTATTTTCGTCAAGCTTTTGATACAAATGTTTAATATGCGTTTCAAATGTCGTAGAAAGTGTTCGTACAAGACCCCAGTGACATATTGCAACGCGCGTCATTTAATACAACACAACGGCCGTAAGGGTTTATATATTTTTAAGGTAAATTAACTTTTACATCACGTAGCTTTTCTCTTTAAGTAGTAAAAACAATAAGTGTTGGAATTGTTGGGAAGACCATCATTATTAATAGGTTCAAAACTTTTTTGGACATTTATAAAATGTCCAAAAATTAATTATAGGAAACTCTATAAAACCGAGTTTTCTAAAAAACTGGGTTTACAGCATAATGCTTTACTTTTGTAATTCCATTAAAATTTTTGTTAGCATAATATTTTTACATAAATTCAGGTTCGTTGTATTTAGGCATTTAATTTGTCATTCATATTTAGTGACAAATGATGACAGAAAACAAGCCAAAAAATGCCGCAGAACATAAATGTGAAAAGTGTGACTTCAAATGCTTTAAAAAAAGTAATTATAATTTACATTTACTAACAGCAAAACATAGAATGATGACAAATGATGACGCAAAAATGCCAAAAATATCCTCACCATATGCGTGTGGTTGTGGAAAACAATATAAATACCGACAGGGCTTACACGCTCATAAGTTGAAATGTGATAAACTTTCAACCCGACCGGACAGTGAACGACTCGTTTTAGACTTGATGATACAAAACAAAGAGCTTATGGATTTATTGGTATCACAGAATAACGAGCACAAAGATTTTATGAAGATAGTTACAATCGCAAATCCAGTTAGTGTGAATACAAATAACACAATAAATAACAATCAAAAATTCAATATCAATTTGTTCCTGAACGACCAGTGCAAAGACGCAATAAACTTCGCAGATTTTATTAAAAATATAGAAATTTCGCATCAAGACTTAGAGAACAACGCACAGCTTGGTTTTGTAAATGGCATTTCCAAGATCTTCATGGATAATCTAAAACAACTTGGAGTCAACGAGAGACCTATCCACTGTACGGACGCCAAGCGCGAAACCATGTATATCAAAGATGAGGACAAGTGGACGAAAGAACCTGACGATTCAAAGTTGCAAAAAGCAATACAGACTGTCTCTTATAAGAGTATGGGAAAATTACAAGAATGGAAACAAGAGAACCCCGAATACCAGAATGTAGATTCAGATTTCTCAAAGAAATGCTTGGATATGCATAAAAATACACTTGCTGGAAGCGATCGTGAGGTATACTATCCCAAAGTGATCCATGTCCTTGCCAAGGAAACTATGGTAGACAAGTAATTCTTTAAGTATAAAAAACAATAAGTGTTGGAATTGTTGGGAAGACTATCATTATTAATAGGCTCAAAACTTTTTTGGACATTTATAAAATGTCCAAAAATTAATTATAGGAAACTCTATAAAACTCGGTTTTCAAAAAAACTGGGTTTACAGCATAATGCTTTAATTTTGCAATTCCATTAAAATTTTTGTTAGCATAACAAAAAACGCGAATTCGGTTCTTTAGCCGGAAAAATTTGTTGGGATTATATAAACGAACAAAGACCATAATGGAAAAAAACAAATTTTACTGTGAAAAATGTGACTTTTCTGCTGCGAAATTATGTCACTGGAAAGACCACAATTTAACAAAAAAACACCTTTACAAATCCCAACAAAAATTTCCGGCTCCCGAATATTATTGTGAGTGTTGTGATGTAAGATGCTCTCATATTTCTATATTTAATCGACATACAAAAACTAAGAAACATATGAAAACGGCCGAGGCCGCAAATATTTCCGGCAAAGCACCAGTTACAGAATCTGCGTATCTAGAAATTATTAACAGCTTAATACAAGATAATCGACGCACAATGGATGATAATCAAGAATTGCGAAATTTCATAATAGACCAATCCAAAACAATAGAGAAAGTAATGGAGAATAATACAGAAATTATGAGTAAAGCGATCGAATTATGCAAACCAGTTAATAACAGTACAGTAAATAATAACCAGAAATTTAATATTAATATATTCCTGAATAATGAATGTAAAGATGCCATAAACTTTGCAGACTTTGTAAAAAACATCGAGATTTCATATGAAGATCTAGAGAACAACGCACAACTAGGTTTTGTAAATGGTATTTCGAAGATATTTCTGGATAATCTGAAACAGCTGGGCGTAAACGAGCGACCGTTTCATTGTACCGATGTTAAGCGTGAAACCATGTACATCAAAGACGAGGACAAGTGGACGAAAGAACCTGATGATTCAAAGTTGCAAAAAGCAATACAGACTGTATCTTACAAAAGCATGGGGAAACTCATGGAGTGGAAACAAGAGAACCCCGAATACCAGGATGTAGATTCCGAGTTCTCTAAGAAATGCTTAGATATGCATCGCAATACGCTAGCGGGCAGTGATCGCGAAGTTTACTATCCCAAAGTAATTCATGTCCTCGCCAAGGAAACTATGGTTAAAAATTGATGTATATTATTTTATTATTGAAAATAAAATAACAATGAATATGATAAGAATAGGTTTTAAAATATGCTACGAAACAGAGACCATCGTTTATGAGATTCCAGGGCATTGGACTACTGAATATACATTTCACAAGATTCGTGACAATCTGTGTGAGGACTTTGATATTCCAAACACATTTCATATTGTCCCTGGACCCGGACTTCAGACCGCGCAACACGTCGGATATGCAGAGGATCACCCACCAGTTGAAATGCGCGCAGATCAATCGATGACACAATACTGTAATCCAAACGAGATGAACGTATTTTATATAAGGTTTTTGGAAGAACCTACATTTTATGGTAATAATATAAGACAATTAGAACACGTTAACTAGGACAGTTCCCGTAACATTTGCCTTGGTAATAGTAATAATCGCGATTTAAAACACTAATATCGCTATAGTTTGATTTCATAGAAGGCCCTGCTTCATTACCTGTTACGCATTTAGAACCTCCGAGTAGAACACAACAAGACATAGAAGCACATGCGTCTTTTCCGATCTTTCCACACTGTGTTTCCAATTCCAGTTTATTATTTTTATTTGCTTCGCAGAATCCACCTTTTGCGGCTGGTAATACCAAACCGTGATCTACAAGTTGTGCGCTGTCATTATAACTAGTGGTTCTACTCAAATAGACCGAATCCTCATAATTTGGAACATAAGGTGACGGGCTGTATCTAAAATATGAGGAGTCGTTATAGCGCGGAGTTGTTGTAACCGCTTTGTCCCATGGTAATGAGGCCACTATATTTCCAGACGCATCTTTAACAGGAACTGTAATGGTTGTATCCTTGGCTCTAATATCTTCAGCGCTTTCGTGATATGTAACGTCAGTTATATTTGCATTATAGGCAGAATCGGTAGTCTTGGTGATAACAGCCGGAATAGCCTTAACCTTATTATCATAATCATCAATTGCTAGAGCTAAATCTACAAAGACTTTCCTCAAACCAGCGGGTGTGTGATCTTTATATAATTTATCATAAATCCGAGCGACCTCGGGTTCAGACAATTCAGGCACCTTGGATAAAGGGTCTATTTTTTGTCTAAAATATTCGATTTGTTTTCGGATCTCAAGTTTTTCGGCGTAGTCCGGGATTTTAAGATTCATAATCAGCGCATCGATATCTGCGGCAGTTATTGCCAATAAGCCTGTATCTTTATTTTTAGTAGTGTCCCAAACCTTAGAATACAATTCTGCCGATTTGGCAGCAGAAATGTCTCCGATTCGGTTAAAGAACGCAATCGTACTTAACAGTTTTGTCTTATCTGTATCAGATACACTTCCAGAACTCAACATAGCATTTATATTCGATGTTTCATTTGCATAAACTTCCGGAGTAACTAAAGTTATTAGATCTGCTAACGCTTTTTCAACCTCTTTCTTTATCCTCGCCTCTATCTCGGTAGAAGTTTCCTTTGGATAAGATGGTTTAAGCATTCCTTCTATAGACTCCGGCTTAATAAGTCGGTCTAATAACACTTGTATTGTTTTTTTTTGATTTTCGTCTAATGTTCCTTTATATGTACGCATTGTAGTGGTATTTGTAGGCATCTTATCATAATCCGTTACATATACGCAATCTGGGTCAGATTCTGAAACATCGCACGTCCGATTTGTGTTTTTATTTACAAGTTTAGTATCCTTTCCTTGGAAGTAGTTAATTTGTTTAACTACCGGGTCGATTAATTGCAAATAACTTGAAAAAATTGTCTTCGTGTTTACATATCCTTCTCTTTTACGGTAAGCGATGATTGCTAAACCAATTATCAATATCAAAAATAATAATATCAATCTGTTTAGTGTCATTATACATTATTGTAATATATTTTGCAAAATTGAAAACAATAATAATAATATAAATATATGCTATACTACATACACAATGATTATTCCAGTAAAATGTTTCACTTGTGGCGAAGTGCTTGCGGACAAATATAGATATTTCCAAGAGCGCGTTCGCCAACTAAAACTGAGAGATGGCGTACAGGCTGATAAGATTACTTACTTGACAAAAACAAATGTAGACAAAACTCCAGAGGGTAGTGTCTTAGACGACCTTGGTCTAGATAATCCTTGTTGCAGGCGACACATGTTGACTCAGGTTGATATTGAATAAAATATCCATATTATATATAATACGATGACTGGTAGAACACAAAAGAAACGTCAGGGAAAAGGAAAAGTTAGTAAAAAAACGGGACGTAAGAGCATGAAATCGGCGCGCAAGAGCAGGAAATCGCAGACCGGAGGTTGTGGTTGTTCCAAACCGTCTTTGATTGGAGGAACTAATAATTTAGGATCGCTTCCTATTCGATACTATTACCCGTATAACAAAAATCCCGATTATTTAATGGAACCAATCACCGGCGGTAAGAAGAAACGTCCGAGAGGTGGTGGGTTATTAGGCGGTATATATTCATTTGGTTCGGTCATAGACTTACAAAATGCGAGTCAATTGGTCGGCGCTCAATCGCTCACAGAAACGTCGGTATTAGATCATCCGGCTGCAAAAGTTTTTCAAGAAAACAACTTAGTGGCAGTCTAATATTTTTTCTACCGCATTTGTATATCACATGCCCGGATTAACACAATTATGCACCCCTGCGTCCGTATATTTCACAATCTCCATAATATTCTTAATAGTTGTTTTTATTCAAAATTATGGCAATGTAAATAAGTATTGTTTAGGCGTACAATCGTGTAGTGTATCAAGCACATACTTGGTCTTCGCAATCAAATTAGTTTATGTTCTATTTTGGACGTGGATTTTAAATTTGATGTGTAATGCGGGAGCATCGGGTATTGCCTGGTTCCTGGTTCTCATCCCGTTCATAATAATGTTCTTGATGTTGAGTATGATGATGGTATCGAAACCCATCCTTATTGGCATTGTGGCTTAGCGAAACTCATGTTTATTATATATATCAGGAATATATATAATGAATACTACTAGAAAGAAGCGTAATATACAGGGTGAAATAGTAGAGGTTGTGGAAGGTTGGAAAAAAATCAGAGTGTATGGTAAACCATTTGAGCGAGGTTACGCTCATGGGTTTTTACTTTCGAAAGAGTTGTCCGAAGTTAAACGTTCACTTCCATTTCTAATCGTCGAAATGATGAAAAGGGATCTATCGGAATATATGAAATACTGTAAAGACGTGATTTCCCCAATTGTAAAGAATAGCTATCCGGAATATTTTCAGGAACTACGTGGAATATCGGCTGGAGCGCGACAAGCAAACGTTAGTATTTCTGTCGCATATCTCATCGCTTGGAATTCATATTTGTCACTTTATCCGAGAAATATTACTCCAAATAGATGTAGCGCATTTATAGCAACCGGAGATTCCACAGAATCTGGTGAAATTGTGATGGCGCATAATACTCATACGGAGTTTATATCAGGAATGTTTTTGAATATTGTTATGAAGATTGAACCTGAGAAAGGGCACGCGTTTACAATGCAAACTAGTCCAGGATACATAGCAAGTTCATCTGACTGGTTTATTTGTTCGAACGGCATAATCGGGTGTGAAACTACTATTGGAAAAGTTAATTTTGAACCAGATTTTAAAAAAGGTCATCCTTATTTTTGTAGAATACGCAATGTAATGCAATATGCAAATACGTTAGACGAATGTAGTGAAATGATGCTAGAAAAAAACGCTGGTGATTATGCGTGCTCTTGGTTATTTGGTAATATAAATACGAACGAAATAATGATTCTTGAATTGGGATTGGATATACATAACATTCAGAAAACACAAAATGGAGTGTTCTATGGAAGTAATTCCGTTATGGATTTCAAGTTACGTAGTTTAGAAACTAATGATTATAGCCACACCGACGATTCTACAAGTGTAGGTGCAAGAAATAATCGTTTGAATCACCTATTGAACGAGGAGTATTATGGAAAAATAAACACTACGATTGCGAAGCGTATTTTAAGCGATCACTATGATACGCTACTTGCCACTAATAAAATGACATCACGCACCATATGTAAACATTCCGAATTAGACCATCTAACAGATTACAAACCTGTCGGGGGTACCGACGGTAAAGTTGTAGATTCTAAAATGGCAAAAAAGATGGAATTCTATGGCAGATTCGGATCATCGTGTGGCAGAACCTTCAATGCAAAGACACATTTGCAAGAACATCCGCAACACAAAAAATGGGCGCCATACTTGAAAGACATACCGAAACATAAGTGGGTTCGATTATAGACAATCTGATTCAACCATTTCCTTTACCAGTTCATCGAACGTACATTTGGGAGTCCAACCTAGGATAGTTCTCGCCTTGGTGCTATCGCCCAATAATTCCTCTACTTCTGCTGGTCTGAAATATTTATCGGATATGAAGATCAGTTCTCTACCCGTATTGGCGTCATATCCAATCTCGTCTGTTCCGCTACCTTTCCATTGAATATTGAATCCTTTCAATGCAAAGGATTTTTCGACGAATTCACGCACTGTGTGAAATTCATTGGTCGACAATACGAAATCGTCGGGTTTGTCCTGTTGTAGCATTAACCACATACCCTCGACATAGTCCCTTGCATGCCCCCAATCGCGCTTGGCATCAAGATTTCCGAGAACCAATCTGTCTTGCTTCCCTTTAAGAATGTTACAGAGTGCAATCGTTGCTTTTCTCGTAACGAATGTCGGTCCTCGTCTCGGACTTTCATGATTGAAAAGTATACCCGAGCAGGCATACATACCATATGCTTCGCGATAATTTTTAGTAATCCAATGTGAATATAATTTAGCAACTCCATATGGAGACCTCGGATAAAATGGAGTATTCTCATTCTGTGGAACCTCAACTACCTTTCCATATAACTCGGATGTTGATGCCTGATAAAAACGAGATATATGTGACAGTCCAGTACTACGTATAGTATTTAATAGTCGGAGCGTGCCAAGTGCATCAATGTCTGCTGTGTATTCCGGAATCTCAAATGAAACCTTTACGTGACTCATTGCACCAAGATTGTATATTTCGAACCGATTGCGTGTATCGGTTAAGTCAGAAAAATACTTATTCTTGATTTCATTTATTATATCCAAGAGACAAGATGTATCTGACAAATCGCCATAGCGCAAGTTTAATCTTGGTTCGTTGTATATATGGTCTATGCGACTTGTATTAATAGACGAAGAACGTCTCACTATTCCCCACACTATATACCCTTTGTCGAGTAGCAACTCACATAGGTAACTGCCATCTTGTCCGGTACAACCCGTTATTAGTGCTACCTTACTCATATCCAAATAACACGCATACTTCTTTAATTCTTTTCTGAAAATTGATATAAATATGTACCGAATTAATATACACCAATACGCATTAAAATATGAATCCATCAGTTTCGAATCTACTAGAAGAGGGCAACGTTTTGAAGTTTACTCTCAGCGGACTAAATGTCAGTTTAGCAAATGCCGTGAGGAGAATTATATTATCAGAAATACCAGCCGTCGTAATAAAGACGGAGACCTACCAGGACAATCAATGTACGATTAAAGAGAACACTTCTAGGTTGCATAACGAGATCCTAAAGCAACGTTTAAGTTGTATACCGATTCATATGAAGCTGGATGAGCTTGACATTTTGCCAGGAAAATATATATTGGAAATTGACGAGAAAAATGATACCGATGCACTCAAGTATGTGACGACAGAACACTTCAAGATTAAAAACAAGACGAGTGGTAATTATTTGACAAAGGAAGAGACTAAGAAGATCTTTCCGCCGAACAGGAAGACGAATTATTATATAGATTTTGCTAGATTGCGCCCCAAAGTTAGCGACACCATACCAGGCGAGTCACTGAAACTCTCGGCCGAGTTTTCCATAAGCAATGCCCGAGACGAAAGTACGTTTAATGTTGTGTCTAAGTGCGCCTACGGAAATACGCCTGATGTAACTAAGGTTAAAGAACAGTGGGAAGAACACGAGTCTAAATTGAAATCGCAGGAGGTACAGAGCAGTGACATTGAATTTCAAAAGCGCAACTTTTACATACTGGACGCGCAGCGATATTTCGTTCCTGACAGTTTTGATTTCGTAATTCAGACCGTCGGTCCATATGAGAACAAAGCGATTGTTAAAATGGGTAATAAGATACTGGTGGATAAGTTCGAGGAATTGATCCAGGAAATAGACTCGGATTTGATTGAGATTCTACGTAGTGAGACCACTGTAGATTTCTCCTATGATATTATATTGAAAAATGAGGATTATACTATTGGGAAAGTACTGGAGTACATTATGTACGACAAACATTATCAAGGAGACAAGACACTTTCATTCTGTGGGTTCAAGAAGTTCCACCCACACGACGTGACTAGCACGGTTAGAGTGGCATTTAATGAATCTACCGACAAGACAATCGTTAAACAGCGTCTGCGTTCAGTTTGCGTAGATGCAAAAGACATTTTCAAGAAAATCGGTGATATGTTCTAGGAGAGGAACCAAGGTTTTTGAAAACGGAGATTTCAACTGAAATTTGTGTTGTGGTCTGTAAAAATTGATTTCACCAATCCGTCCATTTTATAAATAACACTTAAAACTTAACTAACATGACGACCATCACATTTTACGACGACATTGATAAGATTCGGGGGCAGGGGTATTTGGATATGGGGCAGCAGATGACCGACGAAACATCGGTATATAAGACGTTGAACGACACCATCATTACGCGAGAGCAGCTTACTGAGCCCAAGACGATTGCGACCATTGCCGACGCGTACTACGTGGCCGTAGGTGGTATGGCCCGGATCCTAAACTATTCGTATCGCAGCAACATCAATATGAATAGTGTCGGCGACCAACTAACGCAGGTGACTGTGCGTAGGCATGAGATCGCGATGATGCGATTGTTCTCGGAAATGAACGCAACACGCCTCAAGCTCAGGCCACTCATTCTCCAGTGCGCTGAGGATCCGAAGGTGAAGGACTATCTAGACCGTGTAGAGCAGGGTACCTTTAAGTCGCGTCGGATTCTGCTTCTCAGTCAGTGTCTGGACCATATAAACAACGTGACTTGGCAGTATAATATTAGTATTCCGGACGTGATGGATGATAATGAGATTGTGTATCTATACGATAAGCTACTGGGAGAGAATTATGGGAAGAAGGTTCCCGAAAACATTGGACGTATAATGTATGCGTGGGATACGGTGATAGATGAAGATGATGCGCCCCCGTAGTGGGCTTGTAAAAAAATGTTGTAAATATGTATATATTTTTTATGTATACATATAAAAAATAAAATAATATGCTTTTTTTACTGTTAAGAACATAGGTTCTCCAAAATCCATATTAATGATATTCACACATAAAGGGAGGGGTAGCGCACAAGATGAAAACTTCGTTTTCAAAAACCTAGGATTCCTTATCTTACGTAGCCTATGAGCGGAGAGCGCATACAGGTCTCAACATTCTTTATGAACTTGTCTTCATTATTATAATTACTTACGACTGACACATGCAATAGGTCAAACCGATCGCGAGGATCGTTATCCAATGTCTCAAACTTATATTCTGATGAACTGAATTCGGGACTTTGGATGTGGAGACGGCACCGATGCATTTCAACAACGGTCTTTTTTTCCTCTTCAGTTGCCGCGCGATTCATGCATGCGCTGATTCTATCGGCAAATGCCGAGTCGTTCACGCGCTCTAGCAAATACCCGGCCAACTTCACTCGCATCTTATGTAACGAGGACAAGGCCCGGACCGCAGTAATCTTTAGTTCATCATCGCCGTTCCTATTTACGTATTCGACGCTATGTTGGATAATGGCAACGGTGACACTTAGAGTATTCGCATAGCACTTATATAGTAAGTTGTCTGTTAGAGTGTCGGTCCAATCCATCTCCAAGAGCTCTGCATAGAGTACGTAAGCGTACACGACGAACTTCCTTGCATCATGCTGAGAAACCAGTGTCTCATGCCATTCAAAATACTTGTCTTCGTCGAGAGTTAGAGATGCCATCTTTTGTCTTGGTTTGTGGTGTAAATAACTAATCCAACATAGATAAGTAGAATCAATTTTACAAGCTTCACAATAAAAAATATTTTTATGTTATTTTATTATTAATTATATCTAGGATCTATCTACCTACAACGATGGGTATTTTACGTCAACCTCCGTTTTAACAAGTGCTATGTCTGTTTCCGGTCTGAGTATGACAACAAACCTAAGTGTAGTGTTATCATTAATATCGGAATAGCAAGGGTAACACGTCCTCCATGTCGTAACACCTTTGTTGGTTCCGTAAGCAGTAGGTACTTTTTCAATGGCCTGTTGCAAGGATGCTACGCCCCTCTTGTTATTAAGCGAAGTCTCGACAAAGCCGAACTCGTTCTTATCAGTTTTTCTATATGCGTACCCAAGGATTTTGCAAACCGATTTAACGGTGAGTTCGTCTGAATATACGCGATAGCGATCCTTGTCAACTCCACCTCCACTTCCATTTTTGGGTCTATTTCTTTTAACTTCGCGCATATCATTGTCTCCCGACATGTTTGCAATTTCACTCCTAGTAACGCTTACTACATCCATTCCATCGTTTTTCAAATACAAAGTGGCAGCAAACTTCAATACGAAATCCTCCTGCGCGGAAATTTTTGCGTCCATTTTCTCGCTGATAAACACGATTGGACGTTTATACGTTGCGTACTCGCGAATGTTTCCGAAGCACCGAGCTACGAGCTGGTATCCATCGTCCCCACTTGACATGTCCGGAATGACACCGTGACTGAAGAGAAACTCCTTTCCGTCAATCTGCGACGCAAACGTGATTCCCCTGCCGACGCATAATTGTCCGGTTACGGCAAACGGTTTCAGATATAGATGATGTTCGTAGTAGATTCGGTTCAGAGTTTTTGCGATCTCAAGGTCGTTATCTAGATATTCTGAAATGTCAATCGGCGGAGAGCGGTCGGCGAATCGAATCTCTTTGTTGACTCCATTGATAATCATAACGTTGAATCCACGTACGAGAAGTTCCTCGCATATCGTCTCGTGGCTGGCCCTGTTCTTGTCTCCGGGGCAAAACCACTTGGTACCAGGGACACACATATCAGCGTTCGAGTCAATAACGTTGATTAGGTGCTCTGCTGCATTACGTGCGTTATTCGAAAATTTCATGATCTTATGTGTCTCGGAGTATTTTACATACGCATCCGGGTGAGTGCATTCATATGCACGGACATTGCATGGAAGTTTAACAGAGAGTAGGTATCTATATACCGGCATCATCGTAGCAGTAACAAGAACAACATTCTGTACGAAGCCTTCGTTCATCTCCTGAATAGACCTAATATGTTTCTTCCAAACGCTCATACACGCATCGGCCTCATCTATCCAGATATTGATCTTTCTGTCAAACGCGTACTTGTTACGACCATTTAGCTTCCTGAGCTTTTCAACCAACGCGGCAACATGATTCATACGTGCCGCATTGGAGCAGCATATTATATTGTCGCACTTATCGTCAAGCACGTAGTCGGTGAATACGTCGTTGACTGAGAGGGTGCGCGTTCCGTTGGAACTTATCCAGGCAAGGGTTCGATCCACAATGGCATTCGCACTTTCACCGTCCAGACTTAGCGAGTCATCGTCCGCTACCTCATCATCATCATCGGATAGATCAGACATGTCATCAACAGCCGAACGGATTCTAGATGCGGTCTGCTTAGTAAGCAGCTTAGTGTTTGAAGTGAATATGATGTTGAGATTTTTGTCGTCACTTGACGTAGACGATGAAATCAACAAGTTCCACTTGTTTATGAGTTCCGTAATCTTACGGGTCTTTCCCGACTGTGCCGGGAGGTGAATCAAGCTTAGGTTAGATCCCATTTTGTTTGTGTTAGAGTTATGTAATAACCTATATGGTAAAAATAGATGAATCAATTTTTTTACAATCCAACAAAATAAATTGCATAGAAAACTACTTAAAGAAGTTACAAGTGTTACTTTGTGAGCGCGGATAATTCGAACTGTTTTGTTAGCTCAGCGTGGTAGAGCATCTGACCGTTAATCAGAAAGTCGTAGGTTCAAATCCTATACAGAACGTCAAATAAATCATAAAATAATATTATTATATGATTTTCTAGTTGAATGTCATTTTAATTCGATTGTTTCTAATAACAGGCGATTGTATCTTATAATATAAATACAATACATTGTCATGAGCGAACTCAGTCTTACATAAACCGCTTTGTAGCAAACGTTTTGAGAAATCTGCGTCTTCTTGAAAGTTGACGTCGATATATCCTATTTGTGTACTTATACTAGTTTTGATTAAGTTTAAATGATTAGGACATCTATAATATCCGTCCTTATCATCGTACCATTTATCATATTTTAACGAATGTATAAATGGTTTAATGTATTGGCCGTTTAAGAAATAATGGCCTGTTAGCTTCACACAATCATAATTTCCACCCGATCTAATTGCAGATTCGAATGTAGACAAATACACATCGCTGACGTCATCATCATCATCAACAAAACAAGAATATGTACCTTTAGCTCTTGATAATAGTGCGTTTCGTTTTGCACCAATAGTTATATTCTCGCTATCGTCGTATAATATCTCTACTAAAATGCCAACTCCTTTCTTCATTTCGACCAATCGCGCAAATAGCGAATCGAACATTTGTTTTCGCGCCGGAATCGTACATATGAGAATACTAACGTCCATATATACAATACGTTGTAATTTTATAAACGTACGAATACGTAAAATTGAATAATGTATGCTTAATTTTAAATACAGTTAAAATGAAGCTACTATGTTTTATGTCTTGTATTAATGCATATTGGGGAACATCAGTGGATGACGCAACTTGGAAAACTACTGTGGCGTTTGTGCCACCTGTTACGGGTGGGAAGGTTATAAAGGTATACGATGGCGATACAATTACGATTGCATCTAAACTGCCGTTCTCGAATTCCCCTGTATATAGATTTCCTGTCCGGCTAACTGGGATAGATTCTCCGGAAATAAAAGGTAAAAGCGACGCTGAAATAGCGCTCGCGAAACAATCGCGAGATGCATTGAACGATCTCATCTTTGGTAAGACCGTTCGATTGTGCGACGTAAGCACAGAAAAATATGGGCGTTTATTGGCGAATGTCTACGTAGATGGATTACATGTAAATAAATGGATGTTGGATAATAAATATGCAATTGAATATGACGGAGGCACCAAATCAAGACCTGTAAGCTGGGAATGATTCACAAAATTGAAATGTATTACAGTTATTTTTAATAATGGTATAATACACCTACAATATGGATAAACGTTTAAATAAGAGGATTGAGACATATGTTGTTAAGTTCAAGGACGACATACGTGACAAAATTAATGGGCTTGATTTTGCAGAGAAAGAAAAGTTGAGCGAGCTAATAGCGTTTGTTTACGATTATGAACGTCTAACGTTGAGTAAGGATGATTTTAGTAAGAGAAAGCGCGTAAAAAATTCAATTCCGGGTACCAATCGTTGCAGTGCAAAGCGAGCGAGCGGGGAACAGTGTACGCGTAGACGAAAGACAGATTGCGAGTTTTGTGGAACGCATTTCAAGGGAGCACCGCATGGGCTAATGACAACTGAGGAACACCCAGTTCAGAATACGAAACACAACGTCGACATCAATGCTGAAGACGTAAATGGCATCATACATCACATTGACAAATTTAATAATGTTTATAATACGGAAGATATTTTGAAGGGAATTGAGAACCCCAGAATCGTAGCCACATACAAGGCCGGAATCATTAACTATCTTTGATCTTCCTTACAATCGATTCCACTACGACCTCCTCTCGATTTTCGTTTATAAAACTGGATATTTCGGTAGCTTTTGATATATCGCCTTTGTAAAATTTTGATAATATGTCTAATAAAATCTTGCTTGTTATAGGTTTCTTGACATTTTTTTTTGAGTATATTAATTTACCATTATTAATGTCTACTTCATCTATTTCATTTGTTCTCATTATCTCCATTAAAACGGTCGATAACTTTTTTTGATCTTCTTTACGAGTTTGTTCTTCCTTTTTAAGTTTGCGAATTTCATTATCGAGACGTACCCAATCCTGTATAGTTTTGATAAGTTTATCTTTAGAATCCATTGTTAACTATATAATACGCATATATTTATATTATTTAGCATGTTTATTGGAAATGCTAGATTATTATATATAACGTAAATATAAAATAATGTTTGGACGAAATACAAGATCGCTTTCGTTAAATAATAACGGATTAATTATGCAAATGAGTTTTAGAGTTCCGGCATTGAAACAACCGCCACCAATCATTGAAATCGTACAGGAAACTCCGACTAAGAAACCCATGGTATGGGGAGAACCGACGTGGTTTTTCTTACACACCATTTGCGAAAAAGTGAAAAATGAGAGTTTCGGGATTGTTAGATCTGAACTATTGAAACATATTTATAATGTTTGTACAAACCTACCCTGCCCGTATTGTTCCGCGCATGCAAAAATTTATTTAAATTCAATTAATTTCAATGCAATTTCAACCAAACAGGAGCTCAAATTAATGTTATTTACATTTCATAATGTAGTGAACGTCAAAAAACACAATCCAGTTTTCCCGGTTGAAGAGTTGGATACCAAATATTCGAAAGCAAATACTCGGAATATTTTTAGACATTTTATAGTACATTTCAATGATACATACAGAAGTCCGGGCATGATAGCCGACGATCTTTTCCGTAAGCAGTTGTCTAAAGCACTGGTCGAATGGTTCAACACAAATAGTATACATTTTGATTAATACTTAAAGATTTAATATGTTATTATTTAAATAATGAAGGCATATGATTTTATTTCCGCTTTGTTTGCATTCACACAGTCACCCATTGGGACCTATTGTGGCTCTAAAACTGTTTTTGGGGAGACGATTAATGGCGTAGTTCGTTTTAAGTCACTTGACTTGCTCGATTTTGTTATTTCTGGTGATTTTACAATAGATTGTTCTGACGAATATTATTCAGTCGATGGTTCGAATGTAGTATTGCGCGACATTGGATTAGACGGAGATTGTACGCACGATGCGTTGACTGATAATCAAATAACATTGAATTCAATTACCTACAACGCACTATCTAATAAATTGGACGTTTCGGTTAAATACTCAATTGCTAAACTTGATATCGAACTAACACCTTGTGATGGAGTAGCGTCATTGATTTAGATTATCTAATTATTATAATTAAATAATTTCCCAGGACCCTTACTTTTTAGCTATTCTACAACGATAAAGAGTAGACGATGGACGTTTGCAAACGTTTTTATTTCCGATTCCATTGAAAAATTGCAACTCCGGATCAACACTGTCTATTATCAATCCCCACAGTATTCCGAATATTGTGCCTATAGAAAGCGATGCAAATAGCGCTATCGCTTTCGAACATTCATTTTTAAGATTCCAGACAATGTCAGCCACGATTAGTATCGGGAAAATAATGAACGTCGGTGAGTTCTGGTCTACAAGCTGGTATTTGAATATTATATACGAAAGATAAGCAAATGTAAATCCTAAAACGGTTTGGCCGATTGGCAGAGTAGGCATACCGTCGATTAAATTACATATAGGTCTTTGCTCTATACCAGCGGGTTGGTCTATCATCGATCCAACTACAAACAGATTTAGAAAGCATGCGAATAAAACTCCAGCTACATAAAAGATACCTTTCAAGTTTTGGTTAAAAATAGATTGAAGAATAAAGTAACATATAATTATGAATGGCGACAATCTCGAAAATAGATATGATAATGAAATAATATTAAAATCCGACATTATATAATTTATTGTTAGATAAAAACATGGTTGAATGCATCGCGAATGGTTGATAATTCTACGAACGTTATACCTTCGTTAATACCATATTTTTCTTGATATTCTACGAAATCCTTGTGGTTCTCCTTTGGGTAGAGAAACGTCTTAACTCCTGCGCGAACCCCTCCTGATATTTTGTACTCGAGCCCGCCTATTGCAGTTACATTTCCACGTAGATCGACTTCGCCTGTTATAGCTACTGTGTTATTTATTAATTTACCATTAAGTAGACTAAAGAACGCACACGCCGATGCAACTCCGGCTGAAGGCCCTTCCTTACCTACAGATCCTTCGGCACAATGTATGTGTATGCCGTGATCTTTTGTCAGTTCAAACGCCTTCGTTAATCTGTCTCTAACTTCGCTAGAACATAGGGACCACGCAAGCGTTTTTGCTACATTCATACTCTCTTTCATAACATCGCCTTGCAAACCAGTTAGTTTTAGCTCTAAAAATGTGCTTGATGGAAAGAATGATGCCTCTATCTGTATTATTCCTCCTCTTCCCATTTTGTTTGCATATAGACCGTTTACAATACCAACCATAGGGATTTTATGTATGGATTGTTCTGTTATTACTCGGTATTTTGATAGGTATTTATACACCAAATCCATCGTCATTTTAATAGGAATGTCGATAGTAGTTTCGGATTTTTTTAAGAGTTCTATGTTAAGTTCTCCATACAAGTCAAATATTATCTCCTTTAATTTGCGAACACCGGGTTCCATTGTGAAGGATATGATTATTTGCTTTATTACTTCGTCTGATATGGATACAATATCGACGAGTCCCATGCTTTTTGAGATATCTGGTATTATGTAATCTCGCGCAATTACTATTTTTTCGTCCGTTGTTAGGTTCTCGAATTTTATCCGATGAATTCGATCGAGCAATACTTTATCGATTGAGTCGGGATCATTGTATGAAAAAATAAATAAAGCCTTGGAAAGGTTTAATGGTACCCCAGGAAAATATCTGTCGTTTACCATATCGTTCTGTGTTGTATCGGTTATATGCGTGAGTATTCCATTTATTTCGCTCCCGTGTTCTTTGCTTATTTTGTCCGCCTCATCAAAGTAAAATATCAAATTCATGCATCCGGCGTCCATAACCGCTGACGAAATTGCGCCCCATGTTGAATTGAGATAAGTATACCCATGTCCTTCTAACATAGAACCGTTACAAGAACCACCTAGTGGAATGAATGCAAATGGACGTGGCGTCCCATCATCGTTCTTTAAACACTGAGACAATCCATATTTACCCAACGAAGTTTTTCCTATACCAGGAGAACCTTCAAATCCGAAACAGTGGCCTTTTTGTTCTCCAGTAATCCACTGACATATTATTTTTTTTAGTTGGTTTTTGGCATGTGTCTGTCCGTGTATGGATGCATCAAATACGTCGTCTATTTCTTTGAGTGACTTATCAAATGTTGTCAATTTTTGTCGAATTTTATCAATTTCAAAATTTGCCTGACGAATGTTAAACTGGTCTTGTTTTATAATTAATAACACGTCTATCTTTTTTAAAATACTACCGTTAGCAACGAACTTTTTAATTTCGCAAAGCTGTGCGTTTTTAGTTTTCAATTTATACCACTTGATAGACTTATCGTTTATATATTTTATAATTTCGCCAATTTGCGATTTTGTGGCACCGTCTACAATATTGTCTATGTTATTCAAGTGTTCTTTAATTGCAATCTCCATTTTGTCGATATATCCGTATATTTCCATGTTAGTGTAATGAGATTTATTTTGTATATATAGTATCGGTTTCATTATTTCAATCAGTTTTATGAAGTCAACGTTTATTAATTTAGTTGATTTTAATATCGGCTCCTCTCTATAAACGTCAAATGGGATCTTTAATAGACCCTCTAGGTACTGTCTTGCTTTACCATTAGAATCATCTGATTTATTCTTTATCTCTTTTAGCTTGGATATAGCCTTGTCCTTGATCGTGTCTGATACCCTCATTGCATACACTTGTTGTTCTAGAGAGATTCTATTAACATCATATTTGTGGGTAATTTGGTGTGTATAATTCATTGTGTATTTCATTGCGTCCTTGAAGTATTTTTTTACCATCCAAGGAAAACTATCATATATCATTGCTTGCTCGTTTGATTCTGTGCTGGTTCCAGTTATAACATCATAAAGTAGATATGTTATATATTTTAAATCACTGTCGTCAGTACAAGTAAGTAAATCGATCAGCGTGTTGCGCTGTTCGAACACGTCCATAGACGTAAACTTATTTATTGTTTTTTCCAGTTTGTCACTTCTTGTGGCAGCGGATAGTGATGTAATTGCCAGATTGCGTTTTATTATGTCATTATCTCCATAGATAAGTATGTCTTTTAATGATATTGTTTCTATTTGTCGAGTTAGAATATCAAGGTTACACATATTACTTTTTGAGAGTATTGCTTTTTTTCTAGAATTAACATATTCATTTTCCAATAAGTCTAGATTTACATCATCGGTTATGCCTGACATAATTATTGTTTTATGCGTAAATTCGCATCTGAATACAACCTTCATTCCGTAGACTTTATGATGAAATGCCGATATATTTTGTTCGCAATTGAGACACTCGAACTGTGGTAAACTTTCAATTGTAATTATATCATCTGTCATTTTATCTATACATAGTTTCGACGCTTGTGCCTTTGTATTAGTCGTACTCGCTAATACTTTAAAACCAATAGGATGTATGTATTTTCTTATAAGTTTGAATTTTGCTAACATATCAGGAGAACCCGAATATTCTAAAAACCCGGATCCAAATGTCATGTATATAAGATCATCAACGCATTTTGTACCAAAAGTTGACATAATTGCAGATAATTTATCTATTATAACTTGTAGCGAATCTATAATAGATTCTACAGGATCTACGTCTATTCTATCAAACGTTTCATTTGTTTTACTATACAAATCTCTCAATGATGTAATACATATATTTACCTCACTATTACTAAATATATTGTATTTTCTGTATAATTGTACGGATATTATAGTATCTGTTATAATTTCTCTCGCACGATAAATTCGATCTTTTATCAGATCGTTAATTTTTGTCTGGTCGTTGTCAGGGGTTAGTTTAATTTTAGCACACTTTACTTTTTTTTTTGAATTTTCGCTCATTTATACAATAATACTTTATATTTATATTAAATGTTTCATCTCTAAGAAAACTATTTATTGAAACAATATAAAATGTGGACTTGCATATATAGCAAGTATGACTATTCTTTTAATCAAGAGTTTAATATGGGGTGATGGCGAAAAGAAAGATGTTTTAGAGAACGTTATCGATGAGGACATAGACGAGGATGTAAAGAGGGAAGATGATGATAATGAAGGCGATGATGATAAGGAAGATGATGATGATAATGAAGGCGATGATGATAAGGAAGATGATGATGAGAATGAGAACGAATATGAAGACGAAGATACAGAAGATGAGACGCTAGAATACGAACAAATTCATTCTAAGTTTGAGGTTGATTTTTACAAGGAGATTCGGTATGTGTTAACAAGCTTTCAATTCCAGGTTATATTTTATTCGTACATGTCATTGGTTGCATTGTCTATGGCGATTACCAGTTATAACTGGAGTCTAGACGAATCTTATATGACAACTCAAACTCTACCTTTTTGTGAAAACCCATTTTCAGTAACTCCATTTATATCACAAGGGGCGTCGGCAATTGCGCATCTGCCATATATACCTTCTTTACTTCTTGGAATTAGTTATTTCTCACCAGAGATGTGCGAAACGTTAAATCCTGAGTGTAATTCATACGCGCGCGATAATCGGTTATTTTTATGGATCCAGTTTGCTCTGCAGTTATTCACATCGGTTGTTAGTCTAGATACCAGAGCTTTTCTAAGTGATGAGATTTCAATTGCATTATCTTATATTCTACTTTATAATTTCTTCAATCTGACAACACCAAATGTCTCGAAGAATACGATCGATACCCAATCCGTTAGTTTAGTAATTGCGCTTTGCGCTTCTGGATTTCTAGCAGTTGGATTACTACCGGTAATATTGGTAGGGTTTATTCTTGCGATTTCAGTTGAGTTTATTATACCAGGCTCATTTAGTTTGCTAACCCAGAAAGGGCGATTAATTTTACTTTATTCATTTTTGACTTGCATGGTTTCTCTCTTGATTGAGACTATCAGTTGCGTTAGCGACGACTGCCCCTGGCATGTCGTATTTAACTTGCTGTTTTGGCAAGTCCTAGGTAGCGTAGTTGATGTGGTAATTCTAACTCCTCGGCCAGGACATTTATTGCTTTTGGATGATTTGTAAACATTAATATTATAATTATAAAATAAATATAATTATAAATTCTCTTTTTCCATTAGACGTACACATTTATTATAAAAATGTTATGTTAAACAATATAAAACTAATACGACGTATTATAAAGAATGGGAATCCCAAGTTATTTCTCGCAAGTTATAAAAAACTATCCGAGCATTGTCCGAAATTTAAAGCAGCATCGGCAAAATAAAACGCATTTTCACAATCTGTATATGGATTGCAATTCAATTATCTATGATGCTATACGAAATATCAATACAAAAGAACCCGCACTCGAGTCTCGTCTAATAAGTCAGGTTATTTCAAACATAGAAGCTTATATTCTAAAGATTAATCCATCAAATACGGTCATAATCGCGTTTGATGGCGTTGCGCCTTTTGCGAAAATGAATCAGCAAAAGACGCGGAGATACAAATCTGCATTTATGGCGAAAGTGGAAAAGACCAGTTCTTCTGAATGGTCGACATCTAATATTACGCCGGGCACTCAATTTATGAGTGAACTATCTAAACAGATGTTGGTTGCTTTTTCCAAAACGGAGACCAAATATAATGTGAAAAAAATGATTGTAACTGGATCAGATGAAACTGGAGAAGGCGAACATAAGATTTTCAAATATATACGTGACAATACACATTTGGAACAGAATGTAATGATATATGGATTGGATTCAGATCTGATTATGCTTGCCATTTTTCATCGACACTTATACAAGAATGGATTTATTTTCCGTGAGGCACCAGAGTTCATGAAGAGTGCTATTAAAGTCGAAGATTCAGATGAGCCATATGTTCTAGACATGGGTCTTCTCGGCGATTCCATTATGAAAGACATGAATTGTCGTTTTCCAGATCGGCGTAGGATTTATGATTATGTATTTATGTGTTTCTTATTAGGTAATGATTTCCTACCACACTTCCCGGCACTCAATATTCGAACGCATGGTATTTCAACATTGATTGACACGTATGTAGAACATATTGGTAAATATCCGGATCGTTTCTTGATTGACGATGGTAAGATAAAGTGGAGATACTTTGGAATATTTATACGGGAGCTAGCTAAGAACGAACATACGTTTCTACTCAATGAATATACTCTGCGTGACAAAAACGACAAACGTGTATGGAAGACTGTTACGGAAGAAGATAAAGCATACACATTGCTAAATGTGCCAGTTATATGTAGAGGCGAAGAAAAATATATTTGTCCTACTGAGAAAATGTGGGAAGACCGTTATTATCGTTCGCTTATGCATATGGAACGCAAACCAAAGCCAATTTGTACTAATTATCTTGAGGGGCTAGAATGGGTATTTAAATATTATAGTGGAGATTGTCCTGATTGGCGTTGGACTTACGAATATCATTATCCACCGCTACTTGTTGACTTACAGCATTATGTACCTGATTTTGATACGACGTTCATTACAAAGTCGCGCCCTCCATTTACGCCGAACGTACAACTTGCGTATGTCTTACCGCTAGCACAGTTTGATCTTCTTCCTGAAAAAACTAGAGCGTTTTTGCGTTTGTATTATGCAGATCATTATTCGGATAAGGTTGATTTCAGATGGGCGTTCTGTAGATATTTCTGGGAGGCGCACGTTTGTTTTAAACCCATAACAGCTGACATGTTAGAAAAATGGGAATAGACGCGCGGTAAAATAATAAAAGGTTGAATAAAGCAATATAGAAACATTATGTATATATTATTATATACACAATGAAGTTCTTTAGTCTACTTTCCTTGGTTTCGGTTGTTGCGGGTGTTCGTTTGGGAGATCGTTTCGACTCTTGGTTGGATGAGTATAAGATTCACGTAGAGGATGGCGATTCGTATTTGAGTATGTTTGACAAGTGGGCTGCAAATGATAATTTCATACAAAGACATAATTCTGCTGGAAACGCATCGCATGTTTTGGGACACAATCAGTTTTCGGCGATGGATGCTAATGATTATAAGGCATTTCTAGGATATTCAGCCAATTTAGAGAGACCCAAGCGTTTTGGTGCGACCAAGTGGCTTGATGTTGACGTTACTGCGGATTCGGTCAACTGGGTTGATGCTGGCGCTGTCACTCCTGTCAAGGATCAGGGACAGTGCGGTTCGTGCTGGGCGTTTTCGACCACTGGTGCTCTCGAGGGTGCTTATTTCGTTAAGAATGGAAAACAAGTCTCTTTCTCCGAGCAGCAGCTTGTTGATTGCGATACTCTTAGGAATGGAGGACGCGATCAGGGATGCAATGGCGGGTTGATGGATAATGCGTTTAGCTGGATCACTAAGAACGGCGGTTTGTGTCTGGAGTCCGATTATACATACTTTTCGGGGGACACGCAGGACTCCGGAACTTGTAAGAAGACGTGTACTGTTTACCCCGGAAGTTCCGTCGTTAAATACGTAGATGTTGCACCTTCGGATGACGCACAGATGATGGCGGCACTTTCCAAGCAACCGGTTGCGATTGCGATTGAGGCCGATCAACGCGAGTTCCAACTCTACAAGTCTGGTGTTTTCACTGGTGCTTGTGGCACTACGCTCGACCATGGAGTACTAGCGGTCGGATACGGCACGGAGAACGGCTCTGATTATTACTTGGTTAAGAACTCGTGGGGGACGTCTTGGGGATCGAGCGGATACATTAAGCTCGCTAGGGGTAAGTCGTACAATGGTGGCGACGGACAGTGTGGGATCCTATTGAGCGCTAGTTATCCGGTTGTATAATTTCGGATTTAATAATTTTGAAAGAATATCTGTATATTATTTCAAAATAAAAACCAATGTTATCAAACAAATTATTGCAACAATATAAAACAACTAGTCTATTTTTCGTATATTAAGATATTTATATATTATATGATTGAAATGCCTTCTCAAAATAAACCTAGATACAGGTATAAAATACACGATAAACTGTATGATCTGACCGAGTTTGTCAAAATACATCCAGGCGGAATCGACATGTTTGATAATTTAAAAACTGATTGTAACATTACTCCAATGATTTATTCATATCACAAAAACCCGAAAGCAAATCTAGAGTTATTACCAAAATATGAAGTACCTTTTACTCACGGTTTAATTATAAAATATGATACGAATTACAATTATGACGAATATTGCAAATTAAAAAAACTGGTATACCAGGAAATACGTGAGAACAAAATCCCTTTATATTGGTCTAATAATGAAATTGCGTATAACTTATTTATGTTCTCTGTCAATTTGGGATTATGGGTTTATTGTTTTTTAAACTCTGACGGTTTATCATATTGGTGGATTGTTTTATTAGCTCTTGTTATTGTAGGGCATAACAATTTGTTATTTCACGAAACGCTACACTATGCTGGTTTTAAAAATCAAACTATAAATAGAAATATAACGTTATTGACGTCGTATCCGTTTTTTTCCTTTAGAAGGTGGAAAGAACGTCATAATTATTTACATCATTCGTTCACAAATACCGAATATGATATTGACCTCGAGAAGAATAAACTTTTATTAAGATATTCAAATACTCATACGCACTATCCGAATCATAGATTACAACACATGTATATTGGCATTTTGTGTGTATTGAATGGATATTATAAAATATTAAATAATTTTAAATTAAGGGAATACGCCTCATCATTTGGTGTTATATATATATATTATTGGATTGGAATTAAACATTCATTATTATTATTCGGACTTTTTGGTTTTGTGAGTACATTTTTAACACAGTTGTCGCATATACATCACGAATGCACCCAAATAAATACACATAAAAAAAATGATTATCTGTATAATCAAATTTCTAGCACCATGGATTTCAGAACAGATAATTTTATAACTCGTTTTATTTGTTTTGGCATGGACATACAAATCGAACATCATTTGTTTCCAAATATCCCGCATAGTTCGTTACGACAAATACAGCATGTAGTCCGTAGGTATTGCAATGAAAACGACATACCATATATTGAAAAATCAAACATGTTTCAAGCTATTTATTCGTATATTTATTATATAAGAACCCTTGGAAATCCTTGATGTCATTTCTTTGTTTTCGAATGTAGTTTTTTGTATTTTAGATTAACTCGTTAATATCGTAAGTTTATTTAACCTTATATTGTATAATACATGCAGCGACCTGAAATAAATTATGTAAGAGGTGTGGGGTCTTATCCGCCAAGTTATACAGTGCCATATTATTATTCAAAACTGAAATCATCTAATATTATAGCAGATACAGTTTGCGAAAAGTTTAAACTCAAAGAGCTGTTTGAATTAATTTGTAATAATACTAACAGAAGAATTGTATATTCAATAAAAAAAAGACAAGAAAAAGAAGTGGTAGAAATATATTTATATTATTGCGATGGCGTAGATCGTACGAGTTATACAAAGTATTTAGATGAGATTTTATCATTTTTGGCTTTGTTTGGAAAAGAAATAGATATAGATACACGTATCAACCTTATAAAATTCATTCGCCAAACAACTGTAACTATGGTGTCTTACGAATTTGAAGATTCGAAGTCTTTTGTTTTAAAACATTTCGACGTTTATGTTGAAAATGAAACTTTTAGATATAATTTAGATAACAACACTACAATTAAACGTGCATCAACCGTCCTAGCTTTATCAGTTGATATTATGAAGAATTTGAATGAACGCATCGACATCAACACGGATGTTAAATCTAATATAATGAGAGATTTATTAAGAATACTTCCGAAAAATTCGCCCGGATGCTTTATTCATGATAATCTAGATATAAACTCTATAACGTTTTATTTTGTATTGGCGGATTTTAAATTATTTGAATTGTTTGTGTTGGAAGGATTCAATAAAGTATTGCCCAACGAAAACGGTGTGTTTAATGATTTGATATTTTCTGTTGGTCTGAGATTTAGTTTAGCCGATGGTAAAATTAACGGATATTCGCTGTATGACGCATTTTAAAAAATAATTTAAAATAAAATTTAACTCTTTGTATACAAGTTAATCCATAAGTTTTTATTACATATTAGTTAAAAAAAGGGGTTTCTCACGATTATTTATTATTTTGATTTATTATAGATCATTAGATAGCAAAATGAATTGCACAATAGATATTTTTACGCCTTTGCGTTTTGAAAACGTGTATTGAACTGTTGATTTTCTCTTTTAAAACGATCATTCCTGATCGTTTTACGCCTTTTCTCATTTAAAACACCCATTCTATTGATTTCGGCGATTTTGATATAGTTGTTTATTTATAGAACAATCAAACATGTTACAAGCTATTTATTCGTATATTTATTATTTAAGAACCCTTGATGTCATTTCTTTGTTTTCGAATGTAGTTTTTTGTATTTTAGATTAACTCGTTAATATCGTAAGTTTATTTAACCTTATATTGTATAATACATGCCGCGACCTGAAATAAATTATATAATGGGACCTCAACGAAAAGATATTCCCGTGCCATATTATTATTCAAAACTGAAATCGTCTAATATTATAGCAGATACACTTTGCGAAAAGTTTAAACTCAAAGAGCTGTTTGAATTAATTTGTAATAACACTAACAGAAGAATTACGTATTCAATAAAAAAAAAACACGAAAAAGAAGTGGTAGAAATATATTTAACTTATTACAATGGTGATGTTGCAGATAGTGCGAGTTATGCACAGTATTTAGATGAGATTTTATCATTTTTGGTTTTGTTTGGAAAAAAAATAGATGCAGATACACGTCTAAATCTGTTAAGATTCATTAAACACAAAAATACAACTTATGTGTCTTACGAATTTGAAGATTCAGACGCTCTTATTTTAAAACATTTCGACGTTTATGTTGAAAATGAAACTTTTAGATATGATTTGGATAATAATACTACAATTAAGCGTGCATCAAGTGTCCGAGTTTTATCAGTTGATATTATGAAGAATATGAATGAACGAATTGACATCAACACAGACGTTAAATCTAATATAATGAGGGATTTATTACGAATATTTCCGACTAATGCAATGGGTTGTGTTATTCATGATAATCTAGATATAAACTCTATAACTTTTTACTTTTGCTTAACAGAGTTTAAATCAGTTGAATTGTTTGTGTTGGAAGGATTTAATAAAGTATTACCAAATGAAAGCTGCGTGTTTAATGATTTGATATTTGCGGTTGGTTTGAGGTTTAGTTTAACCGATGGTAAAATTAACGGGTATTCGTTATATGACGGTTTTTGAAAATAATTAGAATAAAAATTAGCTGTTTATAAAGAGCAAGTATATTATAGTTTATTTGTAGTTATTTTACAAATAAACTATAAATACAGGCGACAAAAAAAAAGTATTTTGGCGTCTATTTTAATTTTAGTTTGACAGATGGAAAAGTGACAGGGTTTGGCGTATACGATCATTTTTGAAATAAAAAAGAGGGTTATCCCCCTCAGGGAACCAAGGTTCCCC